GAGGCCGGAGGGGGGGAGAAAAAGTCCTATCGAAATTGCGCAACGTCGAAAAATGGGGCGGTGGCTTTTTCGTCCGGGTTGGAGTCGGGCCGAGTGTGTGTTGGTGTCGGAGCGTTCGGCGGCGGCGGCAGCGGCGAAGAAGAAAAAAGCTTCAGAGCGCCGTCGGGTCCCATGTTAGAGGTTGGATGAGGGTAAAAAGGGGAAGTGAGCGTGGAGTCCGGGCGAGCGAGGCGTAGCGCGGCCGCGGCGGAGAGAGAGAGAAAGGGCGAGGAGAGAGCGCCGCGCTCCGCTCCTCTGGCGGGGGGGCCTCGGGTGTCGGGCGCCCTCGGCGGCGGTCCGGTCTCGGGGGGTCGCGTTTAAAGTCGGGGGCCCCCTCCCCTCCCCTCCCCGTGTTGGGTAGGCGTGGCTAGTGACGGCGGTGCGCGCGCATGCGGCTCAGGCCACTCGGTGGTTTTCTTGGGGGATTTTTTGGGTTAATTTCGTCGCGTCCGGTGGGCTTCTGTGTCGATTTCGTCGTGTTTGGTGGGTGGGCTTTTGTATTGATTTTGTCGCGTCCGGTGGTCTTCTGTGTCGATTTCGTCGCGTTAGGTGGGTTTTGGGTCACTTTCGTCATGTTCGGTGGGCTTTTATGTAAATTTCTGCGTGTCTGGTGAGTTTTGGGTAAATTTCGTCGTATTTTCGTCACACCGTCTCTCCATCCCCCGGATTTTTTCTTATTTCTTCTACAATAACACCTGTACCCTTATATCTACCTTTCCCTGTCACGTTTCCCGTTTATTCCTCGCGGGTTTTCCCTCCTCTTTTTAAATCTCTACTCATTGACCCCGGGGTCTGTTCATCTTACCCCCAACACCCCAGCTCATTCGATAACCTTCCCCCTTTTGCTACCTTTTTGCCCCTTTTAACCCTCTACCGTTCCCCGATCTCCGTCATGAGCGCGATCGGAGAACCGCGCCCCACGGGGAAGCGGTCACTCTCCGCCCTTGAGACTCCGTAACGCCGTCTCGTTCCCATCGCTTCCCGTCCCCTTCCCTCCCTTCCCCATTTATTCGATGAATCCACAGCGCCCCCTGAAGGTGTTACGTTTAAGTTCTAGTAAACACACAAGTCGTGTATCAAGTATGAGACGGCTTTTATTTCACATTTTCCTCCCCGCCGTTCCCCATTTTCCTCCCCGCCGTTCCGTTCTATTGAGATTTCCCCAGTTCCTTCACAGCGACCGGGTTCGAATCATCATACTCTCCCGGGAACCCTCCAAACGTGACATTGACCGAAAAGTCTATGCTCCCCACGCCGGTGAGAATGCAGCGATACAGCCCGTCCGTGCTGTTGTCTGCTACTTTGAAAGACAGCCGGGTGACCGTTCGTCCGTGAGAGTATCCGCTCACCGTCACCACGCCATCTTTATACGCCCCCGGCAACGTATTCTTCGTCCCGGATCCGCCCCGGGGCACGGTCATCTGGGCCAGCTGCCACACGCCCGCCACGCCGTTGTATTGCCCAAGCTTATACCAGGTCACCCGTGACGGCTGCATCGGCTTCCCGGGCTCGTCTCCCACCATCACGAGCATGTCACAGGTCTTCCCAGGGAAGGCCGGATTACATTCGGTGGCCATCGCTTCCAGCATAGCGTCCGCTACCGGAAGGGCGCCGAAGACGACGATGGCGACGAAGAATATCCTCATAACGGTCTGCGCGGTCCCCGTCCCCGTGGTCCGCGATGCGTTTTCCTTCCCACGGTTCCTGTTAGTCCTGCGTGACACGGGGAGAGATCGCTCGCGTTATCGATGCCGTTCCGTCTTGCCATCCTACAGCCCTCCCCTCTCACCTCCGTCCCCTCTCGACCCGGCGTTACGAAAGCGACCCCATCTCACGTACCTCGGTGCCATTTTTCGCTCTCTCCGGTACGGGACGGCGTGAGAGATGAGAAGGTTTCGTCGTCTCGCGGTGTCCGAATATACCGTTACAGACAAACGATCGTCTCTAGAGTTCTCTCTGGTATACACCCAGAACTCTCCACAGCTGTGGTATCTTGGCACCGGCTCCCATCCTTTATATCCCGCGGCGGTGTCGTGGGAATTTCCCTTATGACACCGCCACAGAAACCTCCGCTCGCCGGTTTGCTTCCCGTTTCTGGGAATACGCGTGAATTCTCATATGTCGCTACGGTCTAGCTCGTCGATGGGTATCGTTTTTTTCTTCCCTCCGCTTTAATTTTGAGAGTCTACGTATTCCCGTTTCCCTTCGCAATGGATTCACGCGTCGCCGGTTCCGAGACGGGGCGCTTGCCCGTTCTCGCGTAGCGATATCGTCGAGACGAGAGAGTCTCGACGCCATCGTTGGTCTGTACTCATCTGACAATATCTCGTCAGGAGGTGCAGATGTCTATGGGGAGAGACGCTCCGGTGAGCGTCTCGACGTACGCGCCCGTCGGGAGTCGAGATCGATCCCCGCGACATCACCGAACCCCCCCTACCGTCCACGCCCCCGCATCCTTATCGCCTTTTTCTTATCAGTCTTTGTCTTCTACTTTTCGTTTTCTTTTGAATTCGGTATCTATTCCACTTATCTATCTTGCTTATCTCGATTCCGGGAAACACTTATCTCATAACGGTTATCTACCCGTATGTTTGTTTGTTCGTTTGTTTGTTTTTAACCCCCCGTCATCTCACATTCTTGTATTCCCTGTTTATCTCACCTTGGTTTCTTTTATATAACAACGAGATATAAAAAAGGATCCCTAAGCCCATCTAAACTACGCACGCCTCGGGGGTCCGGCGGCCTCGGCGGCGGCGCCGGTGCGAGGGTCGCGTTTAAAGGCCGGGTCCCGTGCCAGGAGGCGTGGCCTGCTTCGGTCATGCGCGCGTATCTGGTGCGCGTCCACGCGCACCGCTGGCGCCGGGGTCGCGCTCACACAGGAGCGGAGGGTGCATCGGCGGCCCCCGGCCGCGCCCCCGTCCGTTCGTGCGCCCCCCGCAAAATAAAACGGCGTTTTCCTCCACGCCGTCGGCCGTTTATTTTTTTTCTTTTTTTCCCTTCAGCTTTCTCACCGTCGCCCAGTTCCCTCCCGCCCCGCAGACCCTTACCGTTTATGATATACCCCCTACTCATATTATTCTAATTACCGACCTGCGTCTTATCTTTCTTATCAGTTACCTTTTCTTATCAGCTATCTTTTCCCTCATTAGTTATCTTATCAGCTGTTTTCCCCTTCACCTATTTTTTCTTATCGGCTTTTTTTTTTAAATTGATTCATACCCCCTCCCCCCATTTCTACATCTCCCGGGACGCCCCATTCGATGTTCTGTAAAGTACGTAATACGGTATTTGTATCGGCATCTCCGCCATCGGCTTGTGTATTTTTGTGTATTTTTGTGTATTTTTGTGTATTTTTGTGTATTTTTGGCTCCCGTTTTTGTCTTTGTCTACCACCGTTCAATCATCGAGACCCTCCCAGGGGTTTGTTTCCCCTCTCCTACACCTTTGATAGCTTACTCTAAGTTCCCTTTATCATTCGGTGCTAGTGTGTGTCCTATTACCCACAGTAGTTCATGACTCGTACCATATATCAATCGTCTCTCGAACATTCAGGATGTTCTTTTATTATTAAATTTTAAATTATCCTTTTCCCGCTGATCGTGTCAATATCCACACGAAATTCCGTCATCGGTCCGTCGAGATAGAAGTTACAACGATACCGCCCGGCGGTTTTCGCGGTCACTTTAAATATCAACATGCTCGTCACCACCCTATCAGCAGACACCGATGTCACCGTCAGGCCCCTCAGTCCCGATCGTCGAAGCAGCCGTTTTTTGATAGGCTTGTCGAACCATGGCACTTCTGTGCGACTGACGAGAGAGACCTCAGTTCTATCCGATCCAAGCTTACTCCAGCTCACGTACTGCGCCGGGGGATCGCTAACTTGTGCATACATCGTACATATTTGACCGATGCGCGCCGGATCGCAACCGGTAGACCAGGCGCCTACGCCCGCTTCTGCTCTCCGAGGAACGATGACGACGTTAATAACAACGAGAACGAGTACAATCAACGTCGTCATCTCTCCCACCGCAGCTCTCCTCGACAGTCTATTTTCTATCGCTTACGGGGTCCGGTCCACCCCGACTGTACCGATTCCACACTGTCCGGTATCTGGACTGTCTGTCTCTCTTATATTTATATCCCCCATTTCGACAGCCAAGTGTCCCTTTCGGCTTCGTTTTCCCATCATTTACGACATTTACCATCGATCGCTTTTTTTTATCGCGCCCCCTCTGAGACTGCTATCCCCCTTTCACGCTCTCCGTTTCTAATCGTCATCCGTACCCATTTTTCAACCCGATCTCCTTGTATGGCATTTATCATTACCCTCTCCTGGGACACTACTTCCAAGGTCTCCGATAAACGGTCCACACGCTTCCCTTATCCGCATCCCCTCATCCTGACACATCCCCGTTCGATGCTAATCGAAAATACACAGTACACGGTTATTGACATCTCAGGGTCGGATTTTATTCTGTCGTTTATTTCCCACCCTCGGTGGCGGCGGCGGTGATGTTGACGTGAAACTCCGCCACCGATCCGTCGAGATAATAGTTACAGCGATACCATCCGTCGGTGTTTTTGGTCACGTTGAAGATCAGCGCGCTGGTCACCACTCCTTTGGATGACACGGCCGTTCCTGTGATACCTCTCATCCCCGATTTACGGGGGAGCCGGGTCTTGATCGGAGGACCGAGCCACGGAACTTCCGTGCGACTCAGGAGCAGAACTTCGTTCCGGCTCGACGCTCCTATTCTGCTCCAGCTTACGTACTGTGGCGGTGGGCTGGGAATGTTTCCCCTGCTCGCACGTGCATACATTTTACACATTTGCCCGATACGTGCCGGTTCGCAGCCAGTAGACCAGGCGTCGACGACCGCGTCCGCTCCCGGGAGGGCGGTGACGGCGATGACGACGACGCACGCGAGCGCGAAAACGGTCGACACCCTCATCCTCGACCCCGTTGTCTCGCCCATCTTCCCCATCGCTCGACTCCTGCGTGACACAGGGAGAGATCGATTTGGGTTATCGACACCTTTGCCATTCATCGCTCTCGGGTGATTCTCCACACCGGATCGATGAGGGGCAAATAACTCCCGTCTCACGCACATCGATGTCATGTTCTTCCGTTTCCCGAGTGTGAGACAGTTCGCCGGTTGGAATCGCGTTGACCTCCGATGAAAAAAAGTTCCGATTTGTGTCAATTTCTGACTCTTTGAACGACGGGGTGTCTAATTTATTGACATGTCTCCTGTTCTCTGATTTTTATATCCGTCAGATCAGAAACCCGCCCATTTTTCATCATCTAGAGCCGCTTCCATTTTTTCTGGGCCGCACGCGTCGTCGCCATCTCTTATCTCCCTGGTACCATCTCGTACCGTGATATTCTATCGCTTCGGTCACATTCACAGCAATTTCTACGGTCCCGCCAGCCGGCTCCCCATCACACGCGAACTTTTCAATCTTGTTCTTTTGAACGACTACGGTCATTGTGGTCAGGATACCCTCTTTTCCGATCGTTCGAATCACCACAAAACCGGAGTGTTTGCTCTTATAGTTAATCTTCTTTTTCTCTACGCGACCGTTACTCGGCACGCTCATGTGTGCCAATATTGCGATCGGCTCGCTGCCACCGTCCCGCAGTCTGATCCATGTTATCTGTTTAGGATCGTTGAAGAGTAATGATGGTTTCACAAATTCCTCCATAAATTTGACTTCCACCGTACATATCCCCGCCGTGTCGACATCAACACATCCTTTAACCCGTGCGCTGATGAAAGCATATCCTCCGTTCATGGTGTAGAGTAAGAGCATAATTATGATCTTCATCTTTCTGCCCGGTACCATTACCGATAGTATTCTCGACACGCTCTGCTCCTTTCGGTGAGTGGAGTATTTTGCTCTTAATGGGACACTTGTCACTGATATGCGTTACACGGAGTCAGGATCATTTATATACATCTCCGCGCAGGATCGCAATGTTGTTATTTGTCTCCACATTTGTCTGTCGATGTATCCTGTTGTAGACCATGCGTATTTTCCATAAACAATACGCCCTTCACGACTCCAGTCCACTTTGCTGTCTAGCTCGTCAACATCTTCACACCTATCACATATTACCCTCTGTCCCACTTTTCTACATTGACTCCGTTTCACGTTTTTTTCTTCTACCATGTCACGTTGATCAAGATCTATATTCCCGTTACCCAATCCATGGGAGACCCACGTACCTTCGGTCCCAACTGATGTAAATTTTTCGCCGATACTTACGGGGATCACTATAGCATGATACGTGGACACGGACCATCCTCCGACATTAAACATAAATCTCCCGACCGAACTTCTCGATAGAGCCACGAGAAACGTTATACGAACTATGTTTCCCTTTAAAGTTTTTACTTTTATCAATCCCGCGTGTCTACTCTTCTTGTTCACCTTGATTACTCTTTCCCCATAGTCCGGAATCGCGATGTGAGCTAGGACAGCAATTCTTGTATAGTCTTTTCCTATTTTGTTACACGTAACGTGCTTCACGGTGCTGTCGAATATATACACCTCCATAGTACAGATCCCTACTGTGCCGTTGACACAATTTTTGGATCTGGCCCTTATCATAGCGCCAGTTCCCGATAGCATGCACGCAAGAAGTAGCGCCACGAGCATCATTGATGACATGATGAGCTACCGTCTTTTTTGTGCTTTGCCTTCATTTCACAGACTTTTATATATATCCAATATCACATCATTTCCATTCGCGTAGTTTTATTTAATATCAACGGTATACATGTTTATGACACGACCCTTTCGTTTATATCGTCGACTATCTATAATTTAATTGTATTATACTAATCTCCCGTGTGATTTTCTGAGCGTACTTTGCATACATCTTTCGTGGCTCCCGCTACACGTTCACAAGTCTCATCTCCATCTCGCTTTTTTATATGAACCCGTATATCCATTCACTTCTGTCATGTATCATGTCACATCGATACGTCCTACAATTCATTTAAATATAAGCAATTTTTAGTCCGTTCCATTCTAAAACGTTCTAGCTACCATGCGGATCCACAGATATGAACCCTTGCCCGAATCCCGTGGACACCGTAAGGTTATTGGCATGGTCAACGTCACCGTCATATATACCTTCATTTTTAGTCTGTGTGCATTAACCACGGTCTTGATATGTTAGTATCGTTTCTTTCTACCGTATCCCGGTTTTTTTTTTTTTTTTTTTTTTTTTTTTTTTTTTTTTTTTTTTTTTTTTTCACTAATTACATCTCTTTCATCAGTTAGGACTTATTGGGCTCCTACGTGCATACTTCCTAAACCCCGTGTGATCTGCGAGCCCGCTTGTCCGCCCAATTGGTTCCAGTTTGGTGGCAATTGTTACTATTTTTCTATCGGCCGCACTATCTGGTCGTCGGCTCAACGATATTGCCACACGTACAATTCACGTCTTGTTACTCTACCATCGCTGACCGAAAAGGTTAGTTATATCTAATCTTTTTTTATCTCCATATTTTTCATCATTTAATTAATGTTCCCGTTCTCTCTATAGGTATTCGCGTCCAAGTTTCTAAATGGGACCTCGCATTGGATTGGTATGGACAACATATCTCGGTGGAGGTACCGTTATCGATATCATCTGGTTCTGAGAAGGTATTTTTTAACATGTTCGGTCTACACATATAGCTATGTACATGAGGTTCCATGAGCTTCGTTTACATCTACGCTAATCGTATTTTCTTTTTTCAGTCGCGTGAGACGAGTTCCGTTCTGTCCATTCATGGACGAGGATGGAGAGATCGAGGATGATAATTGTTTCGCTAACAAACATTGGATCTGCCAGGCGGATATCGGGACGGTAAAATTGCTTTAGTCGATGACATTCAGACACGCGGATGGCTATTATGTGACACGTTCTTCATTCTTCTCATCCGCATCCCGTTTCCTTACCCAATTTTAATAAAAATACTTTAGAAATTTTCTTTTTGTGGGCGTTTAATTTTCGATTGGATGACTCAATTTCTCGTATTTCATTTTTCCGGGAACAAATAATTCGCCCCGTATCGTCGTGTCGGGGACTTTCACGGTTTCGAGTGAAAAACCTGAAACCGTACCGACCTATCGATATATCGGTCACTCACGAACTCAGTCGTAATACATCGCTTTTCGTACTTCTTTGTGAAAAATAGTTTCGTTTTTGCGTGACATTTCTACAACTTCTGCATTTCTACCACTTTTGTTGTTTAAAAGCCGGACAATACGTAATCTGACATGTCAGTGTCCGGGATTCTTAGTTTTAGTGAAGCGGACTCTGTGCAAAAACGGGCTTGGTGGTGGTTGTTTCTGGGTTGGATAACCGCTATCTGGTGTCTCCGGCCTATCGGTGCCAGTTGGGATTTTCGGCAAACCCTGTTGTGGGAAGATCTGCGTACTCCGCATATAACCACGGCGTTCAGAGGAAGCCGTACAATCGCTCAGTGTGCCTGGAAAGGATCCCCTGTCCGCCTCAACGGTTCGTGGTGGCAAGTCCTCGATTCGATACGCAACGATTTCGCTCAGTTCGAACGAGCGAGTTTCAGATGGATCAACGGAAGGCGCGACGGAGGCGCTTGGGCCTGGCGTGTGCTGACATCGAACGGATCGCGGCGTCCATCACGTCACGTCGACCCAATATCACCTCCTGTCGCCAAGATGTCCGCTTCGGTCCATCGGCTTTCATCCCGGATAGCGCGTTATCTGGAATCGGTTCCGGAGGCAAAAGAGGACGAGGTCCTGAACGGCACGTATTTAGTGCATTCTTGGGTAGAATTACCCGAGGACTTCGTGGGAACCCTAGGATGTGGCGTGTCGAATTGGAGTTCAGAGGTCCCTGTGGCTCCCGCTCCCTCGCTCTCTTGGGAAGAAGCCTCGCCGTCGCAATGGGCCGTAAACTGCCGCCCTCGCAAAGCGGATCCCCGCTTGTCTTCCCACCAGTCCCCGTCCGCGTTAATTTGGTGGTTAAACGGGTCACTGGCGGCTTCAATGTCCTCGCCGCTGCCGTCGTGGGGTCCACAACTCCTGTCCGTAGTTCGTCGAAGCCAAGAGGTTTCAGGGCCGGGTTCCGGAGGTTTCTCATACGCTGCGATTCCGATAGACTGGGACAAGATCACGACTCCTCCCCCGATCGTGTCCACCACCGAGGATCCGGAAACGTACGAGGAGCAACCCTTTCAGGAGACGGCTTCAAACCCACGCCCGTGGTTCGATCTGGACACCGTGTCGGGGCAACTGCTGCTCTCGGAAGAAGCCTGGGCTTTGGGAAGACTATGCGTCTCGTGTGCGGTACACCAACACGGGAGGACGGGAGTCGCCACGACGATGTGCCGCCAAAGACCGCCGCAAAGGAAGAGATTCTCTCGTTCCTCAGAAGGATTCACGCAGACATGTGCTTGGAGCGCAACGGCTTCGGTGTTCGGGGGGATCGTTTTCGGGATGGTTGTGACCTCGGCGCTGGCGCTCAGATGGGGAGCCCGTCCCCCTCGTCGCGGGTCCATCCGTCTTCACAACGCGGAATGACCCCGGGACTCGGAAACGGTTCTAGTGCGCGTGACCGTTCCGGCAGTGCTTCGTCTCTTAGATCTCCCGAAAGGACCTATTTTTCTCATTCGCACCTAGGCTTCAACAGCAGCTCTCCCTTTCTGCGGCGATCGCAATGTGTGGCCAGGGAACCAAATTCTGGTATTCGGGTCTCGTCTTCGCCACAATCATCGCATCAGCCTCTCTCTTGCGAACAGATGACAACCGAGGAGGGGTTCCACATGTATCTGCAGCGGACCCCCCAAAGATCTCCTTCCACTACAACAGAGGATTCACATACATCCAATTCTCCTGGTCGGGCCTAGCGAACGACGTACGTCGAGGAGTAGTGTGGAATTTTGTTTCGTTGACTGGTGCACGCATCTCCGTTGCCCGACTCGACTGGCTGGGATTTGAAGGTCTTCAGGCAGGCTACGGACACGAGGGAGATCTTTTTCTTTCGTACGGACCCCCCCGCGGTGATCAGGCTTACGTAACCGTGGCCGGTTGGCTCCGTGTGCCACTAGCCGCGACCGGCCAGTACGAGTACAACGGTTACGGGTACAACGTTTCCGTGTTCATTCTCTCGAGGCCCCAGGTCGCTCGCCTCAGTTCGTACGACAGTCTTTCCACTCATCCGTTTACATTCAGGTGCCTGCCGAATGCCGCGGAGACAAAACTCGCGGAAGATTCCCCGAGAGACTTAATCATAACATGGTGGATCAAAGAACGACGTCTCGTTACATTCATCCAGGCAGCCAAAGAAGGTCACCGGGGCCAGGTGATATGGGAGCGGCCGCCGGACGCCGGAAACCCGTTTCTCGTCGATCACGACAATGGAGATCTCCTCGTTTTCGACCGCGATGCTGCTAACAGGTTGCCGTGTCTGCGCTGTACGCGACAAGGTGCGCGATACGCGACAAGCTCTATCTTGACTTGTAATGATCCAGAACCATCTCACCCTTCTTTGGACTCGCCGGATTATCTCCAACCTACTCTCTTCGAACAGATACGAAGACATTTTTTCTTCGCTTTTGACTGGATGATGTATACTATATTCTTGCTTATGATTGTTATTGGTGTCATAAACGTCGCAATCGAGTTGTTTTATGAATACCTCTCCCCGCTGTATGAAAGAATTCGTGTACATTTTAATGACATTACACATAAAACATTTGCTGCTTTGGTGTATATCGTGTTGTGTGGTGTTTTATTTCGATATATCGTCGATCACTGATCTTGATAGACAGTTTTTGTAGACACGTATGTTTTTTCACTCGTTTTTTGAAGGTTCTCTGATAACGAATCGATAACTCGTTCACATATTTATCGGTCCATCATCGTGGTTATAATCTGCTAAATTAGGCACGTCTGCGTTTGTAACATGTCAGTCCATAAACCATATCGTCGATGCATACACCGACACATCGCTACGTTTTTATCATTGGAGACCTCTTATTTGATTTTTTTTACAAAACCACTGTACCTTTCATTCATATATCAACAGCGGTATCGGTATAGACCCAGTTAATTGTGTTCTGATTGTGTTTACACAGAGTCCAGCATCCGACTGTGTTCATTCTCGCCCTTCACGTGTTTTTTGGTTACGTTTTAGTTATGTGGGTACGGCGAGGTAAACATAGATGTTCTCGACCGCGAACAAGTTTTGGTCCCACGTTGAGAATGTCTCGTTTTCGTGCCTCGAACCTCTGTGACTGTGGCAGTCACAGAAGAGGTGGTCGTCAACCTTCCTCTACCTTTCGTCCGAGGATTAGAATTGCCGTGACCCCGTGCCGCAGCCGAGCATATCGGAAACGGGGATGGACGCTAGATGACTACCGCGCGAGAACCATTTTCAAACTGGGAATGTTAGCACTCATTTGTGCTTCTGTTGCCAAAGCCGAACCAGGATGTCGATCTTATCCAGATGGCGGCGTCGAGTGTGCTAAGTTATATCCGTCTATCTCGAAACCTGCCTTGGTGTGTAATGTCCGACTGTCAGCTTCGACTAAGTTTTACGGTCAGTGGTCTGTGGTTGAATATGTGAACTCAAAATACAACGTTACCTCCGTCATCGCTATTTTCGAAGAAAATACGTTTACCCTAAAACAGGCAGGGTTTCTGGGTCTCGTTGATCCGACATTATATCAGACCGAATTATGGCCCCCTACAGGATTCTCCGGGAATATCATGTGCACCGTGGGACACGTGTCTCAGGTACTTTGTCTGATTCCCCCTCCAATTATAGACTGGGCTTTAGGGACAGATGATCTGGTCACGGTCAATAGATCTCCTCGTCCGGAGGATGCTTCTGCCCACAATTCTTGTAAAGGCGATATTGATGTTCATTCGGAGTCTACCGATTTGAAATACACACATACATTTTGGGCCGTGGATGGAAAGGGTGTCGTCGGGGCGTCTGAAGACGAACCGGGCGAGGTCACATTTAACTGGCTGTCTCGATCTAGATCGAAATTCACTATGAATATCTCATCAATGTCGTTGACATTTCCTCCACGAAAGGACAAACAGACATGCGTTACGTGTATCGCCGGGTTTGGTGGTAACATCTTATCATTATCCACTACGGAGTGCAGACTTATCCGTCCGCCCTCGTATGATGTACCGGTTGTTTGCTTTTCATATCGTTCATTTGTCGTATCATGCTCTATAATAGTTATCGCGATCTCGTTTATCGCATACGCGTACTTTGCTTCTTGTAACCGCTTTATATGCACGTTCAAATTGGACGTTGGTGTAAACGAGTTAGAGTATTAGTAATGTTCATATTTTTTTTATAGTCATGTTAACATTTAATGTCTCTTCTAAATGTTCCTCGAATCGGAATGTGTATACGCCCGATTCAAAGAATACACCCAGAAAAGACACCGGTCATCATTTTAATGAAAACGTCATCACCCAAAACAGGAATGGTATAAATCCTGCTATCTTACGATGTCCTGTTACACAGGTATGTGAAGATACTATCTTGGGCACTTGGTACACCGGTAGAGGAGAATTAGATACGATAATTATCATCCCAACCGTTGACACTCTCCCGACGGTCTCATCCGCGATCAAATCTCCGGGTACATACAACCCACCCAGGATACAAGAAGGTGTGTTTCCTGACCCTACGTCTGGACATTTTTTACTATATTCTAAGTTTCAGGTAATATTAACACTGTATTATGTAAGGTAACTTTATGTGTTTCTAGGTCATCCGTTATCGCTCTCATTCCGAGTGTTATTGTGATGCAGACTACACCTCGACTCCAGATATTCGAAACTTCGTCAATGATACCTTCTAATCAACCTTTTATTAATAAAATCTCAACAACTCTCAACAACGTCACAAGTATCTCAGTCCATACAGAGACCAGCAACGCCACTGTGATACTTGTGCTCTGTTTACTCATATTGATCCTTTTGTCGGGCCTTGTGTTCACTGCCATGTTTTCGTATGGAAAGGTCGGACGAGATTATAGATGGATGGCAATAAATAGGGCTGACCCAGAGATACGTTGTGATTCTGATCCGGATAGATTTTTTGTAAAGAGTGTTACTCATATCCCACGTGAATATATCTTGTAAGTATCATTTTATCTTTGGTTAATAAATCCTCTCTCAACCGTTTTAGAACTCCTGTTGTCTGTTTCCCATCGACGCGACATTCTGATGATACGTTACGATTGCATATGATTATGACAAAACGATGATATTAAAATATCGTTTTTATACAAATTCTAATCACAAATATGACTGCGACTGCGTGTTCATTTGTCTGAACCGTCCGGTGGTTACATTAAACGGCAATTACGTTAATTTATATATCTAAACTAAATCGGAAATAATCAATATTACGTTGATTCACAATAATATATTGTCAAATAACGTAGATGAAATTAATCCTTAGTATCCTTTGTCCGTTATTGTTCATCTGTCTAACTATTATTTTGATTATTTTTATTTTGTGTATACACGATGCATTATATTGTGAGAAATATGAAGACGATGACGATAACACCGGTGATTGTGATAAAAATAACGTGAAATAACGACGTATGGCTTTATATTCTAATAAAATTCATTCAATTGTTGTGTACTGTTCTATATTGTTGTTATCAAACCGGTACAATACACAAAATATAGGCTAGATTCTCTGGTTATAATATGTAGACACTCTACTCTAAATATGTCTTTTTCGTGTACCTCATCGACATCATGTTACTTCTCTTATTAGCGTGGATAACGGTGATATCTGATGCCAAAATAGAAATCATATATGATGGTACCGTAGACGGGATTTCTATTTTTCGTTGTTTATGGTCGTCGGGTCCCGGGTATATACAAATACCTCAGGTTGTATCTGGTTCATGGCACAAGTTTTGCTATGACAATGATCATGAAATAACGTTAGCTACGTTCTCATTAACAGATTTTATCGTTCAGCATTATTCGGTAAATGGAGAGGTGTGGGGTAATATTAATAAACCTAGAGGCACGGTAACTTCTGTTGTCAAATTTAACATTGATTGTCGTGGTGTAATTATCTGTGTTATCGAAAAAGAAGAAGCTAGTTTTATCTTATCTACTCGTTTGTACGCTAACGCAAGTATATCGTATCACACATCCAATACAGATGTTTTATTGCGCTGTTCTGTACAACACCTTTGCGGGTTTTTTACCATTCAATGGTTATTCGCAGGGAAATTTCTGACATCAAAAACATTTGGTATAACGGAAGATATAACGTATAATATGAGTAGCATATATTCTAAATTACTGACGTGGGAAGGGAGTGTGTTACGATTAAACGGATCTGGACCCTGGTCGATAATGTCATATGATTGTTTTGTCTGTGAAATTTCTACATGTAACATAACTGAGGTGGTCACTTTGCATGATCCACGTTGGTTGCGTGAGAATATTACGGAGCCGTCTCCGGTATCTAATGGTGTTATACTAACTAATTCTCGAAAGATGTTGTTGATATATTCTATATTTTGCTACAAATCTTTTATATAATGTTTTTTTACCTATACAAAAATGAAAATTTCACATATCACATATGTAGTTTCGGTTATGATGCATTTGTACGCAATAACTTTGTTATATAAATGCCATAATTCCGGAGACATCCATCATAATTGATCATGGCATGCATCAGGTATGTCACGTTGTTGGTCGGGATCTTTGTTACCTTCACCGCCGGCGAATCTGACAAATGCTATTATGTACCACACATTAAGATCCAGATGACCGCAAGTACGAATGAATCGAATACAACGGGATCTGCAATGAATGTTACAACGTCATCTGGCACAATCTCAGTAAGCGCACAATCTGTGACGTCAAATGGTGTTACGACACCCGCCGTTTCAACCGCTTCCTTGACTTCGGTACCGAGTACATCAACTTCGGTTGCTGCCGTTTCGACGTCTACATCAAACTCGTCTGTTTCGCCAACGTCCATATCGACATTAAACGGATCAACTTCAGTTGTGTCCACATCACCAATGACCACGTCTATGTCAGCTACCACGGAAGACACGACCGAAGTATCAACCGAGGGACCAACATCAACTTCATTACCTTCGACAACGGTATCTCCTAAAGTTTGTAATTATACATTTACCTGGGAAGGTTTCATCACTGGAAAGAATACTACGATAGTATATATGGGTATGAATGACACAAAAATTAATTTTTACTCACACATGCTCGATAATCTTACCAAGGAAACAGAATTCATGAAGGGACATTTTGATTATATGAAAAATCTCACAACGAACTACACGAAAACTGAAAATTGTAGCACAGTTACTGTCCTTCTGACTTATGATTGTTGTTATGATCCAAATTCACGGTCAACATGTTATTTTGTGCAAACTGTCAATGGAAATGTGAGTATATCTGTCTATTTTAATTCCAGTTCAGGTGGAACTACTTTTACACAGAGTAAAGATACAGATTATTGGACTTTTTTTAACAGTTCAACTATGTGTACATTTTGGTCGAACATGAAAGATATATCAAGTAAATGGTCACGATTTAAGGGTTATGCTAACAGTATAAATAGTCCACTCAATGCTTACGGGTCTACGACGATCTATCCATATAACAGCACCCATTTACTCGTCAACTGTTCGGTCTCTGCTAAAGATCTTTATGGCGTTTCGTTGTCGTGGTACTCGTCTGAAGATGATTCTACAGAGAAGTATAATGTATCGACATGGGCCGTCAATGTGAACGGAACTGGATCTGGATGGAGTTCTATATATGTTCGCAACGAGACCGTCAGCAATTTGAAATGTTATGCATCATCAAGTTCTCTTTGGGATTCATATCTTCCGGTACCTTATAACGGACCAGTTCCACTCGGTAGTGAAATACCTTTCGCTCTTATATTTGCAATTTGTCTAACGCTTGTAGTTTTTATACTGATTGGGTGTGTTGCCTGTTGTATGTTTGTCTGCAGACGACGAGACAGTGCTTCTATATCAGCCCTGTAATTTTATGTTTATTAATACCATCTTCGGTAATTTGCTGTGCTTTCGTTATCGTGTACTATATCGTTAAACATCATGAATAAAAATGTGCATTATTACACTAACTTCCATGAGTTGTTTTGTTATTTCGTCTCTGTATACCAAGTATATACACATTTCGTGCGTATATACGAGATTTTTAATATAAGATAGTGTTTATTTTTTATTTTACATTTTTTACATAATGAGACTTTTGACTATATTGGCACTGTGTTGTGTCGCCATATGGGTTGTAGAAAGCATTGGTATTGAAGTTTTACACGAAACCATCTGCGTAAGTTTACGAACCCAGCGAATTCCGATTCAAAAAATTAAGACCTACACAATCAAAGAAGGAGCCATGCGAGCGGTAATCTTTGTCACCAAACGAGGATTGAGAATTTGTGCTGATCCGGACGCTGGATGGACGAAAGCGGCTATTACCACCTTGGATAAGAAGAATAAAAAGAACAAACAAAAGTTCAATACGACGACAGTTATTCCCACGCAGGTTCCTGTGTCTACTAATGAAACGACTACAGTCTATGGATAATATTTCTATACCTTTATGGTAAGATATGATTATGGGCACTTTAGTACATACACTTTTACACCATTACCTACGAATGATCTTATCACGTTAATGATAGACATCAGTTATCTGTATTGATTTCCTTTCATTTATCAAATATTGCGAATATGATCGCATTGTACGTTATTTTGTCCCATTTTCTTTTTTATTACGTACAATGTGTCCATGACTCCGTTTTACTTTCTTTCCACATAACGTCAGTATCTTCTACCAGAGTACCGAGAGCTATCATCAGGTTGAATCGGTCGTATCCGTTGTTTACGATTTATAATGGAAGTATCGATAAATCGTGTATATCATGTCCATCGTATCGAGAAATACAGCATGAACTATCGTTTATCTCATCTCATGTGGACTACTTCGCATATCTTCATAAGATCTATGGAAAAAATATATTGAATTTATATTATGATTTTTTACTTTCTCTCGATGACCCTTCGTATCGTATTGAGTTGTATACTTCAAATTGTTATCTTTCATATTCGTCATATTCGAACGGATCCGCCATATCACGGAGTGATAATGTCGCGTGTGTATCCGAAAACCTTTTTAAAGCAAGTAACTTATCCATATTGTTTATGAAATCTGCGTGGGATAGACTACACTTTTGGAAAAATGTAGATAAAACTCAACGTGAACTCAATGACGTTCGCGAGGTCGTTGTCTCTTTTTGGTATACCCTCAAAGATGGTGAAAATGTAACGACATGTTCTTTGACTACTCGGAGTAGAACACGAAACAATTCTGTCATGATTGTCACTGGAGATATGTTTGTAGCCGGAGAGGTGTTTGATTCGCACGATGAGGTGACGATAGAAGCCACCACGTCAACGGTTCCTAACGTGAAGTGCGAAGTCTCGGCTATTGGTATGTGGTATGTTGTGTTACAACAGCCTACATCTATGAAGATATCCAGGTTTCTCGTGGATTATACAGAAAATGTACGAGTACGAGAGACACATAATCATCGTCGGAAAGGCGTACGTGAATTCTTATCGTATGTTAATCTAAACAAACTGCATTATATCAATGGTATTCTTGCTAACCTATTCTTAGTGAATATCAACCTTTTTTTTCCTGTATTGAGTGCTATAACCTTATTAGTCACCCTCTTTATGGGTCTCTGTGAGTTTTCTGTAAAAATTGTTGTGTTACACCTACCATTGTACAAATATACATAATAAAAAGTATTACATCCTGAAACTGGTTTATCGTGTCAATTTTGAAACGTCATATGACAACCGAATATTAATATGCAGGAACCGTGGAATAAAGTTATAATTTGTTTTGGGTTCGTGGTGTACGATCGTTTCGAAAATGTTCGTGCTCCATTTACTCATCGTCTGTATTATCTGCAATGTTACCGGAGGAACGGTCCTGACGCTCACAGCCTGGAGAAGGGAGGCATACAACAGATCGTATTATGAGATATATCTTAACAGCACTACTCGATTGGTTAGTATGCGTGCAAATGGTACCGTGTTTTATTCGTGTCCGTGGTGTCCTTCTCCGAAAAACATGACATCTGAGATTAACTTCTTGATGAAGCAAGTGTCTTATGTTGATAATCTTACTCTTAGTAGCAATGCCACGGTCACTAAGGATGATGTTGGTGTGTTATACACATTCTTTTTTCTGGGAACGAAGATCACGTATCACGTCGAGCATATTATCGGACCGTGTTATACAACATTCATAAAATCGACGAACTCGTCCACATCAGAAAATTGTTCTTCTCTAGAGTTTGACGTGAGAGGAATCGGCATGGAAGGCTTGTTGAAAGATATAATAAATGTACGTAAGAGATGGACCCATGTTATGGAAACGATAGTCTACTATCAACGTATAGAGAACGTCAATGCTAGCTTTTATATCAACAATGGTTTGACGTACTGTTTGTTTTCAAGTAAGGTTCCAGTTCACACGAGTGTTAAGTTGTATGGACCAAATTTACGTCCGGTTACTATCGGGACTATGGGAAATTCCGACGAAGGAATGTTCATAACTGTGTACAACGCGTCATATCCCAACGTTGCTTGTGAAATTAAGTCTCCGACGGGATGGACGGGTATAATACGCTTCCCGATAGATTCTGAAGAGAACCGAGTCATCGAACCCGTAATACATAAACGAAAGAGACTTGAATTGCAACAATGCTGCGTCTACGATAACGATTTTGTAAATAACTGTAGTATGGTATTGATAATCCTTGGGGCTGCTGCTACTCTATACCTCAAGAGAAATCTATTATCACTGCTGTAATAATATCCGGGTGAGAATCATATGATGCTGTTAATTGAAATGTTTTATTCCTGGTTAGTATTGTAATTATTAAAACGTTATTATCATAAAGATGGTGTGTAATTCTTAACGTTTAGTGTTTTTGTAAAAATGATGCACGGTTTTTTATATACGCTAATACACGATCACACAAATCTAGGTTATATTTGCCTAATATATTTATTTTTCCCGTCGGTGATACATGTTAATGGTTATACTACATACCTATCGTATTTTTATTTTACGTAGTATAAAAACGAATCCTATGGCATATGTTTTTATAAAAGAGTACAATGAAATACATGATACTTGCATCATATATCATATATGTTTCATATTCATATACTTTCAAGCTTGATAATTCGAGTTCTAGTTGGTCATGTTACTCCTTTCGAATCCACATTGAATTTACTAATGATCCGATAAAATATGATTTCTACACGTTGTCGTTAGACAAATCTTTTCCTCTTGTTGAAGTTACAGCAACTAATAAATCAGATCATATATATTCATGGATACCTTTCGAAGAAATGACGCTTGAGTTAAGTTTTACGTTAGGACAAGAGGAACACGTTAAGGAACTGCGAAAATCTCTAGGGTACGAAAATGATCAATTGGTATTTAAATATCTGTGCGGTTTTCTACATGAGTTCTCTTGTATGTTTCAAATAGGGTTAGGTGATGAGATTATACTTACTAATAATAAATCTAAGATTACGTATGCTGATTGGGTGAATAAAACAATGTTGTCGAAATATTCTCAAGGATTCGGTGTGAATAGTCTATATGTACATAGAGTTAATTTAAAAACTCGTTGGTTTGGTATATGTAAAACGTTAGCATCGATGGATAAACCGTTAACTTTCGCTTATACTTACACTTATCACCCATCACAACGAACGGTTAGATGTACAATGAAAACCGTGGTACCTTTGATATACGAAATATCTATAAAAGGTACAGGGTTAACTACGAAATATGGAATATATACACTTTTCAACGATGAGTTTATATTTTCTGTAAGTACTACTCTTACAAAAGGATATGATACATCGTTGGTCAGGTGTGAAATTAAATCTCCCAATGGATGGCTGGTCATATTGACGCAGCCAAATGATCCATATGTGGCGCTTACAAAAGGTTATCACACTACACCTAAGATGACGACCAAATTCGTTCCTAAAACGACAGCCCGTAAGGTGACTTCTAAGTTAAGTACATCACGTAAAATAACATCTAAATTAACAACATCACGTAAGATAACTCATAAGATAACGACAGATCATAAGACAACTTCCGAGACAGTAAACGCCTCTATCACAACGACTTCTTACATATCTAACTATTCTGATATAACGAAAATATCAGATATGACGGTTTTTAAGATAACTTTTGGTAATGACAGTAATTATCAAGACACCAATATACAAAGTTCTAATGAAGCTGGTGTAATTATATCGGTAGTCGTATTGACGTTGGTAATTTCTTTAATAATAGTAATTATTTTCAGAAAAAGACTTGGTATTCGTGTAATAGACGATACTATTCATCGTTTACGAGAAAGATTACAATACACTCCAGCGGGGCGTAGTGCGCGTTAGTTTAAAATTTTACATCTGAATAAAAAAATTGCTTGTATATAAACGATAGCTATCTCCTTACTTTAGGTAGTTCATTTAAATCGTTAGAAACTATAAATCGTGAGCATGAAGAGAATACTGAGTGTTCTTTGATATTATGTGATTTAAATAGATTTGTCTATTTAAAAATATTGTAACATAAGCGGTCTTTATAATCACATCTTCATTAATTGATCGCTGTGAATTAATATCACATATGTATAATGTAACATGTAATGTGATACATTCTATTCTAAGATGACAATATATGTTATAACATGTAAATATATGTCATAATGTGGTAATTATATTAAATACGTGTTTTGGACAGAAATGGTTATTGATTATTTATTATATCTCAATCGTGTGTCTTTAAATATGGTTTGTTCAATTGTTTTGATTCTCTTGTATCTCATTAAACTCGATGTGTTTATATCCTCTCATATATGCAGTCCTCTCGTCGTTGCTTTTGAATGCGTTTTCGATGAAAAATATATTAAGCATACGGTTTCTGTAAACAATTCCTTTCCACTTTTGACAATGTTCAACGGACACAGAAAAAACATATACACTTGGGTAGATATTTCAGAGATGCGAACTGAGTTGGAATTTTTGACTTTACAAGAATCCCATATCATGGATTTACACGGAAAACTTTCACAGCCTACAGCTCCGTTAGTTTTCATTTATATATGTACGTTTTTTCCTCTGTCATGCACATTCTCGGCTATTCTAGGGGGAATTACTATAATAAGTAATAATGGATCTTATAAATATTATGATGATTGGTTAGGGTCTGTAAATCTATCGCCGTATTATAACGGGTTTGGTTTAGATATAATACGTTCTCGTCAGAATGATGTACAAAACAGGTGGCTTCGTCTGTGTAACATTTTAGTCGAAAGGGACGTTATAAAAAATCATAAATTTTCATTTACGTACAACAGCGATAAAAGTTTGGTGAGGTGTAGAATGCACACGGCCGTACCGTTGACTTACAGTATAGTCTTAGACGGACCAAACCTTATAAGAAAAACCGGTGTATCTGTAATGACCGCCACAAGTCTATCGTTTTTCGTTAGTATTAATGTACCGAGTTCATATAATGTATCATTATGTGTATGCAGAATATCATCACCCACCGGTTGGACAAAGATCTTGACAAAACCGAAACGTACCGATACCATCGTCAGAAAGGTGAATACAATTATGCCGAGTACTATTAGCACAACATCTCATTTTACACACAATAAGTACGTATCGGGTCGAGGAAATTATGGAATACTTATCAGTTTCTTAATGTTATTTTTGATTATATTTATATTGGTTATATTTACATTGAGAGAAAGGATATGTCTGCCGATGGCCGATTTTTTCATCCACATATGCGAAAGAATTAGACGCATAATAATTCTATACTAGTCATAAATTTATTATGCAATATCAATTAGATAACGAGTAATAATCGCTGTCACGTATCATATCGTTTTTTTATGTCCGTGTATATCGTTTACTGAATAATTATTTACCGAGCAACTTCAGTACAGGAAACGAGTCAACAAACGGAATTTCCATTTGTGGATGATGCGGTCATACATCTAGACATGGTACGGGATACGGGAGTACAGGACACGGAATTTCCATATGCGTCTGATGTGGTTACACATCCAGACACCTACGTAATTTATTGAACTTTAGCCGAGATACGACATTATCCACAATACGTTTCGCGTATTGCGGCGAGTAGAAATGGGAACATCGAATCTCGGTCCTTAAATTTTAATGTTTGCTCGATTACCCAGACCCGTTTTTGAATGTGTTTGCTTTGTGTAGTAAATCTGTATACACGTAATCGGGAACTCAGATAAAAAGGACTAACAATTATATTAGCACAGACTCTTGTTTTTGGTGTCTATCTCTGCGCATCGTTAATAGCTACATATTCCCACGGACATGAAGACGGCTTTCCTTTTTGTGGCGACAATTGCGTTACTATCTCCGTCGTACGGGTTTCGAGTATGGGGATCCAAAAATGACTGTAAAGACAGATCGGTATCTATCATTGTTCGGTGTTCGGTTTTCTACTATCCTTCTTGCGTTTACACCATGGGTATACCGGCCACGGATATATATATTTTTCTATATACCCATCGTCCACAGTATAATTCGTATTTGAACCAGCTATCCAACATTGATGTGGAACTCAATTTCTTTAGACGACAGATTAACAACACGTTTGCTTTATTGGCTGCTTTTATGAAAGAATTTGGTAACGATGATTCTATACGTGTTGAATATGAATGTAAACTCTTTTATATGAAATGTAATATGAAGTTTTGGTTCGCTGATTATTCTATAAAAATTGAGAACGAGACATTAATATACAAAAACTACAGCAACCCTAATACATCTTGGTCACCAGATCTTCCTTCAAATATGAGAACTCTGATCGATAATTTTGATAATGGTATAAATGTTTTAAACTCATCCAGAGATGAATTAGTCAAGAAGTGGATAGGCTTGTGTAATTACATGTATGATGTAGATTTTGCAAATCAAAATAGCGCAAGATTCATTCTCAACGAACAGGATGGAACATTATTGTGCTTTGTCGATCGAGTGGTGCCTATGAACCATTCTCCCTACGTCGAAGGAGTCGATTCTTCTAACATTACCTCAAGCGAATGGTGGTCTTATAAAGGATTAACTGCGGTACGTCTCATGCTTAAGAAGGGAGCAAATCTTAAGAACTCCAGTTGTGAGATCGAAAGTCAGAGTGGATGGACGGCTAATTTCTCGTACCCTGATATGATCATCGAGACAGATATGAACGATTATAAGTCGTGTGTGAATCGTTCTCGTAGACGACTACTCGGACGCATCGAGGACCTGGCTATCGCTGTGATCATCTTTATTGCATTGTTTCTACTTTATCTCTTCACCATCATCGTCTTCGTCAAGAGAAACGTTGCGCTTATGATTGTGTCTATACATAGATTTCTGAAAAAGATAATCGCCTCTGACAATGGCGGGGCTTCTGATGTCGAGTACTATGATATGTGACGCTATCGGAATGTGTGACGATTCGTAAAATTTTCTGGACTTTCCAACTTTCGCCGTAACTGAAAATGCCCGTTTCCCGTTTTTTAATAAATATTCAAAATTTGACTTTTTTTGATTGGTTACGTACGTAACCAAGATCCCATATAAACGTATAATAAAGCCTCTAACCTATATTCTGCTGTTTGTGGTGTCATTCGTGTTACTCGAGTGAGTTAATTTGTTAGTAGTGTCAATCATGGCACTCTTTGAAGCTAGATTGCTGTCCATTTTGCCGATCATTCTAATTAATGGAGCTTTGATTCTCACGCTGCTATCTACACACAGTTTCGGGGTTGCCATTCTTGAGCTGAACGACACCAAGAAAGTGAACATCTGCGAGCCGCTGATGATACGGTTCACGGATTACAGATTTGGTGGTAAAATGTTCTACAAGACCGTATCGATACCGGGAATGTTGCCTCTGATCCGGAAGGACGACGACGCCGATCCCATAACGGCACCCGGAATCAACATCACGGAGTATGGACCGGAACTCCAGTTTCTGATGTTACAAGACTCCGTTCTCGAGCATTACTACAGGAATATATCTAACAAGACGGGCGTCATAATGATTCAGTACGATTGCACGTTTCCCCAGTTCAATTGTACCATCACGCATCTCGCCAGCGAAGAACGATTTGTGACCTACAAAAATGGAACTCTGCACGATTTAGAGGGAAATTGGACAAAACATACCAACATGAACGAAAGTGAAGCAGCAGCGTTCGCGCTTGGAAATGGTACAGACATACTGAGAAACAAATCCGAGGAGATAAAGGCGCGTTGGGAAAAACTGTGTAACAGAATTTTGTCAGAAGACGATCCAAAAAAGAACGCGTACGTGTTTCGCGTGTTGGAGACGTCTGGAAAAAGCAACGTTCAGAATGAGACTGTCGAATGTAGAATGGAGAGCGACCTTCCCCTGAACTACAATATCAGTGTCTATAATAAATCTGACAACCTCAAAATGACTTTCTTAGCTGATGGATTTTATGGAAATGCTAAATTAATGTACTATTATTTCGAGGCTAATGTGAAATCTTTGTCTGACATGGTGTGTGAGATTCGATCTCCAACGGGCTGGGTTGTCAACATGACTTTTTTTGGACAATATAGTCCCCAGCTTCATCTGGTCTCGACTCCCCATCACTATGCTTATACAAAGATGGATGATTACAGTCACGATTTTGAAACCCACATTACCCCCAATCAAACATATAACGCATCCAATATCATTGTCATGATCATCTTCGTCGTTGTTGTGACTCTGTCGATAGCGGTCCCAGCCTTTATGTTTAGAGAAAACATCATACGCTGTGTCGATAGATACATGTTTAAGAGATTGGATCCCGCGATATTCTTCCAGAGTCGGATCACCGAATCGTTGGAAGATATAGTGACCATAATAGATTAAAATACTGAGTGCTAATGTGGGTCGAAAAAATAAAAACTACAGCCCTCTGGTTTCTTGTATATATCCTTTTTATATTCCTTTCTGATTATAATAAATTATTTTTGTATTAAAATTTTCGTCTGATTTGGTCTTATTCCATGGGGTTACGTTTATCGGAAATTATTTACTTTTACTTTCCTCAACACGCCTCTAAAACCAAACGGTATATAGATGTAGGAGCCCACCAAAAAATTAGAACCTTTTCTCTCACAAGGTCTCTTATTCTAACCAGATACATCTCTCAACACAATGCTTGCACTTCTATTACTTTTGTCTGTACTGAGTTACAGAACATCGGGTAGGGTGGACGTTTATGTTGATACTACGACAAAAATAGACTTATGCAATTCCACTCGGTTAATACTCGATGTGAGGCGAGGAATCGGGGGGGTGTTTTCTCTATCCCTGACGTTACGTGGCATGAGATATCTTTATGAGGATATGCGTCGTCGCATTTTCATTAGCGACTTTATAAGACCTGAAGATGTTCACAAAGAAATGGCGTTTCTTCGCGCTCAAAAAGATTTTATGAACAGATTTGTCAAGGATAATCTTGATCTTGATATTATCTACATCCTGCGATACAGCTGCGATCTAGGTCCCTTTCAGTGTACGGTCTCTTATCTATCACTTACTGGCAAATTCACCAGTTTTCTACATTTTGATGGCTTCAACGTGACCTACGGAGAACATTGGAAAGACGTTACGAAGACCTCTCCTGTGGAATTTGAACCATACGCTCGTGGACATGCCTTACATCTGTTACAATCTAATTGGGACTTGATTAGCTCTAAGTGGATCGAGATATGCAAAAGAATAACCGTCGACGATGATCCTACACAGAATGTGTATATCATGCGAGAGTCGAGCCTGGACAAATTCGAATGTGGTATGCTTATGAATATTCCTTTAGATTATACGATGTTCGTTCATGGAGACGACGTTACTGTTCATTCCCCAGTTTTACAAAATAATATGTATATCCTCAGATCTGGAGTTATTAACAAACCGTCCGATTCATCGGAAGCCGTGTGTGAGATACGTTCATCGACCGGGTGGGTAGTTTCGGTAACACGCTCTGAAATGTCTATGCCTGGGCCTAGGATCTTTATGTTAAGTGCCGGCAAGAAATCTATGAGGACTAGATTGCGTGAGAGGCGCGAGGACACGGAATATATGAAAGAAGTGTTGATATCTACGGGATTGTGGTATAATATGATGATCTTTTGTATCTGTATCGTTTTATATATATTAATTCGCTACATCTTAACATTAATGTTCAGATATTATAGTTTTGATGATCTTGTTATGTACTTTCGTCTAAAATTTAAATATCGGAACATTGACTGATTTTGGAATTCTTCTCATCACTCTACATTTAATCCTTTAATGATTTGTTGCCTATTAACTATTGTGTATGTCTATTTCGAATCATCTTACTTATATTCGCTAATCTGGACAGTTCTTATGTGTGTCTTAATAATTTAATTCATATACCCGATTGTCCTGTACTTATGTCAGATATGTAGCTGGTTATATTAAATCTATTCAAATAAATTTACGTTTTTGTTCCAACCTAATAAAATCGCCTCAACAGTTCATTATAAACGTCTCCGATTTTTACTGTAAAAAATCACCCCAAGGTTTTGTTGTAAATATACTAAAATATCCCCTATTTTCCGAAACATTTTTGTTATGTTATGCCCCCGTCGTTCTCTGGAAAGCCCCTCATATTACTTCTATCATGTATTCATTAACAAAAAGTCCCTAACATTCCGTCAAGTAAGAATGTCAGTCATCAATCTTCCATCTAGAAATCCCCCTCTATTCATAATCCGAAACTCCCCGTAATATGTCATAATATACGCAGGTTATTTCCAGATCCAAAAGTCCCCAAGCGTTTCGCTGATGGTCACGATTCTATTCAATATCCGATGAGTCACCAAGTGGATTCGCTGATATCGTCGATTCCGACCTTTAACCGAAAAATCCCTATACGTATCGTTGATGTATGCCCTTCTGCTCCCTATCCGAAAATTCCCTAAGGGGTTCGTTTGTGGTAGCGATTCGGTTCCATATCCGAGAGTTCCCCATTTTCGTCGTGTATGCAGTACTGACTAAATAACGAAAAGTCCCTTGATGTTTCGTTGTGAATGCTGATTTATAAAAGCACTTATTGCGTAAACCGTTGTTAGCACGGACCAACGTGATTTCTTGTCAAAATGATTTACATAATGCGAATTACGCTATAAAGGCTTGTCTGAACTCCACCGTCTTCAGTCCTCAACGATATCTACAAGGACTCACATCAACATCTCACTGAGTTTCTCAGTTAATTTGGATAAAACCTTGGATCTCAAACTCAACGCTGCATCATGTTTGCCACTAAGCTGTACGTTGTGCTTAGTCTGCTCTGTGCCTCGGTTCTCGCTGACCTGCGAGTGGAAGTCGATGACAGCCACCATGTGAACATCTGCAATCCGGGTACGCTCATTATCGATATAGATCGGGGGCAAGGTCAGTTCTTTTCCAACAGCGTTTACCTGAACGGTACAAAAACGCTTCTTTTTGATGCGTACGGGTCAATGCGACACAAGGTCCACGAAATGCTGAAAAATGAAAAGCATATACAAGAATTTTCTTTCATGGCGTTGCAGAAACCGTTCTTAAACGAAATTGTTAACCTGTACCTAGAATGGCAAAATCGCTACCTGTTACGATACCAATGCAATTTGGCTTCGTTACATTGCATCGTGCTATTCAAAGTGTATCGAGATAGCGGATTTGCAGACGTTATGACATACGACGGAACGTCTGTCACATTCTCGGACATATGGAAAGATTATGCCAAGACCGGTGTTACACAGAACGACTTGGTTAGATATGCTTATGGTACAGGCATGAAGTTTATCAGATCTCACAAGAATGAACTTAGATCTAAGTGGACCTCGTTGTGTCTAGAGATCGCAGACCAGGACAAACCCAGAAACAACGTCTATACGCTGATGCAGCGGTCTGCTCATTCTTTCACTTGTAACATGAAGACGAAACTTCCTCTAGGCTACACTACATCTTTCTACAGGGCCGATGAGGCTTCCGAAGCGAAGACCATGCTTCAGAGTGGACAAGATAACTTCTATAGTGAAATTCTCCTGAATGACGGTGATATACACACCGTTACCCTCGAGAACATCATCTGTGAGGTGAAATCGTCCACTGGATGGTCGGTCATGCTTAGGCATTCGTTGTCTGCTGAACCTCAGCCTGGTATGGTCATCTCAGAAGACAAGACGTTGTATGGCCAGGAGCTTGAAGTCAAATGGCACTCGAAACATCCCCGCGATATCGGCAGACACACCGAGGAGTCGCACAGAGCTGATGGCGACTACTTTGTGTACTGGTTCGTGTGCTTTGTGGCCTTGGTACTGTTTTCCCTCGTCAAAATCATCGGAGGGAAATGTAGATTTTCCTTTTCGTTGATTGTATCAAAACTGAGATGCAATTTGAGGAAATACGTTCGTGTGCATGAAGGCGATGATGCTGTATAATCTATATTTATTTATGGACATTCTTTGTACATACTTGTTTTTTACTGAACGATGTTTAATAAACATCTGTTTGAATTTTTATTTTGCTTTATTTTGTCTTTTTTTTTTTGAACCGCATACCATCTCTATGGGATAAAGGTGTCAATAAATATATGTAAACACTATAAGTTTCAAATTTTTTATATAACATACAAGCGCCCTCTAGTGTAATACTTGCAACATTTATAATTAGGAAAGCTTCCCAGGCACCGGATAGGGTTTCGAGTCCCCCCGATTTCCCATGAAGCCGATATTTTATCAGTTTCACACGTAAAACGCTTTAGGGTGCAACCGGTGTAGATATGATAAACCAATATATATCAAACTAGAATGGGATGTCACCTTATAAGTTATCGATACTATCAATATTTTCCGCATAACAATTATAAATACCATTAGAAGATCATTTTGAGACTTTTTATTCGCGTGTCAGTAGATGTCAGATCATGAACGTGATTCGGGTGTTATTGACGTGTGTATTTAGTGTGTCGTATATCGCAACTGAGTCGGACGACGGTTCAGATGCTGCCGTTAGAGTGATTTATTCTTCGTTTAGTTTCGGTGACCAAGGTGTCAAAGGATCGGCGATATCATTCGAATATACCTTGCCGCTGATATTCACGGACGAAGGTGAGGTACGGCCTGCGTATGATACGTTCCACCCCGTGAGTAAAGATGAATTACAATTCTTACTCGCTCATGAACGGAGCCTTGATCAGGTTCATACGGATTTCGGGGATCTATCAATGACCGTTGGTTTTAGGTATGATTGTTTATGCGGGATAACGTTCCTAAACTGCACCGCCGTATACACCAAAAATTTTATACCAATCTTAATATATCACAACTACAATAAACCTAAGATTCTTGAAGACAATAGTGTTGTATACAACTTTCATACGGAGATCACCTACTTCGATGACGACGGTGAACGTTTGCTCTCAACGCCCATTTTCGATTTAGAGAAATGGAGACTTTTTCATAATTTTAGTAGATTGTATACATATTGGAAGCCTATAGATTCTCATCTCACTAAACTATCACACGTGGATGAAATGAAAATCAGCCTCAACGCCACTACCGGAGAAAACTCTTTGGTGATGTGTACGGTCATTAGTAGACTCCCCGTGATATTTAAACTGATCCTAACCGTACCCGGAGCTAACCCGGCAATGGCCAGATCGATGATAGACAGTGAAAAGAATTTCGTAGCTAGAGCGGGAGTGCATGCGCACATCACACAACCGGTGACTGCTCTTTGTGAGATAAAATCTAGTCTCGGATGGATCGCGGCACGAACCAAACGTATTGAAAACAAGATACCTAACGGGGATAATTTAGTATCTATGTCTAACAACGAGGAACAACAACAGGATGGTGATTTCGATTACATGACACCTATATCAAAAATGGAAAGCCTAACGGCTAATCTGTTAATTTTATATGCGTTATCGATATCAGTGATATTTATATTCGTTTCGATTATAATGCTGTGTAAGGCTCATAGAAATTTAAAGACTGACGAAGGACGACAGAGAAACGAAGACGGGAAAACGGATTGAGTTTACAAATAAACGGTTGACATGACCATGTTGGTGTCCAAATGTGTGTCTGTTTTTTATATATAGTGGATATGGGATATATGTTAATTATTATATACAATTTACTGCAATTCCACACCCACTATCGTTAGGTGGATGTGAAATTATATATAAAAGGATTATCTCTACCGATAAAGGCTGTCAATCACATTCAACGCCGCAGGCTCTTACCTACCACACCGGCGCCGTGGACAAATCAGCCGTCAACGGGCTATCCTTTCCAACATCCGTTTGATTGGGGAAAAAATCACGACACCGTCGTTTATATGAATCTGCTATCAATTTCACAGTTACCAGAGTCGACGCCCGACTACGCACCGCGAACTACGTCGAGTGCAGCCGAAATCTACGGACACTACGATCCCAAGCTCATCGTCTTATTGATCTTCGTAATAGTGACCGTATTGATATCCATAGTCGTGTTACAAAAAAGGACTACGGTGCCCTGCGTGACTACGTGTTAACAACCATGGAGATATTCGCGGATCTGGAGCGCGTCATTCCGAACATCGATCGTGATTCTCGATTCGATTTTGAAAAAATGAATACGAAGGATATTATTTTTCTAGCAATTATATGGATATCCGTAATTTGTCTCATTGGACTATCGATAGTGTTCCATAACAACGCCCCATCGAGACGCCGGAGACATTCTGTGTCAATTTATAGGACAGTATAGCGATTACATATATTCATTTCAATAAATAAAAAAAATATTATGCATAAAACTCACAAAGCTATTCATGTGTCATTGCGTGATCACAAATCATTTCTCAGTTTGTGTCGATCCTATGTGTTACAACACAACGTATACCATGGAGTGCTTATTTGTGTTACTATCGTGTATATCTGTTGGGGTTGCTTCCAATAATGGTAAGAACCCGGGTCTTAGATACGATTATACTACGATCGCCGATCACAAAAATAATAAATCGGAATGTATCGGGACGGGTTACGTCGATGGAGAATCGTTCGTTGGCTTCTCCAACGGAACCATACACAAATTAGTGACATGGTTACCGGAGAACGACCTAAACACGGAACAGAATGAATTTATTACACGCTGCTCGGAACTGAAGACCGAATTGGATAAACTTCGAAACGTCGCCACATTCTCCGGGACAAAAACGTTACGGCTAGATTCGGGTTGTAAGCCTTCTTATAAAAAAAATAGACATACAACACCAGCGGGTGTTAAAAATTGTATAGTGCGCTTGCGATCATATCGTTCTTTTATCGTAAGGGCGGCAAGATTCCCTACTCTGGAGATCGAGCGAAAATACATACTCAAACAGGGCGTCCGACTAAGGTGCGTCGCAAGAAATTTCTATCCATCCGACTTAGAACTCAAATGGTGGCAGGAATATAACGGAAAATTGAATAATGTTCACTTCACGAAACACGAATCGTTACCATCCGGGGATGGTCTGTATCAAAAACATATTGACGTGATAATAATCGACAACTCTGAACATACTTATGTCTGCCTGGCGCGCGGAATTGCTACTAAGCATAAAACAGAGACCGTTAGGTTGAAGACCATAGACAGTAGAACTGACTCCGGGGTGCTCACTACATTATTTTTGCCGATGTGTGTACTATCTGCGGTTTTCATTGTCGCATTCTGGATACGACGCAGGAATAGATCGCGACCCAGGGAAATTCGTCGAAGAACGTATTCTAACACAACACAGCGTTCGTCGTATAGAGTTAACAGACATACGGATCCACCGTATGAACTGCCGACAGCTATCTGGATCAAGGATGTTAACGTCGATACGATCGAGACGGATAATAGCGATCCGCTCATAGACTTCTCGAGTCCGGTGGAATCACCCTCCGACGAACTCGAATGTGGTGATTCTCAACAACCCGAAGAGACCGTGTCGTGATCCTCGTGGCGCGTTTATTGGGTGTGGCTCGAGTGGACCGTTATGAAAAGACCGTAACGCGCTTTAAACAAGACATAACAGCTTGTCCACTGTAAGGGATCTGTCTCACTGTCTCTGGACATCTCGCGTATCTGGCAACATGTCTTGGGTTAGAGGAGATCATTTGTGGAAAACGGAGCCCTTGATACGGACGTCAGACCGAGAACGCATACTTCGAGATTTTAGAAATTTCTTTCTCACCCAGACCTCCGAGAGATCACTGAAAAAAACCGTGAAACGCGACAGCGGTGCTAAATTGTGTGTCGGGGTCCCGGAAGGATGGTGGCTGTCCGTTACACCTCGCGGGGAACTGGCCGATATGGAAGGTCGAGATATGAGACCCCTGATGCCTACGCAAGAATGGGTAGTCGTTCTCGGAGAATTGAAGTCTCCAGTAGTTCAGCATACTTCACTATACCTGCTCATGGGTCGAGAATCTCGACTCTTTGTCTATAGCGCAGTGGAAGATGCTTTGGTGCTGGCGGCTAACGACCTGGATCAATTTTCGAGGATAGGGCTCGGAATGGTCGAGTTTGTGTTTCGAGTGCCTTCGGCTACCATGTCCGTTCCATCAAAGGGTGTCTGTGTGTGGGACGTTTTGTGCTCTTGTGCTACGAGTCATGAATTGGTGAAACGCTTAGCCGATTACAGAAATGTGATGCTGGAGTTAAAAACTCCAGGAAAAAGGGACGACAATCCCCTCATTCTTCTCGACAGAATAGATTACTGTTTCAAACACTGGCCATTTTGTTCCATGGATCAGGCTAGACTGGAGATCACTATAAAGTATATATCCAGAAGATTGTGTTGCCGCTGGTATACGATAGGTCTGGTTGGTACATACAGTTCTGCCGGGGTTTTTCACGCGCTATATCTGATAGTGTTTGATGAACACAGCGCCATATATTACCTATCTACCGTAACGGGAGAACTGTGGCGTCTTGCCGATAGCGTTCTAGATCTCCGTCAGCTTGGACTTTTGAAGGTGTTTGCGACTGGGAGGAGAACAGATCGCGATTGGATCGGAATCGCGCGGTTGGAACATCCACCGGACACGAGTCTCTGGTTCCACGGGCGTCGTACGGCCGTTCATCTGTTCAAAGACGTCGCGCCGATGGGCGATTCCCAGCTCATACGACAACACGTGTGGATGTCCCGCGAAGGACGTGCAGATCTACAATCTGAAGAAGAGACTGCTGTAATAGACAACACCACCCGTCTGGCGAGATTGAATCTGGCGAGTTGTTCGATGGTAAATTTGCCTCGATCTCACGTCTCCGCGGGTCCAGATTCGTCTCTACAGGAGTTCTCGCGTGCCATGTGGATGGATAACGATTCATGGCGATTGGCTAAATTGAACGATGTGGATTCGGACGAAGCTTCAGATTCTCTCCCCTTTCGGGACGGTGTCGTTCCTCTTCCTTCCAGGGTTGAGCTTTACGATTCAGATCACTCCCCCGCAGCCATAGCCAGGAGAAGAATAACAGTGGCATCCGAGATGGCTAACGTTCACTCGTTTCACGCTCCCGTAATCGAACCACCCAGAAACATTGGCTCGGCTAACGAGTGCTTCGAGTGCGCGAGTATCCAACCTCCCGTGGATACCACACCGCGGGTTCCGCCACCGACCCCGTTCCCCTCACGACGTCGCGCGGCAGACGGTGGCGTATCCGGAATATGACCAAACGCGTGACGAAATGTGGAATGCCACCCTCCCCCTCTTAAATCGTGAATAAAATGTTTGAAGAATTTGTCTGTTGTACGAGTCTTTCTGTTCAGACCGAGCGATTCAGTTATGGACGCCCTGTGCGCTTCGATTCGCACTGAGCATTGTAAAGACATGAGACCGGTCACCATGAGACCGAGATACAGATATCTGACCGCCGATGCCGTTTTGACGGTATTGGGGGACTTTTCTAAACTTTTCGTAGCTCAGAGCGATCCTAGGGAGTTGGGAGATATCGTGAAAAGATGCTCCGGTCGTATATTGTCTCTCGGAGGTCCGTCTGGATGGTTTCTATATCTCCAAACGGAGACTCAAATCGAGGATTTTCCGGGACACCCACGATGGGACGAATATCCAGGCACACCCAAGGGACAGTACGTTTTGCTCGGTCAATGTATCAAAAAATCAAGATCTGGCGGTCCATACACCGAACTGAGGTGGTTCATGTATATGGGGCCTCATGGACAGATTCTATGCTACCACGAACCGTCTGACGCTATTTTCGTGGTGGCGCTAAGCATCGATGAACTGGCGCGAAGGGGACTCGTGAATTGTGAGTTTATGTACGAAGGGCCACATCTACCACAAACGACAACCGTGCCGGCCAGGCTCGTCAACGAATTGATGAACCTAGACTGCAAGGACGGCAAAGCCCTATCGGACTATGCTAAACGCAGACGGGGCCGGGTGATGTTGCTCCATACTCCGGGGGAAGGAGAACGACCCTTGGCGCTGTGTGGATCTGACCGATGCCTCCGACTATGGTGGCCGTTCTCTGCCATGGATGATGTGAGCTTCAGCAGATTTATAGATAGGATTGACGCTAGGTTCAAAACTAACGGTAAAATGTGGATGCATTTCGCAGTCGTTGGTCTCAGAGTTGGCAACGATCCGTTCCGTGTCGAATCCATCATAATTACAGACGAACTGGGTGCTATGTATCACGTAGATCCAGACTATGATATGATATGGCGGATCGCCGACAGTGTCCATATGCTTCTCAAGATGGGATTGACGAAAGTATACATGCCAAAGCGTCGACTCGATAAAAAAAGTGTGGCAATAGGCCGCATGGAAGCCCCCGGGTGCGCTCACGTAGCGGACGCCGCCTGGATAGAATACTACGACATCTATGGGGCCAAAGTCCGAAGGGATCACGCACAGCAACTAGAATGGCTCATGAGAGAGAACCGTTTCAACGAATCTACCGGTACATGGGATGAGACCGACAGCAGCATGCGAAAAACCTTTGACAGCGAGGCTAAAGACGCGATTCGCCGAGACGTCGAAGTAGCGGACTCTCTCAACGACGTGGAGTATACAATAAGAGGGTGCCAACGTGAAACGGTAGACGATCCCACCGCAACGATTGCCGCAAAACTGAGTTTAGTCGACAGCGATGACTGAAAACTTGTCCACAACTCGAAAAAAAACTGCTTACGTGTAACAGGAAATGACAAATACGTGTATGAAATAACCAAATAAATACATTTTCACACAAATCACCTAGTCTGTTCCTTTGTTTTCGCGGATCGCTTACGTGCTTGCGTGAAAAACGGGCGATATGGAACAACCGGTATCGGCCGATGCCGTTTCTAGCTACAAAGGGCTTATAGATATTTTCTGTTGTTTAGTTATAGATCCTAAGGATTTTATAAAGAAAAAACGAATAGTCGAATCGTTTAAGGACAGGGTGATACCGTTGGGATACCCTAACGACTGGTATCTCCTAGGTGGCTCGGGTAAAGCATACTGGGAAACATATTCAGCACGGGCACATCAGCTCCTGTGTTGCGATTCTGAACACCTGTTTGCTCTCGGTCTATGTGGCCGTACGAGCAATCCGACGGATGCGTTGTCTTACACGGAGACCGGAGTCAACGTGATGTTCTCGGGCGACTACGGGAGAATATACGTTTATTCGTGTCACGAAGATGTGCTGTACCTGGTAGCAAACACACTGGAAGAATTTGCCAGATACGGCGTGTCTAGATGCTTCTTCACGTACAAGGAGACCATCAGCGTACGAATGAGTCCGGTCGACTCTGATTACCTGAAATGGATCTCGTCGGAGACCATCCCCAGAGGAACTCCCGGTAGAGAGCTGTTTATCGTCTTCGCTCACGGAGAGAGGTTCGAAAACACCTCAGTGGGATACACCCGCTTCATCGACGAGAAGTTTGTTGAAGTGTCGACCCCTGGATATGGCAGATCTGCAATGTTGCTCGTGAAAGACCCCGAAGAGTTGCACGGTCTGTATCCTTTCAGAAAGATGGAGGACCACAATTTTGTCTTGTGTTGGAAATATGTTACAAACAGCCTTTTCTGTTCTTGGATGCTGTTGGGGGCGTTGGGCTACAGACCCGACGAGAACTCTGACTTTCGCGTCGAGTACGTGATAGTCGTGGACAAATTCGGGGCCGTTTATGCGCTACTGATACATACGGGATATGGGATACTCCGTAGAGTGGCCGAGAATGTGTCTTCTTTCTTCAGATGTGGAATGATAAAGATCATCTTCAACGGAAACGAGCTCCGTAACAGAGATTCAAGGAAAGAGAGGCTCGAAGGTCGGGCTCGCTGCCCTCACAGAGCAGAGCAGAGGTTTAAAATCATAGAAGAACATTTCGGATATCAAGCACTCGATCACAACACATCAAATTATTACAGATGGCTCGTTCAGTCGACACAAAAGACACATACCACGATTCCGTGGGACCTAGAAGACCCGAACGTGGCCAGAAGACCGCTGAAAACAAACGCAGATGGCGAAAATCCAATTCATTCATATGAGACCAGCAAGAATATGGCGGTCGCAGACATAAAACTGTCCCGTACACACGTACATGATGTACATGACACGAACATTCCGGGTCCCTGTGTCTACAGATTGACCCTGGCCTCGTCCATATATATGAATGTAAACTATACTCTGGCACACCTAGACGATGTCCGTGCACATCGTAGACATTATAACGAGGTTGGTTTCCTCGTCTGGCCTCACCAAAGACGTTCCGTTACTGAATGAGATTACTCATAACGGAACTCTTAGACTCCACCCCTTATAATATATATTTCAAAAAATCTGGCGTGTGTTCATTCTTTTGCGTCGCGTCTCTGCAAACATGGATACCACATGGCAGTCTATACCCGGTACCGAGAACCCCGTACCATACAGACATGCAACTAAATCGACCTTCTTGAAGGTAATGATGGGATTTAAGGATTTTTATAAGACTCAGGGAGACCATGATGCGATACGAGATGTTGTTAAAAACAGAGCGGGAGATCGTCTGCATCTGGGAATACCACACAATTGGTATCTGGAATTGACACCGTCAGAACGTTACGAGAAAATAAAAAACGTAGATCTCTCCGGAATCGTCTGCTGTGACGAGCCGTTGGTTGTTTTGGGGCGTATCGTGGTCAGGAACGGGGATGAGTACGAAGGAACTGAGCTGGCTGTGTGTATGGGTAATTGGGGACGTATCTATGTGTATGACATACCGGAAGATGCCGCTGTGTTGGTTGCGGTCGATCTGGACAAACTCGCTAGATTTGGCTTGATTCATTGCGAGTCCATATACAGAACTGTTTATGTTCCCAATTGTACTACCGTACCGCACACAATTGTCGCTGGTCTTATGATGTGTCATAAAGCAGAAGAGGTTGCCGCGTTTTGTAAACAACAGCACGGTACCGACGTGTCTCTTTACACTCCTGGCTACAAATTTCTACCTATGAAGCTTCTGGGCGGGTTCCATGAGATCTCTAAATACTTTCCCTTTGCCGCTATGGATTTCTGTCATGTACGATACTGTTACGATGCCGTAACAGACAGAATCTGCTGCGACTGGTATGCTTTTGCCGCAATCGGCCATTACGCTCCAGCTTCTATGTTCAATATCGAACATGTCCTACTGATTGACACCTTCGGTGTAATTCACACGCTAGACGTGTCGCGTCAACAGATATATCGTCTAGCGGATGATGTTAACATGCTCCTGAAAGCCGGACTATGTAAAAGCATTGCGTTCGGCTCCCGCTTCGATCGTGCAGATGTCGGAGCAAAGCGCTGCGAAAGTCGCGTGATCTGTCCACACGTTACTGATATCAATAAAACTTTCCGCAGCGAATGTGCCTATGAGAATGAGCACAGATGGCTGTGTAGACCAGATCGCTTTAGAAGTGATATGAGAACGTGGGATGAGGACGACAAGGAGGCTATAAAACACGTTCAAAAGAAAATCAAAAGAGAGAGCGACGGCGCATCTCATATATATTATGACAGTAGTGGCAGTGATTCAGAAGATTCTCCACACGCGGATGATGGTACGCGTAGATTTGTGTGGCCCGAAGAGGGTATACGGACAATGCACCCGTCATTGAAACCCAGAGTCCCGGAGAAAACCTTGATGCTTATGACAGCTAGCACCATATCATTGCAGGAGGTGGAGGCTATGCGAACAGACGAGGAGGCAACTGGCATACTCCCGGTCAACATACCACAAGCGTGACAAAATGTGGGCTCTGAGAGGTGCGCAGAGACGAGATCTGCGCTACGAACATCTCAACGTCGGGAACAGATACATCCAACATATGTATCTCGATGTTCAGATGATGGACGAGTTTGTAGAATTTGGTGAAGCGGATACTGACGAAAAAAGTCTACCGTTGTGTAGGTCCCCAGTGTACCCCCCGGAAGATCTTATAAATACCATGTTCTCAGGACTCAGTGTATCAACAGACAGTCCAGAGGACGGTTCTGTCAGAGCTGCCGAAAGCAACGCAATGGCGGATTTCGCTGTCTCAATTAATGAAGACGTGGACATCGTAAGCTCCAGTGTTGAATCCGTACCCTGCGGTGAGGAGTCGGAGGACTCTGATTCAGATATCGATTCTGATCAATCAGATTCGGATATGGACCAGCCATACGGCTCAACATGGAAAACATCCACGGTTTCGGTATCCAGAGAGGCCCTCGAATTGTACGAGAGGGGGAGACTTTCCAGAAAATTTTTCAGAACCGTAATGCGGAATTTTAAATTCCTATTTCTGTCTATAGCGTCCCCCGATAAGATTCCCATCGTCGCAAAGCAGATGTCTGGAAAACCGCTAGCATTGCGCTTTCCGGAAAACTGGTATCTCCTGCCGCAGAAAGCATCTAAGATACGGGTCTTGAAAAATGTTGACATTTCAGAATACGTGTGTTGTGATACCACGTTGATACCGTTGGGTGCATGTGCGGCGAGATCGCCGGATCTACATTTCAGGGAGACGCCGTGTGCCATGCTGATGGACACCCAGGGCAGATTCTTTCTGTACGATTCTGAATCAGATGGCATGTATTTTGCTGCCAACAATATCGAACAGTTGGCCAGACAGGGCCTTTCTTTGTGCGAGCCCGTCTATCGAGACGGCGGAGCAGTGGTCTCTATGCCTCACCCTAGAACTCCAGTAAAAAAACTGATTTCGGCGGCGATAGTGGGTTTGGACAACGTTACCGCCGTAACCGCAGCATACAAAGGAGTGACGGTGAAACTCTGCGATCCGGCCACGGGACACAGAGCCGATTTCCAGATATTTGGCCGGGATGAACTGATGAGAAAAATGCCATTTGCAACACTATCCAAAAGAACTTATGATCAACTGATGGATTTCATAGATTTTCGTCTATGCGAAGCGTGGACGGTTATAGGAGGCTTGGGAGAATTTCCAAACAACGAGCTGGTATTTATTGTCTCCACGCTCGTGATCCTGGGTTCGCACGGCGCCGTATATGGATTCTGTCTAAAACAGAACGATATTTACAAACTCGCCGACGAGATGGCGGTCTTCTTTAAAAAGGGTGTCAACAACGAGGCGGGTCGGTTCGACAGAGGCGCCATAGGAGAACTTCGCCTCGAGAAAAGACCGAAGTGTCCTCACTGGGAATCTACATCACAGAGGGCGATGCGTGTCTCGGGATTGAGAATTACGCGTCGAGATCTATACACATGGTATCGGTGGAACTTGAGAACTAAGCCTAAGACATCCGATATGGTTTCAATATCTAACATCAGTGAAGCTAAGCGACAATTCACCCATCCCGCGAAGGGAATACCTGTCGTGGTTGTGACCGGTGAATCGTACCAACCAAAAGAAGAACGCGAAGAAGCTTTTGAAACGCTATCGGATGGCATTCCGGGGTACAGATATCCCCGTCTCGTCGACGAGTCCTGTGACGAGACGTACGAGATATATCGTAAATTTACTCGTCCCCGAGGATTGGACATGGAAAAAACCGAGCGAGAAGTTCTCCGGGAAAGAGCCGAAAGAATTCACACACTACAAAAGACCTCTACCCCTCTAAAATTGCCCCCAATCTCTTCTAAGATACTGTATTCCGAACACTATGAAGATCCTATGTCGGACCGTTAATTGGACTAAAATGGGTGGGGGATGATCTCACTATCAGTATATAAAAGTAATACCGTCAAGTAAGAATTTCACCTCTTCCCTGTCCGGCGTAACCCCCGCACGCCAAGATGATGCCTTCCGCGATGCTGTTTTCATTGATCTGTGTAACTGGGTTGATAGCGGTTGACGGTAAAAACAAAACGGGCTGCGAATGGACCTTCCCCACAAAGGAGAATTTGAAATTTTCGGTAAACTGCAACATGGTCACCGGTGAACGAGTGATGTTGGAACGGGTTTTGTGTACAGACCCTGACACCGAACCGAAGGAAAAACATTTCGTGGACGCACCCGTTGTAATGTTTGAAAATGATAATGGGACTTCTATCTATGTATCAGAATGGACCTACGGACCTTCTCTGGTGGGAACTTATGTGACAACGCTCCAATCTGGCTATAGCAAGGTTGTATCATCGACAATGATCACTCCGATCGTGTCGATAACTGCTGTACGGAGAACAAGAATTAGCAAGGACATCGTAACATGTACGGTGGAAGGAATATTCCAGAGAGGGACGATTCAGATTGCCGCCGATGGACAGATGGTCGCAAAAAGTGATTTCACCGGACCGGGTGTGTATGTAAATACAGAAACAGTAAAATTTGGCATGAAACATAGAGACGACAAAATGATTTTCGTTCTGCGAAGATGGGTCGTCGAGGCAGAGAAAACTTACCAATGCAGCTTTAGACCGTTTTCATGTACACAGACCGGACTAAGTCGCAAATTCCTGCTTTCTCATAGCGCTCTCAACGTAGCGACCGCTAATATGGATGCTATACGCATGTACCCATACGGAGTTGCAATAGAAAACGCTAAAATCTGCTGCTCGTTAGTAGGTCCCATCGTACAGCAAATCTCATGGTACAGATCTGGAAACTGTGGATCCCCCTCATTGATATATCAGTATAAAACTAATTCTAGTATAGATATTGGAAGCAAGCCGACAACTTTGGACAACGTGAAGGCTTTTTATGTAAGTGGAATTCCAAAACCTAACGAAGGGTATGTCATCTTGTGTTTACAATCATTTAAGTCAAATATGTCCCTTGTTCCGGATGTACCTGTACCCCCCGGTGAATATCAGTGCCAAGTAGATTATGATAGTCCAATTGAACAACAAACTTTTGAAAAATCTATAACCATTCAGGATGATGTTGATGTAAAAGTAATACATGGTCAGAAAAGTTACGTTGTAATTTGCACTTTTCCGTACTATGAGAAAGGAAGATTCTACTTGGAAAACGCTTCGGACGGGAAAATTTTGTTCACCACATCGCTTGTTAAGGGATTTGATCGTCATCTGGGCGATACTGCTAAAGTCAGGTTTTATAACAATACAATCGCTATAAGCGTTAATGTATCCACACTTACAATGTTTAAGTGTAGAATTTCTACAGACTGTACTGTAATATCATCAAAATCAGCTTACTTCTCAGAAAAGTCTCCAAATGTGACGGTAAAACAAGAGACTACATCTCAACAGGTGACGGTGGATTACACCGACGAGCCCTTGGATGAAATCGACGACGTGAAAACGGATTCACAGACACGAAACTGGAAAATATTCACATGTGCATTTGTGGCCCTGATGCTAATAACAGTCAATGCAGTACATTTCCAGAACCTACGTCATGTATAATAAAAATGTATAAAACCTAACCACCGTCTTATGATTTTATTTATCATGGGTTTCTTTCTGGTGTATATACCTTTACTTGTATCCGTACTCTCTGTCAGTTCAACCAGTTCTCTTGATGCACCACCCGGGTGGGATCCGTCCTTCGTAAAATTCAACAGACCCACACGTACTCGAGATGTGTATGACGGACAAACTTCCGTTCTCAATTGTTCGTTTTACAACGTTCCAGATTCCGGGTTTATGGGATGGATGAGATGTCCACCGGGACCTAACAGTGACACGTGTCGATACATGTGGGTAGAGTACAATTCTCCGTTTTCATTTACGGGGACGGGTACATACGACGACGGGCACGTTGCGCTTGTTAGTGTACACACACAGAGAATAAACACCGGTAACGTCACGGTTTTTATGGGATTGGAGCTGCGCTCTGTCTTTGAAAATCTCGGAGGTCATGCGTGTATCGTAGTGTCTCCCAGAAGCGGTCTCACGGACAAGAATCTTATACCTAAGTATTCTTCTTTTATCCTCACGGCTGGGATAGATAAAGAAATACTCATCAGAGGTCATATCATGAGAGCAAGGTTTTCCGTCGCAAATAACATAGTTCCCGACACAAACTCGTTTGGGGCTAGTTTGCTACGTGTCAAAAACGGACCCGTAGTTCAATTCGAGGGAAGGATACACGCACTCGGATCGGAAATAAACACCAGCACTATAAGTTTTACAAAAATAAAGGAGCCAGATGCAACCGTCTTCTCGTTAACCGTTGACCTGAGTGATGACGATATCGGATTCTCGATAGAACTAGACGACGGTCACGGGGGGCTGCTTGGGAGAACCGGAGTACATACAAAGAAGCGTAGAAAAATGAAACTTTTGGAAATATTCGCTTTATTCGCCACCCTCATCGTTTCCTTGGTAGCGGTGACTATAGCCGTACCGCACGCTGAGACGCCATTTTCGCTCTGGTGTGCGCTCTGTGTAGGATGGCTACTACACGACGCTGCCGATTAACGTTATCAATAAAAATAATATTACACCTAACGGTTATCATATGTTCTTTATACGGAACATGCGGACAAATCTTGGTAGAAGGAACGCAATCTTCTAAAAGCACCACAGCGTTACACGTTAATTCGATACACTGGTATTTGGAGATCCACAACGAGGTTTGTTAGTATGAGACTATTGTGGGTTAGAAGGTTATACGGCGAAGCAGAGATACTCTACGACACTCCGTGGACCCGGTTCACGACGGATAGGTTCATGCGGTTATCCTTACAAGATGTTCCCGATGCAACGCTTCGTATAAAACGATTTGATCCGGATAAAAAGGGTATCGAAGAGATAAACGTGTGGTTCAATGCCACTATAGACCACAACTCTATGGGAATACTCAGATGTATCGTGAACACAGAGAGAAACCTGGGTACATATAAAGACATATATGTAAATCTAGACCTCATCTGTGAGCACTACGTGTATGATGGTATCGTAAAATATTCGTGCAGTCCGAAGTTGTATGGCTGGTTACGAGGAGGTATTTTCACATCGATATACGTAAACGACACGCGAAGAGGACATACCTTCATTATCCAACCCGGATACGTCGATATCGAATATATGCAGGGTAGTATCTTGTCGTGTTACTTAGGCCCCGGCGGACCGATTATAACGGTCACGTCAGAGAATCCGTATAAAGGACAGAACGAGTTACAGATATCTATAAATTCTAAATATTTCATCACTAAAAAGTTCAATCTTATATAATAATATTGCAGATTATACGGATTTTGTGGGAGGATACCACAAACGGAACATATAAAAAGAGTCATCAAGTCTACTTTGTTTTAAAAAACACCGGACAACATGAATGTGACACAACGTGGGTATACCGCTGATGAACTTTTCGAACTCCACAAGATAGCCATATCTTTTGCTTGTATCTCATCTATCATCTTACTGATAACTATCGTGACCGTCGCAACATCTTTCGCGCTAAGTATATACACTAGGCGAAGACAACAGTCTTTTGATATACCGCTAGAATGTAACGTATTTCTTGTCCACGAGACCGGAGAGGTCGCTCCCGTGACCGCCGAGACACCGCCGCCTCAAGTGCCTCTGGGTGTGAACATCTATGAAGACAGTGACATAACGCTGTCGCGAATGGCCCCGGGAGAAAACATATACGAAGACATGTCTCATGGGGGATTGTCTACAGATAATATATATGAAATCATTGACTGATTTTTTATTCACATGACGTGTACATCTGCTGTATAAAGGCAACGGCTCTCAACTAACGTTTCACACACCTCACTATGGCAAAGACAGCAATCTTCGCTTTGTGCATTTTTTTTTCCGCAAAAGTCTTGTCGACATCGGAGACGTGGGAGTCTTCATACAAAAACGGTAGTTTCTCATGTAGGTTCAAGAACACACCGAAAAACGTTGGTTACAGCGCATGTTACCTACCAGGAGACTACGATCCCATAACCATGAGGTCGAAAGGTAACGCGGCCTTGGTTAGGAGGGGATTCGTGAACCATGCGAGCAGGTTTGAAGACGACGGATCGGCTACCGTAATACTTTCAGATGATAAACATCACAACTGTATAATGTGCACCTCGGGAGCCGCTGTCATCAAACAGACATGTCTAGCATGTCGCGGAGCTTCCAATATGCATCCCGCACCAACGCCTGACCCCCTCAGGGATTTACGTGACCGTTGGCCGGTATTCATCCAGAGCGGTGTGGAAAAGGCTGGTGATGTTCGTTATTTTTACTGTAGGTTTCGTATAAACCCGTCGACTTCCACATTGGAATCGGCATGGCTAAACGAAGGCTGTAAATTTTCTGCATCTACGCGCGATCCGGTAGAAGCGTGTAAAGGTACCCCAAGCTTTCTTTCCCCGCTACGCAGAGGAAAATATGTTACTATACGGGCCCGTGTCAAGCACGACAGTACGCAATGCCGCGTATGCATGCTTAGGGCCGACGGACTGGTGACGGTGAATCGTGCTTGTATGAACGTCAGAGAACACGATCTCATCAAAGATCTACAGATCGGCCGTAGTATCATCGCAGCCGTCTTAGCGTTTGTGGTCATGGTGGTGATCGTTTGTATCATTCGGATGGTCTTAAGTACCGATCTACCGAAGAATCTCTTCACAAAGATGTTTCGGGTACGTACGGTGTATACGCGTTTTAGTGTATTGTATATGCTCTTATGTCTTAACGTGATTTTGGCTGTAAAACGGCCCGTTACTCCGACAAGATCGGTCAGGGCTCATACGATGGTATTACAAGGGTTGAGATTGTGTATCGGTTCGAGGTATATGAACGTTAGCGAAATCGAAACGATTTTAAACAGGTGAGATTTATTTATTTACTATATTTTACGGGTTATGTAGATTTAGAGATGACGCGTTTATTTTTTTCATAGGGTGGCTATACTAGACTTTATTAAGGATATAGACATCCTCTCCGAAGAGAACGATGGGACCGTTAAGAAAATCAAAGAGACTTCGGTAAAAGAAGACTTGGTCGTACGTCTTTCGACAAGAGATCCGAGAGTTGCGCGCATTATCACACGCACGTTTTCAGATGCCCGCGCACGGTCTAAAACGCTAACTACGACGTTAGACGTCACCGTACTGGACGAGAAAGATATCGGACGATATCGTGCCCCTTCACGAACTCGAGCATTACCTCACAAGACCATACCACGAAAACCTATATAACTCCCGTAACAATTTATACTAACCTCATTGATCAATAAAATGTTTGTTCTAACACTAAGTTTAACGTTTTTATTGATAACGTACGTCTCGGGTAACGTGCCGTGCTGTGCGAACGTATCTACCCCGTTACCCAGGTTCGCGGTCAAATCTTTCGATAGCTATACAAGTTCATGCGGATCGGTCGTTTCTTTCACCACACCGTCCGGAGCAATGGTATGTGGACCGATGTCCGGAAAATGGCAGCAGCTCTACTGCGCGACTCTGTAAGTATAAACTCTTGATACCGGTAGTGGGGGTTATTACGGATAAAAACGCACCAAAACGATATTAAATCAATATATTTCAGGAACGACTACCACTCGAGACGACGTTTGATAAATATTATGGAAAGGCTGTTCCGACCATTTGATTCCATCGTAACGCGTTCGAATAGAACAGTAATTCTAAACAACGTTCCGGTTACAAAACCAAAACAAATTGGAAGCGTAAAATTTACCACAGCTTCGAAAGATAAAAAAGTAAAGGTCACGAAAAAACCAAAGAAAGTAAAGGCAAAACCGAAGGGGAAACCGAATATCCAGGTTTCAATTAAAGATCCTAAAGCGGTTAACGTGGATAGTGTTGATATATATCAGGCTACGAACATCATCAAGAAATTGGGTTCGGTTTATACGCGATATTATGAGTATAACGCTACGAGTAACAATGTATCAAAGAAATGCGTATGTAAAGTACAAATGACTATCAACGGGACCATGTTTCCATACGGAGTAAATATACTAAAACCCCAAGCGGGAATACAATATATTGTAAGTTTAAAATTCTATGCCGCGGATGGCGCTGCATATAGCCCATGTACTCATGGTTCTAATATCCAAATGAGATGGGACGTGAGCGAAGAAGGAACCAATTTAGATTTTAACTATTATGTGGGACGTACGATCGACGGTAAATTTATCCCAAGCCTGAACAGAAACGACTGCTTTTACAAGTACGAACCTTTTTTAAGAGACGAGAGGTACACATATAAATGTCCATAACAAGAAATCTTTATTCACAATCAGATTCATCTTTAGACGGGCATGCTTTGAGTGAGACAAATTCTTTACATAACAATAAGAAACCAGACCCGTTCCGAATATGAAAAAGTGGCGCGTCTACCAACATTGTCTTGTTTCTCGTTACCTCAAAGTCCAAATATAGTCGTCTCGTCCCTATCCTGAGAAAAGAGTCAAACGATTTAGCCAACCGCCGCAATCTGTTCGATTCTGGTAAAAATGCGAAAATCGCTCCCGATTGATCCAACATCACGTATATCTCACAATCGGTTTCAGGATCTTCCATGGACCTGACGACTCTCCCAATTATCGCATATTTGGTACCAAAGGCCTGCCTGTAAGCCTGTTTAACGTAAGGTGGGGCGTTAGATGAAATTATAAAAATCCTGTCTTTGAGCATACCAGGACATCCGTTGATAAACCAATGATGTTCCTGCCACACATCTAACTTTTTCAAAAACCCTAACGTGTTTTTAGATGGTACGCTCGTAATGTCTCTGAGTGCATCATCTTCGTCCATGGCATAAGGCGCACCACCCGATTCTGTATAAACCTCTTCGCATTTGGAGAGACCATCTCTACCAAACGCTTGCAGGTTATCCGCGATAAGGTAAAGTTTCTCACCATCGGTACTCGGATCATAGTCTGCACTCCAGACCGGCCGTCCCCTGACGTGAGCGAAGACGCGTCCACTCACCGAAATTAAAATAACTATATGAGAATCGCTATATAACGATTGTCCATACGACATGATGACACCCAATACTTCCATCGGATCTTCATGCAGAGGATATTCACCATGAAGTCCTTCTATCACAGGTCTGTAACCTATCTTATCGGTAGATGTGAGTCTCAACTTTCTATTAGGGGGCCACGCCACACTGAGAAACATTCCATCGTGTTCTTCTAACACCTTATTCAATCGGTGAAACTTCGAAGTCAGACACATCAATTCCAACGCTGCTCCGGTCGCCATGGGAAGCGTTTTTTTATAGACATCATAATCAATGAGGCATTCAACAGGTCTGACCGCTTCCTGAACACTGTTACCGGCCCGTTGTAACAAGACATTGTCGACGGTGACGGCGTGTCTCTCCGTAAATGGATTTCTGCGTATGCCTCTGGTTCGTTCGGATGAACCCGAATCAGTTTCCATGACATAGGTGTGATCGAGAGAGAGTACCTTCAGTGCTAGGTTTAGGTCCAAATACAAACATCCGACGATATCCATATCTCAAATTATACACTGTGAACGGGAAAGGACGTGACGATTATGAGTTTCATAACACGCCAAATGGGATCCAGCCGTATCTAGCCACTAGATGTCACCAGCAACCCGAGATTGGACACCAATGGGATATGCGGATACGAAACGAATGCTGTCTATGGGTGCGTATGACGATCTAGTATTTATATACCCCCTCACAATAAATTATAAATGCCACAAAACCGGGGTTTTAACCTTTATTATATAAAATTCTGTGTACAAAATAAACAATAAAAAACGAGAAAATTACGGTTATAACTTAGGACACAACGGAACGACAGATCGACGATAAAATCTCATCAGTCTAGAATATCGTTGTTTCCTCCAATACAGTAAAGCTATCACCGTTGTTAATATCATAAAAATGATGATTAATAAAAGGATTGTACGAGTAGTACGTGTACTGTTATCCGAAGTGAACGATACCGGAGATGTTGGAGGTGTTGGATAAAATCCATCTAATACAACGGAGTAGTTATAAACGGTATTCAAATAAATGATACGACATGTCACATTCTTATTATGTAAAGTCAGGTTTCCATATAACACGCTGGTAACCTTCGTAGTTCCGTCTGATTGTGATTGACTAGTTGTGAAATTTTTAAGACCGTCACCAAGGGGGACCCAGGTAATTGAAACGTTCGGTCGCGAAACTGCAGAGCATGTTACATTCAATATATTATCAGAAAGGTTACCACTGATGAATACCGAAGGTGTATAACGAAGCGTTAAACAACTCGTTCCCGATACCTTACCAGAACCGAACATATTAAACAGACACATATAACAGCCTTCATCATCCAGTGTTGCATTCCAAAACGTTATACTACTGTTTAAAAGACCTAATTCGGTTATATTAATTCTATCTTTATATGTGGGCTGAAGCACTACACCGTGGGCTTTGCTATACGTGGCCATATTTTCTGGACCTACAGCTTTCTTCTTTTGCCACGTTACAATTAAAGGTTCTTGTGTAGTTTTCAACGAGCATCTGAGGGACGCGGGCGATCGAAGTGATGAATTTACATCCTGTGTTACCACTTCAACTTGCGACAATGTTGGATTTATCGAAATAATTATGTAAAATAGTATAAACATTAAATTCATATTATCCTTACGACGATTACCTGTAGATAGAAAAAAATTTTTTTAATTTGAATAAAAGTTATGTAATTATCATAAATACCCCCATAAATTACCCAAGTAGAACAGAAAGTGTGGCAGCGGCTAGCAAATCATCAAATTTACTGATATAACATACAGATGTGTCTATCTTACCTTATTCCTATTAAAATCGTTATATATCACCGACAAACTGAAGATTATACTCACTGCACAACGACGGTCATAGATCTAAACAAGATATTACAGAAATATTACAAAACTTAGTTTATAACGACGTTCATAGCTCCGAATCAAGTCTTTCTGTGTACTTGCCCTATCCGGATCACATTACTTTATAACTTTAACCACACCCATATATCCAGTACATACCAATTAAAATTTTTCGAGATAGACTGTCACCCGAATTATATTTGCATAATCCATGTACTTTCCCATAAAAATACAAAAATGTTTCAGTTTCCATTTTATTACTAATGAAATTTCTCAGAAAATACACAAAATGTTTATTTTTTTTTCTATTTTATTAACAGAATAAGTTGATGTTTTAAATTAAATATAGTTATGTGCTAATATTCGCGGTAAAAACACCCATTAATCTTAAAATTGACATTTATCTGGCTTTTTCATAAAAAGGCTCGAACAAGTTTTATCTGGCAGAACATTTGCTTCTAATAACATTTTTAAAGCCAAACGCTAGGCCACATAAGCGGAATACGTGACCCATGAAAATCATCCATCTGGCAGAACACCGAATACTTAACACCGTTTATTATCCAAAAACATCACATAAAACATATCTTTGGCAGAACATTTGCTACTTAACATTTCATGTGATCCAAAAACATCAAGCAAAATAACTGATCCATGGGAAAACCATCCCCCTGGAAGAACATTTGCTACCATTAACATTTGTCTAGGATCAAACTCTATCTGGCAGAACATCCACTGGCAAAACATTTAACAGGTTTTAACATTTTTCTTGGCAGAAGGTTAAGTACATGATTTACAAAACAGATGTCTCGAGCGAAACATTATTTGGCTTGCTGTATTTGTTGGCAGGACATCTAATTGAGTTCTCGGAAAAAGTCTTGGGGACTTATCTGTTCTGGCACCGTGAGTTTGTACTGGCAGAACATTATAATTATTTATGTTGGCAGGACAGTAAGCATATTCCTAATATAACTAAGGTCTAATTCTTTTTTGACAGAACATTTACTAAACTAAATCTGAGTAAGTTTCAAGAAACCATCATATGAGGGTCTATAGTCAGATAATATTCTGAAGAAACTGCTGACGGTTTTACAGAGAAATGTAACTCTCATAGGACATTTAGAGAGTTCACAGATAGGTCTTTGGAAAATAACAGAGTCACAGGACATGTCAGCAGAGATTTTTTTTATTTTTTTGAAGAACCGATACTTTTTTAGAGAAGAGTAGAGGTCATCAACCCAACACAGTGGAAATTTACAAGAAATTGATGTTATTCTGATGAAAAATAAAGTTCATACACCCCCACTTATGGAAATTTATTAAGGAACTGAGAACATTTTGGGGAAGAAGTAATAAATTATTGAGGAACTGATATTTTTATGGAAATTTTAAAAAATTCTGGTAAGCTATTTAAAAAAATGAACTTTATTATGAAACTATTGCCCTTTTCTCTAAAAAACAACACAATTTCACGGAATATCCTATGATTAATTATGACCTTTTAGCCAGTTCCCATATTAAGAATGAGTTATAGATGACTCTCTTTAAAAAATTATTCGATTTAAACCATCTGTTTTAAAGCACAGCATTTGTGAATAATGTGAAGAACTTAGAAGTATAATCTACTCCAAGGTCTGATGTATTTTTCAAGGCCACGTTAAAGTGTATGCTTGTAACAGAGTGCTTACATTCAAGCCAAATGTTAATATAACAATCCTGAATTCGTACATAATGTGAATAAGACACTCAACTCTATTTAAATCCAGATCTAAATAGTTACTTTTATCTAAATGTCACCATCTGTTTCTACTTAGAATAATAAACTTCTTAAAGGTCACGTATCGGGCTGATTATAAATCATTATAATTATAACAAAACAGATGATTTGTTTAAAGGTCACATCCCGTTCCGTGGTCTTTTTAGTCGAAATAACTATTAATCTTCATTATGTTTCTGAGAAAGTTTAAATATCACGATTTCCACCCATAACAGTCATTATGAGTCAGTGGGAGTCATACTGAATCAGGGTATTTTAACTGGAAATTTTTTGAAAAACATGAGTTTTTCTTAAGGTCAACATCTGGTCTTATAAACAGAACTGAGATTTATGGCCGGTAATTACCACTGGACGATTTCCCGGGAAATCGCTATGGGAACGGCCCGTTTTGCAACTTCTTTGACCAAAATATATCGAGTTAAGCAACTTTTAAGGCCAAGTCACTATGACTATGCCAAATAAAGCAACTATTAAGGTCATTTCACTATGGAAACACCCAATTCAGCAACATTGTAAGCCAAATCTCCATAGAAACCTCATAAGTCAGCCAAAAGTCAACGACCTACCATCTGTTTCTGCTTATTTCTCTAATTTTAATTGCAGACTTTGTCATTTTATGTTCCTCTTATTCTGAGAATAGCTGACGCCCGCTCGTTAAGGACACTGAAACTGCATAAGAGTCACGTTGACTCAGATGACCTCGACATCTGGTCTGGTTTTTCTGCCAATTTTTCGTCTAAACTGTGGAAAATCCCCACAGATGACCTACAAAACTCCGATTTCTATTGGACGATGACCGTCAGACGTAGGTATAAATCTCCTAACGCCGTTCGGGCAGTCACAGTCTTCGGATCGGACGCCGTGGAACGCAGTTCTCAGCGAAGAAGGACACCGCCCGACTCCAGAAGACACCGCTGCCCGAAGAAGAGAAGACTTCATCGGTAAGAGACCCAGCTTCTCCTCCCCGGAGCTTCGGCCACGCCGCTCCACACCCGGGAACCGAGGCTTCGGAGCCCGATACCCGGACAGAAGCTTCTCCCCGGCCGCTCCACATCAGGGAGCCTTGACCGGCGAGCCTGCTATCCGGGTAGAGACTGTCCTGCGGCCGCTTCAGCAGCTCCACGATCGACGACTGTGACCGTTGAGCCCGCCGTTTAGGCAGAGGCTCCGCTTCAACTACCCTACCGACACATTCGCGGTTCTTCCTCCAGAACATCTTACCCTCTACTCGGCCACTCTACAAGGACCGGTAAGCAATTTTTATATACTAGACTTAAATGTTTCTATGATCATTATGTGGTGATGGTTCTGTGTATGAAGAGAGCTAGGTGGAGGCTATCTTTCGCTTCGGTGATGGAACACTACTCTTACAATGGCGGCTCTAATGACGGTTTTCTCAACATCGGTGGCGGCTCTAATTACGGTTCTCTCAACATCGGTGGTGGTCTTCGCATGCGAGCTCTAGATTTTTTTTATCTGTAAAATAAGATTGAAGATGGTTGACTGTGTATCAATTCTTTTTCATAGGCATCAGATCTTGTCAACCGTTATTAATCTTTAGGATCAGATGAACTTGCGAGCTCGATATCTAGAATAGAATCCCCGTGACTGCTAAGATCATCTCCGTTCATACACCAGATGTTACAGGCCACGGCTACCATTATGAATCCAAACATGAACAGAATTGCCAGAATGGTGCTCAATGGTTGTATCCATCTCGCTGGTCTATTTTCTCTCACCGACGAGACCCCAACATCGAGAGTTCCGTTTATTTCATGAGTCGACCTTTTAGTTCGTGATTTATTTTCTGTGTTAAGAAAATCAGTGAGATCAATTATTGTCAGTCTATACGATTACAATAATGTCTGAATTATCGACGTGCATAAGATCGTCTCACCCGGCGCAGATTCCAACAGATCTTTGTCGCCATGCCTTCCGTTAGAAAGGTAGTATAGTAATATGATACCAGCAATGCACAGAATCGAACATTTGATAACAATTTTGTTGATGTCGTATATCTGTTAAAAATTAATAAATATATTACAGATCATGGATCCAACTCTTTTCACACAATCAAGACTTCTCAGAGTGAATGATTATGATGAAGTGCGTGAGTCGGTAAATCAACCGAGACAGGAACAGCAGCCAGGAGACAGGTACATATATCACTCTTATAATTCATATTGTATACACCAACATTAAACTTATCAGATCATATGATAAATACGATCATCTAAACATGCGTTAATCTCCTAGGTGCCCTAGACATGTGGCAAGAATCATTGCCGAGAACGATCCTCCAATCAGATGTGACCTGACTCTCCAAGAGCTATTGAGTGAGGTGCAGGTGGATTTCGAACCATCGGCATCAGAGGTCGTGGCAATGGAAGGCCTGATGGACGAACAACACTTCATTCCACATGATCCACATTCTAAAAAAGCAGCCGGTAAGTTTATAATTCGATTTTATAAGATTATATTTACAAAATACAACACACAGACGGTACATGAACATTATACATTTTATTTCAGTTCAAAGTCTTGTAATTGCCATCAAGACCGCGGACCTCCTGTTGCAAATGATACATGAGAATGTTAAAAGAGACATCCGCACGACATGCATCCAAATGGCTAATGAATCTTATGCACGTGCGGACATAGTCAGAGATTCACTGATAGCAGCATCGCAAGGAAAATACACAGCACTCGGGAAAATAGTATTCCACTCCTATACAAATTTCATGCCAGTGAATGCAAATGAGTCCGAAAAGAGAGCATGGATGGAAATGCTAGGCGAGTGTACCAGCCATGGAAACAAGCTGTGTGAGATGGCAAATGCGCAAGTAGAGCAGGAGACGCGCGATATAATCAATATAATGTTCAAAAATATAGATGATGTAGTCACACAAACAACAAGAGCAATGAGAGGCGTGTTCGATCCACCTGACACAGTTAAAGCTCTCTCTGCCGCAGCCCAACTGATCAGAGTATGGGAACATGATAACGTTATAAATGACCAAAGTGTGTCAACATCTTCTGTCGTAACGGCTGCATTGGAGGCTAACGAGAATTTGGCAAAGGCACTTAGAGATGTGTCAGGGTACGCTGAGGTGCAATTTAACAGATTATGCCTTTCTATACTAACATCGGCAAAGGAACGAATAGACATAATCTATCATTCGGCAAGGTCCCAACACCTCGCGTGCAATGTCAGGATGAACGTGGCACAACAAAACCTAGCAACTTTCATCCTAACGAATGCCAGAGAGAGGCCAAATGATGCTGTGATCAGAACACGCAGAGCAGTTGCAAATACAGGTATACTGCTGTTCACAGGACAACATATCACAAGAGATGCTTTAGATAAAGCTGCAGAGTCAAAAAGTGTAGAAGAAATTGTAGGGATGTCAGTACAGGCTAGACAAGCGCTAGTTGAACAAGATATGCCTCCACTAGAGGGAGAAGGTGAGGAAGCTAGAGAGGAACATGCCGGAGAAGGACAGGCTAGAGAAGGACAGGCCGAAGAAGAACAGGCCGGAGAATCTGCGGGAGATGAGTCCGAAGATGAAGATGGCGAAGGAAGAAGGTCTCTGGTCCGTGTGATCAACATTCCACTCGCGCAACCTCAGCCGATAGTGGCGCAGCAGCCTCCACCTCAGCCCCAAGAATCGGATGACAGCGATACCGAATCTGATGGCGAAGATCCAATCGCTAGGCAACAGAATCCCACACCAACACAAGAGAGCGAACCCATAACCGAAGATCCTGAAGACTGGCCGGACGCTCAGAGACTGATAGAAGAGGAATCTAGCCAAGAAACACCCCAAGAACCGGCATCTGAGCAAGAACCATCCACACCAGGTCCACGCACTAGGAGACGCTCACACCCCCCAACTGAAGGTTCAGCACCCAAGAGAGGCAGGAGATCATAAGGTGCCAACCAATATCAAACCGATCGGGGTACCAATCATATAAATCATAAATGCCAGGATACCAATCACATAATCATATCAATATGCATCAATAAAATTTTATAATCATACTCAGAGGGAACTGCCCACCCTCAATTACCTATTGATTTTACAATATATAATGTAACTGCAATTAATAAAGTACACATGTACATGATCTATCTGTCTATTGTGCTTTTTCAGGGCCTAACGTGAGGCATATAGACATTGTTACCGCAGCCGCGTCGATGTCAGGGATATCCGGATCAACAGAGAGACCATTAGATGATGGACAGAGACCCTTAGCTGATGGATGTTATAGCAAGAAACATAAGAAGCAGAAACACAGCGAACCTATAGACACCAAGGTGCACATCCAACGGGGGGAGGAAACAGACTCTGATTCAGACTCAGACACCGGTAAATCACCGGGATGCGATGAAATATCTTTTTACTTGTCCAGTGCTTCGGATGATGAACATGGCAATGGGAATCGTTCTGGGTTAGAAGGAAATTGTAGTTCATATACTTCACATTCATCACGTAGATCAAAATCGCCGCTAAGAAGTCCTTCAAACAGGCCCCAAAAGAGAAAATTATGTAAGAATATGTTTATTACAAAAAGCAAACGTAGGGTAATATGTGAATCTGATTCAGATACAGACTCCGAAATCGAGACCAGGCCATTTATCAGACCACAAGAACCTCCCAGACAAAAGAATAAGGGGAAAAGATGTCCCAAGAAACATAGAAAGATAAAAGAGCTCATGGATGGGCCAGGATTCGTGGCTCCGAATGCACACAAACGAGGTAAAAATAGAAATGAGGGAAACAACGATGGACGAGGGAAACCGACCACACGAGCTTTAGAATACAAACAGATGCCATACAAACAGCAAACGGTCCAGTTTCTCTATGGAAATGCGATAAGGACATGTAGAGAGAGCACCGTACACGATAAAATTATTATGGTGATGTTTACACGGGGTCAAGATATCAGGCAGGCCATAGAAAAGTTGAGATCCCAACTTGGTCAAATAACCAACCTTTCCATATCTGCTCCCTTCAACACAGAACACACAAAACCACAGATACACACACCAAACACGGTTAACATGACATCGCAGGCACTTGCGGCAGGTCTTCAAGCCTCCTGGAACCTAGACGAGGATAATAAACACAATAATGCACCTAGGATGTCAGATTACAGAACCATGATAATCCAAGCGGCAACACCACCAGATTTTCTAGGTGCACTCAAACTATGCATACAGTTCGCACAAACCTTTCCCAAGAATGCGTGTATAAGGTTATGTAATATAGTTGGAGGCCTACAACCCCTTCCCATCTACGAAAAAGTCGTCACCGCTTACACTGACACGCAATATAACTTTAGCCCAATCACTAACAAAGATAGTAACGGTGGTATGAGCACAATATTGGATCAGGACTCCGATTCAGAATAATGAAGAAACTATCATATTAAATCGTGTACATATTTTATTAAACACTATTTCCAACCATGAGACGAGGCTTGTTGATGCAGCTGCTGTTCCTTGGAATAAATGTAATATACTGTACAGATAATTCTTCGTGGTGTGACTTTGTCGGTAACGGGGATACCTGGGAAGTATCGGATCGCATAACGGTGAATGTCACGACAGACGCGTGTTATGTTTCACGCGCAGATTTTGCGTGCGCGGTTAATATATCGACAGATTTTAAATCGGTCAAAGCCACATCTGCAAAGGCTACCTTGTTGTGTGAAATAGACAACACCGTGGAACACATCACCGTACGGTTATCCGACGCAATCATAAATAAAGATTCGTTGTCATGCGGTCTAGATTACACCTTGACCCGGGAACAGCAACACGCGGAAGATCTTCTCTTGTCCACGTGGTCGGACTACGGTGGAATTGATCTATCCATAGGGGGGCACATTATATATGATATAGCTTGCGTGGCGTGTTACACCAATTCGGGTGCTTTATTTTGTGACTACAGTATATACAGTTCCACGCTGGCAACTCCTAAGATATATAACAATCACCGTATCGTCGCACCGTCAGACACACAGAAAACTCACACGACCCCCGTTTCGGACCATGTCACGAAATCAACGTCCACAGTATCGAGAAACGTCATTAAAAGAATATACCGAGCCCTCTCCGCACAACGTCCCGAAATGCAAAAAAAATATAAGAAAAAACAAACACAGTTCCATGGAAAACTCGTTTCGACACCATCATCATACGATCCCGACTCGTCTTATGCAGCAACAACACCAGCAATACGATATGCAACGGACAGATCTCTACGGATACCATCCACAATGCGCGATGCGACACGTCGGAATTCGATTCATTCCGATTGGCTACGTTCGACATCCTATCATAAACACCCCGATAGCGGTGGGGTTGATGGGCTTCCAACAGAGCATTCAACACGTCATCGGACAGCATACCGCGGTAGAAAAGACACCACACACGCGGATTCCAGAATGTCGAACTCCTATCGAAATAACGGAATATCCGCTCCATATCGTACGACAGCAACTGAACTACAATTTGGAACAACAGATACGACTGCTTCAAAATTTACAGTTAAACGGACACGAAGGGATTGGATACAACCAACTGAGAGCAAATCAACTTCGGTTAACCTATCATCAGAGTCCACCTTCCCCGCCCACGATTCATATACAGCAACCACCCGAACTCGTCTCAGAAAACGAGATGCCGCTTCCACAGGCACGGAAAATACAAACACAACATACACAACGGACGCAATATACACAACATACACATCAGATGCATCAAAAAACCAGACAAAACCCACACAAGAAACGCCACCGACAACGATTCACCAAACAGAAAACATATCAATCGGACTGTCCACAACCACCCATACAAAAAACAATTCAGATGGCGAATATGGACTAAATACAACAACATATTACAGCGAAACACGCAACACGGCATCGTATAATATAAATAACTCAGTAGAAACTCAATATACAACAACGTTGCAGTCTGTCGACTTATTCGGTAAAGTTGAAGTATCATACGATGATGGGGAGGAGACACAAGTTACGACACCTGTAACAAGAGAAGATTCCGGGATCGATGGAAATGCGTGGCTATTAGAACATCCCATCGTCATAATATCAGTGTCCCTAGTAGTGTCCCTCGTCACAATTTGGTTGATCTGTACTATCGTGATACTGTCACGAAAAATGAATAAACGCATCAATTGATTATCGATACACGCAAAATGTGTCCGTTTATACATAAAGTGCTTGTACTGGTCGTATATACACTTCTAAGTCCGCCCGTCGGCGCCACGATCCGGTCTCATGTAAACCAAGGTCCCAATGAAACGACATTACTGTGTACGGGATACAACCATAGCGCCGTGTGGGAAAAAGTAGTCAACGGATCCGGTGTGTCCATCGCGACAATCAACGGATCTATAATAACAATGAATGATACTACCGGCAGTTTTTCCGTTAAATCAAAGAGTGGTAAATCCGGACTTGTGACAACGTTAACGACCGCGAATAACAATACCGGTCCCTATCGTTGTCGAGTGGGTTTAGATTCGAAACTTCTTCACATAAAATTACCTATCACGGTAAACAGCACGGGTGGAGAATGTACACTAAGTATGACATGTTCGCCCAAAAACGGCGGTTCGACAATTTTATGGTTTTTGAATTCAACCCAAGTATCTGTAATCAGAAATTATGTAAATGGAACGACGGCGGTGATTTATAAAAATTCTTCGTTCGTCGAACTTGGAAATTATACATATGACATTCAGACTAACACGAGCCATTACAACGGAACGCGTCCAGCGTGTTTAACCTGCGTGGTATCCACAAACACATCATATGGAGATTCTACAAGATGCACATTGTATACCAAGGATCTTACAAGGAAGAATGAAACAGAATTTTTACACTATCTAGACTTCATGTACGGAGAAAACGACGAATCGGAAACATTCAACGAAGAGTCTAAACCGACCGGAGTACCATTGCTCGTCACAACATGTGTGCTAATAGCGCTCATACTGCTCTTTGTTTTTTTGATACACCGCAAAGGAAAGAATACACGGAAGAATATATATACCGCACCACGAACAGATCACACAAACAGGAATGAGAGGAGTACAAGACTTACGACCCTAGGCGTTAACGCAAATGAACTCGGTATACTTTAATCAATTACAACAAAGTCTACCGTTATGAATACCACACTAAGTAATCTGACGACCGAATATGCAGCTTATCAAAAGAATCAGGCAACAGTAGCAGTAGATACATTACATTTTTTCGCATCGTTTTCTGATCTGATTTTCGTTTTAACGTGTTTCTTGATCTTATTCCTTTTAATCGTATTTCGAGCTTCAATACGCAATTTTCCAGAGATGCATCGCATATATAGGACGATTATCGGAGTTAGACCAGCTCACAACGCTTGATATTCGTAACTATCTATGAACATATTAATACATCCCCGACGCGTGGAGACCGTCGACCATCGCTAATATATATCCACAACATCTCCGAAAGACACATTATTAAAGAGCCTAATTTACGAACTAGCATCGGCCAATCGCAGCAGGTGATTTGCCAAGATGACATCACACACATTCAAGATGGTTCACAAGTCTCGACGGAAACATCTACCAGACAGTATGCAAAGGCATACGTGTCGAACATCATCATACGTCCAATAGGATTATTAAAACAACCCGTCAATCTTCGGAGAGATCATCATGAAATTCGTAACCATAGCTGTCTGTGTGGCGTGTTTCATCTACAGTCTTTCTATACAGAGTACGGCGAATTCGACAACAACCGCGAGCACTAATGTAACGTCTACCGCACAAAATTCTACCGCAACGTCACAACCGAATGATTTATCGTTTCTTATGTTCTCAATCATCATCGGATACATCTGTATAGGACTTTTGGACTGCTTACCATGAACGACACAAGTGCTTCTATGAGTTATGAAGCGAACCGAACCTCGCTCATCATATTTGACATCATCATGGCAATCACGTCGGACGGTATGAGTAGTGTTATTTTATATTGTTTTATAATGACTTTGTTTATTACGCTTGCTATGCTACTTTTTAGGTTAGCGTCGATGAAGAACGCAACTCTTAGAATTGCAAGAAGGTTGGGACTGATAAAAGGTTATCAACTCTACACGATCTGTGATAAAAAGTTTCAAGAAAGACACGGCGACGGTACGGAACCGGCAACGGACGAGTTCAAGTACATCGCACTGAAAGCATGAATGTAAATAATCTTATCACGCACGACTTTAACTCCATAGAAACGTCACTCTACTCCACTTGACCAGATATATATCCCCATCCAGCTCATCCGCATAGGACACAGCGACACGTTTACTTCCCGCTTCGCCTCTGCTTCATGACAAAATAAACATGCGAATATCTTCAATAATGTCTGTGTTATGCCTCTTTACTATTGTAGAAACCAGAAAATGTAACATAACGGTAGTATATTCATATTACGATTATAATCTAAACGCTTCTTGTTTTATTATATGTCCCTTCCCTATCCACGGAAGATTCGACTTTCGTGAGAAAACTACTACAGAAAGGTACGGAGAAACTCCAGGTACATATACCGCGCTCTTCTCATTATCTGCAACGGGTTCCTTCTGGGGAGAATATGTGGACTGCAGATTAACGGACAACAGTTTGATATGCGTAGCACGCATCACCGTCAATGTGACGATATCGATACAATGTATCGGCGCTAATGGAATATGGCCTCCGTTCGAGGGGCCTTTTGTGACAGATGATCAGGAATATATTAATTTCGTGATACCTACAGATAAAGTCTACGAAAAGCCTAAACTTGGAGGAAAAAAACCTGTATACTATGGTACACTTCACTTGAAACAGAAATATCCACCTTCTACTAAACCCACAACGGACACACTATATATAATGAACGTATCATGCATCCTGATGACAGTAATGGGTATCCTTGGTCTGTTAACCTTTTGCTGTCGAAAATATCGACACGCACGACCCATTTGCGTATAAATATCCCATAAAATGATAAAGTATCCGCCTCTTTGTGTCGTAATAAAAAATATTTAAACATCTATCTGCCTCACGTAATTTATCATATCTAATGGCCTGTCACGGGTTCACCGTGATGAGTTATCTCAATGCATGTTTCATCGCGTTACTTGTATCATGTCCCGTGATAATGGGTATAGAAAGTATAAAGTGTACGGATGTCGAATCCGAATGGGGAAAGGTTGCATTGGGTAGATGCGATGTAAAATACGACCGAGGTACGACTACTTATTTGGCGGGTATAGAATGTTTTGAACGAAACGGAACGACATTGCCTTGGGAACAAATCGGATCATATAGCGCCGCTGGACATAAACCACACGTCAAACACAACGGTAAGACATTAGTTGGATAGAGATGATCGTATTCTGTTAAAGAAAAGTTGATTCGGATTTTCACGTTATATTTTTCAGGTACATTATTCATATCATTCAACAACACACACAATTTCACGTTAATTTATAAAAACCATTCGTATCCTGGAGTGACGTATTACTATTGCGAATTTGATCACACCGGAGGTTACATTCCTCCAGTCAAGGCGAGCTGGAAAGTGACGTCGTATCCATTGATATCTCTACGGACGGGGTTTAGGGTTAAAGACATCACAATACACGTCACCGTCAGACAGAACAAAATACCCAACATAACGATGTATCACGAACCAAAGACCTTATTCTCGCCGGTAGCGTTTGTTCAGAGGAATAACACCAACAGAACAACTACATATGTACTGAGATACAGGGTTCCGTGGTCGCAGAGTCAGGGCAACGCGACGATAGACGTGATAATCAACGGAACGCATTTCAGAAAGACTTTTTTATTGGATCGACATTCTAAGGGTTACTACACCATATTGACTCTTCTTACGATAACTACTAGCATCATACTCGTCGCATATGTCGTATACAGAATACGGAGACGTAGTACGACTATACGATATACTGACGATATAGAATAAACTGTTATCAGAACGATACGAGTCTGTGTTTTCAATACCGTATTTGCTATATTCGATGTCGTCGAAAGATATTGTACTACCACCACGGAGTATGTGGTCCAACATAACGTATGTGAAGGTCTCACATCCCACAGTGAGCTCCCTATCTCCGGCTAACGTTTCGAACGATAGATTAATAATCGCTAGACCTATCGGTACTTCATTTATTAAGATACCCCCTGGCGAATCGCCGTGGGAGAACCGCGTTCGTATCATAAGTTCAGACGTAAACGAGTCGCATAGCGAAGCAGATTATGTCCCCACTAGTAATTATGTTCCAGGTTCCTGTTCAGATCATCTCTACGATCCCGTATCACAATCCGTTTCGTCGGATAACACACAATCGGTATACAACACGGAATCGTGGAAAGATGTCGAGGACTTAATAAAGGGGGAAATCAAAACGGATTTTTCTGACTCAGACCTAGTCATAGATTTTGATATTATACCGTCTGAGTCTGAGGAGGATATTGAATTAAGCAATATATTATCGGAAGCACCGCAGGAAAAAGACAGTAAAGATAAGAAATCAAATACCGATGAGGGAGTTATCAGAAAACGGAGACGTTGCGATACGGGAGTGAACACGTCACGAGATGTGTCACCAGACGCCAAGACTAAAAAGACAGAATCTGATTTGCCTCAGCGAGGAACCGATGCAACAGAAGTCACATCAAACATAATCGTGATACCCGTCACACGCAACACCGATAATCCTACCACAGAGCCGGTACTCATACCTAAGATCGTAATACCTGATCTAGGGTCCGTGAAAGGTGAAGAAGAGATAGACGCTATGTTACCAAATACGGATGATCCCGAACTCGCACTCTCTGCAACGGAAGGTTCATACAGAAATAATAAGATCCTAAATGATATAGTGAGGCTGTGTGAAACGCATGACAACGTTCTGGATATCCAGCTACATCTAACGTGTCAAAAATTCAAAACCGTCCGCGTCGCATATAACGCTTTAACGAAGATACCTAGCCTATACATAATAACGGGATCACAGACCCTGACCGAGCTCTGCAGATGCGACTCGACAGAGAGGAGTACGTCAGAAATACATCAGCAGAGGGCGTTATCAAACACACATATAGAAATCGGTTCGTACGAGATCTGCATCAGATCTCAGACGGCACCGGATTTGTTGGAAGCCGCTAGGGTGTGTAAGGATATTTCCGATCGTGCGGTATATAAGTGTGAATTGAAAATTTCGACCAGCGTCTATTCATACACATAACCGCCGACAGCTCCAACTATTTAATCCCGTAGCCGAAGCAACGTCTCATCGTTCATTATCGCAACAATGACCCGTTTCATCATACTAAGCTGCGTACTCTGTATCGCTATTTCATCTGTCGCAACAACGATGGCTCCAAACGTATCCGGCAACGATATGTATTTTGAAAATTCCGGGTCCGGTTCGTCCGAATACGACGACGAAGATTTGAGCAGCGGCGAATCTGATATGAATTCTACCATCTTGACAGAAAATATGGAATCTACCAGTAACGCATCAGACGGAACGGATGAATACAACACGCAGGTAACGACGTTTCCCAATGACGTTACTACTGATTTTACGCTTACTCCAAACAATAATTATTCAACACTCTCTGATAACAGGTCTCCAGAGACCAAGAATCCGACCGATACCCAGACTTCGACGACCCCAACCGAGACTTCGATCTCGATCAAGACTCCAACTCAGACCTCAGCTCAGATGATCCAACTAACCAACACCCCAACGCCAACTGAATTACCAAATACCGAGAGTCCATCATTAACAACCGAAGCGGTGACCTCGATGAAGACATACATTCTAACATCACGCGAGTCCTCATCAAAATCATCTGAAGACATCAAATCTGAAAACATCACGTCGACGTCGAATACGGTTTACAAAACATCCGATACTGATGTGTTCACCTACCAGACGACCAACGCCAGCCCAACTACAATATCCACCGAAACGTCGGTCCCCACCACACCAGATACAAAATCATTAGACTCGAATAAAGTTACGGATTCTGTGACAGGTACGAATTCAACCATGGTTACAAATAACTCTTCGGCTACAATACACGCCTCAACCCCAATATCACATACCTCAACCGTTGTATATATTACTCCTCATAATATCACCCTGCCCGATACCTCAACTGTATCTATTGCTCCCCATAATATCACCTCGTTCGATACCTCAACTGTATCTACCATTCCTCATGTTACCCCATCCGATTATAATCATAACATTACAAACCATAATGTTACTTTATATGACTATGATTATAAAAACCTACAGACAACATCATCCGTGTCGGTTTCTGATCTCTATATATCCACTACGATACAGACGACACCATTATTTACTCCGGTGCCGTGTATATCAAACTATACACAAGATATCAACACGTCGCTTGCGTTATCTTCTTTTGATCATGTCACATTCACTAGAGTAGATTGTCCAACCGATATAGCTGCGTTCGATAAAGGTCTTGTCATAGATTCAGGTCTGGGGGCATCGTTATTCATCACGATATATAAAAGACTTAATCTCGTCACTAAAATGTTACGTTTGGTCGAAGAGCTCAACGAATATACGTATACGCCGGCAGACTTTGTACAATGAGATGTTGGACAATCTTGTTTATATTCGGGTTCGTGGTTACCACGAACCAAGTAAAGCAGGCAAAGCAGGCACCATCCAAGAGTGTCACTGATACGGTACATGTATTACACGGAACGACACCAGCGAATGAAACATCTGTGAATAGTACGTGTAGGGATGTGTTAATAAAATGCTACAACGCAACTGCATACACGCCTATATTCGGAGATGGACCTCTGAGACCTGTTATAGAGTTCTCCACGTTGATAAAATACAAACGAGCATACGGAGGATTTCCCAGTCCGATTAAAGTGGATGACGAGTTCCTCAAACAACTAGCCCTGCTCTACAACAACGAAAATCAACTACGCGTTCTATTGACTCTTTTAAAAAGCAAGCGCGAAAAAGACTGGTTGAGCTTCCTGAACGGATATAACGAGTGTGATTACCATTACAAATCGTCTATATTCACGTGCGTCAACGATACCTGCACGGAGCACAATCTACTGAAACTAAACTATACTAATGATGTGTTTGCCGAGAACGTTATCGGTTTTGACATTTCCCCTCCCTCTTTATACGTCCTTGTGCTTTTGCGTAACAATAAAACTAATACGGAGGAAGTTATACGTGTGCCTACTATTAGCATGTCTTTATTCGACGCTACATATAACCTGGTGCGTTCCATAACAGAAATAACTGGTTTTGGACAAGATCTGTCAGACACAGTACGTGATTATAGAAAGCTTTTTCCGACGTTATTCACAAACAGCGATCTGGGTAAGATTATACCGCGCCACAGACACCGGAATTTTTGAGATGGCTCTCCGGCAGTGGATGTTGAGACACATCGCCGTCCACGACGTACACAACGAACCGCACGAACCAAATCAGATCAATGCAGATCTGATAGGGTTACATGAATCGTGGACATCGTTTTTAAATTTATCAAGGGAACAGATTGCAGGTCTCGTGAGTATTACAGAAAGGGTGGATCGCGAAAGACAATCCGCAGTTATCTACCCAGAAAAGGCTGACGTCCATCGTTGGAGTCGCCTGTGCTATCCATACGATGTGCGTGTAGTCATAGTGGGACAGGATCCGTATCATGACGGCAGCGCGTGTGGGTTAGCGTTTGGGACCACGAGAGATCGTCCCGCACCACCGTCTCTCGTAACTGTTTTTAAAGAACTTCATCGCACTATCCCCAATTTTACCGTTCCGGATTCGGGGTGTCTGGACCCGTGGTGCAAAGAAGGCGTTTTACTGATAAACAGCATTTTCACAGTGATCAAAGGGCGCCCCGGATCACACGAGTCCATCGGGTGGCAGATATTATCAGACCGTGTGTTACGATCGATATCCGAACGCAGAGAAGGTGTGGTTTTTATGCTATGGGGATTGCAAGCACAGAGAAAAGAATGTTTACTAGACGCGAGTAAGCATCTGATATTGAAATCCAGCCACCCTTCCCCAAGAGCACAAGGTAGCAGAACACCGTTTTTGGGTAATAATCATTTCGTACTTGCCAACGAGTATCTGAGCAAAAGAGGAAAGAGTATCGATTGGAACGTTTTATGCAGCAAATAAAGACCATATTAGTATCATGTATAATCACGACTTTTTATTGCGCAGGGTATCGAAAAAGTTGGTTTGGGCAAATGGGTCTGAATAATATCACATTTACACGAAGTATCACATTTTCACACAGTATCAGCAAAGGTATAAAAACGGTACAAACCTTACATATAAATTCAGTACAAAATACATCTCAAATTAAAACACGTTAAAACACGAATAGGAAAACTACATAGAACACAAAACTCATATAAACCCGTCATCGAGTTCTACCAGTTCTTCTAATAGAGCCGCGGCCCTTTCCGTCTCCTCCTCCGTAACCGAAGGAGCGGCGACGGGCTCGATAATCTCTAAACCGTCCTCCGTCAAAAGGGGTCCTCTTCTCGAGGCTGCCCTCCTTCCCCGACCCCGCGTTTCGCGAGGTGTGTTCTCCGCATTCCGTTCCCTGACTAGCCTTCCGTTACGGCGCGGCTGTCCTCGGCCCCTCCTGCGTGTTCCGGTGTTACCAGAACCCCTAGACCGGGGATTTGGGTGATGCTCGACCCGGCTCATATCGATAAACGGTCGTATCTCACACACCGGTTTGAAGGGATCGACCGTAGGCCGTTCAAAGAAGCCCCTGAATGCATACGATTGACCAACCTCTTCCCGAGGTCTGTCCGGCATGCGACTGGGTCCTGGCACGGGATCCGGCATGCGACTGGGTCCGGGCACGGGATCCGAAGAGGCAGAAGTAGAAGCAGAACTCTCACCCAAACCGCCACTTTTGTCCTTACACTCGTTTAAGAGTCTCATCAGGGATTTAAAGACGCCGTCAAAAGGCGGGTTGTGATCCTCCTCGATCTGTGGATTCGGAGGAACATCGGCATTAGAATGTCTTTCTCCCACATCATTCTCATGCTGCTGCTCATGCTCATGCTCATCATGCTCATGCTCATGCCCAGGGCTGTGAGAAGTCATGCCCGCTCCCTCTGATCCCGAGTCTGTCGATCTGGGGCTGGTGTGTGCGAATTCCACCGAGTCCCGAGAACACACTATCCCACCATCGGTGCCCGTCCGCTGTTGCTGGTCGGCCGCCGTCTCCGTAGGAACGGCAGACGAGCGCCGACCGTCAGCGTCTTCCTCGAATTGTATTAAGTCAGTAAACCCCGGGGCCTCTATGATGGAGAGCGGAGAAGGCAACGCACCATCGCTACCGGGAGTCACTGTACTGCTTGAGAATTTGTTCAAAAATGAGACAGCGTCGGTGTTCAGATTACCATCGGTATTGCCGCCACTCCTGCCCGTCTCCGAGTCCCTGTCGGTCCTCGGGTCATGATGTTTTGACCGTTTAGCCTCCCCTCCTCGCGGAGAACCTTCCGGATAAAGATATTAATTAATCGCTTTAGAACACCAGCTCTCTCGGTCTACCCTACCCCAAGTCAAGTTCGATAAACGAAAGCATGCACGCTCCTACTTACAATCTTCCTCGATACGACGTCTGTCCTTAGACTTGACACTGCTCAGGGGTATGCTGCTAGAGGTAGACGGTCCTCCTGTCCGATCTCGGTGAGGGATCCCACCGTTCATGTCACATTTTCGACGTCTTTCATCGTCCTTGTCCTTGTCTCGGTCCCGGTCCCTATCCTTCTCTTTTTCCTTATCTCGCCTCCGTTCGTCAGAGGCCGCCAGCAACGAGGACATTCCAGTCGAAGGAATCTGAGTGAGCCCGGACGACTGAGACTCGGATTCAACGACAGATCTCGGGGCGGTTGCGGAGACATGTTCAACCTTGGTAAGGTGAAGTGTGGCAGCGTCCGTGGAGACCAGCGTCAAGAGCACGGCATTAGACTCAACCCCGGGTAGCGAAACGGCGGACGAAACTGTTTTATTGGATACGACGTTTCCCTGAACGAACATATTGTCCATATGCGTGCCATTATCCGCGACGATATCCACCGACATGCAGCCCTGAGCGGCCCCGGACGCACCAGCCTCCGAGGTCTGTACTATGGTAGCACACAACCAACCGGTCCCTAGGTTAGTGACGGTCCCATCCGCATCGTGACAGTCCATAACTCGGGCGCTCTCGAACACCCACTGCCGAACGTCGAAACTGTTCTTCCCGATGCTCTGATGCAGCGTCCGAGTTGGGTTATTGAAGGTTATGTATCGTCGTTTCGACAACGGCAACGAAACGGCGCGTTTATCCGGAGCCGCCATGGTCCCTCCGAAGGGCTCAGGCGATCGGCTAAAGTTTGAAAAAAGTCCCGGTTTAATAAGCTTAAATATAACTTTTACCACCCACGGAACCCTATCTTATGCTTTTAGCAGCGGAGAGCGCAGAAGACTAAACCAGTTTCTGAGTAACTCTTCATTTATAAACTTTCAGCACGCCCATTTTGTAATTTATGCATGACGTTGTTTCTTGTAACGGTCGACGTGGTTCGGAGACGGCTCCGATTCCTAGCGAGAAACAACGTATACTCACCCGATTCTGCTATGAATCCGTTTCGTCAATGCGAGATGTTTACTTTTTTCGTCGACACATATAGGCCTGATGTGTCGACGAAAAAAAATTATATATTTTGACACCTAGTCACAAAGAAGATGCAACCCCATGTTTGCTAAAGAAAATATACGAACTCTATCGATAATTACAATATAAATCACGAACATCTAACCACTTACCGTAAGTGGACCGTGGGGATTGCATAGTTAAGGTCACCTCCGCCCACATATACCACCGCCTATAAAAAGGATGAAGATAGGATGGGAAGCCTGTTACAGGTAGATGGGCGTCACCGAGACCTGTAAAAAATTACAAATAACAAACAAATTACACGGTGTGACTGACCGTAAAAGATGAATACCAAGGAAGAACGGCGCGGTATAGAGTACCGAAGCAGTTTCAGACCTGCTCTTGTACGGAAAAAACTCCGCTCCGAGGAATTGCACCTATGATGGTGATTCCCCGCGCAGGAGTTTTCCCGTGCTGGATACTGCGGATCCGATACGGCGACCGCTCCGAGACGGAGACCGCTCCGAGACGGAGACCGCTCCGAGACGGAGACCGCTCCGAGACGGAGACCGCTCCGAGACGGAGACCGCTCCGAGACGGAGACCGTACCGATCCGAGGATTGCCTCGCTTCGGAGACCTCTCCGAGGCGGAGTCTTCACCGATGCGGAGATACCTCCGCTCCGAAGGCTCCGTCGATCCGGAGATGTCCCCAAAGCGGGGATATCCCCGGGTCGGAGACTACATCGATCACATAGATTTACCGCCACGAGGTGAGTGTACAAAGCACCTTCATCCCCCAAAGGGACCACGTCGGACAACAGCGCAATACAGAACAGCGATAAGAGTCCGAGTAGGAACGTGGACGAGACCGGCGATAACGAATAGATTATGGCGACTTTGATTCAGAGTGCCCACCGACGCGGGGAGAGTAATATGAAGATCGCCCCGTATCGGAGACCACTCCGAATAAAAGACCATTTTCTATTGCGATGTGTCCGCATCCTCGGTACGTACATCACGTGATTCTACAAAAACAGCGTTTGTCACAAAACGTCATTATGTGATAAATGTTAATATTAAAGTATCAAATGTATGTAAAATCATCATCGCCCCGCCGACGCCGCCGTGTATAAAAGGCGCTCTCGATTAAGAACGCCGTCAGACGGACAACGAGCGAACACCGGTGATCGCGACAAAAAATTCAGGTAGGGGTGATTACATAAGAGTTTGGTTATTGATACCGTAGCATACAATATCTATCTATGTAATGTCTATCTATCCATCTATTTAGCAATTTTACACAAAACCTCGAACAGAATTAATCTTTGAATGTTTCGTACAAGCCTAATAGTCATCATACACAATCAATCGTGTACATCTTTACTTCCGACCTATATGCCAACTGGGTAGGAGAAAATTAAAGCCAAATCAAAACCAAAATCAAACTTCTGTTATTCGCTTTCATATAGTTTTGTAAATATGCACGATCCTTTATAAATTACAGTACATTGTACCTATCATGTATGAATTGATCAACGTTTGACATAGGGCATACTCGAAGTCCTTGTGTGATTTTAGTAGAATTGACAAAAGAACTTGGCCGTTGCGTCACTGGATTATGTATGAAACTGTGCGCGACTTCAGGACATTCAAACGCAATACAACAGTTTTCACAGTTTCTTGGAAGAGAATGTCACGTATGTCCACAACGGTGAATGTTTGAACTGGGATTTTTTTTTTTTGTAGCAAACGAACCCCTAAGTTCTAATTCTGATCTTCTACACTGCGGACTGCAGTACAGATTAGTAGAGCAGAAAATAGACACAGATACATTACATTCAATACATCATATACAGTGACCAATTAGAAGGAAGTAAGGGGCTTGGTGATTTCGACCTCTTTACGGAACACACCGTCCGAGAGACCATCTCGTCGAAATACACCGACTTTACCGAAAAAATAAATAACCCTTATCCACAACATTAACAAGAGACCTCCAGTCGAAAATCTCTGACACGCTTTCCGTCGGAGTCATGCCGAAACGAAAACCTGTTCGGTGTCTGGTCCCCCACCACCACCATTTATTTATCTGGGACACATTTTTTTTTCTCTATCTACTGTTATCTCACCCATCACAGCCCTAACGGAAGACGGCACTTGTTGCAACAACGTCTCCAAATGAGGTCCCCAAATGTTTCAAATGACCGGAGACTCTCTCAATGCACCTGAAAGCAAAATCTCCGGCCCCAAATTTTCCACCGCTATCAATTGTTGATCCCTGTGTTCGACCCACTTTGTCGAGAGACGGTCGTAATCGACGACCGTGTGTCTACACCCATCCCATTCATCCGTGTGCCCATGGATGCGTTTCCGCTATTCTACTTTCTTCTCTGTCTTAGTGTTTTGTTCTCAGATACAAAAAAAATCTAATCCTGCCGCAGCGGGCTCTAAAAACTTTGTTTTACTCTCTCTGAATCAATGTCCATCCGGAATACTCCGGCGCCTGATGTTTTAAAATGGATACCAGTAATCCGCCGCTGTGTATATCCGACTCAGATCGCGATTCTAGTCACTAAGGACGTTACACAGCGAGATCTACCGGGAGACGTTTATTTCCTCCGGGTAGAAAAGTTTAACCTCGTCGACGGCTGTCGACGACGATAAATCGAGAACTTTCCAGACAACAACCTTGTAACTTGACCCCCTTCCACCGTGAAGGCGTGTAAGGACTGCACCGTATGTCACAACGGCAGCGCCGGCGCACGTAGCGACATACAGACTTAGAACTCACAACACTTATTTTTATTGGTTCCTCAACATATTGGTTCCTCGGGGTTCTTCTAACAAACTAACCAAGACACGCTTTAGAACCTCGTAGGTCGTTCCCGCTGGGAGTTGCGCTGGTCGCGCCCAGCGGATAAACGGCCTACGAAGACGTAAAATATTCTTTATAGTTTCCAGTGATTTTAAGATAGTTATAAGATAGTTATAATTTAGATATAAGTTATAATGGTTAAGTCTTTAGAATAGTAGATATATAGCATAACTCGATCATTAAATCCGTCGTTAACTGAATAGCAATCAATTATTTTTAAGTTCTATACTAAGTTTTATTATATACTCTTAAGCATTGGTCTATCTTGTCATAGATTAAGCGGGTATTACTCAATAAAATAGGATTTTGACAGATTTTTGGTTTTTATCTCTAATCTCCCACCCAAAATCGTGGTTCTATACTACCAAAATATACTTTCTTTCATTTTGTTAAGAGTTAGGGGTGTAAGAGATGTGCTAGATGCTAGATATCTTATACCATATAAGAAATAAAAAAATACCTTTATTCTATATTCACGCTTGATAGTTTATACTAAGGGAAAATCTATAATCATCCAAATAGTCAACTAAACGTTTATTGTGTTGAGGGAAGAAAAAAGACCACCTAAACCAAACCGACGTGATTCGCGTCGAATAGGGAAATGGATTGTTATATACCACATTCCGAGATGCAATTTGTTTAGCGTCGCCCACAACAAATGCGGTGTTCGAGACAACGTAGTAGCTAACAATACAGCCAGCTATCATAGTGAATCTAATAGCTAATGCATAAGAGAAAGAAAGATGAAATTCAGCTCAGACCAATTTTGATCAGGAATTTGTTATCAGCCAATCCATTCATGCAAAAATCACCATAATACATAATACTCTGGCGAAATGCACAGGGAAACTTATACAACCATCAGTTTAAGTCGCAATAAGTTACAATACCTAGCCCACTCGATATCCTGTCCGAGCTTACAAAATTTTCTCGCTCTTCTCTATCTTCACATTCTCTCTATACTGTGTAGTAAGACGTGAGTTTAGCAATAAGGCTGCTTAATCGATTTGTGGTACAATTAGTTTTCTATATTAAGATTTCTTTCCATTCTTTTTATACAAAAACTTGGATCTATTACATACTATATATTAAGAAGTGTATCTTTAATACAATCTGACTTGTATAAAAATACTTAACATAATCTGACTTGATATTCTGTTTAAGAAGTTGTAGCTAGCGCTTTCCTAAACGAAAGATTACACCTTACTAACAAAGTGCTTGTTTTATTAATTATTAAGTGAGTTAAGTAAACTTTATCCGAAATCAAATTAAGATCGACACCTCTATGTTCTAAATTCCAGCGGATTAGAAAAAACAGGAGAAATTTTTATAAAACTCCCCACTTGTGTAACCAGTTGATGAGTCTATAACAATGTGAGGAGGACTTGGCCAAATTTAGTAAACTATGCAGGAATGTGTTTAAAGAATCAAATCAACATCAAAAGCAAGATCGTTCAAAGAATCATACAGAAGCAAAAAATAAAAAGTACCATATACAACAGCATTCTATTCAGGTTTCGTTGTTAATTTCTACAAAGTTTATTAACTAGGCTGTAAATAGTTGATTGTAGTTATTGGTTTAATTACATGGAGTATGGAAATTATAAACTTCTTTTCAAACTTATTCTTTGTATATATCACTATCTCTTGTCTTTTAACGAGTTCTAAAATATTCAACATTAGGTATATTATTAATATTCAACATTAAATAAAAATGATCAAACAATTTATTTCTTACTGTAAATTGCTTACCCACAAAACCAAGAAACGATTTTTTTTTCTTGGGCAAGATCCCGTTTGAAAGACGGATCCTAAGCATCATGATATTAAGTTAGTCATAGGTTTATGGTTTTATTTCCTGTCCAATGTATTCACTTATAGTAAGTAGCAGCTATATAGCATATAATAATGTTTTTTAAATAGATAGTACTTTTTAAATACAAAATACCTGGCAATAATCACTCTATTATACAAAGTTGGCGTCTGTCTTCTTTCTAGACAAACAAGCCGGGAGGTCTTGTTTAATGAAGACCGACAAAGTTGAAGTCACTACAGATCGGTGCGTGGGTTTTTCTCGTGAGAGGGGAAAAACCCAACCACAACCAAGACTTACCCCGATTCTAGATCTTAATTAAAATTTACACACCTCATTTTAAAATTGCCACCATCTTTTTATTCCCAACGCATTAGTCTATTCAGTAGTATCTGGTTTAGAAAGACGAACTCTTGTTATATAAGTTTATCCACTCAAGTAAAGTAGTATGAATCAGAATCAGAATCAGAAGTAGTAAATCAAATCAATCTTGGTATCTATCTATCCATTCATCAGACCATCGTGTTGCTTTGATATCTTCACATTTTAATCTACCATTCTGTACGGAAAAACAACACGGCTCTGAGGTCATGTATGTATATTGTTTACCATGAACGTTAGATTACAGAAGCGGTACAAATAAAACCGAAAACTTTCCCATACCATAATTAAGCAAAAGTACATGTCTAACTTTTAGAATAATACCCTAACATCCCGCCTTCTCGGGTGGATATGAGGGAGCCGAGCTTGCAGCAGACTCGGCTCCCACCCAGTTTCCGCTTATATCTCGTAGGATCAGAATGGCACTAGACGCGATCAGAAGGCCGCGCCCGAGACGAGGAGGTCCGGTGAAGATCCGGATGCATCCGCGACCTATACCACGGCCTGGAGTCGGTCCCAGACAAAATAACAAGAATTGCCCGAGAACAGTCCAGAGACCATTAACTCCGATTGTCGAAAACCAATAAAAAATACAGCACGTAAAATATCAAAGTAGTGTCTTTATTCTGTAGCGCGTTACGTATAAAGGGAGTGATAAACGTGTTGTTCTCATAGTTGCCACGGACAGGATTCATGTTGAATATCAATTTATCCGGGTCTACAACTCTAGATATACCCACGTAGATCTGACTCATTTTTAGGTTTTTGGGGTTATCTCCAAAATCGATAGCCACGCTATCTAATGTCAGACCTTGACTCTTGGCTATAGTCATAGCCATTCTGGAGGTTACACCATAATCCACCATAGTGCATATGTGGAGACTTTTACCATCAACTACATCTGAAAATTTTGAGACATTATGATCCAAAATCAGGATAAACCCGTGAACATCTCTAACAAGAAGCCGGGGCAATCCCTTTTCCAAGATTCTCTTATGTATCTTGTTACGCTCCATGTCCATGACAAACACATTGTCGTTAGTATACCCTTCCAGGGTGTAACTATTTGTCGGGGATACGTACGTTAGCATACCGACAAAAGAACCGCTATGTGAGGTTATTTCACAGCTCTTTCGCCTCCACACGTTACGCCTGTTGTATGTCACAATCTTACTCTTCCCAAAGACACCCTTCGTATGTTTCTGCATTATCCTATACCTCGTCAAAAAAATCTCTCTAAATATGGTATACATGTGAGCAATTTCCTCAAAACTGACACTGTTCACTGGTGGAGGTGTCGTATATTTCAGAAAAAATCTGTCTGTATATACGTCCCCCGAACATAGCATTTCCATATCTGATATCTCTTCGTCGATCTTAGTGGCAGTATCAGTTACAGAGGAGAAATCGTGATATTGTTCGTCGCAGGATTCGTTGCGATCACACGCCTCGCCAGATATTTCCGAGTTTTCAGTACACAAAGAGGGAATGTCTGGTAAAGGTATATTAGCGAATTCACTGAGTATCTCCGGGGTAGACAAAGGAGAGCTGTAAAACAAAAACATCGCAGAAAAGAGAAGACCTGAAATAACGGAATAAGCATATACCGCCTGTTCACAAGGAGTCCTTTCGATAAATAGATCCTTTTGTAATATCTCAGCAAATTCATCGAACGTGCCCGTGTATCCGACCACACAGGCTTTAGTTTTCGCGGTGACCCCTACAGAACTGTCCCTTATGAATGTCATCCGACACGAGAGAAGTGTCTCCCGGACTGGCTCGGTATCGAGGTCCAGACCACCGTCCGGGAAATCGCTCAACTCCTCGACTTCCACAGAATCTGAGATATTATGGTCTGTGAATTGCGAGTAGTTACTTATTCTACCCAGATTGTTTTTAAACCAGACATCAGGTTTAGGTTGACCCGATGCCATCACGGCGCAATATTCTTCAAAAGCCGCGTTATCCATCACACAGTAGATCGGCACTTCGAAAAGGAGAGTCCGGTTATGTATGCGTACCCTGTCATGTAACATCATAAAATACCTCTTGACCTCCGCATGAGAGATAAACAGTCTAGTCATATTGATGGCATATGCTGGATCTCTGATAAGTCCCGCAGGCCTCACGAACCTGTCCATATATTCAACGTGCTCATCTTTCAGAGGTAGTCCAAATTCAATGTGTTTGAGTAGATCCCCGAACTCTAAGTCCAGACAACGCTTGTTATTGATAAACATGACCCAATTTTCCCGCACATTACAATACTCCGACAAAACCGGATCGCTTATGAGCGCAGATAGCACGTCTACACCTCTCTGTATGTTTCTGTTCTGAGAATGGTGATCGAATCGACTTTCCAGAGCCTCCGACTGCGTAGGGGACCCCACGCAAACTATACACGGCACGGCACATTTCTTATACAGATCACTGTTATTCAGGGCATTGTAGAAGTAGTAGAAGAACACAATGACGTGTAGCATGTGTCTGAGTATAGTCCCGGATTCATCAACGACTATGATATTACTCTGACACATATCCATGGTATCCCGCGCACCCTTTCCGGCCTTGAGGGCATTATTGGCGATATCCGATATAACGGACCAATACACCGACAAATCTCGCCATTGTTGTTCGCATATGGGTTCGACGCCGTCGAACGAGACATCATCCTTTTTACGCAGATGAACGCAATCGGCCAAGGCAACGTGTTTACTATTAAATCCGAAAGTACGGAATATAGTCTTAATTTGTGCAGATTTCGTCCTATTCAACGCAGAACTCAAAGCCTGGGAGGAGATAACCGTGCTCCCGGTGACCACACAATCCAGATTAGCGGCTAGTACCTGAACGCTGGAAGTCTTACCGGCGCCGGCGGTGCCCGTGATAAGTAAGACCGTGAAAGGGAGAAACGGCGGAGGCCGCGCTTTCTGACGATCGCCTACGATACACTCCCCATCAAGAGAGGAGATATCCTCCCCTGTCAGACACGGATCGATCATGTGGCGGAACCAATCGCTAGGTAACGATTCCGGAGAAAATCGTTTCATGGCTAGCGACTTTACACGATCCACTATACGTTCTATCTTGGATGCGGACGACATATTCAGAACAAAGGTATTGTCGTATCTCAACAACCCACCGGTCCCCCCGTCCGATCCCCTGTTCCCTACAGACTCCTCGTTAGACCTGTTTTCCATGATCAACGGTACACGCGGGGCTTGTGCGGGTCAAACTATCCACCAAGTCCTGCGAGACCCCAGCGTCTTTCGAAAACAGATTTTTTACGCTATGACACGATTCTTGTTAAACGCCATAAATATAGGCGACATATCCACGGCGTGGACTGCCCACAGACAACGATTTGTCCACACGGATGACGGCGAGATCGTCATGGAACAGTTCGAAATCTGGTCGGAGGCACTGAAACACACACTCGTCGACACAGTTTCCTCCATCCTGGAGAAGTTTATCTTTACACACGCCGGAGACGACAGATACTGTAGATACGTCGACTGGATAACTTCGATCGGCATTGTCCCCATCGTCGAAATACAAACGGCGGAACGGATGAGATCTATCGATATCGTCCAAAGGACGCTCGTCTCCGACATTCTCTCGTGCCAACTACTAGGTAGACTAGACGTCGTTCTGATATCACGGTTGAGAAACTGCGTCCACTCCATCATGAGCCACGATATCCCCAACGTTCCAGACATACGAATTCACAGGCTACGAACCAACGGAGCTATAGAATGTTTTGCAGGCAAGAGGAGGCTAAACAGATACGTTTACGCGGAACCCATGGTTCTTGAAGAGGGGAACCTGATTCTTACCACCCCGTTGGCCAGGATACGGTACGAACGCATGAGACACACTCAGATACGCACCCACAGAAAACTCTGCCAACTTCTGAACACGCATCCCGTCAAGATAGTAACGACAAGCCGACACGAAATGAACACAAAACGGATAATAGAGCTGATGGAAAAACGAGACAGAAACGTAGACGCGAAAACATCTATAGTCAAATTTTTATTAAACGTATCCGACAGTAAGTCTAAGATAGGTCTCGACGATTCCATCGAATCCTTCCTACAAGACCTAACCCCTTCAGTCGATCAGAATCGACTGATGCCCACCAGAGCCCCGATACCACAACCAACGTCTTCGTCCTCCGGTACACAAGACATCAGAGAACTGTTTAGGAGGCAAGTGATAAGATGTCTAGAGGATCAGATACAAGACCACGTAGAAGAGATCGAGAACCTAAAATTGTTAAACAAGACGTGGGAAGGCAAGACGAGAGAACTGCGTGATGCGTTAGATAGATATGAATCCGAAGGTCGCCGCTCACACGGGCCCCCGAGTTCCGACCTCCAGACGACCGATACGTTAAACGCCCTACGACGAGCCCAGACGGTCGGTACGACGCCTGTGACCATAGACGATAACCGTCTCGTCGCAAATAGCTTCTTTTCACAATTCGTCCCCGATGAGCACGAGTCCGAAGACCGTCTTTCTAAACTATGGGAAAACGAGTATCACAGGTGTTTCAGGTTCAGGAGAAACGTTAACAACCAAGGCGCAGAAGATAGCATATCATATTCGAACTATACACTGGAAAGAGTCTTGTTACCATTTCTGACATCTGTTCTAAATTTCCCGGTATTAGACCCAATTCCCGAAGAGTATCTATTTCTATCATTGAGCGAACTGGCCGATGTAGTCTACGAGACGAGCAGGTTCCAGAGGTATGTAGATTTTATACGTTACAGAGAAACGATTCGGAATACCCTATACACAGGACCACCGGATATTGTGCATACGCAAGCACAACCGTCAAAACCCACGCGCTTCGGAGAACCCCCTACAAAAGTACGCATCACAGGCCACACGGATAGATCAGAGCCAAGCGATCAACAAGTATATGGACAGCCGCCAGACGTACGTACGAGGCTCCGATCACCTCGTGAAAAATTAGAGGCCTTGAGAAACAGGAGAAATGTCCAACAACTTGATGGTTAGAGGGGCGATGGAGGTACACAATGACAGACTTAAGGTCCGTCTGATCTCACCAGAGATCGTGAGTATCACACTCGTAAACGGACAGATGTGGTTACATACCGAAAGTGGAAAAATAATCCCGCACCTACAGTATAGGACCGAAGTGGAATGCAAGACATCGTTTGTGGGCTTTTGCCTGTTCTTCATCCTCGAAGAAGAAGATGGCCTCAGCGAATTGAGGCTCACCTCCATACGCGCCAGACACAGACTGGCCGTGTTCCGACCGAAGACCAACACGGATTTCTCCCTCTGTCTCCTCTTGTACGCCATAGAATCTCTGCCTCTATCTAAACAGACGTTAGAAAATATAGTCTGTTACCTAAACGACTGTAACCCGAGAACGGGATTGGCAAAAATGATAAGGAGAAGCTGTGTGAGGCTAATCTGCGCATCTCTGTACCTATTCTTTGACGTGCAGGATACGAGGATCACCAACCGGGTCTCTCAAGTGTGCCTGCTGTATAAGGAGACACAACGCGCCAACGCTTCTATGATCGCAGAAACTTACTTCGGAAAGAGCCTCCCCGCGATGGCGACGCTCGTCTCGCTGTCCATATGCGACAGACGCACTAAAGATGGGGACTTGGTTGGCGAGCTCGCCACAGACGTACTGAATACCACATGCAATGTGTTTTACATCCCAGTTGGACTGAACGGCAACACCGTTACCCAATGGTTATCGAACGACAAAACACCCTGTCATATATTTGACGTTAATAAAAAATAAGACAAGAATAATATTGGTCTTTCATTTGTTTTATTTCCTTTCCACATAATCTAATTCATAGAAAAGAACACAGAGTAACGAGACATGACAAACTTCTCCACGGTTTCGAACCGTTCGTTAAATTCCTTAACAATATTTTCTACATTTTCAGACCCGTCATCATCCGAGGCGCGAGCACCGTGCTCCGGATCAGCCTCTGCACTCAAGGTCCGTATAACACACTGGAGACACGTTTTCAGTACATAGAATGTCTTTTTCACATACTCTGAGTAGCATATAGCGTCATGCAACGCCCCTTCCACGGGTTGAATACCCACGGCTCCCCCCGTCAACCATACACCGGAGAACTCGGTAGCGTCCAGAATGCCCTGATGGTCTTCTACGGTGTTTCTGCTGGGTCTAAACCGTTGAATCCAGAACCGCGTATCGTGCCGTCTGGCTGACAGACGCAACATATGAGTGGCCATGAATTTAAGCACCTTCTCCTTAGCACTCCAGTCCCCCGCCTGAAAGGCGCAATACACGGATTCGGCTAACAACCTGCCAGCTGCCGAGATCCATCCCGGTGGGGCACACTCGCGCCGCGGATCATCAAATCCAGATAGGAGAAAATCGTTCGCGGCAAACAGAACCCCTCCGTGTGCGCTAGCCACCTGACAACTGGGCGGCTTAGCAACCGGTCCAAATGTCCTCATCCAGGCGACGGTTAGAGCCCTCTCTATAGCACACTTGAGCTCAGACTCATTTGTTCCTATCCTCCTTCTAGCATACACGTCCGATCCGTGTCTGACCAGTACCCAAGCACACCCGGCCGAATCGCACGCGTCTGTGAGCACTTTAGACATGAAGTTCTCGAGGGCACGAACACGAAAGTACACGTTCCGAGATTGGTGTTTAAGTCTCTCGATGTACCGTGTCAACATGCCCCAATCGATCCTCCTGGTCATATCTGATAGCACGAAAGGGAACTCTCGCCCGGGAAGGCACGCACGGAGCAAACACCACCTCATTTCAGGTACAGACACCCTAAACAATCCACCATCTCCAACGTAGACGTAGGCCCTCGCCTCATCCGAATCGTCGATCCTGAGCTCTGAAACATCATGCACCGAACACCAGCGGGCGTTGACGCGATACGGCTTGAATTCAGAAAAGTACGAGTCTATAAAAGCCGCCCTGCTTCCCTCGATGGTGTCGACCGCACTGCCGATACCGGGTATGACCGGTACCTTCCCCAGAAATCCGACGATATCCGGCAATCCAGACAACGATCTAATCTCATTTATCGCGTCCGCCCCGGTCTCCGGAGAGATATCATATCCAAACGGTACAGTATACACAGCCGCACAAGGAAACCCCGGGAAAAACACGGACCTGACGCCACCAACCCTGAACATATGCGGGCCCAGAAAATCGAATATGGGGAACAGTCCAGAGAATCCGGAGTGAACCTCTCTGAACAATTTGTCAAAAGCGTCCCGGAGGAGAATCATACACTGTTCGTCCGAAAACACGAAGGCGAAGAATCCCTTAGGAGCGCAAAGCCTCAGCCTTTTTCCCTTCCACTTATGGTCCTTAACGATGAAGAGATCTGAGATAGGAGCCACTCGCCCATCAGTGGCATCTTCGAAGATAAACTTCTGCGATCCTACCCTCAGAGAAAACACGAGGCCGCGCGAAGCCACACCGCGACACAACTTTTTGTTTGCATGAGTCTGTCGCCGGTTCTCGTGCGAGGTATGCAATCCACCGTCGGGTAGCTTCTCTGCGTGATATGAGCCTATCGCACAGATCCTACACACGGAGAGCAACGCGACTGTCCGAAGAAAATGCTCGGCGGTGTCGTCTTCCCATGGTCTAATCTCAAGCAACTCTATATCCTCAACGAGGACCTGAACCGGCGAGAGCAGTTGTCCTATCAATCTCAATTTCTCATCGGTCCTTATCAACAACCGCGCCAAGGCATTCGACCGGTGCGAAAGTCCCATATCGGCCTCATCTTGGTCCTCTTCGGAACCCACTCGACAACCACGTACGGAAGCATAGTTCCTGAGAAGGTAGGTCCTTTCTACCCCACCGTCCGGAATTTGAACCGAAAACACCAGAACACGAGAAGCCACCCGATCGTTTTCCTCGGCCTCGAGGAAGAGACACTGCAGGATCGCTTCGTTGACTTCGGGGAGAAAACTGTAGACCGAGACCTGAGCGATCGCACCGGACAGCCACTGTCTGTCCATCGCGTTTTCAAAACCCGAGTGGATACTTCATAGACACCGTCCTCCGCTATTTATGATCTACCAATGAGATATGTAACACACCACGTCACAAGACCACACGCCGCCATACTGAGTTTTCACTATTTGACCCCATAGACGGATGCCATCGACGCGATAGCAGGTACGATGGCGATAAACACAATGACGCTCTCTCACGTAGATCGTGTAAACGTGAGAACATGGACTATGTCTATAGTGTTATCGTTAATCTCGTTCGTAAACATCGTTATATTTTCCATAGCGGCACACTTTCCCGGTGCCGGTTTTCCGTGCTATTATCCAAAAATTATAGATTTCGGCAACATGAACCTGTCTACATATAACGCGATACATCACCTTACGCCGCAACTATATTTAGACCCCGTTCAGCTAGTGATCTACGTGATTTTCACCGAAATCATCTTCGCCATCGTGATCATCTACTACATCGTATGTTGGGCCCAAATATACTTCCGAAAAGACAACGGTAATCAGGTAAATCAGTCTACGAGAGACATCAGTTGCATAGGAGATACTGCGTCATGCTTTGCCTTTACCCTAACTATGGACGCGTTCCAGATTTACGTCCTCAGCCTCTCGTTCAGATTCCCGTCCATGGTCGCCTTCGCTAAATGCATGTACTTCATATGCTTAACGGCTTTTGTGGTCACGTTCGTCACCCACTATGAGTCAACAGAACGCAGCGCCTTCAATCTCGCTAAAATCCACCCAAAGCTACAAGGCACCGTTCGATACCGGACCGCGGTGGTCAATCTGAGCCAAGCCTTGCTCGGAATCAGCACCATGGTGCTGGCAATGTCGCTCGCCCTCGGGTTCGGGAACAGCTTTTTCGTTAAGACCGCACACGTGGTATTCGGCGCCATGGTCGCCTTCGCGGTGGTATCGACAATTTATTTCTCCATAATCGAGTCCATACTAGTGCGGTACATGAAAGTCCAGTTCGGATACCACATCGGAAGCATATTAGGAGTGTGCGGAGCCATGTACCCTATCATACAATACGAGGCCCTGAACGCTTCCGAGTACACCAAAGATATTAACATAACACTAGCCGTCCTACTGTTGTTATGTGTGATATTCACAACGATACGCGTGGTGCGATTTATTCTACGTCGCGCCCGTCGTTACCGACCCTTGGTCGATAACGATGAGATAAAATCACTACGCGGCGACACGGAATAAAAATTTCCCTCCCCCTACCACCCCTTTCTGTCGGATCAACACGAATAAGGACTATGTATTTCATTTATAAATTTTAATAAAGGTGATTAGAAATCCTCACATGGCCCTGACTTTTTTCTTCAAAATTCCCTTGGGTTTTTTTCCAGATCTAGTACTCATCTGCACGGGAACGGGAACGGTTTTAGGTATCGCGTCGGACGCCACGGAACCTAATAACTTTCGTTTAGATTCGTCGATACCGAAATTATCGTCATCTTCATCTGACGTGTCCGTCATAACGGTGAACTCCGATCCCAGTCTCACTGGTACGCCCGTAGCATCCATCACGGAGTCGGAGGCGCTTGGGTGGAACTGGCAACATACTCGTTTACAGCAGTTCGCACCCATAATTGCAGACCCGTTTTTCTGTCCGTATCCCTCTTCCAGGTGTTAAGCACACAATTCACAGCATCCTTCGTGAATAGGGGGTCTAAACGAACCGGGGTCACGATAATACACAGGGGAACCTCGTCACACTCGGAGACCCGGCCGTTGATTCTAAGCGTTAGTTCAGATTCGGGCTCGTCCCGCTTTCTCAGAATGGCCGATACAAGGTATGCGATCGGTAGATCGTCTGGAGATATACGTTCAGGATCGTCGTGCGCGTTTATATAGTATTGACTCAATACATACTGCTGTAAAAGGATCTGACAGTAGTACGGGTGCCGGGGGTTGATGAACACGGGAAATGAGAACGTCGCTTTCGAGATAACGTCCAAATACCTCGTCGTGGCCTCGGACCGTTCACCGTCCCCGGGAACTGTAACTTCCTCTGACACACACGTATCAAACGTAAAAACCGTGGACGCGACCTTCGAGTTAGAGCCTATCAATTCCTTTAACCAACCTCGTATGAAATCCGGCGGTTTACACGACCGCCGCCTCTTATGATTGATCTTAAACATCTTATCGTGGGACATTAGCGCTTCTCGACCCGAGGGCATTTCGTCGATTTCTTTGTACTCTACCGCAGGTATAGGATGGCTGAGGATGAAAGCCGCGAACGTCTCCGCGTTCGGCTTCGCCAAAAAGGCGGCAACGGTTTCATCGCTGCGGTCCCTCAGATACTTAAAACGGCACTTTATCTCAAAAATAGCCGCTCCAGACCTGACGACGAGAAGATCGTCGTCATCCCGAGTCAACCCCGTACAGAAATCTAACGATGCACCGAGAATGCCGGACGACGGGTCCAACAACAGCCCCATGTCCCGAACCGCGTCGTCGAGGGGTCCAGTCACAAACTCCTCTAGTAACATCCTAACGACAGGCTCACATCGCGCTCCGAAGCGCACGGCTTCGCAATTCAGATACCCGGCGTTACTACTCCTACCGGCCGTCGTTAAGCTAGCTGTCGAAAAAACATCAAAAAACCGAGTGGCCGATATGATATCTATCCGCATAGCGTGCCATACGGGGTTAGAAGACTGCCCTCTAGAATCTTTTTCAATAGATCTCAATATACGCATGTATCGTCTCGGAGACATGGTGAACAAAGCATACGCCACGTTAAAATGGGCACATTCCTCTTCACCGGGGGCTACGGGGTCAAGAGAAGGTGCGCCAATTCCAGACAGCTCAGCATCGACAGCAGATAAAAAGTTAAAAGCAAGCCCAGAGCCAACGTCAGAGCGATTAATTTTATTGAATATATAACGAAGATATGCGATACGCATAGCAGATACGGGTACATTCCGTTCATCACCCTTACGTTCCAACATATTGTACACGCAAAACAGATCAAAAGGATGGTCAGAAAAACTCCTGAGAACACCAGCAAGGACATCGTCGATCTGCTCTGCCCCGCCCAGGTTCGGGATGGTAAACGAGACACCGTCCACCGCGTTGTCTCGCGAGGAAGACACTTTCTCGCCCCCTTCATTCATCACGGAAAGAGCGAATACGGATCCTTGTCCAAGTCCTCGTCCTCTAACGTTAGACACGTCCGACGTACGTTCTCCACCAAATAATTACCGTCGTCTGTTTTTAACGCAGACTGCAACAATCTGATCATGTAAGACCCGTCTATCTCACCACGCGCCCTTTTATACACGACCCTAAATCGCTCCGGGGCTTCCTCATCGCTCTCCGTCGCGAAAAAATCACACAGTCGCGAGACCGTCCCCTCAAGCTCGCTACTCCCCAGCACGGTAGCAAAATAAGCCAACTGTCTCGGGATCACTAACGAACACATGTTGGCGATGTCATCGATACAATGCCTAGCGAGGGCATCACAAGTCTTTCGTGCGGTGCTGAAAAGAGCATCTTCGGACGTCAATCTCACTTTGAACTGCCCCCGTTCGTCGAGGACACGCACAAGACAGAACGCGACGACATTCCCCAGGGCGCATAGATCTGCTACACATAATCGTTTCTCTGTAGGGTTTGGAAACTGCATACGAGGACGTATTGTACACAATTTCTGCAAAAAGAGGGGTTTAAATGCCGGGTGGTATATGTCAGTCAGGTAAAAGGTGCTCTTTGTGAGGGCTCTGACCGTCTTGGTTTCTTCGAAAACGACGACACACCGTCCATCCTTGTTCCCACCATCTCCATGGTATTGTGAAAGGCTGAAATCACAGATCACGGCTCGCTCTATGTGTCTATCGTCAGATGGATTGACATTTATGAGGAAATTCATAGGCGTGATGTCAAAATGGGCGATCCCACATTTCAGGTTTAAGAATCGTAGACCATCCGCGATCCCGGTGAACGCGCGCCGATAACTCGGCAGCCCCGAAAAATGCCATCCCCGATAATTGTACATATCGCGACCAAATGCAGCAAATGAAACGAGATTATGCTGCAAACAGCTTCCGGTGGCCGTGAGAATGTTACAATACACACTTTCTCCGAAATCGCCAATGAACCCGGCATCCTGCGCACGCGCTCTGACCACCCCGGAGATCCAAATGTTGAGAAGAGTCTCGTCGATAGATCCCCCAGAGACCTTTAAGGCCGTGTGCTCGTCTCTCAACCTCCACACTTGTCCGAACGAGCCCTTCCCGAGAAGCACAGAACTCGCAGCATCTTTCATACGACACTTAGTTTTACAAAACGATGGTGGTCTCGGCGCATATACTGGCAGATATTTACCACCAGTCTCCAATAGAATTGGATAATTGAGAGATTCAAACGTTGTCACATAACATTTAAGACCGGGAAACGGTGAAACGATGATTTTATCATCGGACCAAGTAGTAGGCTTAAAAGAATCATTAGACGCGGGGATCGAACGCGCCCCACGCTCACAAAATGGACACTTTGCGACAGATACACTGTCATCGAGAGACACTAATTCACAACACATTAGATGTCTTGCACTCGGCGTACATACACAAGTGTGAACACAATGGGTGATGGCGGTTTCGGTCCTTTCGCTCCCCTCATCCCCCGAGTTTTCCACAATCTCATTGTCCCCCGTACTTTCCTTATTATCAACACAGACGGACCCATTATTCGCATCGAACACCAAACGTCTCTTTACATCGTTTGATACAGTAACAATTTCTGATAGAGCGCGACGCCGTGGCGGTTTTTTAGGCGCCCGCGGAACACCATCGGGTTCTATACGACGTTCTGGCGTAACTTCCATACTCAGATAGCCAGACAGACAGACCGTGTACTGTATTTTCCACACCCGACCTCGGTCACGCCAAATAACCAAATCCTGTGTATCCCACCACTAAAGACCACCCAACACAAACGCATACACAGAGTCCATGAAGAATGAGAGAGGCAACCTCTTTTTATTAAGAAATACCCCTAAACAGCATCATAATTCGATGACGTGAAAACCTCACGCAGATCATCGGTCTCATCCCTGATTTCCGCGACGGTATCTACGAACTCGTCAACATTTTTCCCGACTCGCCCTCGCGGCGTCAATCCACCTATCTCCGCATTCCTCGCCCGAATGGCCGAAACGACATCTGCCGTGGTACGACTACTCTCACGAATAGTCAAACGAGCTTTAGCATCCGCTGTTCGAAGATCCTGTATACGCGAAATAGGATGATTGGCCCCGAATGCCTGTACGACAAACTCCTTCTGCCTATTTTCTAATTCCAACCGCATGGCGTCCATAAGTAAATAGCTTTCTCCCCCCGTCATCTTTTTCTGTGTGCGATTCGACATCATCAGTCATCCAAACAACTGATCGCCGACTCTATGTTTTCCCGCACACGTTTCCTGCGCTCCTCTCCATCGGAAGAATCACACAAAACGCGTGATAGAATTCCGATGTCATAGACAGGAAACAAAGAAGCGGCACGATTGTCAGGCAGAACGTGGCTCAGGGTAACGTTTGTCGCAGCGTCACGACAATCTTTTACGATTATCGGACTATACGCGGTGAAATTAATATCGTTCTTCGCCAAGTCCAGACATACCCTGTTTTGATTATATAAAGCACAAAATATGCATATTCGAGACGATATTGGCCAAACGGGTACGTTCTTATCGCCAAACCTATCACAAACCGACGCCAACGTCTTCTTGACCCTGTCCATGGCCACCTCACCTAAATCGTAACACCCCGCCGACTCCGAGGAGAAGTCGTAATCCTTATACCAGACATACACATACAACTCGGCCAGGTTGATGTAGGAAGAATAATCGGTGACGGTATCGTAGAAAACTGGCGGCAACAAAGCGGGAAAAGACAACTCGCACTCACGATCACGACCGAAACAGGTCGGATTCTGACAGAGACTCTGGGGCCCACAAAAAAGTAACCATAACAAGGTCTCCGGATCGCTAACGTTGTTATGATCCAGAATGCCAGGGGTATCTACAAATTTTAAGATCTTTTCGACAATAGCCCTCTTGTCCGTGGAGAGGGATCGTTTAAGTTGCTCTTTAGTATAAACGACGTACGACCCACTCAGCATACGTCCGTCGTACGACAAAGCCGTCACCGTCTTGGCCGCATACCCGGGGACCGAGGGTATGGAGGCGATAAGACCGGCCCCGCTAGCACGATCATCACTCAAGGACAAAAGACCGTCGAAGACACCCTCGTTTCGCTCACTACCTACCAAGCTCGTATCGCCACATTGAGTCTGCTCAGACCTTTCCTTCGGCAAAGCGTTCGTGACCAACAAAAAGTTTCCACCGGCCGTCTCAACTAATCTGAACCGATCACGCGGAGAAGACGCCTCACAAGCCACGAGAGCCGCATCCACAGCCTCCCTGTATTTCTTAATATCGGCGTCCGGAACTCTCCCCTCATCCACGGCCACAAGGGCCTCTATATCACAAAGCGTCGTAGACACACTCGATTCCGCAGCCATGCTGACGGACGCAGTCGCCGATATAGTAAAACAGCGCTATGAAACGATTCTCAACAAGAGAGATAAGCCGTCGGCCGTGATAACTACAGAATTCCCCAATGTAGGCGTATTCTGTAAAAAGAGATATCACACAATGCACCCGGAACTCGGTCTGACGAACGCATGTAACGAGACGTTCATGCCACTGATCAGATTCTGCGTCCAGCACCGGGACTACAACGAAAGCACACCACACACAAATGTCATAAAGATAACGGACAGCCTCTCGACCGTCATCAACAATATCAAGTTTCAACCTTGTCCCCAAGACCAGATCGAATATAGGAGTAAGATGAACGCTTTCTCTGATTTATATAGAGATCCTGAATTCATACAGATCGTAAATTTCCTACAAGATTTCGAAAAATGGATAGTGGACGGTCACGGAGATATGACCCCCGAAAATAGGAATAAAGTTTATCTAGAACCTTTCCAAAGGAACCTGCTTGCGCACGTTCTCTTCTTTCTGGCCACGACCAAAATACCCACTTTGGCCAACCGAGTCACAGAATATCTCACTCACGCGTTTGACCTCCACTTTCTATCGTCCCAATCCATAGACCTGTTCAAACAAAAAGCAACCGTCTTCTTAGTACCGAGACGCCATGGAAAAACGTGGTTTACCATCCCCGTTATATGTTTCCTGTTAAAAAATATAATAGGCATCAGTATAGGTTACGTGGCACATCAGAAACACGTCTCCCAGTATGTCCTAAAGGAAGTAGAGTTCCGATGCAAACGACTGTTCACCGGAAGATTTGTGGTGGAAAATAAGGATAACGTGATAAGCGTGGATCACCGGACTGCGAAAAGCACTGCACTCTTCGCGAGCTGTTACAACACTAACGTAAGTATCGTAAAGTAAGCACAAAACGCACGTTTTTATAACCAAACTCATTTTATTTTTTATAGATAATCAGTAACGAGTCTCTTTAATGTCGGGCACGATAACACGATAAGCCTAGATAATGCACAATCAACTTTGAAAAGACACCAAGGTTCAGTTCTCATACACACCTCACCCCCCTGTTGATTTCTAGCTCCAATACAGGCAGAAATGGTACCGGGAATACCCGGAGCATCATGGCGACGAATGAACATACTGTAGATGGCATCATTAGCCTCCAGATAGGGCATATATGCTGTCTGCGTAACGGTTGCGTCGCAACCGTTACAAGCCGTGTAGCAGAAACACAGACCGTTGTCCGGTACACATCCACCATATTCTGCAAGGCAGTTAACGTGTTTTCCGGAATCAGAACAAAACATACAGGAGTCTTTCGCACAGCGTGTACTCTCAGTAAAAATTTTAGCCAGAGACGGGAAAGCTATCCTATCACAGCACGCCATAAAAAGATCGTGACACAATGCATACACGTACAACGTGACAATCTTATCCTTGACATTCACCCACGCCCCCGCGCCACCGACACCGAACGTAACTTCGTTATTCCCGTGCATCTCAATGCGACCGGCATCTTCTGGCTTTACAACAATCGAATTATTGTAGATCACACTGGGGGACAGTCCAGATGCCCCGGCCAGTTCCTTAAACGAAGAGAGAACCGGAGAAAACGCAAGCGTCGCCGGCATAAGCGGAGATAACAAATGTATAACATACACTTTTCCGACACACTCTACATTATACTTGAGGCGTCTGACGGCGGCACACATGAACGGTCCTAAATGTTTTCCGTTCACCGACATACACATCACATATCCATCATTCCGTTTGAATATCAAAAGGATGGCAACTAGGCAGCTCCCATCATCTTCCTCTGAAACCCTACCAAGATACGGAGACGATGAAGTCACGGCTTTGAATTCTCGATGGTGTTCACCTTTACGAATCCGAAACCAGTTACAATCCCGTTCTATGAATTTCCTGACATTGACTAAATTTCTCGCGGACAGTCTCGACGTCGCCATCATCAACGCGCAACTCGAAAGACACACAGAATCCACCGGGTAGTACCCAAAAGACGCCGCCGTCACCAAATGCGTATATCACACAGATTTCCGGATTCAATTCCCAATCGGTCAACGTGTTGTCGTCAAAATAGGATCTCCAGAGTCCATCGCCACCTACTCGCATCAACTTGACTGGCACTCCGGACACGACGCGCCCCTGTGCGTACCAGATCACATCAGCCCAGCATACACGCCATCCCCCGCAGTCATCATTTCGCCGACGGTGGTACAGATTCGAGGACAACGCCTTAATAATGCAGCCGCTCCCAGTCGCGCTGACGAGCCATACATCGCGCGACAACCAAAGGAGGTCGACTACACGCCTATGATCGAGTCTTGAACATAGATTGACATAAAACCTTTGCGGGAGCTTGGGTTCTAAGTTAATAGTTCTGATCAATTCTCTGCTCGCGTCCGCGTAAATTCTGGTGATCGTTTTTTCCCACCGTCGTGTATGTTCGAAAGAGACAACCGCAGCCTCACTGTCGTCCAACTTCGTGGCGGTCACCGAGACGTCCACACCACACGATTCAGAGTACCATACAACCAAAAAACGGCGAACGCCTAGGACTTCTTGTACATGAGATATACGGACAACGTTATCCGAACTGAACCATCGATCGGTGCGAGTTCTCTGCGGTTCCGAAACAACAACCGGTCCCCCGTTTTCCAAAAACCTGCCCCGTCTTTGTCGAGATTCATACCCCCTAATCTTAGATGGCGGTTCAAGAGGGCCGAAATCTGTAGCCGAAACTCTCTTTATTGCAAATCTGGATAACCTCCCCTCCATATCACTGGACATTTTTCTTTCTCCACGGAGGTCAAAGAAATCATCGTTAGACAAACTCACACCCACGGGAATGTCCGGATCGACATCGGATAACGCTCCTTTCTCATCAAGACGGTCACCACCTTCATCCGCCGCTCCCTTTATCCCATCAGCCGCCTTTAAACGAGAACGTTTCAACTCACAGAAAAACCTTATACCGTCTTTCACCATCCTAACAAAAGTACAATCCACCTCAATCACCGAATCATTCATACAACACAACATGAATTTTATCACATCTTTGAACCAATTCACATCCGAAACACACAGAAACACACTAAACACAACACCAAATCGGCATTTTTCATCACCCCCATGAATCACGACATCAGATGATCCAGGTGCGGCAGAGAGATAGGAAGACTTCTCGTGCATTAGAGAACGTATACGAAATTCTCTATCTATTCTTTCGAAATAACGTATCTGTCTCCACTGCGAGGTCTCTTTTGATATTATCTTGAAAGAGATAGATTTTAAAAGTTGGAATTCTTCATATGATAGGGTTTCTTGGGTAAAGATTATATGCACCGGGATTTCTTGTTTGACGTCGAAGGTAGAGAGGTCAGATTCGAACCGAAGGTGCGTTTCCATATTCAGATCTCATTCTCTTCAGGAGACCGTCCACTCTCTTCCGCCGACTCACCTTGATCACGGTGGAATCGTACTTGGTGACCCTAGCGTGAACGCCTATAACAAGCTGAACGAACAGCTGTCCGATAACACTCACAGGGATCTTATGGACAGCATTGTGGCGTTTAAAGACGCGATCAAACGTATAATAAATTGCGTTCTCTGTGGCTTTATTAAACCACGGGCCATCGATCACGCTACGTATAACATCATCATAGTGTTCTGCATTCCTAGTCAAATACGTGTACACATATGCCATAATCACCCCCACCATATTTATTTCTTCCACATTGGATTCGGTCACGGGTTCTAAGGTATCAGAACAATTCCCAGGGAACACGGACCCATACGACAGACCCGTTTTTACACACACGGAACCGTCCTGGGTATGTACCACAACACAGTCATGTCGGAGATCGCACAGATGAGTTCGATGGCACCTAATACACACATACATGTTCCGTATATTCAGTTCTTGTGTTAACGGATTGCACAGATTTCTCATGTCACATCCGCCATGATCGTCACATTTTCCGACGCCCCCGCGCGCGGAGGCGGTTGTCGATCCGTTCCCCGATATAGGCTTGCCCGTCCGCGAATCTCGACCGTAAGAGAACATTACTTCGAGTTCTCCTCCTCGGAATCAATATCTGACCCGTCAGAACCGTCGGAATCTTCGTTGTCTTCTCCCGCAACACCAAGAGAAATCACGTTTTCTATGCACTCTGTAGCGACGTGATCAAACAACGACGCCGCGAGATCCAAAACGCGGAGTCTGGACTCCCCGGGCTGCCTGAAGAACTCACAAGACTCGGCGAGCGACTCGGCGAACCGAAAAACGTCATCTAAGTTCTTGTGATCAATTCCGGCCTTTTTCAACTCTCCGAGAATGACATTCATCTTCGACCTTCTGCTGGTGTGTCTCGCCGCAACCCATTATACGTCAGCGTCCTTTTATCCCAACCAGACACGTGAGGATCCACAGAATACCACGTCAACCACCTCCAACGTGTATGTGTTAAACGTCACTATCATCGCTTCAAACTCCACGAAATCGGGAGTGATCAACGAAACAACTTTTGTGTACCTGACTCATTACGGGGACAACGGTGAAAACTTCGGACTCGCGGCTATGGAGGTCCACGAGACATTTAAACCCGTACTAGAGATCTGGTTCAAAAATAACTCGGGATACAGGTTCAACGTCGTCCACTTCGGGATGTGGTGTAACGAGACCTACACATACATACGCATGAACTCTCCCCCGCGCGTACACGCGTTTTCCATCTCATTGAAGAATATGTCCGAACCGCTCATGGTCCACATCTTATCTTCAAGATTGTGTATACGAAAGGTGGAGGAGATAATAACGAAGAAAATACCCGGAGCGATAAAATACCTACTCACCACAGTCTGTAGAGCGTTTATAAGAAAAGGAATCACTCGCGAAAAAATCCTCACCGTAAAATCGGATAAAAACACCACGGTCGTCATAAATATGTTGGTCATCTTACTGCTATGTATCGCGTTGACGATAAGCATCTGTATCTACGCCCTGATGCATACACGGATCGCGACAACGCGATCGATCTCTAGAAAATCCGATCCGATATGTACACAAAGTATGATAGACACCCATCATCCGAACAACGCCAAAACGTCATCTACCTGTGTGTGTACGTGTGACGCTGAGTAACTAACCTTTTATCACCTATCTTCCTTTTTCTTTACAGAGCATTCGAGGGCAGAACTTCAACCTCCTGATTGTAGACGAAGCACACTTTATCAAAAAGGAAGCCTTTAACACCATCCTCGGATTTCTCGCACAGAACACCACAAAAATAATCTTCATCTCTTCTACAAACACCACCAACGACAGTACGTGCTTCCTAACGAAGCTAACCTCCGCTCCGTTCGACATGCTAAATGTCGTCTCATATGTATGTGAAGAACACGTTCAGGCATTCTCGGAGAAAGGGGACGCAACAGCGTGTCCGTGTTACCGGTTACACAAGCCCACGTTCATAACATTGAACTCCGACGTACGAAAAACCGCAAACATGTTTATGCCGGGATCATTCATGGACGAAATAATGGGAGGTACCAATAAAATAAGTGAAGAAACCGTCCTGATCACGGACGATAGCAGGGAAGAATTCGATTTATTTAGATACAGCACAACAAACCCTCAGTTCCATGCCCACCTCGACACATCCCTCTGTGTCTACGTGGATCCCGCCTTTACATCAAACCGTCGCGCATCCGGGACAGGCGTCGCCGCAGTGGGAAGATACAGGGACCAGTTTATAGTTTACGGAATGGAACATTACTTCTTGAAGGACCTCTTAGATAGTTCAGAAACCTCCATAGCTGATTGTGTATCTCACATGCTGCTCTCCATACTTGCACTGCACCCTTTCGTGAATCAACTACGTGTCACGATAGAAGGTAATTCCAACCAAGCCGCGGCCGTGAGGATCGCGTGCATTATCAAACATAATCTCTCAGCGAGTCACGTCGACCTGTTGTTCTATCACACCCCAGATCAAAACGAGATAAAACAACCTTTCTATCTGATGAACAGAGACAAGAGACTGGCGGTTGAGGATTTTATAGCAAAATTTAATTCTTCATATATAAAAGCATCACAGGAGCTTATCTCCCACACAATAAAACTGAGCCACGATCCCGTGGAATATTTCCTAGAACAGCTCAGACACATACAGCGTATCACGTTAAACGAATACGTGACATATAACGCTAAAAAACAGAATCATTCAGATGACTTGGTCATCGCACTCATCATGGCCGTACACATGTGTTCTCCCGACAAACAGTTTAACTTTCAGCCCATTTAGAGTCTAAGTATTCGGACGACATCACCTCGGTCCGCACAACCAGTTAACGGGACTCGTCCCGCTACAGTTTCTACCGCATCCGATACCGAACCCCGGACAGAAAAACTCCTGAGCACTTCAGCTGCCATACATATGACAGAGATATTAACGTCCACATCCGCGGAAAAGAAATCCTGAGCAGCCAAGACCATCTGATCCGTCATGTCCAATCTGTTCTCGGGCACGGGGAGATTGATCGGATACTCTTGTATACGCCGCAAAATAAGAGCCAGCTGCACGGCATTCGCTAGAGCGGTGTTGTGTGCCTCGAATCCAGACTCTACCCTATCATTTCGGCGAAACAATACACCCATTATCTCTTGGGCGAAATTGCTCTCCCCCAGCCCGTATAAGCACACTTGAGCAACAAAGTAATTCACAATGTCGCTACCTGCCACGAGCATCAGCCTTTTTCGCGCGGCCAACTGCATACATACATTAATAACCTCGCGTCTTCTACCAAAGCTAGTCTCAAGTTCCCTCTCGGCGACTAGGAATCGTCGATATACGGCAGAAGCACGTTCCAGGAACAGAGAGGACTCGTAATCCGTTTTTAGCTTGGATTCTAGGTACGCGGAATCGCAAACTTTGTTGCCGATGACAAGAGGCGCGTAACCGATACGCACAGACGCATCTTCGTTCAGCCGAATCTGAGGAAACCCAACCATCCCAATGTCGGGCGATATCGGCGTCGGAGGTCTAGCACCTGGCAGATTAGCTGACAATTTGACGAGCTTGATCTCCACGTCCTTCGGCCAGATGCCTGACGTCTTGGACCAAGAAACCCGGGTTATCCCGGCATTCGGATCCCTTGCCCGGACAAGCGATACTCTGGGGGTGAGATACATCTCAAAGCTCCCGTCAGGCAATGTCCGTCCACACTCGACGTGGACCTGTGCACAATACGTGACCCCAGTAAGGATGTATACGAGATCGCTATAACTGTGCCAGTAGATCGAATACCCATTATTTCTTCTGCGACACCTTCCAGTGATGAACAGCGAGATCTCTCTGGACGTGACAAATTTATCTTCATCCGACCTCTCGACACGGATCTTCCTACGTATCAGAGACACCAACGGCTTACTGTGGAACTGATGTTCGTAGAGCGTACCATCACTCTGTACCAGAGCCCCGTCGCACCAGAAAGCTCCTGGGTCGTCAATGACGACTGGCCCGTCAACACACTCCGCCATGAAGACTGTCGAAGATCAGCGACGGTCCCCCTCTGATTCGAGTGCGCCACTCAGTCGGTTTCTCGCCCGCACCAGCGCCTCCCTGGTTCTCTCCGCGGATGTCAGTTTTTCTAAAAATTCCAAGACACCTAATAATGCATTCAGGCGAGGAGCGTCCACACAGGCGTGATCTATGTGTCTACACAGCGTCAGCAAATTAGCGTTTCTGCCTAAGTAGTCCAACTTAACCTTTTTATTCCTGATTAAAACTTTCGGAACATTATTAGCCAATCTAGTTCCGACTAACGCGCATGTGTGTTTGATTTTTGTGTGCGCCACCGTATTTTTATGATAATCGAACACACCATCGCGAATAGCATGAAATATCAGTCTATCCACAACGGGCTTGCTTTCCAGACCACATACCTTTAACATCATGACCCTAAGAAATAAAATAAACTGCTTGCTTAAGAAAGGAATCTGATAACAATTCCGCGTTTCTAATAAAATAAAAACTCGATGAAGCGCGTAATCCACACACAACTGTTCTATACTGGTGACATAGGTCAACTCCTTCAGCAGAACGTTCTCCAAAGCCACGCCAGAAACCTTAGGAATGATAGCCGTAGCAGCCTTAAACCACCCCACGTTTATATCGTTGGTATTAGAGATCATGCAAGGGAAGTTCGTCGTCCAGTACACTTTGTCCCGCGCCGACCTTATGACCCCCTGATCTTCCACACCATGTACATCAAGAGACGAGTTGCTGTTACATACAGCGGCAGGCAGGAAGAAATTTTTCACATTCACATACAACCTATACACGGTGAGGGCGTAGAGAAATTCTTGATACGAGCCTCTGATGTTGACGTTAAGCGAGCTGGTGTGCGCCGCGTCGTTTGAGACGAAGGTGCTCACCGTATACGGTGGCTCTTTGAAAGTGTGCTTGTACATAACGAAACTGTGTGTCATATTTCTGGGAAAACAGAACGCAGATAATCGCCTTCTCTGCGAAACCGTAGCTTTTAGGTTGATCACCCTATTTGTATTGAACGCGTTGACCGCGACCCTGTTCAGTGACACGGCAGTCATTTCAGAAAACTCCCGTCCTCCTATAATCTTCCTGTTTCCATGCATCGGGCCCTCACCGCCTCTTATCGAGTTTTCCGCTGCCCGATGTCGGCTTTGGCATCGATGTGGGTCGAAATCAAAGCATGGAGCAGCGTTACCGGTGTCGCTTAGAGAGATACCGATCCGTTCTTTGTGCCGTAGGCGAACCAAGGCCAACCTATCGACTATGCGGACATATCGCTGCGCGGCAATATTCGATACCTGTTCAACATTCTGCGCCCCGACCTCCGAAACAGTCGGCCCACTCGCCTCGGAGGCGTTGCGTCTACCCCGACTCGTCCACATGTAGTACACGTAGAACAGGTTTCTCCACAACACATCCCCATTACCGAAGATAACAGTATTTTTCTTGTACACTATAGCGTTTTTTACATCCTCCTTTCTACTCTTTACATACCTTACCGTGAGTTCGAAATACAGCACCTGTTTCTTACACCTAGAGACCGAAAGCCATCGAGGATAAAGCACGTTCCTCATCGGAGTCCTCAGAATTAACATCACTTTCCCCGTCTCGTAATGAAACGCTGAAAATACGGCCTCGAAAAAATCCCTGGTTATCTCATTGCGATACGAAATACTCAACCACAACTTCTGCAGTTCTAATAGAAACATGTCATAGTTAGACCGTCCCGCTAGGGGCGAGTTAATCGCCCGGGCATTCGCCCCAAATAGAATCTTGTAGTGCGTTCCCACCCTGGCCGCTATCTGCGGACCCAGGTGGACCGTCATAGAATTCACACAATCATCGATATCCGGTACAGTGAGATACCTTGCCAAACAGACCAGAAAATAAGGATAGTAATCTAAGACGATGGAATAGTGTTTTGGCAAAACCGCCATGACATATCTATCCGAACGGTATTTGTTGCAATCACAAAAGACGTTGACGAGTCTCGTGTTCCATTCCGCCAACGACAAGAGTCCCCTGAAAACGTGAGTGGTGTAGTGATCGTACAGCATAGTGAACATAGTCCCGCCGCCGTCGGCACCACAGCGGCAGCGCGCCCGGTGGACGTACAAAGCGGGTCCGGAACACCGGTATGCACATTTTGCCATATACTCGTCGACGTCCCATTCATCACAATAACAGGGCACGGCCACCGGTCCGAGTAACAACCTACAGAGAACTATCCGAGCCCTGTCCTCATCGGTCGCACTGGCGTCAGGACATGCCGACATCAGCGACCCGAATATAGATGAGATATGTTCTTCGTCGACGCTGACAGGCTGAGATAACCTAGAGTCCTCAAACGGGGCGATTTCTCTAGTGAGATTGTGTGAGTTAACGCAAACCGGAGCATTCTTTACGCGCGCAGCTGTCGACTTAACTATTAAAGCCTTATCAACACAAGACATAGAGGCCGGCGACGCACCGCTGACGCTCATTGTCGGCGTTCGTCCACGAAATACAAAGACACGACAAAAACCGCCACGATGGACGAAAACTGGGCGGCAACAGAGCTGTTGCCGAAACTCGACGTCCCGCTCGATCTACTAACACACATAAAACTCAGCGTGGGCGAAGAAATGTTCAACAACTTCCGTCTGTATTACGGCGACGACCCCGACAGATACAACCTCTCGTTCGAAGCGATCTTCGGAACGTATTGCAACAAAATTGAATGGATCGCGTTTCTTAAAACGGCGCTGGCCACCGCGGCTCATGCCATCACTTTCCACGATCTGAACAAAATGACGACCGGCAAGATGCTTTTTTATATACAAGTTCCTAGGGTAGCGACGGGATCTGGCCTCCCGACATCGCGTCAGACCACGGTGATGGTGTCAAAGTACACAGAAAAAAACCCAATCACCATCCCGTTTGAAATCAGCGCGGCCTGCCTGACGCACCTCCAGGAAACATTTCAGGATACGTTACTGGACAAACTCCTCAACGCTGACGCAGTAAACACCGTTTTACGTGCCGTCAAGAATACGGCTAACGCTATGGAAAGAGGCCTCATAGATACATTCCTAAAAACCCTGCTGAGACATGCCCCACCATGTTTCGTCCTACGTACTCTCATCGAACACGGAGGGGTGTCGAAGAGGATGGCTACCAGGGTGCAGAGATCCAACATCGCCCAGGGATTCAAGAGTAAAATGCTAAACACGATTTTCCTACTGGACAGGAGCAAGGACAGGAACCAGCTACACCGATACATCGACATGATGTCGGGTTGTGTCACGGAAAGCATCTTGGATAACCCGGAAACCTACACCATCGGGAACGGCGAACGCCTCGCCGGAGTCCTCGTTAGCACTCAGACGGTCATACAGACACTGCTCACGGCCCTGAGCGGTTCTATACGCAGAGTCCCTGTGAAAACTCCCGCATCTTACGGAAAGTTCGTATTGAGTAAAGAAAACGCCGTGACCGCAATCGCACATCATGCGATCATGGCGGACTTCAACGCACACGCCGATAGGATACAACAGAGCTCGCAAAAAGATCTGCAGGAATCGCAGTTCCTCGACCAGAAGCTGACTTTCACAGAAACCCAAATGGATGTACTCAAACTCGGTGAACGGCACATCGCCTTAGAACACCTGCACAAGGTGTATAAGAACACCGATGCAGCAAACCCCCTGGAGAGAGAAGTCGAACTCACATTTTATTTCCCGATAGGGCTGCACGTACCACCAAGCCGCGCATACAGTACCGCGGACAACAAAATAAAACTCGCGCCCTCGGCGGAGACGCAATTACCGACCACGGTCTACTTCTATAACAAAGACAAGATACCACAGAAACTCTCGTACTCAGACTCGCTCAGAACCCTGTGTCACCCCGCCATACACGATGCGACGCCGTGTCTACAAGATTTTGCCGAAAAGGGCCCCCCTGAAGACGATGAGAGAATACAACACCTATGCAAAAGAGAATTTACACGAGACTCCATGGCCCACGCGACCAGGAGACTGGTACATTTCTATCAGATGCGCAGAGAGCCGCCAAGAACCGCAAACGAAGTCAAACATGAATTTACCAGTACAGAATTCGGCAAAGTTGAAAATTACCTGCTATACACCGAACTTCATCCGTTCTTTGACTTCTGTCATGTTACCGTGCAGGGTCAGATACAACCCCTGTGCACACCAAGAATTTTGGTAGGAAATATCCCTGAACCGTTGGCACCTGCAGACTTTCAAGAGATGCGCGCTAAACAGGTAGTGGAACTGACAAAGATCAAGCCACCCGAAGGCCACGAGGCGACCTTACAAGTACTCAGAGCGTCTCTGACAGACCCACAGTACCCTGAGCTCTTTTATATCCTGGAAAGCATGATACATGGTGACGCACAGGCCTTCAACACCGTACGGGACCTGATCGCTAGATCCATCAACAATTATTTCCGTATGAGAGGAAACCTGGCGTTCGCTAACAGCTACGAGATGATTCATCTGATAGCTACCCAACTCGGGGATGGAGGACTTCTTCCACAGGTACACGCACATTACAGAAACATACTGTCTATAATCAGATATGTGATAAAGACCGGGCAGATGTGCGGTCTCAACGGAAGACTAGCAGATGAATCCCTTCTTTCTTATGTGAACGCCCTGTTTGATACCAGACTCTGGCCACCCTTCATCCAAGCCTTGCCCAGAGCAATGAATAATGTCCATATCGTAGCAGACAGAGACCCTTTAGACGCTGCGCGGGTCGAGGTTAGAAACCCCGGCATGTCCGATGTGGCGCGATTAATCGCAACAGATCAACCAGAACCGCTATTCGTGGACGCAAGGAGAACATCAGATGAAGATTTCGTAGCACACAAGATATTCTATCTATGCCTGTTACCAGCCATGACCAACAATCACGCATGCGGCGCGGGACTGAATCTGAAACACCTCCTCGTCAAACTTTTCTACACCAAACGTTTCCTCGCACCAGATGAATTGCCAAGGGATCCCGCAGACGAACTCCTCCTCGCGCTGGTCAGAGATATAGCTACAGACGATCTCACAACCCCCGAAGAAGCAGCCGATGAACTCTTCCTACTTCTAGCGCACGTACCGGAGCACGCCCAGATGCTAGAGATCCGAGCGGCGCTCGACCCTTCCCAACGACACGGAGCCCCATCTGCGGGATTCGAGTCTCTGCAGCATGTGTTATATGAAGGATTCTGCCTGATAAACCAACCCAAACTACTACATGAATATCTCACAGTCATCCCCTTTCACAGATTCTACTCGGATCCCACTCTGGCCGCTAATGTAAACAGAGACATTAGAATCTACCTGAATGATTTCCCACATTACCAACGAACCGACGGAGGTTTTCCACTATCCAACATTTTCTCTCACGAGTATCAACATTGGAATCGGACCCCGTTCTCGTGCTACTCGAACGGTTGCAGCAACACCCTAGAATCTATCGTAACCATGGCATGTATGCACCACAAATTGTCACCGGTCTCAATCGCCCTCATGAGCAAAATGGGAATACACCCAGGGTTCGCACTCACCGCCGTGCGAACCGACACCTTCGAAACTGACACCATGCTGTATAGTACGAAAGCTTCTTCCGCTATCATCATCAATACCCCGGTCGTGACAAAGGAAGACAGAGACATCAATACGGTGTTTCACGTAACACAGAACATCAACACCGTCGACATGAGCCTGGGCTACGGCTCGGCGAGTTGTGTGGCACACTTGCGCAGGGCGAGAAGCGACATGGGTTCCCGGGTACAAGACCTGTTTCAAACGTTTCCCATGCAAGTCTACAGAAACGAAGAAGTGGATACGTGGATCCGCCAAACCACAGGAGCACGCCGCAACAACATGATAGATTCCGATGCCATGTCCGTTCTCACTTTCGGCAGACAGACGGACAAAGGCGGACCGTCGCTACTACACGGGCAGAGAGCGACGTGCGAACTGATACTCACCCCAGTGTCCGCGAATCTAGAATATTTCAGACACACAAACAACCCCAGAGGCAGATCGTCATCCATGCTCGGAGTAGATCCCTATGACGACGAAGCGGCGTTATCTGCGTTATACGACCACAAACTTCCCGACGCGCAAACGTTCTACTCGACCAACAACCCGTGGGCGTCACAGCGAGGCTCTCTGGGAGACGTACTATACAACGCAAGGAACAGAGAAAAACTGGGTCATAACCCCAGCGTCTACAGCCCGTGTTCACAATTCTTCACGACGGACGAGATCATAGCTTCCAACAAGACATTATTTAAAACCGTCGACGAGTACCTATGCAGAGCGCAAGACTGCATTCACGGGGATACTGATCTGCAATATATCCGTGTCGAGGGCACAGATGCACTCGTGGAGAAACCGTGCCGCTTTCTCCAAGAAGCCATCACACAACACTGCAGCACTACCCAGGCCCTGCTGGAATCTCAATTGAAAGGAAACAACACCCTCGGACTGGACGAAACGCATTTTGGAAACTACAGCATCAGAGAAACCATCCCGCTACAACAAAGCATCTTATTTAACTCATAAAGCGACCACGGTTCCGAAGAGAAACTCAGTCGCGTCTAACGTCACTTTGGAAGAACGTTTCAGCGATGGAGACGACAGTCATATGCACGTTCGAACAACGACTCACGACAAGCGACATCGGAAAACTCTCAAGGATGATCGGAGCCGTCGTCCCCATACCCAACAGACACCATCTAATCGGCAGCACCCAGGTAGGACTTGACGCAATCATCAAAGACAAGACAAAAGACTATGCACGAGTACGAAGCCGTATGCGTGACATGACGCTGACGGTCCTACGTCGGGTCGAAGGAAACCAGATGATGCTCGCCATTCCCGTACACGGACAATGTTACACGATAAAAAATAGCGGGCCGGTTTTATGGGAAAAGGGAGACGTCCTGACCACGCTACCCCCGATCTTCCCTAACGAACGCGGTGGAATCATTTCGGTCGGTGGCTGGGACCTCGTATTACCCTGGCTAGTGCCGATATCATTGGCCACGGAAATCAACCAACGGATGCTAATGATAGCCCTGCTCTCGCTAGACAGAAACCGGGAAGAGATCCGCGCAGCCACATCGCAGCTCCGTATCATACGATACAGAGACGCCACGATCACACTGCCCGAGGTTTCCCTGGATGACACCGCCCTACTCGATCTGAAAAACGTTTGTATCTCACTCTCCATGATAGCGAACATCTCATCCCAGGTCACGCTCACATACATACGTAAACTCGCTCTGGAAGACAGTAATATGCTCCTCATGAAATGTCAAGAGATTCTCGGCCGTCGCGAGACCCAGCCCGGAGACGGCGCCGGACCGCACATACAGGGCAACATAACACCAACCGAAGAACTAAACAAACTGACCACACTCTTCATCATGATCAGACAGATTTTTGACGTTATCACAGATGATCCCGTGTTTCTTGTGTGCGACACCTCTCCAGACGACGGATCCGCCGTCTGCATATTCAAGGGCTGAGCGTCCACCATCACCGCAACAAGAAACTCACAAACACCGCACTTTTCACCGCAACATCTTATGTAATAGTTAAGCCCTAAAAAAACACAGTACCATTATAAAAACCTTCCTTCTACTCGCCTACACCTTTATATCGTTTCACCTCCCCGATACAATGTCAGCCACGGTGCACATACCCACTGCGCTGACCCAACCAACCAGCCGACTGAGCTATGTACTCGAACTTTTAGTAAAACTGGACACCGCGTTCGCGCCATTCGAGACGAAACTCTTGAAAACCGGCATTACAATCACGCCACAGGTGCCATGCATCATTTGCATCGGGAAATCATCGCGTCGGCCGTGCCCTCCACATACCGTAAATCTCATCACAATGGGCCCGACGGATCTGCCTCGCGACATAAGCGTCGAAGTCACCAACCCATCCGCCCGCACACTCGGACACTATCACGAGGCGAAGTTGGCGATAGTGATATTTGCCATACCCCTAGTACGTGTGAGAATGGATCTTCTCTGCATACAAAGAAATTTTGAGAGGCCACGTTCGAAATCGCACTGTTCCGTCAACGTCTTGACCATCACGCCAGACAAAAAGACACTGGATCTCGAAATAACGTCATCTAAATTGGTGTGGAGTCCGTGCGCAGGAAACACAAGGCTGACAACAACCGTAATCGCTGACATCATGAGATACGACGTTCGAAGATTTCATACCGCAGAAATTAAATCATACTCTACCCTTGGAATATACTTAGAAGAATTAGCAGTAACACAGTCGTGTGGAACTTTACATGCCACATTCGTCACGACGTACGAATCTGTCTTAGCCCCGTCGAGCATGAGCTTTAAGATACGCTTGAAAGAAGAAAAAGAAGAAACCCTAAAAGAACATAGAATAACATTTCCACGGTTTCCCGATCCGACAGTCTGCGTCCCTCAAGCGTATGGACTGCAAATCCATGCGAGACACAAAATTCTCCTGGCGCCCGGAACCCTGTCGAAGATCGACATCCCACTAAGTTATTATTCAAAAGGGACGTATACGGGTTTATTCACGCCAAAAACCAGGAGGCACGTCACCTGTCAGTTTGTCGTATGGAAAGAAAGACAGTCACTCAGTTTTGTCGTGAGCTCCACAGCGCCCGTCGAGATAGCCCAAGGGGACATGTTAGGCGATGTCAATTTCATTCCATCATACACACTACGGACCAAAAAAATAACACAGACAACAACCCCTTCAACCAGATACACGATAACCGTAACCGGATCACATGAAAATACGACCAAGAAACAAAACAGAAAAAGTAATCGAAAGAACAATCAGAGCACAGAAGTTAAAACGTTCCCCATCACACAACAACCATCCACAAAAAGAAAACGCTCCACGTCAGGTGAAACGGAAGAAGTTATCATTTTCGACGAACCTATGGTAGAGCAACGATCGTTAACTCCGTCATACGAACAATTCACGGATACCGACGAAACGGTCGACGTGGCCCCGTCTGGAGCTGTATTTAAACTAAAAAGACTTTTGCCGTTGCTACACCATCTAGACGGTCGCGATCCATTCGCGACCCACAGCTCCCCCAAAAAGATCGCGCGCGTTCTGGTTATTCAGATATTATCTTGTTGGCAGCCCGGACAACGAGACAATCCAACACACGACGCGTACGATAAACCCAGAGGACTGAGACCTCTCAACAACATACGCCAAACCACACATAACATCGCTACCAGCATCGTATCTCCGTTACACGGAATAGACAGACTCCTGACCGCCACGTTGTTAGACGACCACCAGAGACCATGAACAGGACCGAAATTTTACGACCATGTCACCCGTTGTCTTCTAATGTTACAGGGGCCGTCAGGGTGCTGATACTAGAATTATATCCAGATCTAAAATTTGCACCAAAAGAATGGAAGATCCTACAGACGGGAGTGTCTGCTGCTCTAAGAGAACCCGCCCTGCTGTGTATCTGCGACATGCAAGGAGACAGAGTACATAAAGATGTCTTACATGGCGCCTTTCACCTAGCGAACAGCCAGCACGGATCTCCAAACATACCAATCAGAGTACATAACCTTACTCGCACACCACAAAAAAACAAAGACGATGGACCCTGTTGCCTGGAATTTGCAATTTTTGCACTCAAACTCGAACAAGTGCCCACATTGGATTCCATGTTGACCAGAGTGACTGTCAGAAAGCATGAAGACAAAAAAGTGAGTCCCACCAAAGTGTCAAAGCCATCTCCAAGACGGCGTCGACTTCTGAGACTATCGTGTGACAACATGCGATGGTTCACCAGCGAAAAAGACACGAAATGTGCGATACTCACAGTCGATCTGAAGGACATTTTCGACCATAAAAAAGTCACCGGTATAAACGTGCTAACAATATCAGATCCTCACACTGTGATTCAAGAGACTCAGCTTCAGAAAGGAACGTCGACCCTGTTTATTTTTGTGGCATACTACCTGAAACAAGGCTACGCGGCACCAGAAACTCTGAACATGATGATTTCGCTTGAGACATCAAAGCCGGCAGTCTGTTTCAAACACGGCACCGAGTCATTTTTAACAAAATCCGACCTCAATGGCTTTATCCTCAAACCACACCGCCCGCTCCACGCACGTCAAAACAACACACTCACAATAACCAGCGGAGCAATATACACATCGGAGAAGCACCACGCCATTTTTCTACCGTATAACGTTCCTGGCGTAGATATACATGTAGTTCCGTGGAGACCGAACGATAAACTCTCAGTCACCATAACCGCCTTAGAGGATGTTTCTATCCCCGCCAAAACGCCGCTCGGAGAAATAAGATTCTTCTCTCATTCGGCCATGCGTCTCGGACCCGAACGCAAACAATTCCCTTCGATCGGACAGCTAGCCATAGAAGCGCACGGACCCGAGATATACGCATCAATCGATCTCATAAAAGATCTAGAGCTAGACACACAAAACGCGGAAATATTACGACAACGGAACGATGACAACGATATAGAACAAGACTCAGAAATAGACGAGGATGAAGAAGAAGAAGAACTGGACATTGACGCGCTCGACTTAGTTTCTGTTACTTCTGAAGAAAGAAATCAACTCCTCGAGCTCAGTGATAATGACGATGATGAAAACGGTGATGAAGGTACCAGTGCCGACCCCACAGAGCCTAATCACAGAATGAGTTGGCTTGATACTTATAGACATTATGCAAACAACGCTTCGGGTCCAGTGCCAGACGAAGAAAACGTACCAGCAGCACGTCTGGGTATGCAACAGAGGCGAGAAACCCTGGCAGCTAACCTCGAAATCGAGTACGAAGATTTCGAAGTTGTATTCAAACTTAAACTTAATCCACTCGAAGTAAGATTTACAGAAGAAGCCTTATCAGATTTCACATTTTGGATACCTATATACAGATTTAGTAAGAAAGTACCTGCATTTCACTATACGTTTTTACGCAGAGGACGCGACGTCCTCAAATTCCGCGGACTAAAGGCCGTCCAATCCACAAATTCTAAAAATGTATCTCAAGAAAATCAACCACAGCCACTACGCACATAATCCGGAAAGCGCTCACACGGACTGGAGTATTTTACAAACGTCCGTTAACTCCACCACCGTCGATTCGTCATCATGGACCATTACGAGATTGTCTCGGATCCCAGGAAACCGGGTTCACCGCACTTATTCGGTCAAGCCGCATACTTGGATTTGTTACTCCAAAAAGGACCTGTCTTCGGACCGGGGGAAGTCAAGATACTGAAAACTGGAATATCTGCCTTCAACACGGGACCTGCTCTCATATGCCTGGCACAACGTCAAGACAGACCGCGTGTAGGTCCTATCCGCATACCGTTTACAATCTTAACGGAACAGAGCAATCATGTGGACATCACAATTCCGATTAAAAACACGTCTGATAAACAAGTATCGGCAAGCAGTCCAGAAAATTCGATATGTCTCCTACTGTTTTCTGTACCTCTCCCATACGTGTCAGTTAATTGCGGCTATATCACCAGATCACAGCGAACCAAAAGCAAAGTACCGGTATCAACCGCGTTTCGCGTAAACGTCAGATCAACTGCCATCGGACATAGCATGACGCTCACGATGAAGCGCACAAAATGGTCACCGCAAAAACCAGCGACATCCACAGGCACACATATCGCTATGGTATCCGTCGAGACGACCGGCATCATACCACTCCGAAAAAAAGACACCGCAATATTGCAGACCGCTTCCGACCCGGGCGTCCGCTTGGATCACACCATCTACAGCGATGGCAAACTTATTTTCTGTCTCACATACATCCCCGGAAAAGGTACGTCTACCACCCCACCGTTAAGTATGCAACTCAATCTACACCTGTATCGCAGTGGGTCTACCGTGGTCATGAAAAAGAACCCAGAACCTCTTTTGAACAGATTCCCGGGTAACGGATTCGTGGTCATCGCTCCTACAACCTTCCATCTAAAGACAGGCAAAGAAGCCACCATCTTCATAAACAACGCGTTTAGATGTAAAGAGGACGCTTCCCACGTCTGTATGTTTTTTCCAATCACCAACCCAAACCTTGATTGTCAAATGATGATGTGGCCAGAAGGAGAAAGCCTAAGCGTGATCCTTCGCGCTACGGGTGACATCAACATACAAAAGGGTTCGGTGTTGGGCAGACTACATTTTCTCCTAAACGATCCCAGCGTTCTAGCTCTCGTCCCTACCGCACGGAACACTTGGCAATGGTCTACAACAGCAGTCCGTGGTAGAAATGATGACATCAATGACGGTGACGATGACTATGACGATTACGATGACAACAATGATTACAATAACGCAACCGATTCTTCAGATACCGATCTCGACGATCTCGAGGAAGAGGTTGAAAACGCCCCACGTCCACCCGATGAAGATTTTTCTAACCTGTCTCTGAATGCCGTCGATAGATCTCCCCTACGAGAAGTTCCACCACAACGATCACAAGCAGACGAGGAACGATTCCGGCGAGAAATGAACCGAAACGACGACAGCGATCAGGAGGACCGTGGCAACGACAACGCTGATTTTCTACTGCTAGTAGAAAAAACATACAATGTTGACAGACACGCTATGGTAAACATAGGCACTGGAGTCCTGCCACTCTGTGTGATCTGTTTCGAAAAAATGCATTTCGCTCTTCACAACAGGAGCCTCCTTAGACATGTCTTGTTTCCCATCGCGGGAGTCAACTGTTGCGAGACAGCGCCTCTTCCTATAAGAGGACGCTATTCCTCCCCAACCTCGACCCAATCCGTCAAACCCAGTAACGATTACCCACCATTTTCATCTGAAATCGATGTATAATAAATAAAAAGATAACAAGAACATAACTGTGTCTAATCGATTTTATTTAGTAGAGACATAAACATACGCTTGTTGACTTCTAGCATACCGTTCCGCTTACCGTCCGCGACATTCGCGGACGCCGCGGGATCGCACGACGCATTCACGAGTTCTTGTTTCCTTTCACCGTTATCACTCACGGGGATAGATCTCTGATCCGATGATCCTACCGATTCTTCCCGAGACGGTCCCGGTCCCCCCGCTTTATCTGTCTTAGACTTAATCTGAGAAATATCTTTCTTAATTTCGTTAAGTGTAGCTCTAAACTCGATCATATTACTGTCTTCGGGACTACGTTGCTCGGGTATGTTCACTTGTTTGGGATATCCACTCTCCCCGGGTAGACTCAGTTCCTCCATGCGATGATTGCGTCTCTTTTTACGTATGGGTTCGTGAGCAGGTCTCGACCGACCGCGAGCTGAGACGCAGTCTTCATCGTCGTCGTCATCGTCAGGACTCGGAGCTCTACGTCTCCGTCTATCGCGAAATGACCCAACATCAAAGCGTTCACGGTCCCAACGCAGGTCTTCCATATCGTATCTGGGCCGATACCAATGATCGTAATACCCGTACCGATCCGCGTCGGGATACCCGTACGGTCTACCGCTTATGTAAGGCCCTCTCTGTCCATAGACACGTTCGAAGTGTCCCATACCGCTATGCGCGTTAGCCGGCGCAGTCGGATATGTATTGTGGGGGGATACCGTACTCGAGTTAGAGGCTGCCGACAGTATAGACATCAGTGCATCCCTACTCAGATACACGCAGTCTGAGGGTATAGGAACATTCTGACCAGAAGATGTACCCGCCCCGACCACTGGTGTCAGAGAGTGGGGCGCCTGTGCCATGATCTCCCTATCCTCTTCCCCCTGACAATCCGTGCATATAATACTGTGCGCTTCGTGCCCCTCGCTGTCGTCCGGTAACTCGCTGGCCTTTACGTACGTATCGCTGGAACTTAGACCTAATAGCCGTTTATCGTACCTGAGGCGACAGAGCCGTTCCGCGATATACCCGTCATCGACACTACTGGCCAGAAGACCGTAGGGATCCGAATTAAACGGATCGCTACCCTCGTCAGCACACATGGCCAACGCCCCGCCAGAAATCGCACCCCTCTCATCCTCCGTGAGAACGGAAAACTTGTCTACTATCCAATTACAATCCCGCCCATACACGGCCAGCGTACCACGTCGTCGACCTAGACCGCACAGCGAGACGTGTCTGAAAAAATTAGGCCTCTCCGAGCAATCCTCAGAAGGCACACAGCTCGACAGAGAAAGTGCCGGGAATCCGGCACTCAGGTATTCGACCACCGGATCCGCGTCCAGACCGTCGGCCGGCCCCCGAGCGACCAGTTTAGATTTTTCCGCGGCCTTTCCGACGATATTTAAAAACGTCGACGAATGTAACTGTCCGATACAGAATAGCCCAGCTTCCGTGTCGAAAAGTCTCACGGACCCTACGACGGAAGAATCATCGTGATTTATATTCAAAGGCAACGAGGCATCACCCGACCTCTGGAGTTCCCGAGCCACTACGTCACGAGGCAACCGCAGTCGGGTATCCGTAGGAGTTTCTGCGTATAACGTAACGAACCCACCAACGTAGACCGGCTTCTCGCCCGTCCCGGATAGAGACGCCAATTCCGGAACGGTCCCGACTCCTTCGGTCACCATGTCCAAAACCGTCCGTGTCGGCAGGTTTCTCTCACTTTCTGACGACAATCATCTAATATTACACATAACGACAAAACTCCTATCGGGACAGCCATTGTCATCAATGCGTTTCGAAGAGTTAAAAATCATAAGATTAGCATGTCTGTTGACGTTAGGAAGGGGGATAGAGCTGATGCTCTTACGAGAGACCGTGGCAAACACCGGCGTCTCGGACAACACCATACTGAACCGCAAGATACCACCGCTTTTCTGGATAAAACTCTACGATATACTGAAATCACACGTCTCTCCAGAAATACTACATAAAGCGTTCCACGAATCGTCCGCTGCGAACCTGTCCACAGAACTATCCGCCTCACCGGCCTGCCACGTACTAATCTCTCACTTTCTCAAAAAAGAGATCGGTATGGCCATGACTCTCCCCAACGAACTCACCGCCGACGGGAATATTCTGTTCTCCCTAGGAACCGTGTACGGACACCGCTTATTTCGACTACTAAAATTCTTCAACCTGCATTGGGGGAAAGAAGAATACGAACCAGCCATACGCGTCATTTGTCAAAGAATATGGTTCTTTTATTTGATTTCGTGGAAAAAACTGATCGTATCCCCCCATGCATTCAGCGTACAACGATCTGAACACGAACACGGCGTGTTCTCTTTTCTCATCCAGGACTACCTAACGTTTACGGGTATTCTATGGAGACGTGCCCCTCCGTTACACAGTGATCACATATCCACCATCACCCATTTGCTATGTGGTGCACTAGATTGATCAATAAAACTTTTATCACACCGTTTCTGCGTCTTTATTTGTCATGCTTACATATATACAGCAACGCAGGGGATCGTCTCATCCCGTGGAATGGTAGTCGAAGGCATACCAAGCGCCTCCAACTTCTGATCCGCCACCTCACACTTTCCGTCCTCAGCTTCCCCGCCGTCACTCACATAACCCGGATTATCAAATCCAGATGGCCCCCCATCAGATCCGAACACACTGCCACTATCCTTGTTCAGTTCATGAGCATCGTCATCATAACCCATTCCCCGAACCCCGACCACCATCCCTTCGGGAGACTTCTTTTTGTATGCATTGAACACATGGACCCCGAACGATCCCCACATGTGTTTCAGTTTTTCCACAAGTTTTTCACTGACTTTCTTCACGAATCCCGGTCTTTTGACACGCAAACACGCAATCTCGACATCCGGGCACGTTTTCGAGTCTTTGCCGTTTTCTTTATCAACATCACCATAGATCAACGACCTGAAGAAAAGGTTCGTCGGACTGACTGTTCCTACAACACTGTCATCCAGCACGATATCTGCAGCGAAGGCGAAAATCACCACCCTAAACATGTAGATCGCTGTCGCGAACATGTTGAGGTAGTCTTTCCAACTCGGAGAAGGCGTGTCGACGTATATGTACTGCATGGTCCTCGAGATCAATGCAGGAATCATGATCAGGAAATAACACATGTAAAAGCAACACGCCCGCCTCACGACGACCTCAGCGGATCCCGGAGATTTCTTGTCGACGCTGAGGATTCTGCTGATAACGATCAAAGTAGGAACGACGAACACGACGGATGACTGTATCATCAACTGAGTTATAGAATCATCCCCTCTGAGCTCACACACGGGAAGCGATCCCGAGTTCTGAAAAGACGACGTCGAAACCAGCATGGGGTATCCGAAAAACAGAGCAGACAACCATGCGACGACGGTCGCCCAGAAGACTCCGTATCCCCCCGGGGCTCTCTTCGATTCAGCACCACCGGAAACCGACCGTTCAATGTCCCTCATGCGATCCAAGCACATGAACATGAAAAAGAAGGAGCCCGCGGATTCTGATACGACCCCCACGCTCAGCGCCCCTCTGCAGAAGCTGTCATCGAGCATCGCGGGCCACCATACGCGAACGGCCCACTTCGCGGCCAAAGATATGAGCATGCCGACATTCGCCAAAAACAAGCTGATAACAAACGGCCATGGGCCGCAAACGCGCTTAGACGCAATAACAACGCCATACGTTATTCCCAGGGCAATGGTCGCGACCCCGAACACAGCGGAAAATGCACCGGTGACCACGCTGTTATAGACACCAATGAAGAACGCTTCCTCCGGACACATCTCGCCCATGGGGATCAGACACGCAACCATGTTGCCGCGGCGAGGTCGCGAGCCCTATTACAACAGAGACCAGTCAGTCCTACCCTCTTTATATTGGACACGCTCAGTAGACACTAGACACATGTGAGTCTATAAAATACTCAACCGTCACGCGCCGCCTCACGCCACGTTGATCACAGGTAAAAACCCCAACACAAAAAAATAAATCACATCGTATACTGTCTGTAAATTGAATAACTGCGTCCCCAACACTAACACCCGGTGCTTCGGAAGCGTCACGGAAAGTAGTCTCCCTATCCCATTCTCGCAGTGGAACAGAGCATAATCGTGAGCCGCCAGTCTTTCGACATCCTTATCGGGAGCAGCGTTCGACTGTAGCATCATATACTCCACCAAAGGGTTCGCTTTGCTAATCTGTACATGTAAAGCAGCAGAAACTCCGGACTCGGTGGCATCCGACACTTTTCTAGAGATGTCCCATCCGCTTCGATGGCTCTCGGAGTACGCCAACAAAATCAAACCAGGCCACAACTGAGAAATTGTCACAGAAGGATTTCTAGAATACCAAGGCAGTACATATCGTTCTATCATAAATTCAAAATTCTTGATATCCGCTCCACAAAATCCTTCTTCTATCTCCGAAGCACACTTGTTCTCCCCAAACGCGTCCGGAAAAACATCTTTCAAAGAAAATTTACCCTGACGACCAGAAAACACACTTTCAGAATTCAAGACCTTCCAAAGCAGGATCAGACACAATAACGCCGTAATACCAGATCGAAGGTAATGTTGTTCGGCAGTTATGACGGGCACTACGGTCCCGAGTCGCTTTCCAAACAACCTGAGAGCCCAAAGGGTTAAGAAATCGTCGTGAGCCACCCCAGACAGTCGATCCATCACGTCTTTACTAACGACCTTACTAGAACCCGGTAGATGGGACAACGCACCCTTTCTAAAAAGAACAGATACAATAGCATTCTCGTCGAACGTTCCAGCCGCGTATTTTCTTCCCTGACTCATGGGCGTATAGAATCGCATTCCGGAAGGGTCTCGGTAAGAGAATGCATTTTCAACACCGACCGAGACCTCCGCAGAAAGATCGTCCACCATCGACCGCAGGATACGAGAACACCCACGAAGCACCCCTTCCACCGATGCGCTCATATCCGAGAGGGGATCCAATGCGGTCTGATAGGCAGCCATTATACAGACGGCAACCTCAAGATCGCTCAACACGGCATCGTGTCCGGGGTAAACGGTAATCTGCTCCGTCGCGTTAAGAACACCCATAAGCAACTCCTGGGATACAGACAGGCTCTCGATTTGCGTTAATCGATACACACGCCTCCATCGAGGCTGGTTATACAACCACCGTTTCAAGCGATAATACCAAGAGCCGAACGAGAAAGTCCACGTCTGACTGACGTTGAACAGCGTGTCCACCAACTCTCCCCTAAAATCTTCGGAGAAAGAAATTGGCGGATCGCACGCGACGATCCAGACGACGGATCCATCATCGCGGCAGACTGTCCCTTTGTTTGCGCGGATGCCATCATCCTGCTGCTCTTCGGATGCGACGTTACTACGCACCCCGCCGTCCTCACCCGACCCGTCCTGAAAATTAGACATGGACTCAACGAGAAGGCGTTCCGCCTCACCAATCCTGTCCCTAAATCGTTTACACTCATCCCTAAGATCCTTTTCGAGCGCGTCCAAATCTTCTCCGGCCCTGCGCCGAAGTCTTGCGCCGTGTTCCAGATCCTCCGCCCGCTGCCGAAGACGCAACGCGCCCTCGTCTCGGAGCCGTGCGAGTACCTCTCGAGGGCACGCGAGAACGTTTTCTCGGTGGGCTTCGTACGCCACGATACACGGCAAATCGTGAAAGGTTTTTAACAGACTCATCCTGCTGAGATCGCACGTAATCCAAAACGACCGGAGTACACACCTTACACACCTTTGGACGAAAAGTCCTCGAAAAAGATACCGTCGATCCTCGTTGTTTAAAAAACGCTATGACGGGATATATATTCCAGTCCGTGCCACTCACGGAGGAAAACTGGCAGAATATCTGCAACGAATCCCTGAGCTGACGGAGACCTTGGAGATATTGAAACCTATGCGTCTTATTAGCGTGTATAGACTCGCTGTCCGCAGATCGCATAGTAGTCTTAAATTCCACCACGTAACAGTTCACCGTTCCGTCGTCTTCGACGAAAACAAGCACACAATCCGGTATGCGCTTCCTCAGATTCACCTCGTAGAACACATACCCCTCTCCCAACCCAACATTATCTGGAAGCACGCCACCGAGAACGCGATTAAGTTCTCTCCTATCACTGAAAACTGAGGATATCTTTCTATATATCCTCTTGTGTTCTCGATGTCCCACACGTTTCCTACATTCCGGTAAATATGACAGCAACTGCGACTCTGGCGCAGATGCCATCCCTCTACGTACCACGTCTTTTTTTATCAAAAATATAACCACGATATTTAAACGTAATTTACATCCAAACGAAACGTATCATCCGTTGCCTCCAAGATGGTTTCGCCATTAATACTCTTAACAATCGTACGTATAGGGTACGCTACTGCAATCGTTTCGGACGAACTCAACGATGGACCGATCACCACCATACGGTACTCACCATACAAAACAACGACGACCTGTCTACAGAACGCCATTTCGAACAGAACGCTCGCAAACGGCGCGTTGTTTACATTCAACTTTTACGACGGGAGCAATTACAAAGTTTTTCAGGTACCGAAATGTATATTCAACACAGATGTAGCCAAGTCCATCTTTGAATCGGTCAATCTTACAGAATCTATAGAAGCATACAGACGCAGATACAGAAATTTCTTCATACCTCCCATGTACGGAGCATTCAGGCTCGTCGTCCACAGTACTCAGATCGCATACATAAACAGCGGACTGAGTCCACCCCCAAAAAGCTCCGTGATCATAAAAGATTTTTTCATCGATATGAAGAAAATACATCATATTCCAAAGGACAAACTCTGCCAGATTAAAAACCATCCCGCGATGTTCAACCTCCACATCAAATGCAGTCATCATACCGTCTCCTGGAAAACGAATATGGTTTCCATAAGCCTAACTGACCGCTTTTTCATTCTCACCGTAAATCCAGACCGAACGCCATCAGAGAAGACCCTGGCGTTATTTTTCGGGACCATCCAACAACTGGATTTCAAAGCACCATATAACGTCGGCGCTTTTTTACTACGACAGACGGTGGATCACGATCTCATCGTTGTTGTCAAGCGAGACGTTTTTACAAAATACTACGATTTTTTACAAGACACCTCATTCCTGTATAAAATTTTATCGGTGAATTACAATGACCTGAGCATATGCATACGTGCTTTCTCGATAATGGCATCTACGGTACTACGAGAAAATCAGTGTGGTCAGATTACCATGAAAACCATGGAGTTGTTTTTTACATACGGATTATGTTTATTTATAGGAAACGGTGTTACATATCCAGAGATGGACCCGATATCAACAGCAGCCTGGAGACAGAGCGAATTGGAGTTAATGGGGGAATTCGTCCAGAGATGTTTTAACACATCCACAGCTAACCCGACACCGCCATTTCAGTTTAGAATGACGCTTAAAAAGGGAGTAGAAAGTTCGGATTTGCGAAAAAAAATAGCATCATTCGCATCGGGAATGCACGCTTCTACATTGGCAGACGTGACATATCTCTTGAGAGCCACCACGATACCACCGACCGTAAATGAGGAAGAACTACTACGTAAATTATTATTTAACGTAGATGCTTATTACAGGGCAAGTCTAAACGCGCCAATATCTTCACCCATACGTCGTATACTAATACGCATAGACCACTCCATACGAACACAACTGAACGCCAGTACGACGGCCAGAAAACACTTTCTTCTTTTGGCCTCCATGTGCTCCCCCAGAGAACTGTTAATATGGAGTGAGGTTCTACACAATCCCAACAAAGGCAGCCCCTCGGAAATCTATAGCCCATGTCTAGCGGGAGCCCGTAGGGACTATAACTCCGCCACCGTAAGAGCTCTGCTCCACGCAGCCCGTCGTCCAGAACATAGGAGCAACACCGTCATAAAGACTACACATCTGCTGCGACCTAAGAGAAAAGAACTGGCGTACGAATCTACTTGTATACCAGAAACGATTCCCGGAACGACCATTACGGCAGAACAAAGGACTTACACCATAACCCCAGAATATATACTTCAAGGTCTCGTTTATCCGATAAGCAACACAATCGTCGGGAAAAATTTATTAATCACCGTTTTAAATCATAAAACACAATGCATAATTTCCAAAACATATAGGAAACACGCATCCATAACGGTGATGAAAAACATTACATTCACCGACCAATGTGAATTCTGTGGCAGCACTTTAGTAGAATATGACGAGGTCGACGGTGTCACCAACTTAATCTACATACCAACTATAGAAGATCTAAAGTTCATAACCAACCCACGTAACCGTATATTAGTAGCAACACAGAGAATACACTATCTGCTACTATCCAAAAATGGGACAGTTCTCGAAGTGACTGACATATTGGTGAATATACAATCCGTACCATACGTGCTGATAGTTATACTTGCGATGTCTTTCATTTTGTTATTACTTGGATGTTATAAGATATGTCGTACGAAATAAAACATTAAACCTGCTATATATGTGCACATATTTTATTGATACCATCAAATCATTCATATAGATGACTTTATTCAACTGGAACCCGTTACGTTAACACGATTCCCCGTAAATACTTTTCTGAAAACATCCGAACTTCTTTGCACAATGTCATCTTGGAAGCCAATAACCGCCCTGTACATCAGCAGAATCACCAGGAACATCAAGACGATGTTCCAAGCTATCGCATAGCACAGGGAGCATCTTCGACAGTCACCTATTAAAGGAAACACAAAACACATTAGATAAAATCAATCATGATTCTCTTTTTTTTAATCCTCATCTTCCCAATATATACAGCCAAGAAAATAGAAGCGCAATCCAGAAAATATTATTACGGAGATACAACATCCGATCCTATCTACGAAGCCCCGCTACATTTTAATATAAAACCTCTCGAGATCTCTGACAAATGGATACAGAGACTCAGACCCGTGAAAGACGTTATGTATATATGGTATCCTATGTCCGGAATAGAAGGTCCGAAAGATGCATACATCCAAGCCACATATAACACTTCTAACAAAACCGTCTCTGCATACGGAGTGCCATGTGGAAAAATGTCTTCCGTCTCGTGTATGTTGAATATGTTGAAAGTTATAATCGACAGTAACAAGAAACGACACTTTGCAAACTGTTCGACTACCTTTCCCGTACCAATACTATATAACATACCCCGATGGTCTATAGATATCCTTACGTCGGATTCATACCTCTACCAGACAGAATCATTCACATTAAATTCCATTATACTAACATCTATTCTATTATATTTTCCGAATGTATACAACAAAACTTGCTCAGAACCCATGATACCACTATACGCTATACACAACACGTTGTTAAACATATCGGTCACGCGTCGCGGAGCCAGAAAATTCTTTAAAAGACTTCCCTTTCTAAATATCCTCAAAAATATAAATGCAACTATCTCACCCACCCCAAACGATACTCAACCGACCACACATCGTAAACTATCGCCACAAACATTTTACGAAATCGGCTCTTTCATGTTTTCTGCCTTATATTCTACAACAGAATGCAAATTTAGAGACGAGCACAATAGAAAAACCATCGAGAGCACAGGACATATAGAAACCCACGCCGGAAAACTTTCAATAAAAAACCTAATGGTTAATGAGACCAAGTCACATAAAAAAGAAAAACCACCCAAAAACAAACCACCTCAAAATGATATAAATTTAAACGACATTAAACTTCTCGACGGAATGCTGCTAGATTATCTGGACACATTAGCACTTCATTCCGATCTTACAAATGTCACGAACGTACCGATCGAGCACAAAAGACGATCGGGATCAATATCCTTTAGAGGTGTCTGACGTAAATGCCTTATAACACCAATGCTTCATAAAAACAGCGAACGCGCAGACGAAAACGATGGCGTTGATGCACATCCATATCGCCGAAAAAGATTTTATAGACAGCTCAAAATAATGCGAATGACAATCCACATGATAGAAATCCGCAACGTTCCGTTCGGCAGTACCATCAGTGGAAATTGCGCCAGACGTCGGAGTCAAATAGAGAGAAATCAGAAAACAAAGGAAAAACGGGAACCGATCACAGAACTCCCGCGCCATCCTGATAAAAGGCCACGTACCGGTACCACTTCTTCCACCTCTTTCCTTGTCGGCGTATCCCGTCAACTTCTCTGTCGACATGGCCGAACACTCCGATGCTTCCGACGTAAATACCGCTGCTGTCTCGAAGGACACCACCCGAGTACCAACGAGCGAGATGCTGGACGTGAACTGCGTTCTCAGAAAACCCTCCGTCTCCACATTCTTAAATAGATTCTTCTCAGCCGACGGCAAAATAAATGAGGCTGATGACGACGATCGACCATCACACACGGTTGTAGATACAAACCTCAGCAAAGAACCTAACGGACCCCTGGTCGTTAAACCCAAACCAAAGAAGTCGTCGAGGAAGATGCAAGTCTACTACCAACCCTATACTTCGGATTTTAAAATAGAATCACATAAAGACAGACTATGTATAACTAATGTTCGCCCGATTCGCATATTCGAACGAAGTAGAACGATCATAATCGGAGTCAAGATTGCAATCCCATCTGGTTTCTTCGGACTTACCAACTGTTTTCATCCACCGGGCTGTATCTGCGTCACAGACATCCTGAACTCGGGCGAAACCGACGTACGAGCACACATCGCAAACACCACGCTAACCCCCTTGGAAATACTTCCTATGACGTTGCAGATGTTCATCCACATAGTACCGAAGATCTTCCCCGAGCCCTGGCAGACAGTAAATCTGCCGGCACCACACTCAGAAGCAGCCTACTTCGACCTCCGGACGCACAGACACATACATCTTCCACCCAATTCCACGGCATATCTCACATTCAACACGACACACCTCTGCGGCGCTAAGACTCACAGCGTCTTGATAATACCCTGCAGACACTTGGCGTTCAAGAAAATCCTACTCGATCCCACCATCTGGCGTCCGGGCATGCCGCCCATCATCCGCACCAACAACATCTCCTCGGCGACACAATACATCTCGGCCGGAACGCTGCTGGCAAAAGTGATCTTTACATCTGCCGGTATAACCCAGTTCTCGCCGGCACTCACCAGCATCATAACCTCCCTACACATCCCCAAATCCCAAGTACACTTCACAAAACCAGGTCCTCGGCACAATAAAGTGAACGATGAATAAAAAATTTCACGACTCGCATTTTCTTTATTTACAATTATGTACAGTTTTTTACACGGTAGTGATACGTATCTTTCGTTCATCGCCATCCGCAGCATCTCGTTTTCCTATACGCTTCCCGATATTTTCGATACCATCCTCACAACCGGGAACGGTGTCGGGTACGGAAGGAGCATTCTCCAGTTCACGGAGAAACGGATCCATTGCCTGCTCCGACGTCTCCGTTTCCGGTTCTATCTTATCCATAAGTCGCTGACTACTCTCCCTGTCCATATCGATTAATCTTTCTATCTTTCCCACCTCACATAATGTATTCTGATCGACAGAAAACTTTTCTAACAATTTCTCGATACTATCCTCGTCAGACAACGAGAATTCGCCGACTAACAATTTCAGGATCACGACATCTAACGCCTGTATGACCTTCTTCGACTTTTGACACTCCGTTTCGGCGGCGGCGCGCAAATGCGGGCGGCAATCGTTAGATAGTAACCTGTCCAGTTTAGTATATCTACGTACACACCGTTTATATACCGGAAGCAGGCGCAATAGATGCCTCGTAACTTCCGCCTCCCGGTCTATTTCAGATAAATCCGTAGGCGTTATTCCCAAATTCTCAAAATTGTCTTTTAAAAAGGCCTCCAGCTCAACCACATCCACATCTTCCGCAGACCTAAGCACGATATACTCCGATCCGTCACGAATCTTCCGTCGACACAAAGCGAAGTCGATAAATCGCCTAAAACAGCTCGGAGACGATCCGATATCCGATTCGGCCATGACCACCGTACTGTTCGCTACAGAGTATGACACTCCAAATATCGTAGTCAATATACTGTCGAATACACCAACGGATCACTACGTGTTTCCACTAATAATTAAATACAGACCATCAAATCGTATCGAATTCGTGTTACAAACACAGAGGTGTCCCGATTCTATTCGCATACAGCCCGTTTTTATATGCGACGCTAAAAAATTGTCGTTAAACCAGTTTATCTCGTCAGACTTGCCACTCCCAGCCGGCGTGATCTGTAACAGTCTAGATACTGCCGCAACTCGAGAAATCTATGACCACCTATTCGAGGACCTAGCAGAAGGCACTAACGACTTTAAGTGCCTCGTTCACTTTAACAGATCTGCCATACTCCGTTACCTAAACACCGTGTTTCTCGCACCGACTTCCCCGTCATGGTTTCTAAGCACATACGGTACCAACGAAGCCACCCTAATACTCACCATGTCATATTATCTCCTAGAACGTCAATACAGCACGATCCAGACCACCCGCGATTATGTCAAGTGTTTCACGAAAGATCTAGGCCATCCTCTGTTTTCGTACATCAACATGAAAGACTTCATGATGGCCATGAACAGATCCGCCTTTAAAAAACGGATAGACCAATTCGCGAAATACGCCAAAGCCAGAAATTCCCGCGACCGCCGCGAGTTAGAACGCGTAGACAAGGAGATAAACAACTTCAGGGAAGAATCTAGGTTGGCCGCAGATGCCTGCGTCTACTACGTGTATCTGGCATACAGAAAGGCTCTATCACGAGAAAAAATTATCAGATACTGCGACTACACCGAATACTCCCCTAACCTAGACGATTCGCAACAATGCACGGTCGCAGAAAACTTCCTAGGCGAGAGCCTGAAAGACGAGCTCATCTCAGTCATGGATCAATATTTTTCGTTAGACGGTTATTTTGGTTCATACATCCAGATAGAACGAGTCCCTCTTCCAAATGACAACAACTACAAAGGATACGACTGGAACACAAACTGTTCCAAGATTCTGGGTCACTCGTCGACCGCGAGCAACATCGCTACTTCCATCAGAAAACTCAACTGCACATGCGAATCTCTATTCTCTCCGGTGCCTACAACTATCGGGGGACTACTCCGACTATGCTCATCAGAAAGATACGTGTCCGGGACAGACAATACAAAAATCTGTCGGAGAAATTATCTACTTAACGATACGACTAGATACATCGGCCCGATACCAGTATTCAGAGTAGAGATGCCCGACAAAAAACATGTCTTCTGCAGCATCAGCTCCGAGAACTGGAATAAAAAAATGTTACCAAAAGATCTCGTCAAACACATACCTTCAGAATACATCTCCGACGAAGCCATAACTGACACGATATGGCTTACCGAAGATTTCACACCTTGCTCAGAAGTGGGAGAACAGCTATACAGAACTCGTCACGAGTTGTTTAACGAACACCTCCCGGTATTCAACTTCATAGGCGACGTTGACCTCAAACTCCGTGAAGACATCTGCGGAATCGAAAAGAAATTCTTTTTTGACCTATGCAGATCACTACGAAAAACGCTTATCGAGGCATGGAGCCACATATTTCCAGACATCGACAAGAAATCTCACCCCATCTTCTTCTTTAAGAGCGCCTGCCAACCGGTCTCGAGCGTAACACCAGACGACGTGGAATACGATTTCGAACCACAGTTCTGTGCCTGCAGAAAAAAACTCGGCATGAGGATCATAATTCCCCTACCACGAGGAACGGCCGTCTTCGGATCGGCTACCCTAAAACGCCTAGCGAAGATCCTAGATCACACGATGACTCTAGATCGCGATTTGGTGCGCAAGCTGAACACAATCTCCCATCCCGGTGAATGTTTTGATACAGGTATCTACAACCACGCACGATCGGTACGTATGGCCCTCATGTACAAATTTGACGACAACGGGATCTTGTTACAAGGCCGCCTAAACCCGATATTCATCGTCCCAGAACACTACCAACACGACCCCCGAGAGTTCATCCTGCAACAACTATCCCCACAAAACCTAACACATCACGCAAACCCCCACGACGCTACGATACGCGAAGCCATAATCCAAATCTCCGACAGAGCGTGTAGCGATGCCGACACCGACTTCCTGCAGACACAAACCAACAAGACTTCTCAGAAAACGAAATGCCGTCTCGGACCGTTAATACAAAGCCACTTGAAAAACGCAGAACATACTCAAGAAAGCTTGGATTCCTCAGACTTAGAAGATGACGAGGCCTCGGACGAACTCGGGGAGACCGAAATGGACAACATTCGAACGTTCGCCAAGAAGATAGCATGGCCGTATCTCTTAAGCCACATAAAAAAACACTATCGACCCGAGATCCAAGAGCAACTGGAAGCGGCCGCACTATTCCACCCCGTCGGCCGCAACTGCGTTTCCGTGAAACGTATTCTATACGGTCGCAGTAAAGACTTTCGCTGCCTCACGCGTGATCATAAAACCCCCCAGGAGACCGTCCAAGTTTTCATGGATATCAGGGGCGACTATCGCCAAAACGTCTGGGTCACGTTGTGGAGCCGCTGCTTCACGCGGAAATGCAAGTCAAACGCCAAACACACACACGTTTCGCTGAAAATACCAGCCCCCTCACAATATTAGACGTTACGTCGTCCTCCTACGCACGCCCACGCCACCACATCGTCGAAATCCCACGCACCATGCTTCCGTCCAGGAAAACCCGGCCCACGCTGACACAACTATCTCCAACGTATCAGGTTTCCCCTCACATGATATAAAATACACCTTCCCGACAATCACATTCATCGTAGTCATTTAGAGAGCGAAACACCGACCCTCGCGCCATGATGCAGAGAATCAGCGTCAAAAGGCGCCTTGGCACGATATCGGACTCCCCGGAGGACGACTACACCAACGCGCGCCGACAGAAACACTACCACGCGCATCCTGGGATGTACCAAAACTGGAGACGCAATCCAACGAATCTGCAAACACAACCATCCCCCCCATACGATAAAAACCTCTTGGCACTCACCCATCTGAACAAAAAACTAGACGAACTGACCCCAAACGACCTAGAGTGCCTGAAAGCCATGATTCGCGTCAAAGAGACACGCGCGCATACCCGTCGCATCAACTTTTCTCAAGATTTGTCAGATTGCCAACAACCCATCATCGACCTACGTGACTACACCACCGCTTCGCTGGGTCTGTGCAAGTATCCGAACGACCTGCCCGACCCCAGAAAGCAGATAGAGAACAGATACGCCGAAAAAGATCTACCACTCACCGTGACTCACGATGTGCTCATGAACACTAACTACCTACTGCTGTACAGAAGACACTTCGACGAGATGCCCAGCAACGACCTCAAACTACTGGTCGAGGACAAAATCTTCTCCATCAACAATTCGCCCAGCCTAGACGTTGTGACGGCCCTGGCAGATGAAACCCTAACCTACATCAAGTTCCACCGCGTGCACAACTTACCAGTCAACCCAAGCGACCCGTACATGAGTACTGTAGGACTTATCAAATATGCGGTGTTCAACAGACTCAACCTGGGTGATCTCGCCTGCATCCTCGACGGCGGAGGAGGCAGAGACCGCGAATACCAGATTCTCCGGCAACTTGCTAATAAACCCACACCCCAACCGCGAAATTCTTCACCGTCGTTCGACGTCCACAGACGACCGCCGTCGTCGTTCAAACACCCCATACAACAAGCTCTGGCGACCGTGGCTGCCTTTGGAAGATGCATCGGAGGCATCAAGAGAAGCATGCTCCGGAGCCGGGGACCGTTCCACATCAGAGATTTCGACGAAACGTCCGTTACCGAAACATATCGCTGCGGAATGATCTCCGAGTTGATCCTGGGCTCGCTCAGCACACACAATTGTCAAAATGACGTCTGTCAGATCAAACTGAGAAAGCTCTTACAGTGCTATCGCGCCAGTATGTTTTTCTGCCCCCTGAACAACACAAGACGTTGCGGAGACGGCCCACATCGTCGCGATGTACGCTACAAACGCAGACCACCGATCCTGGACACTCAGATACCGAAGCTAGCCTACGGACCCACCAACAACGAAAACAGAGACAGACATCGCCGTGTACAAACACATGCGTATAAAAGAACCCGCCATCAACGCGATACGCATCCGGAGTGTTCGGCGGCCGCTGTTCCGTGTGTCAACGATATTACGCGCCCATCTGACGATGACAGCGAAATCCCCGCAAAAGAGCCCCATATCGAAGAAGATTCCGTAAAACGCCGGACAAACGACGAAAGTGGTAGATCTCCCGGAGAATGCAGCGCAGACACCAGAGAGGATAGCGATTCCGATCAGTCATCGGCTTCGAACCATAATTCCGACAACGAAATCGACGAGGAAGACGGCGAAATAGAAGATGACGACGATGACGAAGATGAAGGCTACAAAGAACAGACCGATCTGAAAAACGATGACCTCTTGATTGCGAACACAAACCCCCGCATCGCAATCTCACAATCGGTCGACGAGGACGTCAACCACGATCCAGAGGCAGAGTCCGTGTGGACCGCATCGGTGACCCCACTAGAACTCCAACAGATACGAGTCCACCAAAACCCGATCCCCGACAACAGCATAGGACCGGAGATCGCGATATACGACCCCTCCCAACGCATCGAGGATCACCAGTTACAACCGAGAAGCTACTCTCCGTTAGACGACACCATGGACTGTGATCTCTCGTACAGTGAGATGGACTCAGACTAGAAAAATACCCCCCTGATCATTGATAATATCGTTGATCGTAATAAAATTTGTAATTATTGTACAGACAGCGGGTCTACCTGACTCTGTAACGCCACCGCTTTCACGAAACTCAGTACATGATATCATTTTACCGGTTTTCTTTTTCATAGAAATCTAAAAAGATCATTCGTCGTAAAAAAACCAATATCCCGTCGAATATCCGAGCACATCTCACTAGGGGGCGAACATATCATGATGATATGTCACTCATATATTAACCACGCCTTTATAATACGTGATTGGGTATAAGGTATGTCCATCACTGTAACCGTGTCGCGCGCCCAACATCCAGACGATTTCGTGCACGATTCTGTGCGCGCACTCGTGTACCGTATTCAAGCATCATTGGATCGTACGCCCGTCACTCACGATGATTGAAAGTCCACCTACAGACCACGATCATCATAAAATGAGCCCCTAGCACCGATAAATATTGGGCGTATCATTATAAATCTGTCAATCATGTGTTTAAATAAATACCCACGCCCATATAGTAAACAAACACACCCATAATCCCCTAATTATACACCCGAGTCATACTGATATCAAAGACCCGATACCATATCACGTGTATGTCATATAACACAACGCACATCGATTCACACATGCGCATACACAACTCTGAAACCGATGTAATGAGATGCTAGTCGTATGCATATATGTAAATCGTGTATACTCACCGATTACCATACGCCACTCCCACATCCCGACTAAAATCGACTAAGTATCTACTGAACTTAGTCTCCACCACACCACGCTCCTTGGCGCCCTTTTACTCTCCACCCGGTTACATCACTACTCATCCATGTCATTGGTCCTTATGAATAATTATATATGCATACCTCATAAGGACACACCCCTTACACCTCACAAATCTTCTAAGTCCACCGCAGACTTAGTCTCTGCGCCGCTCGCCTCTCTCCGTCTCCCAATGAACCACGCCTACATATCATACCCTGTCAATCACATACGTCACTGCCACAACGGCATTGGTTAGTTTTATATATCACGCCCACGAAGGGCCGGACATCGAGATCTATTATTAGAACATACAACAACCTCGTCCGCCATTAATCTACCACAATTCCGCCATGTTTTTAATACAGAAAACTTTTACACATCCCGATATGGCGCCTTTTTTACTAATCAGCATATACCGATGATATGCTAGAACCGAGCATATCATCGGTATACGCCACGATCCGTAGGCCACATAAAATACGCAACGCAATCAACACACCCACACAGCTCATGGACACGCGATCTTCCATCTGAAGGATAAGAGGCGGGAAACTACTCCAAAATGACGAGGAGGGAGTATCAACAAAATGGCTAAAGAACCGCCATTTTGTTGATACAGCCCGCTTGAACTGGAAGATATGCAACAAACCCGAATACCATCTCAACTTCTTATAATTTTTTTCGGATAACTTCAAAACCTAACGTATCCACTTTTCAAAAATACGTGACCCCCATCTAGATACAATGTACTGCTTAGAGAAACAATGTGAAACTACCGGGAACGGGACATGACGGGATATTTTTTCGTGGTTGTAATGTACTGCTTGTGCATCACCGTAAGCGGGAAATTTGAAAAGGCGCGAACGCACGCCATAATCCGGCGCCATCTTTTCAGCCACGTTTAAACATGCCACCAGCACGGATAACCTTGTCTATACATTTATGTAAAAACTCAGCGTCCGATAATTTTTCGCATACAAAACCAACCTAAATAAAATCCAAAATTGGGTGGCCGGGAAAGGGACCGGGGAACGGGACCGGGGAACGGGACCGGGGAACCGGAGGAGCCGAGGAGCCGAGGGACCGGGAAAGGGACCGGGAAAGGGACCGGGAAAGGGACCGGGAAAGGGACCGGGAAAGGGACCGGGAAAGGGACCGGGAAAGGGACCGGGAAAGGGACCGGGAAAGGGACCGGGAAAGGGACCGGGAAAGGGACCGGGAAAGGGACCGGGAAAGGGACCGGGAAAGGGACCGGGAAAGGGACCGGGAAAGGGACCGGGAAAGGGACCGGGAAAGGGACCGGGAAAGGGACCGGGAAAGGGACCGGGGAGCCGATGAGAGCCGGGAATCCGAGATGTCGATGAACCGAGGTTACCGAAGAACCGGGGAGACCTGAGGAGCCGAGAAACCGGCATTTCCGTGGAGGAAAACGGATGGACCGGAGAATCCGAGGGGACCGGGAAGGGACCGGAGGAGCCGGGAGAACCGAGGGACCGGGAAAGGGCCGGGGAGAACCGAGGGACCGGGGGAACCGAGGGGCCGGGAAAGGGCCGGGGGAACCGAGGGGCCGGGAAAGGGCCGGGGGAGCCGAGGAGCCGGGGGAGCCGAGGAGCCGGGGGAGCCGAGGAGCCGGGGGAGCCGAGGAGCCGGGGGAGCCGAGGAGCCGGGGGAGCCGAGGAGCCGGGGGAGCCGAGGAGCCGGGGGAGCCGAGGAGCCGGGGGAGCCGAGGAGCCGGGGGAGCCGAGGAGCCGGGGGAGCCGAGGAGCCGGGGGAGCCGAGGAGCCGGGGGAGCCGAGGAGCCGGGGGAGCCGAGGAGCCGGGGGAGCCGAGGAGCCGGGGGAGCCGAGGAGCCGGGGGAGCCGAGGAGCCGGGGGAGCCGAGGAGCCGGGGGAGCCGAGGAGCCGGGGGAGCCGAGGAGCCGGGGGAGCCGAGCGTCGCAGCCTCCGGTGGCGAGCGGTCCGGGCGGAATGGCCGCCGAGCGGCGACCGGCACATTTATACCCAAATCCTGGGCGGAGTTTCGTGGGCGGAGAAACGTCACATGACCACGGGGCGTTGGGGGCGGGGGAGGGGAAGGGGGGGGTTAGGGGGGGGTTAGGGAGGGGTACACTAGGAAAGGGATATACACTTGCTGGAATTACTAGATATTATATTACTAGGGTTTATTCCATTAGGTTTAATTTATTCATTAGGGTTTCGTTAATTAGGCTTCCTAGTCCCTCCTACTTCATTTGCATATGTATATTTTTCTGTCTGATGCAGGTTAAGATAATTAATTCAATTAAAATTAGCATACTCAGTAGCGGATTTACCTTATTTGGTTATGAACAGTTGGTTAATTAGCATTTGTTTACTAATTAAGCTTAATTAGTAAGCAAACATACGTTACGCTCTACTAGGTATATTCCGCGCGCACGCGCGAGCGCACGCGCGCACACGCGCGCGACCCTTTTGTGCACGCGCACGTCCCGCCCATATGCGCGCCCACGTGCAGCCCTCCCCGCCCCTCCCACATCCACGCCCACATCACAATGCACCCGCCTTATGCCACCGCCCTCATTGCGTTGCTCTGCCACGCGGGAGATTCAAACTTTTACACATCACGTGATTTGTATCTACCTTATTGCTTTGTTGACACATTCGGACCCAGGCATGATTGACAGGTGTTGACCCCCATAACGACCAATAAGCTGTCGTTTGTGGGGAGGCGGGGCGTGTAGCTAAACCGGTCTCGAAGACCGTTCGTTGGGATCATCGATAGGATAGCGGTGAAATGTGGGTTATTAACGAAAACACCGTACACCGGCAAACGTAAATCGGCACGGTATACGAAACGGTGTTCCAAACCTCGGATTGGTAGGCGACAGGTGTATGTGATGATCGGAGAATAAAGCGACATGTATGAATGCATTTAATGGGTTTGTTTCGTTATACCTAGCATTTTCTCACGGGGTTTGTCGTTTCATCGTGCTTGCACACGCGCGCGACCCTTTTGTGCACGCGCACGTCCCGCCCATATGCGCGCCCACGTGCAGCCCTCCCCGCCCCTCCCACATCCACGCCCACATCACAATGCACCCGCCTTATGCCACCGCCCTCATTGCGTTGCTCTGCCACGCGGGAGATTCAAACTTTTACACATCACGTGATTTGTATCTACCTTATTGCTTTGTTGACACATTCGGACCCAGGCATGATTGACAGGTGTTGACCCCCATAACGACCAATAAGCTGTCGTTTGTGGGGAGGCGGGGCGTGTAGCTAAACCGGTCTCGAAGACCGTTCGTTGGGATCATCGATAGGATAGCGGTGAAATGTGGGTTATTAACGAAAACACCGTACACCGGCAAACGTAAATCGGCACGGTATACGAAACGGTGTTCCAAACCTCGGATTGGTAGGCGACAGGTGTATGTGATGATCGGAGAATAAAGCGACATGTATGAATGCATTTAATGGGTTTGTTTCGTTATACCTAGCATTTTCTCACGGGGTTTGTCGTTTCATCGTGCTTTGCCTTAATTATATCATAAAATCGTTAACAATATCTGGGTCGCGTATTCATTTTCAATGTTTCGCTCGATAGAGAAAGGAATCTGTTTCGTGTGGGGGTTATGGTTTGCCGACAAGCGGGGAAAGGGTATGTTACATGTTGCAGCGTGCGACGTTATTTTTCTTGTGCTTGTCATAAGCACTGCGCTTCGGTAAAAGGGTCGCGTATGCTGTTTTGTGTGAAGATTACTGGACGCGTGATTGGGGTTTCTGTTTGAGTGTGATGTTTTTGTGGTTTTATCAGGTGATCTTACGATATTGTGGTTAGGTTCGTTAGTGAGTATCGTGCTATATGGCGTTGCGTCTATGATTTGGGTTTTATGTTTTATTACTCGGGGTGGCGGATGTTTTGTGTGGATTGTGACGTTTTTAGGTGGGTTTGATAACGCCCTCCATATATAAGGATCGTTGGTCGAGTAATAAAAAGTGGGTATATTTTCACCGGTCATGTTGTTTTGTTACTTGTATTGGTAGTATGGCAGAGGAAGATCTTTCAACTCTTGCGCCTGTCGCTCCGGCGGCATGGCTTTTTCTGATGAAAAAAAACCGTCAGCTTGCAGAAATTATCGCTACTTTGTCGATATGCGATAAGGGAACGTCAGTGGTCGTAGCTCCGCTGTTAATCGATTTGACCGTAGATCGTGATTTCTGTGGTACGGTTAGAACGCCCATGAACACATACGAGGGCGGTGTACTCACAAAAGTTACATCATTTTGTCCGTTTGCATTCGTTTTCCATAACACTCTCGATATACTCGCCGAGATCGAGGATCATGGCGATGTCCAGAGGTTGTGTGAGGATGCTAGGCGGCGGTTCGGTGTTCAGTCGTTTGTGCCTCTGCAGAGGCGGTGCACTGACATGAACGAGTTGTGTGAACGGTTGAATGTGAGTGCCGATGATTATGTCGGACATGTTGTTGTGGGGAACGGTTTGAAAGAGCTTCTGTATGCGGGACAGCTCATTCCCTGTGTCGATGAAGCTGTGTCTTGTCGGATAGGGTTGACTGATGGGGTTAAGATACCCCTTTATCCCGCGACCCTCTTTACGGGTGATGGAAATCGTGTAAATGGGACGGATTCCACCCTTTCGTGCGATGATTCCTTTGTGTTAGACAATGCGTTGTATAGTCCTGAGCTGAGCGAGGCGATGTTTTATTATCTATTCACCTCGTGGGGTCAGTCGCTTCGCGTGAGTGACACGCAACGGCTCATAGAGGCTGGTTTACAACAATTTGTTGAGGATACGCAGCAGACGGTGAAGTTAGCTGCTTTCAAGAAGTATCATGGCTATTGCAGTCAGAAGTTATCGGCTGTGGAGAGGGATCAGCTGATGACCATCGATGCGGTTTGCTGCGAACTCGCTTTCACGTTTGCGTCTGTTTATCTCGATTCCGTGTATGATACTGGGCCTTCTTTTAATTTTTCGGAGTGGCCTCTGGTTAAGAGCGCAAAAGATCACGAGCAGCTGATAGCGAGACTCGTCGAGTTTAAGATGCATCTCTCGACGCATATTGCTGCACTCTTCTTCAGTTCAAATTCTATTCTCTATCAAACGCGCATCGTCTACTTGCCCAATACCAGCAAAGCGGCCACTACCACATCGACTCAAGATGTCTTGTTGAAGTCTGTGAGGTTTTACAATGGAATGACAGGCTTATACGAAGATGCGTTGACGGATGCGAAGAAGACGATGAAGTTTGATGGGGATCCGTGTAGGGATGACAAGTATTCTCCATACCACCTGGCCTATTTTTGCGGTACTTCCCCTCAGTTAGTCTCTAGTATAATCTGGTTTTTTAACCGTATGGCGGTCTATTCGACTGGGGTAACGGGAGGGGAGAGCGTATACAACCACATCATCAATTCTGTATCCAATCTGTGTTCCGCATGTGGTGGTCGGTGTTGTCATACCTGCTACTCTACTGCTTTCGTTCGGATGTCAACCAGGCTTCCTTCCATTCCCAAACAGATAAAAAAGGAGCCAGCGGTGGTCAGTCTCGTATCGAGAGCCTTTGCCGATGCGGATCTTTTGGGTAACTATGGGAGAAAGTCTGGGTTGGATATGAAAGACTCCGGAGACGCCTCCAGGGTAGATGAGGCGTCTGCCGCTGCGGTGCCGGGCGGTTTAAATTTTGTTACAGTTGACAGGATCAAGTATATAAGTCAGATCCTGGATTACTGTAAGAAAAATTCATTAATCGATTCCACGACCGGAGAAGATATCGTGAACGTCAGAAGTAAAAAAGATTTTATCGCCACCGTTAGCGCCCTTAACAGCTGTATAGATGATTCTGTATGTAAATTTGCCATGGATGTGCGTAGGTCTGGACACGGGAGAGAGGAGATATCTGGCAGTACCCAGTCTTTCAATCTTGATCTAAACCCATATACTATGTCTTTCTCTCCCGTGTTCGCTTACCAGTACTATCGTACAATATTTTCTATCATACAGAATTTAGCTCTGATCAACGCGGTTTCGTACGTTGTCGATAACCCGTTGACCACTACTCAGATATCTAGGTGGTTGGGGTCACATTTTCAGTCTATCTGTGGTGCTTTCGGAACTACCCCTTTAAAGAAAGGGTTTCTGAATGTAAAAGATGTCAAGAACCAGAAGGCTGTGGAATTTGAGAAGCTGATGGATTTTAGGTCTTATTACGAGACAAAGAGGTATCATAAGATCTCTACCGAGATCAAATCTTGTAAGATGTCTGTGCAGTCTTTGAGGAGTTGTAGGATTAAGAATAGACCTATATCCAAGGGTGGGAAAAACGCTCAGACTAGCATATTTTTTAAGAGGGGTGCTGTGCAGAGAAAGAATCCCATCAAGGGATGTCTGTCTTTTTTACTCTATCGCTGTCATGACAAGATGTTTAGTGGTGTCAATATGTCTTGTCTGGAATTCTGGCAGAGGGTTTTTCAGAATTCATTGCCCACAAGTATAGATGTTGGGAAACGCGAAGAGTTCGAGAGTCTTATCAAGTTTTTGCTGTCCGCCACTGACGAGTACGATGAGTGTGATGTGGTGGACGTGCAGCCAGATTGTATACTTAACTATGTTGAGAACAGATTTCATAACAGGTTTTTATCAATGTTCGGTCTTAAGGATTATGTGAGCACCATACAGGGGATGACAACTAGATTAACCGCTCAGAATCACATGCATTTTCCTTATATCTTGACAGAGGCGCCTAAGTTCATGTCTGTGGCTGAGTATGTGACCCATTTTAAGAAGATCAAGATAGAGGGCGTAAAGCCTCCGGTTGTAGCTACAGTGGCTAGGGAGTCGGTGTTGAAGACCGTCTTTGAGAACAGATCTCTCGTGTCCGTTAGCTTTGCCATAGAGAAGTTCGCGAGTACCATGACTACGCGTGACATATTCCAATTTGGTCAGATAGGGTACTTTGTGGGGTGTGGGGTGGAACGGAGTCTGAACGTAGGTTCTGCGAGCAGCCAGGATTACAGATTCATGCGACATAGGTATGTCTTGGCAACGAAATTGGTGGATGTGATAATTCGCAGGTCCCGGAGGGAGAATGTTCTGTATGATGTTGATGTTCTCAGATCTAGGGTGTTGGCGGCGTTGGATTCGTCGGGTGTGGATGCGGATCCGGAGCTGTTGGCCATTTCAGAGATTATGGACGGTCGGGAGGGTGAGATACCGGAACTGGATGATATACTCTTTTTTGTCGATCAGCAGGAATTTATCGCCAATTCACTGTACGGGAAGATGCGGGCCCTGGTCGATAGGGGGGTGACCGATTTCTCGATCAATTCTTTGAAAGAGGCGATGGGCGCGTCTGCGGACATTAGTAGTCACCGTGACGGTGGTAACACGTACGATTTCTCGTCGCTTTTTGATAAACGTGAGGACGTGGACGAGGTCACCGCCGGATTGGTGAACGGGGACGACGTGCACCTGGACGATGGATTCGAATTACCCAGTAAGCGGTCTCGGCTGTGAATATATTTTTTCTGTGTTACGTTTTCACTTTTATTTGTATAAATGTTTTTTCACGTCTTTCTATTAAAGCTGTTTTAGAAACACCGTGTGGCGTGTGTTTATTATTCACCGTGTAGCGTGTTATCATTCACCGTTTATAAGGCGTTTGTACGCGTTATGTACAGACGCCGCGGTAGGGGCGTCGTTGGTATACATCGTGTTTTGGGTAAAGACGGCCATGAATACGTTACAAAAACTGTGCGTCGTGTGTTCCAAATGCAACGAGTGCGCGATGGATGCGGAATGTCTGAAGTATTGCGATCCGAATATTGTGTTGATGGATTCGACGGCTTTCAAGAAGAACGGGTTGATGGTGATCCATCTGTACAGAACCCTGTATCCTGCGTTAGTGAATCAGAATACTGTTCAGACTTCGGTACTGACCCTCTACATGCAGATGCTTTTGCAGGGATTGTACGATACGATGAGGGAGATAGATATGGCGTTAATGGATTATGCGACGCACCAGAACAGGGAAACTTATTTCAGGAGGGTTCTGAAACTAGATGCCTGTCATCGCCACGAGTCGGTGCAGATAGTCTTCGCTCCCGAGCTGGAGCTGACGATAGATCTCTCGACGTTGAACGATGTGGAACGTCTCCTGTGCAAAATCAACTGTGTGTATGGGGCCGTGGAGGCGAACCAGGGGGTGGCGGTGTGTCGACAGCTTCTTTCCCTTCTGGCGAAGTTGTGCGATATCTGCCCGGTGGCTTCTCCGGAAGTGTATCGGGAAACGGCGACGTGTTTTCAGTGTTACGAAGAACTGATGGTGGTTCCGAATCAAGGGCGTTCGATAAATCGGCGAATGCAGGGGCTCTTGTGCGACCATGTTACTATCAAAAGGCCGTTGGTTCAGTTGGATATGGACGCTCAGACGGTGGAACAGGATATGGGGGAGATCGCAATCAGGGCGCCGAATGTGAAAGGGGTGATACGGGCGATAAAGACCCTCGCATCTTCCTCACAGGCGTCGTATGCTTACATCAACGATGCGGAGGAAACCCTGAAAGGGTACAATTTGTTCAGCGATATCCCGGATCCGATTTACTCACTGTCGGATTACACATACTGGTCGAAAACGTCGGAGGCGATCGTCAAACACGTGGGGGTGACGATGCGACAGCTCAACGTGTCGCACAACCTGTGGAAAACCTTGCGGATGGAATTGAGTCGCTATCTATACGGGGAGGACATCGAGGATCTTTTCAGTCTGGGAGAAGACCGTTTCGGGGGCGACGAGCGAATTTACGTGGGATCAATATTCGCGGCGCCGGGAAGGGTCGTAGATATGATAACCTCGATGAGCATCAAGTCGTTCGAGAGCAACCCTTTGTTCAACAAGTTGCACGAGAGCAACGAGATCTACGCGAAAATAAAGTCTCTGATCGAGGAGATCAGGGGTTCGGGAGATGGTTCCGAGGGAACGGGAGCAAGGGGCGGGGTAGAGGCGGCAGGAGGGCGAGGGGACGGGGGCGGGGCGGTGAAAGATGGGACCGGGGCCGTGGGGAGTTTCGCGTTGGAGTGTGGCGATCCCCTGCTCAGAACGCACGACGTGAACAAGGAGGTGAATGTCAGAAAAAGGGCGTATTTAAAAAAGGTTTCCGAAATGGGGTACAACAAAGTTATGGCGTGTATACGGAATCAGGAGCACCTGGTTACCAAGCTGATCAATGTCAATTTGGTGGGAACGGTGTGTTTGGAGGCCCTCTCAAAGGTTATGAACGGTTTTCTGTGCCGACAACGGTGCGCGAAGGATGCGCTGGATATTCATGACGTTTCGGTCGGCTTGGGGTACGATGAACACCTCTACATTATGAACAACTTAGCCCATAAGAAACTTCCTTACGAGTTATTGCCCCAACTTGGTCAACAGATCTATCGGTTCATAAACGGTCCCATGTTCACGCATTATCTCGATAGGCACCCTCTACCGTATAATGTTAACATGGCGTACGCCTGTGACAACGCCGGGGTCCTTCCCCACGTGAAGGAGGATCTCGTCCGTTGTGCGGACGGAAACGCCGTTCCCGGCGAGTGGATGGTCGTGGGTTATATGGGCTTTTTCAAATTTTCCGACGTAAAGGATCTCAATGATTTACAGAAGATGCTCTGGGCTCACGTAAGGGAACTCGTTCTGTCTGTCGCACTATATAACGAGACATTTGGTAAACGCTTGTCCGTTTGTCGCGTTGAAGATGGCGATGATGAGAGCGATGGATTGATATTAACGTATAATCAAGAAGCTCCTCTGCTTTTGCGTTGTAGAGGTCGGGTATTTAAGTCTAAAGATCTGTATCTTCTTCTGTATAAGCATTTGTCTCTCGATTCCGGAGTGCTGTCCGGGGGCTCTGCCCCGTGTGTCAAGTCTTCGGTTAGGACGGAGCCGGTGGCTGTGGGGATCGACGGGAAGAAGCGGAGAAAAATTTCGCTCATCGAGCTGGTTAGGGATGTGGACGGGGTCGGTGACGGCGATCTCGTGCCTGGTTGTCTTTATGAATAGTGCGTATGCCGCGGCTACGCCGACAACACCTTCTCCCAGTACGAGAGTCGACGGGAGTACTAGCGGAGCGAAGACGCCCACGCAGAACGGGGCTACAGATGGGGTGACTACAACTCGTCCTTATGTGAATGAGACTCATGATTTGAGAGGAAATGACACTACTGTGAATTATCCGTATCGGGTTTGTATGGCTTTATCTACCGATCTCGTTCGGTTTGGAAAGACCATAGAATGTGCTGCTCACACTCCTAAGACTCCTATAGAAGAGGGGATCATGGTTGTATATAAAATTGATATTATCCCACACACGTTTAAAGTGCTGACCTATTATAAAAATCTTCGATTTCAACGCAGTTATACTGGGTTTTATGAATATTTTCTGCTGGGGACCAGTGTTACAAAGCTAGCTATACCATCTTATGAAATTGATCTGATTAACAAAGATGGAAATTGTTATTCTGCTGTGTCTCGAGAGATGTCTGGCAGAACGTATATATCGTATCATAACGATGTCGAAGAAAATAAAACTATGTCACTTATGTTAGATGATTATTCTAGTGTTAGTAGTGTGAGATATGTAACGACAAAAGAATTTGAACATAAGCCAACTACAACTTTCTTGTATAAAGAATCGTGTGCCATAAATTGTATAGTTACCATTACCAGGGCACGTTCAAAGATTCCATATGACTTTTTTGTTCTAAGTTCTGGTGAAGTGGTTGAAATATCACCTTTTTATAATGGATCTAATGAAGAAAGGTTTGAAGAAAACACGGCGATGTTTTGGATACGCCAAAATTACACCATGAGAGAACATTTTGGTGATCAGGATGATGATGTCGGAAAGCGTAAAGTACGCATGATGGCTTTTTTGGAAAAGCCCGATATGACCATAGCTTGGGAAGTTCACGATAAAAAGAATGTAACGTGTACATGGAAACGTTGGCAAACTGTGAACAAGGCCATCAGAACGGATCAGGGGAACTCGTTTCATTTTGCGTCGAAAAGTCTGACCGCAACGTTTGTGACTGGTAAACAGAATGTGAGTTATAACGCATCGGGGAGTGAGTATACATGTGTAAAAGAGGAATTTCTTCAAGAGATAGAACGTGTGTACCAGGAAGAATACAACGAAACCCACGATAAGATTGGATATCCTGAGATGTACATCACGAATGCTGGGCTTCTTGTTTTTTGGCAGCGTATCAGTCCAAAATCTCTTCAGGCGTTGGAAGGTTTTGCGAACAATATATCCGCTGGGAATGTGAGTGCAAATGGTACAAGTCACACGAGAAGAAGAAGGTCTTTGGATGTAGATAACGTGAGCACGGATATATCGTATGCACAACTACAATTCACGTATGATGTGCTGAGGGAATATATCAATCAGGCTTTGAGAAACATTTTGGATGCTTGGTGTTTGGATCAAAAAAGAACCGCAGAAGTGCTTAAAGAACTTAGTAAGATCAATCCTTCTAACATACTGTCTGCTGTATATGATAAACCAGTGACCGCTAGGTTGGCAGGTGATGTCATTGCAATGTCTAGCTGCATTGAGGTTGATCAGAATAGTGTCAAGATCTTGAAGGACATGAGAATATTTGACGGAGATAAGGTGGTGAATTGTTACTCTAGGCCACAGGTTTTGTTTTCATTTGTTAATAGTACAAAAGTTGAGACGGGGCAGCTTGGGGAGAATAATGAAATTCTTCTTGGGACGTTTAGAACCGAAGAGTGCGAATCGCCTAGCAGGAAGATTTTTGTTGCCGGAAAAGTGGGTTATGAGTACAGAGAGTATGTGTTCAAAAATGTGACTGATTTGGATTCTATAGAATTAATTGATACCATGATAAAATTAGATATAGAACCTTTAGAGAACACAGATTTTAACCTCTTGGAGCTATATTCTCGTGGTGAGATCAAGTCATCTAACGTTTTCAATCTTGAGGATATTATGAGGGAATATAATTCACAGAAACAAAGCGTTCACTTTCTCATATCCAAAGTGAACGATAGGACGCCTGCTTATCTTGTGGGTCTGGATCGTTTCCTTCAGGGTTTGGGTTTTGCCGGAAAGGGACTCGGCGCTGTTCTAGGTGCCGTTGGCGGTGCTGTCTCATCTTTCGTAGATGCCGTAGCGTCGTTTTTGAAAAATCCATTCGGGGGTCTTCTCATGATTTTGTTAGCTGTGGGTGTTGTGCTTATAATCTGGATGCTTGTTCGTAGACAGCAGGCTGCGGCGAGGCGACCTGTCGAATATTTCTTTCCGTACGCTACTAAGACCGAAGATTCGGGCGGTGATGTGACGTCCGCAGATAAACCCCCGCCGTATGAGGATGTCCCTAAGAAGTCCGGTGTGATTGGAGATGGGGGTGGTGACGTACGGAATAAAGATAAAAAAGGTGGAGGTGTGAAGAGTTATTCTGAGGGTGAAGCTCTTCAGATGCTGAAAGCGTTACAGCGTTTGGATGAGAATAAGCGCAACGCTTCATCATCGAAAAAGTCTAAGCCGGACTCCGGTATTTTGTCTAGACTCAGAAAAAAAAGAGGCTACGAGAGGGTAAACCAATCTTCTGACGTCGAGGATTGAGAGTTACGATCATGTCTTCGGATATGTTCTTTAACCCGTATCTTCGGCAGGGTACTCGTCGTGAATGTAAACGTGAATCTGGAAATAAAAGTTTTTTACAAATAGTTCCGCGTGGGGTTTTGTATGATGGAGCATCCGGTCTGATAAAAAATCAGTGTTCTCTTGAGCCGAGGATGTTTTTCGACGAGAGGGAGTATATTTTGAAACGAGATATGGTGTGGCCAGATCTGAATGTAAAGGGCAGTGAATTGTATGCGGACGGTGAACTCGTTTTTCATACGTACGATCAGGCTGTCAGTCTTATCTTTGCCGAATCTGGTGAAGAACTTCCCACTAGGTGGCGACACCATATCGTTCCCGTTGGTAACGTGATACGGATGTTTGGGTCCCTTGAATCTGGTACTTCGGTCTGTGTGAATGTGTTCGGTCAAAAAGCTTACTTTTACTGCGAAAGTAGTGAGGGTGAGGATCTCAGGGATGTCGTACATGATCTGGCCGAAAGGACACCGGAGCCCAGAACTCCTTTCACCGTTTCCATTGCGGGCGTGCGAAGAAGCTCCATATACGGCTATGGTCTGGGTAACATCAAGAATCTTTACCGCATCTCCTTTAACAATTGGAGTATGTGCCGGAAAATAGGAAAGCAGATGATAGATGAGGGTAGAAAGGTATACGAAATGGGGGTTGATCCCCTGACCAGATTCCTTATAGATAAGAAGATACCTAGTTTTGGATGGTGTCGCGTCAGACGGTACTGTCAGAGAACAGTTAGCAAATCTTCCAATGCACAGATCGAAATAGACTGTGAAGTGGGCGACGTTGTAGCTGTGGAAGAGCAAACAAATTGGCCTCCGTACCGATGTCTATCATTCGATATCGAGTGTATGAGTGCGTCTGGGGCATTTCCTTCCGCAGAGAACGTCGATGACATAGTGATTCAGATTTCGGGTGTGTGTCACATCATAGGTGAGAAACCCGCCAGATGGATTGTTCCGGAAAAACACCTGTTCACCATAGGACCGTGCGCTCCTATACCCGGCGTTCAAGTGTACACCTTTCCCTCGGAGTTTGAAATGTTGATAGGGTTTATGCAGTTTCTAAAGCTCTTTTCACCAGAATTTTTAACGGGTTACAACATCAATGGTTTCGATATAAAATATGTGCTGCATAGGTTGGAGAGACTGTACGGAGTTGATGTTGGGACTTATACCAAATTGTCAAGGGGAGGTCGGTTCTTCGTCTTTTCCCCGGAGGCGGCTAAAGGTACTTTCGGTACGTCTGGTACCATTAAGGCTTTCTGCTCTGGAACCATTATCCTTGACATGTATCCCGTGTGTTCGGCTAAGGCTACGGCGCAGGATTATAAACTTGACACCATGGCCATGTTGTATCTCGGCCAGAAAAAAGAAGATCTTAGCTATAAAGAGATTCCCAAACAGTTCGTGGCAGGTGACGAGGGACGAGCTCGTGTCGGGAAGTACTGCGTGCAGGATGCTGTTCTAGTTAGAGATTTATTCAATGTTATAGCTTTTCACTATGAGGCTGCCGCCATAGCCAGGTTGGCAAGAATAAGCATGAGAAAAGTCATTTTCGATGGGCAGCAAATACGTATCTATACCTGTCTCTTGGAAGAATGTGCCGCGAGGGGCTTGGTGTTGCCGAATCTCCCTTCAAACAAAGATAGCGGGCCTCGGGATGAAGAGATGGATGACGAGGACTCTAATTCTAGATCGGTGGGGTATCAGGGAGCGACCGTGTTAGAACCTGAATGTGGGTTTCATCACGCACCCGTCATGGTATTTGATTTTGCCAGTCTTTATCCTTCTATAATGATGTCCAACAATCTTTGTTATTCTACCCTTATAGTGGAGGGGTCCCCCGAGGTTTCTCGTGATGATGTCCTGGAGGTTCCCATGAGTAATGGAGAGACGTTTAAATTTGTTAAACAGCACGTGCAGGGATCTATCTTAGCTGAGCTTTTAGTACGGTGGCTGACACAGCGAAAACTTGTGAGGGAAGCTATGAAGACATGTGATGATGAGATGCAGAAGATGTTCATGGACAAGCAACAGCTTGCTCTTAAGATAACGTGTAACGCATTTTATGGGTTTACGGGTGTGGCCGCTGGTATGTTACCCTGTCTTCCCATTGCCTCATCCATCACTAAGATAGGGAGGGATATGCTGGTTTCCACGTCGGAGTACATGGTGAAGAACTGTAACGACGTTGATTTTTTGACTAAAGTGATAGGTTTCCCCATGGAGGCGATAGATCCACAAGCGCTGAGTGTTAAGATCATCTACGGTGACACCGATAGTGTATTCGGGCTATTTTTAGGCTTGGACAGAGATGTCCTGTTGAAAAAGGCTGGTGATATCGCAGCTAACATTACCAGAGCCCTGTTCAAAGATCCCGTTAAATTAGAGTTTGAAAAGATGTTCATATCTCTCATGATGATCTGTAAAAAGAGATACATAGGGAAGGTGTACGGGACCGACAAGTTATGTATGAAGGGGGTGGATCTTGTCCGACGTACTGCATGCCCTTTTGTGAAAACGGTCGTGAAAGATGTTTTGAATATGGTTTTCAATGATGAGACGGTCTCTGAGGGGGCCATGAAACTCTCCAGTATGTCGTTCGATACCCTTAGGAAAGATGGTGTCCCTTATGAATTCGGGGCTGTCATACGACGTTTATGTCAAGCTAGGGACGATTTACATTTGAATCGTGTGCCTGTTTCCGAGCTCACTTTGTCGTCCGTACTCTCTCAGCATGTTTCTTGCTACAAACAGAAAAATCTTCCCCATCTCGCTGTTATCCGCAGGTTAGCAGCCAGGCAAGAGGAACTGCCTTCTATTGGCGAACGTGTTTTATACGTTTTAACCATGCCTACGGAAGCGAAGAAAAACGTCCCGAATTATGAGATAGCCGAAGATCCTAAGTATGTCATGGAGGAGAAATTGCCCATAAACGCAGGAAAATACTTTGATCAGGTAATAAAAGCGGTTACCAATACCCTCATGCCGGTGTTTCCCAAAGATATGCCCAAGAGGGAGAAATTTTTTAATCATATCTTGCCTGTCAGGATTTATCTACCGGAAACGTTTCGAAGAATGTGTCACAGAGACGAAGGTGATTGTGTATAGTTTTTTATTAATAAACAGTGTATGAATAAATATTACCGTCTCTAGAGTGAATACCTTTCGAATTTCTCGTTGGTTTCGTTGGGTATATCCATTTCGTCAACTTTTCTCTGTAAGAGCAACACATCTATCTTCACCGGTGCGATCTCTGTACGGAGACACGTCGCCGTCAACGTCAGACGTTGGTGGGCTATGTCGATGCTGACTTTGTACAGGTCTTTCGCGATAGCGAGGATACTTTCGATACATCTCGAGGGGATGTGGACGTTCTCGTGCTCGAAAATGAGCTGCATATGCACCTTCTCGTTTTCGTAGTGTAGGATGGGTAAGATGTCTGAAATGCATGATTGTACCACATAGTAGATCTGAAACAATTGAGGCTGATTAGATGACATTTTAATCAATTCCATATTTTTCCTGAACCCGTAATAAAATTTACGATGTTTCATGACGTTTGAAGTCTGGTTTATGAAGGCGACCATGCTGTCGGATGCCGTTGGGATAATGGTCGAATCTTTGCAGATCGTACACGCGCTTCTGGACACTTGGTCATTTCCGTACGGGGACAGGTCCAGACATGTGTGTTGACGATGTGATTTGAATTCGAACGGAAGCTGTATCGCCTCCTTTCCCGTTATGGGTAGTCGCATCATCTTTAAGTATTTCTGCTCTAAGTCTGGATGGGATTGAAAAACGGCGTGTAGATCTGACAGTTTAATGAGTTTGTACGGATGCTGGCCTGTGTGTTCTTTGTCTTCTGGGGGTGGTGTGGTCGATGGACGTTTAGATCTGAATCTCGATATGGATCTCGGTGGTGTTCTCCCGCGCTTTCTCCTTGGATCCGGGGACGCACATAGAGTGAACGGGCGTTTGTGAGGTCTATACATACTTGTCCACGATGAAACAGGGATCTATTAGGTAGAATTGATGGTTTTCTAACACCTGTGTGAAATCCTTCAGAAAGTCCGAGATCTGCGTTTTGGTCTTATAATTACGTTTTATGATTTGAAAAGCCTTAAACATGTGGGCATATAGCCAAAAATCTCGTTCGACGCGAGACGGATATATGTTCGTAGAACAAATTGCTAGTTTGGTCTCAGTTAAATAATCATCTCTGACATCGAAAAACAGTACGTCAGGGTCGGTAGATCTGATGTTAGCCGCACACAGCGGGTCGGCGAAAAAGTGCTTGTATAATCCTATCACTCCGACCTGTTTTAGGATGAGGTAGGTGAATGTCGTTAGCTCGAATGGATCTGTTTCACCGGGCTTAGATGACGAAAAAAGTGGTTTATCGTCAATAATGTATGAGGAAACGTCTATATTCTTTGCGTTTTGGTTAGTGATTGTGTTGGCCTTTGTCGATAGTATGTCGGCTAAAGTGAGTTGGGTTTTATCTATGATCTTTAGGTTGTTGTGTGAGTAGTTTGTGATCTTTTCGTGGAGTTTTCTGAGAAACATATTACTTTCGTACGAGCATGCCATCATCTCGCATAACAGACATACCGTAGTAGTGGCGTTCTTCATGCGGAACGTCGGTATGGGGGATAGATACACGGGTCCCACGTTTGGTTCGATTTCGGATTGTCTGGTCTTGAGTCCCCTCAATACCTTGCCTTTCTTGATCGCGAGGTCCGTCAGGGTGGTGTTAAACATGACGTTTGTTCCGGACCACATATAGAAGAGCATTCTTCCGAAATCACACGGTACCGTTCTCCGGTACTTTTCTAGGAGTGCCGTTTTTTCGTCCGGGGTGCTTTTCTTCTTAGGTAGCCTGTATTGCAGCCGACGCTTTTTCGTGTACGGGACTACATTCTCGTCTGTCAATAGGGCTTTGGTGACGGCCATGTGTGCCAGGGTAATGTTTTCACTCAGTAGAGGGTTGTCGTCGCATCGACTGAAACAGCGGTTGATGAAGAAATGTGTGTGGAAATCGAAGATGGTAATGATTCGATCTTTGAAGATGTTATCAAAGATTATGTTGTCGAAGTGTAGCTTGAGTAAGTAAAGAAACTCTGTCCCCACGATCAACGTCGAAAGAGCTGTCCGTGGTGCTGCCGCGCATTTGTGACACAAGTAACTGTAGTCCAGTAACCATTTCTGATCGGGGTCACGTCGCATGCAGATGCTGACGATGGCGCACAAATTGCATCTGGAATCTATTTCTAACGCTAGACACAGTTCCCGTAATTCCGCCATGTTTTCGTCTCCGATGCGTAGGAGTTCTGATTCGATGTCGCAGTGTTCTTCTATCGTGCCGTGCCCCGAGTCCGGCGGCGTAGCCGATGGGGGTAACGTGTCTGTCACTTCTGGGGTTTTAGATGGATGGGCATGAAGTAGCAGTTCATTGACGACCTGAAAATCTGGCGTTGTGATCTCGGAGTTCCAGGCACGATACATCCCGACGTTAGACGGTGTATACGGTGACGATGAATGGGCTGTCCGTAGACGGAAACGAAGAATGTAATCTGGACGCTATGTTCGAAAAATTTTTCGGGGACCGCGGTGTGGATGTTGTGCGGTTTGATCCGATGTTACCGAAGGTTTATGAATTGACGTTACCGTCTATAGATTCGAGATTGAATTTTATCAACGTTGGGCGGCGGCACGCTGCTTTTCTCAGACACGTACACGGCGAGTGCGATGGATGCGTTCACGCCGCAGTTCTCAACGAGAAAATGAAGCTCTTCACGGCGGTTATCACTAAGTTATTAGATGTGAATGGTATATTAGAACGTAGGGAGGCGTCAGATTGAGCGGATGTCTGCGTTGTTTTGGTGAATCCGATAGAACTCGGTGTGTTTCTGTGTACGTCATGAATATCGAAAAGAATATCGGACTCGATCTGGTTCACAATACACGAAGGATCCTGAAGTTAGAAGAGAACGAGTTGAGGGTCACCGACAGCGCTTTAATATGTAAAAATCCCAATTATTCGCTGTGTGATGCTATGTTGAGCACGGATGTTATCTATCCCCTTGAATATCTTTTGAGTTACTGGGAATGTAGAAGTGGAACTGGGGCATGTTTTGTGTTTAAGAACACCGGATGTCGTGTTTCTATGTCGTGTCATGTAGGCTTTCCGGAACGTTTGAGAGGCATGAAACGCGTGTGCGAGTATAACGTTCTTAATGTCAACGAAACGTTCGTCGTGACGTTGTCTGACATAGATCGGATCAAACCTTGCGAGAAAGGGGTCCTGACTAACTGTGTGGTCAGGAGATCTAATAGCGGAATGGCCTACAATGTCGAGGTCGTTGCGTTTGGGCCAGAGAATGAGGCGGAGTATGAGGCTCTTCTGCGCGATATATACGCGAGGAGCCGGGGAAAATGTGAGAAGATGTCAGGGGGAAGGTGCGCGACCTCGTGGGTTACCGGCCTCGGCGCCCGACGTGTCGGAACGGTGCGGAAGTCAATGCACACGAGACGACATGTGGAGCCAGGAGACGCGAGGATCATTCTGCCTAACGGCGAGGTCGGGAGGACCATCCGTTTTGACAGAGTGATCTCTATGATCGTGCGACACGCGACCGTCTTCCTTCTGATCTTCGCGTTAGTCGTCTTATTGATCTGTGTCTCGTTGTTCGCCACCTATTGGTATGCGGACCGTTCGAAGAGTTATCCGTGAACTGTTCTATGGTGTCTGTCAGCATCGCGAACGGTACCATGCTCAGCTGCTGTTGTCCGGAATGGTCGATGACGATCGGAGTGGGCGACGCGTTTACTGTGTGCTCAACATGTTCAAGAATGGAAAGAAGTTCTTGTGTAAAGATGTCGTGGATGAACTGTATTGTAGATTTCTGGAGCGGTGGTCTTCGTGTTCCATGTATGTCAAAAGTGTCGTGTGTGAGATATGTCAGAGAGAATTCATGACGCGACACGTGTTTATTGTACTGTCCTATTTCTATGTCGTGCGTTGTATGGAGTCTGTGGCGAAGAATCTGACCTGTCTCTACTTGCGCGCCGGCATGACGACCAAGCTGGAACACGCGTTTAAGCGGTACAGCCGGCAGAAGATAGACGCGCTTGTGGAGAACGTCACGTTTCAGGGGCTGAATGAGTTGCACCAATTCGTTTTTTCTATACCCTTTGGTATCCCAATTCCAAATCAAACCAGTTCTCCGTGCATCGCTTTCCTACGGGCCAGAGAATACGAGACGGGGTGTGATCTACCTGTCTATCACAAAAAGAGAGAGCTGAGCGTTTGGGGTGAGGCGGATATTCGCGTATCCGCGTTGATCAACATCTTACACGAAAGGAGTCGCGAGGTGCCGTGTGGAAACCCTTTCTATGTCATGGCTAAGGTGTTTGTGGAAAGATACTGTAGGAGGATGTCCCGGTTTCTCATACCTTTGGGGAACAGGACCCTGCGGTGCGTGAATAAAGCCGCGGTTAGTAAGACGGACGGTTTTCGGTGGAATCTGTCAAAACTGTCTACCTTTGCCACGTCCGTCGTTTTGAGGAACGGACTCATCTCTAGTCTCATTGATCTACCTGTATGGTGTTATTGTAAGACTAAATGTCAAAGGTATGCTGAGGGGGGCGTTCTGGAGGCCATAGTGTGTGACAACTGTGGGCACTGCTTAAACACGGGGAAAGAGAAACTGGAAGGAAATCATACGTTTGCTCTGAATTGTCTTTTTTATTATCGGGATCGGCAGGAGAAGAGCGTGATATACAGTACGCATAATGACACCGCGCACTGCTCTCTGTGTGGCAATCAGTATTTAAGTCGAGAGAAGATCTATGAGGCCGCACCCGCTCAGTTCTTCGGAGTCCCGGTAGTTACAGTGCGTTGGAGAGCTGTTATTGGATCGAACTCCGCATGTGGTGTACTGGGACCTGGGACGCGACTAGATGTATTGGTGCCCTGTTCGTCTAGGACTTGTTTCGGCACCGTAGTTTTGAGAGACGTGTCAATAGAAAAGTTGATTCGGCTCGTTTCGCACGCCAGCGACTACGTATGTCAGTCTTGTCAGAACAACTGCAGAGAGACGTGTTTGGATCGAGAACAACCTACGTCCTTGTGTTTGGGGTGTGAGATTTATTCTAAATTTTCTTGTGCCGAGTCCCGACGTCGGGATGTCTAGTGGGGCCAGCGCACCGTCGTCTGGATCTGGTGGTGGAAAAAAAGACGATGAACGGAAAAAACAGTTTATTACAACGGTGCTTGCTATAACCCCACAGATGGCAGCTCATCCAGTTATTGCCGCCATGATCCCGAAATATGTGAAGATGTCGGGGCAAGAAGACAAGGCCGCGTTTCAGTTAGATTTGTTGCGTATGCTTTCTGTGGCTAGGCATGCTAATGTGAGACAATAAAACTCTTTTTTCATCTGAATCAGTGTAAATACATTATTTTTATTCTCCTGATTGTGTCACACATTTCTGATTCAAAAGCATCTAATTGCAGTCTAGTTTCTTGTAATATTTCTATAGCGGCGTGTATGGCGGTGGATAGAGCTCTGAAAGGATGGATGCTGAATGTCTGTGAGACCGATTTGGTAGATATTGTTGTCACCGCGTCTTTCGGTACGATAGACGAGACTTTGGTTTGTGAGAATAAAGGTTCATCGAGAGAACTGTCTGGAACCGATTCCGGGGGTTGTGTCTCTGGGTCGTATGATGAAGGTGTGGAGCTCCTCAGTTTAGGCGGAGTTCTTCTTAAAAAATCTATGTCTATGGGTACCGCCGATGGGCTCTGTATGTCATCGGCTGTATCATCCAGTGGGATCCGTATGACAGAAAAGGGATTTTTTATGGTGAGGTGTATGTATTCGGTTGTGTTGGGTTTGGTTGGTGGGATGAGTGTATCTACAACATAATTAGATGATGAATCATATATGATCAACGGTGGTTGTCTGGGGTAGCCTGCGTTTTGCAGCAGGTCTCGCAATCTTTCTTCCTGGAGAGCGAACCATGAACGTTCTACCGGGTTCTGAACTGTACACGACCACGGAAACTGAGAAAATGTCAGGTCCCTGGAACGAATCACTTTTTGAAAATCAGGGTCGTCCGAGACGTTCTCGAGGTGTCTGACTATTAGCCTATACTGATTGTTGAAGATATTCGCAACGTGGATGCCGCATGTGATTGGTATTCCGAAGACGTAAGAGCCTAGTATGTAGTCTAACACGGCATCTTCTTGGTAGAAGTCGTCTACGATGCTCTGGTGAGGTTTGTATCTCTGTATCATTTGGCTTTCTATTTTTTCTCCCGTATTCAAATGTCCCGAGACTGTGTCAATTGACACATTGTGTGGTCGGAAGAAGGAATCACAGACGATGTTAACTAAGTCGTCCAGGGATGACAGAGACGAGGCGTACCGTGGCTTGAATTGGGTCCATAAACAACGTATTACGTCCCTCGGTAGGATTTTGATGGCTAATAGGTACTGGAATAGTTTGGTGCTCTGTGAGGGGTCTTTATTTCTAGGGTATGTCGTGCATATCTGTTTTATTAGTTCCGAGTTCCACATGGTTTGTGTGACATCATGATGTTTCCACGATTTCGTGTTCACGCAGAACGCCTTGAGTTCTCGTATATCGTATGGCGGTGGGTTTTCGTGTGTGTTCATCGCTATGTCTAGGGTTCGTCTATCAAGGTTGTTGACTAACGAAGCTAGCGTATTGTTTATCGGAGATGTGGCTGTTGAATACACGTATTCTGGGTGGAGAGCTGCCATCAGAGTGCAAAAATCTAGGAGGCTTGCTTCTTTCGTGACCGCATCCGAGAACCGAGGGTGTCCTGTCTCTAGCGGAGGGATGCTTTCGGACCATGCTACTGTTAGAAGGTATACGAACAGTTTGAGATTGATCACCGTGTTTATTCGCTTGTCGTCAAACGAGTCTCTGCCGTCCAGTATATCTCGGATGTCGTGTTTGGATATCTCCGACCAGAATGTTTGAAGCGTTGCTGCGATTGACGCGACCACCGTGACGGATTTGTACCTTTGCGTGACAAGCGGCTGAGTTTTGTCTTTCGTAGTGTGGCTGCCCTTGTTGGGGATGTGTGAAAATGTCTCGAAAATGAAATTTCCGTGTGTGGCGTAGACATACAATTGAAATCCTTTGGTTGTCATGATCCTTTTTTCGCCGAAAACGTCGATACATCTGTAGAGGGGGATGTTGATGTCACACAGCGAAAGTCTGGCAGCATCTGTGCGATTTAGTTCACCTTTACCGAGTCGGTGTGTCGTCTCTTCAGACGCCGCAACGGTGGGAATATCCGCGTGGCTGATTAGGGGTTGTGATGCGATAAGATTGTCCAACAGAGTGCGTTGCGAGATGACATACCGCTCTAGCGCCGACAGTCCCATGAGAAGAGAAGATATTGAAACTTGGTTTGTTTCTTGATCTGGGAATGTAACCTTGTTGTCCGGGGGATCTTTCTTATGTGATGCAACTTCTGATTTCAGTGCGTTGATTTTTTCAAGTTGAGCTTCGAAATTTAACCCGTATCTGTGTTGTCTCAAGTTCTCCGCGAGTTCAAAATATCTGGTCGACAGTTTTTCGAACTCTTCCGCATAAGCTAGCTTATTTTGTTTAGTTAGGATAATGTCGGATAGAATTTTGTATCGCTTCTCGCCGCCGACAATGCGCTTCGGATCGAGGTTGTTGAGTATTCTTTGGATGTCAGATAACAATTCTGGTGTATCCTCTGCGTTAGTCAGCATATCCGTTTCGATCTTTGTATTGTATCCGACTTTGTCTTCGATAACTTTGGTAAGTTCCCGACATCTGTCTAGCAGGGTGACCAGTTGTGGGACGAGCGACGTGGGATCGTTGTTCTTCTTTTCGTTGATCGCGGATATTATGAAATTTGTCGTCCACTCCAAGACCCTTTTGGATGATATGTATGGTAGATTGGTTTCTGTTGCGGAGATTATCTGATTTAGTGTCAGGACCGTGTCTGTGGCTAGTTTCGTCGTATCGATGTCTAGGCCTTCCGGGGCTCGGATTCTGAAATGTGTGATGAGGTCACTCCATCTCGTCTCTTCGGATTGACGTTTTGCTAAATGTCTTTCAAGTTTGGTTTTTAATTTAAGGTTTACGCCGGCGAGAGCGTCTTTCATATCATTTTCATAATATTGCATCAATTTTTTTAATTCATCACCAAATGGCTCTGGTTGTGCCGCGATCGTGTCTTTCAGTGAGGCTGGAAATTGATCGATCGGCTTTATCGTAATGTCGCTCTGAACGGTGTTATCGTGTATCGAGCTTGAGTATGTCTTATACTTTTCTATAATGATCGATTTGGTTTCCGATGATCTGTTCTTTAGTTCTTCAGTGAGGCTCGTATATGTCTTGTATGTAGATAGATAGTGAGTAGATGAAAATGCAAATTCTGGATTTCTCCAGTTTCCGTGCATGTGTCGTATCTCCGACAGTCTTTGTGCTGTGAGCAAAAGGGATTTTTTGGTTTCTGGCAGTAGTAGGTGACTCTGTGATATTGTGTGATATATGTTTGATAATAATGTGTTTGTATGTTTTTGTGTACATACTCCCGCGTGGAGCACTGTCGCTGGATCGGTGTGTTGTAAGATGCATAGGATGACTGTCTTTTCATTTTTTCCGATTTCTGATGTCAGCGCGATTAAGGATTTGCTTAAGTTGTTGTTAAAGAGCGTGATTTGTCGTTGCCGGTCTTCCTTGGTTAATTTATCCAAGACGACATTTGAACCTTTCAGGTCGATTGACGAGAAGATGGATGGTGTGAGTGATGTGAACGAATCTGAGATCACTTTGAGATCATTTTCGAGTTTTTTATAGATCTCATCGTATATACGCTTTAGATCCGCTGCTCTTTTCTCAGCTTCGATCTCCATACGTTTTTGTAAGCGCTGATTCAGTTCGGGGATTGTTGAGTCTAAGATGTCTTTGTTGGGTGCCGATGAGACGAGTTTTTGCAATGTCTCTGGTGAATCGATATCGGTTTCTTTTACGCGTTTCAACCACTCCGATACGCGGGTCTCTTCAATTTTGATGGTGTATTTGTTTTCTATTTTGTAGTAAACATTTTCTAGTGTTTTGCCCCAGGTGGTTTTCATCATCGTTTTAATCAAACTGCTGTTTTGTGAAAAGAATTCCATTACGTCCTCCAATGACTGTGTCGTGTGTTTTTGGTTTATGGCGTATCTGATTCTTCTTGATAGTTGAGAGATGATATCTACAGAGTTCAGAAGGTCGGAGTGTATCTCGTCGTCGGGTAAGTGGTCTATCAACGTGATGACCTTTGAAAACGTATCGTCTTGTGGGGGGTTATCTTCTGAGATTTGTTTCAGTAGATTTCCTAATGTTTTTGTCAGCGTGTCCACGAAATGTTGTCTGATCTGATGGTGTTTCATCAAGACGGAACGCAGCATCCTCATCGATTTTACATCGGATTGTGACGGTGTGTTCACTGAAGACATGTTCCGTACGAACTCAATCGCTTTATCTTCGTCCTCGCTCACGGCTGAAATGACTCTGTCCGCCCGTTGAATGTCTGTCTCGTCAGCTGGCATGGTTTCCATCTCCTGAATGTGTGTGCGTGCGAGATCTATCGCCTCCTGTGAGGGACTATTCTCGGTCAACATGTCTTCTATGTTTGCGATGAGTTCTTTTATCTGTGTCTCTTTGTCAGATATTTGCTTTTTTGCGGTATCGTATTCGCTTCGAAGTTTTCTGATGTATTCGCTCGGTGTTATTTCTAGTTTAACTTTGCCAGTTTGTAGAAATTCTATATCTTCAATGTTTTGTTTTATGTGATTGTATACTTTGTCATCGATTAGGTTGGCGACGCGTAGCGCCTCCGTATTGTTGAGGATTGACCGCAAAACTTTTAATAAATCTGAGAGTTCTGTGTCTGGGAGCGAGCCCGTTAGTATTCTATTGTAGTTGCATGTCAAAAGGTCCTTGACTTTCGTATCGGTCGTCTCGTGCGCTGTCTGGGAGTACGCTGTTGCCGCCTGTTTCAGTGAAATCAGCTGTTCGTCATTGAGGTGTCGTGTTTCTGTAGCTCTGATTGCCGACGCAGCATCGCTGGCGAACCCGAGTTTCGAGATAGCGTCTAACAGTTTCTTGTACGCGGTATCATTCTCGATGTATTTTTTCATCAGTGCGTTTCTCTTTACCAAGAGCATTTCCGAGAGCTTACGTACGTGTAATTGTGAGAGACACATGTGGTCGTGCGGAGACGGTATCGCGTTGTTACTGATGAACTTATCTACCTCTCTGTCTGTTACGGACGCGTTTTCTACTGGTATGTACTGTAATAGCGATTTCACCCATTCAGAAGCGAGTTTGAAACACGTTTCAGACTTTTCGGTGAATATGGCCGCGATCTTTGTAGCCAATACACCGTCGGATGGTGTCAGTTCATCTAATTTGGGGAGTATGTAATTCTTGTACACGAGCGGGACGGACAGATCGTTTTTTCGTATATTGGTGATGGTGTCGTCGACCTCGGTAGACAGTCCCATTAAACTTTCGAATTCCTGAACGATATTCTCGTCGGTCACCCTGTCCATGCCGACGTATGTGTCGATATTTTTTGCCAGGAGCTGTCTCGTGATGTCTGTGTAGTATTCGTGGTGGAAGGGTTTGTCTCTGCACTGCAGCGTCCAGTCGATCGGCACCGATTTCAGCATATGTCTGGTTGATGAGCGGAATTTCTCTATAGTCTGCATGCCGTCCACCAGGATAGTTGTAATACTTTCTGGGATTCTTATTAACTTTCTCGTCTGGCGCGATGATTTGGCGTATGTTTGATGTGTTTCGGATGCTCGCCTCTTTTTTCCCTGTTTCTGGGATATCTGTGTTTGGGACGTGGGAGATGGGGAAACGTTCTGGACGTCTATGTCTGGATCTTTGTACTTATCCATTATTCTTATGAGCAGACGTGATGGAGAGATCGACCTGTCGACACACTCGATGAGGTATATGATGCTGGCGTCGTAGTAAAAATCGCCGACGAGCGCCCCGAAAAAGGACAATGCGGAGATCACTTCATTTAGATCATCGCAGACATAGACGGCGGCTTCTCGAGACAGATCGGTGGTGTGTGGGTCGAACACAAATGTGACGGCGTTGGTCACGATAAGTCCCCTGGTGTGTGCGCCAACCGTTATTATGATGTAAGTAGGTTGGGGTTTTTCTCTTGTGTATAGTAGAAAATCCAAGATACCCAGACATTTGTAGCCCCCTAGGTCTTGTGTTTCGGCTGTCCCGTTGAAGGGTCTTGACAATGCGTGTCCTGTGATTCCAAAGGGTGAGGAGATCACGGTACTGATCTCCGATTCTAAGCGGTGGATATGCTGTGTCGTTCCAGATTTTCGTATCCTGTTTTCGGTTTCGGCATCTAGTTTCGCCCCGTTTTCCAATATTTGGTTCAGACTGTCCGTATTGAGGATTGATTCTACGTTGGTTAGAAATGATGTGTGTAGGAACATGAAACAGTTTGACATACATTGATTGCCCGCTCTGGGTCCGTATATCGGATCCGATTGATCCCTGCTGGCCTTAATGATCTTCATGTTTTATGGTCGCGGCTCGCGTAGTAGTCTGAGCGGAGCCGCGAGATGTGCTTGTACTTTATCAACCTTTTCCACGTACCAGTCGCGTAGCTCGTCCACGTGTGGGCTATGTACGTATCGTTCCAGGTTGTAATCAAAATCGTTATGCTGCACGGACGTCTGTGTGTCGCCGGTCATATCACGGCGTTTGGGGATTGTATTGGACAGATTGCTAACTTCGAACGTCTTCTTTAATATAGCTATTGATTCTTGATCAAAATCCTCTATCTGCAGGGATTCTCCCGTCGATGTGTGACTGTCGGAAATGGCGGCCGCGTCTGCTACGCACTGTTGGAGTCCGTTGGAGGAGATCCTGTCTTTGTGTAACGTGTAATAAGCGGAGATCAGCGAGTTGAAAATTTCACACGCGTCGCGGTTAAACCTGAAACGGTCAGCGCAGAGGGATTTCAACGCGACTTTGTTGTTATGTATGGCGTCTAGGAGTTTGGTTGATACGCGGGTCATGGAGCGGGTGTTGAACGACAGATCTGTAAACGTCGGGATTCTTTTTATGTCGTTCGTCATAGATTTTAATCTCTCCATGATGCGGTCGTCGGTGTCTGATATAAATTGCAAGCCTTCCTCGAATTCCGCGTTATCGGAGACGAGTTTCTGAAGGCGTGTGATGAATTCCGGGAAAGGAGCTTGTAGTATGACACCGTCATTACCGTACATCGCGATTGTGTTTGTGTATGTGAATAACGAAACCTGTGTGTTTAACAATAAACTATATACCAGACAGTGCTTTGTGTACATCTCTATTATTTTCTCGCTGTCCGATTTGGACTTTCTCATGGCGTGCACGATATCCGTGTCCAGAGAGTTCATGAAAGCCTCTATGGCAAGGTCTTCCAACATATCAGAAGTGAACGAATGTGAGGTTTCGGTAATTTCACAGATGTGTTGGATCACGTTACGGATAACCGAATACAGGACCTTTACGAGTCCGATGTCTGTATGACTGACGTAGTGCATGAGATTGTAGAAAGATACCAGGTTTCTGTACATCTCTATGCGCCTGGGCATTAACAGTCGACACACGTGTATCAACTGTAACAGGCGCATGTCATCATACGCCCTGATGTCTGACGGAGACGAGTTAATCAGATCTCGGAATCGGGGTATGATTGTTTTTTCTGTTAGAATACGATCAAACTCCGGATACGTGCTCAAAGGGAGCAGTGAATTATAAGAATGTGCATCATCATTGTCGATCATCTCGCAAGCTTTGGCGATCTCTTCTGTGGTCGGATCCCGTTGGGGTGGAAGAGGCAAGGGATCGGAGATATCGTCTTGTGTCAAAGAAAACATGATGTCGTCCCACTTGTTGGTGGCGTCCCTATACAGGTAGTCCCGCCCCGCCGGAGAGAGTCCTATCGTGTTGACTATAAACTCATCTTCTTCGTATTTGACGGCAAATGTGCGGTTGACGTTGAACGCCACATTGGCCCACATGTCTTCAAAGAGCCTATGTCCTACCAGCAGAGATCGCTGTTGTTCTAAAATGAGGCGTTTGGTGTGATGGAATAAAAACGTGTTGCTGTAACGTGCGAGACATAAAAAGTGTAGGTGTGCGTTGTATACGAGCAACGTGATATTGTCCACTGCCTCCGTTAGTTCGCTTCTGGCGTCCTGAGATTCTGTTGGCATGAGTGATAACATGCGAACGTAGGTCATGGTGGTTTTAGGCGTTAAGCCCAGGGAGTAGAAGGTCTTCGTTCTATCTAGTAAATTCTTTACAGAAACCGTGTGTTGTCTCGTTTCTTGTGTTTGATTGAAAAGCATATCGCTTATGCCTGAACAGAAATCGTTAAACGCGTGTAACTCGGGTATCTTAGCATTTTCTTTGGACGTCTTCCTGACCAACGCGAATACAACACCCGGGTAGAACAGAAGGTTTCTCGGTGAAATGTATTGTAGAAGATCTGTGGACGGGTTCAAGATCGGAAATCGTAGGTCAGAGCGTTCTTTGGCACTGAGTGATTTGGATGAGATCTTGAAACTGACGTCTTTCGTGTATTCGTAACCGGATTTTTGGATGTCTTGTATATCTGTTATGCAAGTGGCTGTGAGAGTGCTGGCTGCGCGGTCTATGGCTTTTTGGAATTCTGTTTCCAAATCGTTTGTCCGTGCGTGATTTTCATAGCAGTGTATCAATTTCATCACGTTGTCCAGTTTAGTGTCGTCGTCTGTTTTGAAGTTTTTGTGTGTGAATGAGAGTCTGAATATCTCAAACACGTTTCGGTAGAATTCTTCCAAGAGTTCTGCGACCGCTCTGCAGTTTCTTAACGGTTCCGCTCTGGTAATCAACCTCTCTATGTTTTTTATTTGCGAGTCGTCGAATTCTCGGATACGCGTTTGATATACGGTGTTGCCATCGTCTATTAGACATCTTCCTGATATCACTTTCTGTAGTTCAGGCACGTTATTCAGATCATCTAAAAAATCGGACACCGTTTGCAGAACGCGGTCGTTCGACAGGTGTGATGGTGTTGTAGTATCCTTAACGTGTTTCTCTCCGTGTTTCCTTAACTCCGTTAGTAGGTCATTCACTAGGAGAAATCGCCCCTTTTCATTGGGTGCGAACGTGCCGTTGTTGAGAAAATAAAAGACTGAGTTATTGCGTATGAATTCAAAGTGATAGCCGGTCTGAGGCACGTATTGTAAAAAACGACGTATGCGGGAAGCCGTGACGGTCTGAAGTTGAACGGCCGATATTTCGATCTTAGCTAGTATATTAAGCAGATCTTCATCGGACGCCGTTTTAGAACGAAGATCTTCGAGCGTTTGTTCCAGATTCAACGCTCGTATACCGTGTTGGTTAGTCTTGAGGAACGCCATGACGACCGTCGGAAGTTTTGGAGCGCTGAAGCGCGAGGTGATGGATATTGATCCGGAGGATCCTTATAAGGTCTCCAAGATGAGGAAATTGGAAAGGTCGATCGTGAGGGGTTATGTTTACGGCGCGGATCACGCTGCCGTTACGGCGAGGTTTTTCGTCAGAGAGAGTCTGATGGAGATAGAACAGAAGAACCTTGGGGTTCTTATGTTCAGGTTAGACACCGGTATAGAAATGCCCAGGACCGTGTTGATCAGTGTTTTTTTCCTCTCTATGGTGGCAGAAAACGTATCTGCTGCTGTTAAGAATACATTGAGGGTCGCGTACGGTACGGAAGGGGAAGCGGTTCTCTCTTGGTTACGGGCGGGTGCCCAGAGACTACACAAAATAGTGCATCCGTTAGGGTGTACGAATTCCATAACGGCCGGGGCGACGTGTTTAATCACTTGTGCAATGAAAGGGCATTCGTATAATCTCTTGAAAACAGAGATTTACCCGTTAACTGTACCAAAAGAAATGTACCTAGACCTAGATGGGGAATCACAGGATGATATCAAGTATGCATATTTCGTCATCACGTATGACTATAATAACGACCGCCGAGGTCATCCTTCTGTCTTTGTAGTTGTGACAAGAACCACCCACAGGCAGACGCTGCTTAACGGCTTACGTTATCGCTTTAGGGTATCTAGGTTCTTCTTTCTAAATAATTACATAGCCGGGTACGGCACTCCTCTTGGGTGTGTCGGTTCTTTACAGAGGATCGGCTGGTTTTGCCCTAGAGAGGTTAAATCCGGTGTGCTCACTTGTCGGAGTGGTCAGCTCTCTGTTGTGAAATTAGAGCAGTTTTACTTTGACGTGGGCCCCGTTGTTGAGTTTGCGTGATGGATCGTGAACAGGATGCTCGCGGCGAAGGCATGGGATCTGGAGTTTTCAAGATCACTCTGGGAGAATCCAAAGATTTTGACGGAGAAGTCACTAGATTGTCTCTGCAGAATGTGTCTGGTCTGCAGATTGGAAACTGGAATGCTATGAGCATCGCGACTTCCGCGGAACCGCCGTCTTACGGCGGGCGTCGCAAGGTTTATCCTAAAACTCCGCCGCCGAGAGCGAGCGCCAGGATCAATGCGAATCCGTTCGGCGACTGTTGGGCTACGTCGGTGGCAAATGCTGGCGACGCCGCGGCTGTTGCGACTGTGTCTTCGTCTAACTCGAGTAAACCCAAACCCGCGCGACGTAACGTGCCAGTGTCAAAAAATGTGAAAGCTCCAGATTCTACCGCGCAGCCCGTGGAGGATGGTGAACCCGTCGCTGATTTGGGTGCTTCTACCGCTCCTAGTACTCCCAGTACCACCACTCCCACCGTTTCTGTTTCTTCCGACGAGTCCGTTGTCTGCGGTAACCTGACGCGCACTTTTTCAGATCTACATCTGTCCAAACAGCCGGTTAAGACGCTGGAAAAGGTCTACAGGGATGAAGGAAAGCCGTTCAGAAGCGGCCGCATGACGGGTCGTGATGCCGTGATCGCTAGCATCGTGAATCCTGTCAGATGTTACTGTCACGGAATACTTGGAAGACGTCGCTTCTGCCCTTTTGTCGAAGAGACCAGGGCTGAGGAACCGTGGTCTGAGTCTTGGGAACGCATGAAGAGTTATGCGGTTGATGTTCACAGATGTGGACCCACGCCGCTGTTTGTCTCCATACTCTCGAATGCGACGACGATCATGAAATATGATTACACGACGGACCCGAAGATCGGGGCGATGTATGTCGAGACCGCGTACAAACGGCCTGTTGTCACCGTGGCCGGTACATACAAAGGGTGTGACAAGCTTCGTCCACAGGTCATGTCTTTCTTCAGAGAGTACGGCGACAACATCGATCAGACGGCTGGGAAATTGTTGGATCGTGCCGGACCCGCTCTCGGGAAAGGCTTGTATTCGACGGTGCTCATGATGGATCGCATAGGGAATGTTATGAACGGCAGAGAAGAACTCCCGCTAGGTGTCTTTTGTCGGATTGCCGCCGCTTTTGCGGTGGAGTGTGAAACGATAATGCCCGTCATCTCGAAGATGTTGAGTTCACGGCCTTCTCGGGTGTATGATGTCTTCGAATCGTTTCTCACCGCACTGTCGTCCTACGCGATAGTCTTGTCCCCACAGACGATGGCTCATGTTGGTCTGCGTGGTCCTAATCCGTTGTTCGAATCTGTGGTTTATCGTCCCCAGTCGACCTCCGTGGAAGGAACGCTGAACGGCACGCTCACAGATTTGTTCGACTTGATCACGAACGGAGTCTCCGTTTCCATCTCTCTGTCTGATGTGTCGTGTGATTCTATCACATTCGTAAAGATGCTGGGGTTGCATTGCAAGGACCTGAGAGAGGTTTCACGCTTTGACGTGACTTGCAGAATCTATGTCGACCTTTGGTCGGTGGATGCTTTGCGTCTCTTCTCATTCATTCTCGAAGAGGGAAAGGAATTCCGGGAACTGACGTACGCCTTCAACGTGCCCGATTTGTTTTGGAAACGTTACGGGGATGATCAGACCAACGGTCGTTGGACCGTGTTTTTCAAACACGAACTTCCCATGTTGTCCAGATCAGATAGGGCTACGTTCAGGGGAACGTATGAAAAGATGGAGAAGGAAGGAATGGGTCTGAAAACCTCTCCCTGGTGGGTCATGGGACAGTTGAACGCGTGTGTCGCGAACGGAAACACTGCTATTGTACACCAGGATAATGTCAGGAACGTGCTTGAGGGGGACACCAACAGCAGTGTTTTGTGTGGCACTGGAGTGTCGAGTGTTTACGGGGGGTATGTTGGGGTGTATGCTACACACACTATCAACATTAATCTGGAAAATTGTGTTCTGCCTGGGGACTTGGATGGGGATGAGGATGAAGATACTTTTGTGGGCAACGGCTGTCGATTCAGTTTTTCCTCGCTGCGGGAGGTTGTCAGAGATGCGGTCATCATTGGGAACATACTCTTGGACATGACCATACGGACTAACGTCTACGGAGCTGGTGACATGCTAAGCATGTACCGTCCTCTGAATCTGGCCGTGATGGGCTTTCATAACGTGCTCGGCAGATTGGGATGTCGCTTTTCCGACCGCGAATCCTCTGTTCTGAGCCGTGTCATATCAGAGAATGTCTATTATGCAGCCCTTCGTACCAGCGCGGATCTATGCATGCTCGGAATGGAACCCTTTCATAAATATGAGAAGAGCATCTACGCGCGTGGAAAATTTCATCATGATTTGTTTAAGCGGGAGGAGGTCGGGGAGTATGCTCTCCCTGACGACAATTGGAATAGGCTGCGGTCTGATGTGGCAAAACACGGAATCAGAAACTGTTCTTTCATCTCCGGCACGTACAACGATGATGCGGCGAATTTTGCAGAGACCAGTCCGGGTTGGTGGCCGAGACACGGACATTTTGAAATGGAATCGACCCCTCTGCTCGCAGCTCCGGTGATGGACCGCTGCATACGCGAGGTGGTCGATGTCGTCCACAAACTAAGACTGGGGACCGCGGTGGATCTGACGAATGAGACATTGATGGGGTTCATCGGAAACTCGCGCGTTCGTTTGCCTGTGATCAACCAGCTTCTGTATGATGTTCCGAAGCTGCGTGCGAGTGCCATTATACAGATGGCTTACGCGTCCTCCCTTTGCACGACATCGGATGATGAGATCGATAGTTGTGTACTGGAAACCGCTTGGTCGGTTTCACCCGATGTCGTGATGAAAATGTGTGTGGAGCGTATGCCCTTTGTAGATCAGTGTCAGGGTGTGCCTGCTATTCTCGGTCCCGGGCATCAGCCTTCGGAGTTGGCACGGCATCTCAGGCGCGCGAGTGTCCTAGGTCTGGGTGTTGGAGTATATAAATGTCGTGTGTCGTCTAGGGCCAACTGCATATGATGGCGAATCTGGTGTCGAAAATAGAGTTGTCTTGATCTCGCTCTATAATAGAGATGAATGTGTGTGCATATGTTTGTTTTTTGATGTGAACATCCAATCATGGGATTGGTTTTCACGTCAGCTCGCCGAGCTATAAAAGCGAGAGCGTTTGTTCGCTAGTGTTTCATTCTCCTCTCGGTACGAGTGAGTGCCGCGGCTCGTGTGTTTTATCTGACTCGTAATAAAGCCTATCGCTTTGAAGCACGTCGTAGTTCGTTTCGGTCTGTTCGTCGTTCACGCGGTTGATCTTATACTACAATGGAAGGTAGGAAAGTTCGAGAACAAGAGCCGCCGACGCTCGCCTTTCGGTTAAAGTCTTATAAGGCTGCTGTACAGCAATTGCGTTGCGTTATACGCGGTTTGAAAGAAAACACTACGGTGACCTTCTTACCGACTCCTGCGTTGGTCATTCAGACCGTGAAGAATCAGTTTGTGTCGAAGATAGTTTTCAATAGCTCTTGTTTGTACATCACGGACAGAGCGTTCTCTCCGAAAACTATTAACAATGCCGTACCTCTGATAGGAAATCTAATGTATCTGACGTCTAGCCGTGATCTGACTAAATTTTCCGTACAAGATACCTCTGACCTCTCGGCGAAGATACACATGTGCGCACCAGATTACAACATGGAGTTTAGTTCTGCGTGTGTCCATAACCAGGACATCATACGAGAGACGGGCGAATCTGTTGCTAGAGTCGATCTAGACTCTTCTATCGTACTTGATCTCGTTAAGTGGCTCGCTCCGCATATCAGGCCTAAAAGAAACTCGAAAAAACAGGTCACGTTAGCGAACACCGTACAGATTCTGCTGCATGCGAACCCTCCGACTGTGAAATTTTCTCTTGGTGGTACTACCGAGCTCGAATACACGGCGAATAGTCGTATAGGTTTTCATGAGGTCAAGAATCTGCGTGTCACTGTTCAGGCTAGGAACCTGCATCAGGCTCTGTGTAACGTTGCCGTTACAAAATTGACGTGCACCCTTCGGGTGCTTACTGAGCACGAACAAATTGTGTACGTTGCCAGTAAAAATTCTACGTTCTCTATTGAGAACTTTATAAGCGAAGAGCCGTTCTGTAGGAACGATGTGGGCTTCGATCGTGTTTCGGGCACGAACTTCCAAAATTCTAACAGTTCGACGGGAGAGGAGTTCTCGTCGTGTGCCGATCAGATTATCGACTCGTGTGCCAAAAAATACGAGCGGCAGTCGAAAAAAACCGGAGAGGAACACGGAGGCAAGGACGGCAAATACGATCAGCATAAGATAACCAGTTTCATGGTTTCGAAGGGAGCGTCTGGGGGAGGGTCGGGGAATGACCGAAGCGGTTATTATAACGACGCGAAGGAAGAGAGCGATAGCGAAGAGTCCGTTAATTTCGATTACAATCCCACCGTCAAGAAACAGAAATGTTCTTAAGGTGGCACGTTATATGCTCTGCATTTCTCTAGAATTTATCCGATGGTTGCGGGAACGGGGATTGAGTGGGATCATTAAGCACTAATACCTTATTACATATGCGGGAGGGGGGAAATCATGTCAGGAACACTTAATTTATTTAGAATTTTTTTGATATCATGGGATTTATCTAATACTAAGCACCGAATGTTGTGGATACGTGCTACGTTGGGGTGTTTTTACAGGTGTTCGTGGCATTTATATACAACTTAAAGAACCTCCGTTATTGTGTATTTCATTTCACATCCCCGTGAATATTTCGGGTGGACTCTCTATGGCGTGTGAGCTTGGGTACATTTTGGCTGCGGGCGCTAGATGGCGACTCGGTGACGAAACCCTGGTCCCTTTCGGTAGAGATTCTTTTGACAACCCTTTTGTGGGTTTTAAACCGAGACCTCGACTCATACGGTCGTTGGATATGAAATCACGACCGAGGGCGGGAAGGGCGCTGGTCAGATTTGCCGACAGTCGTGGGAGGGATTGGGCTCCTGTTCCGAGTGCTGTTCGTTTGTGCCGTGAGGTTAACGAGGCTCTGACGCGGGTGCGGTTAGATCGATGTTTTCCCGGCTCGTACTATCAGCAGAACGACGAGGAGACGTTTTCATCGCAGTGTGATAAAGGTCACGGAACGACCGAGCTCTTGCAGACAACCCGCGTGGAGACGCAGATACCGGATCCGGTAATTTTGGTACAGCAGTTCATCTGTGCGGTATCAGATAAGTTGACGAAGATACGCGAGGATATGATTCTGTGCGCCGACGAAGTTCAGTACATCCATGAGCTCGTTGCGTTGAAACAACGACGGCAGTTGCAGGCTCTCCTCCGTAGGTTTCGAGGGCGACACGTCCTCCTCCCTTGGCCTGCCGGATGGGTCTTTACGGTGATGGACGTGACGGTGTCGGCGAGGTTACAGAAGGTCGGATCCGCTATCTTCCGCGACGGGCATATCTGTTGCGATGATTGGGTTTTGCCTATCGGGGTAGTACACGATCTCGCCCGCGAGCCAGACGAGGCCGAACATCCCGTTATACTCGTTACGGGCGATGGCTATGTCTACATGTACGATGACGGGGGGGTGTCCGCGGTTCTCTACATTCTCACAAAGCACGGGTTTTCCGATTTCTGTCGGAGAGGTCTTCGCGAGAGAAGCACCGTCGGGATGGATGTCGGATCTACCCCTGTAGATTATGAGAAAGAACCGTTGAAATCGCTTCTCGCGTGCAGATCGTCATTGGATGGACTCATCGGGGCTAGGGATGGTATGCTCGGTGAGGAGACAGCAATCTTCCACTCCGACGATTTATGGACGTTTATCTGCATTAGCGACCTGACGGATACCGGGTACTCTCCGAGCGACCTCGAGGTGTGGAAGGAAGAGTCCGGTCATAGTCGTCTCGAACCAGTGTTTCTCGTAAAAGCTTGTGTGGGCGGTATCTGGGTGACCTCTCCTGTGTTGGTGTCGGACGCTGGAAGCGTTTACTATGTAGATCCCTCCGATTCGCGGGTGCGTTTCCTAGCTCCCGACCTGTATAGTTTTCTTGTTTTGGGTGTTATGCGATTCAGGAATCAGGGATGTTTTCCCCGGGGAACGTTTATTGATCAATCTGCCCACGGAACGAGAGCGGTTCTAACGACCAGAGCGACTTACTGTCCTAGGGGTCAACGGTGTAAAAAGAAAGCGCGTCCGACGCAAAGAATGCGTTTGTGGCGGTGGTTTTGTAACACGTGGGTGCTTATGACGGGATGTTGTCGATGATAATAAAAAGGGACGTTGAAACATCTCTCTTCATACAAGACTTGTGTGTGTTCTGTTACTTAACTCCATTTTCCGAGGTAAAAAAATCCGTCGTATTTAATACCGCTTTGGCTGTGTTTTGTGTATGTGTGCTGCTTAGGGGCGTTGTGGAGTGTGTGCGGGCAATATGCCGGTGTCTGATCGTGTAACGGTTGTTTATAGATTAAGATATGATTGGACAAAGATTATAACGTTTGTAGTGTGTATTATAGGTTTGATTTATATATTAGTCGAGGATCTTATGGTTTTATTTTCCTAGTTACAATGTCGACCGGCAGCGGGGAGAGGGTCCGGCCCATGGAGTCATTGGGTATGCCTCTTCCCACGTACCAGGATGCCATGTGTACAGGATGTTCTATTCCCATGGCGGATCTGCGTCTTACCCCACCGCCCCCATATGAGACTGTATGTCAGACCGCAGAGCCGATCCTCACTTACGAGGTATCCTCGACCCGTGAGGACCGCGTTGCCAGTGGCAGCCATACTGCTATCGAGACCCAAAACGTATTAGAAGCATTGGATAAAGAGTTCCGGTGGACCGCTATCTTGTTCGGGGTGTCCGTCTCTGTGCTGGTCCTAACCATACTTATCGTTATCATCGCTTTCGCGCAGCGAGAAAATTCGCAATAGACGACTGATCTCCTGTTATTTCAATGTATATTTATCACATAACAGGTTCTCAGAGGTCTCATTGAATGGGAGATGATTGTCACGTTGATGGTGGCGGCATATACTTTATTAGCTCCGCGTGGCAGACTGCCTCTTCCAGAATGGGAGAAGCGAGCTCTTCGGAAGAACCTGGTGGCGGGAATTGCGGTGGCGGGACTTCTATACGCTGTGACGAGTTCAGGACGTCGAATACGTCACTGACGAGTGACTCGGTTGTGTTTGTGGGAGACGATAGCAGACTCGAGCTGTTCCCGGTGGACGAGCAGGGGAGGGCGATTCCCATGAGAATCTCGCGGCGACCGGCGGTGTGGAAGAAGATCTCGAGGTTCTGCAACACTAATGTGATCTTCGTCTCGATCCTGGCACTACTATGTTTCCTGATAATTACTATCCTGATCATAGATGGATGAATTCATGACACTTAGTACGCATTACGCATGCACACGAGCACGCAATATAGGATCTTTACGGAGAGGGACGGTATTAAATAAAAACGGTGATCTTAATTATATCAAAACGTTCTCCGCGAGTTCTTTGCATGGGGCTGAGTCTCTCGTCCGGTGGGGTGGGGAAGGTTGAGCTGCTCCCGGCCGCTGTACTAGCGGACGAGGAGGTTACGGTGTTTCCAGACAGTTCGGCGGTACTGGACATGAACGCGTCCGAGCCTGCGTCCGGACACGAATCGGACGAGAAGATGTTTTACAGCGATCGTTCGTATGAGAACGCATCGATCGTCCAGATAGCTTGGAGACGCACAGAGAATGTGTTCTTTTTCGCGGCGTCGGTAGTGGTTCTCGTGGCACTTCTGTTTGTATTGTATTACATTTACACCTATCTGATAATTCGACGAACGTCGTATCGGGATGATAGGTTTGGGGTCAAGTGGACGAGGATGAGAGAGAGACGGTGATGGAGACACTGAAGATAGGTGATGTGCACCGTGAAACGTGTACCGTTATTCGTGAAACATACAGGGATTGAGATGTGATTTGGAGAAATATTCGGACATATCTACGGGCATATAAATGAGTTGAGCTAGTTACCCTGTAATGTGAAATAAACAAAAACACGTAACGATTCGATATCTTTATTTTTCGATATGTTTCGTTTTGTGTAAGTTACCTTTCTGTAGAAGCGATGACGTTATCAGGATTTCTGTATTAATAGGGGTATCGTTTTATTTTGTAATTCAACCCGTCTCAGGACAGTTTGGGTTGAATGATAACGGGGAATGACCGATACAGGTACACCGGTTCCGTCATTCCCCGTCGCGTATATGCAAAGGATGGTGGAAGTATCTGGTAATTCGACCAAGGTCTGCTGTGGGGAGTGTAGATATCGGAATGTGAACTGTGTGGATATGGAGATTGGGGTTCAAATTATTATAATATCTGTTCTTATAGGAATTTGGTTTGGTGCTATGATAGCATTTTTAGTTGTCCGTTTATTGGGCATGCCTAACGCAAAGCCTAGGAGTTTTATGAATTTCTTTCTCTCGCGTCTGCCTTTTGTGAGAAAATATTGGTGTTCTGAAAATGTCGAGATTGTGGAGGTTAGTCGATCGAAACGAAGAAGGGGAGCGATAGAAGCGTTTAATAACGATATCGTCTCTGTGGAATCCTTCGACTCTACCTGTTTTGATGTCGAGCGGGGTTATTACAGGGACAGAAGTAACCGACCCGACGACGAAAACGAGGGAATAGATGAAACGTGTTACGCAAATGTGACTGTTCATACGTTTTAGTTATAGTTTTTCGTAGACAGGAAGTTATCCAGCCATAGTATAAGAAGCCTTTATATAGTGTGTTCACGTTATTGATATGTTGTGAGAGCTATGGAGAGCATCCGAAGAGGAGTCTCCGGGATCATTTCCGATAACCCCACTCTGTTTGTTATCTCTGGTGTATTTTGTTTTTCTGCTGGGTGGCTCGCTGCCAACATTTCACGTAACTGGCCGGGGTTTAATAAATTTCTGAGACGTGCGGACAAGGATATCTTGAACGTTTCGGCGGGTGGTGGAGTTTTGGACGCCTACAGCAAACGCGCTGCACGCAGGGCCACTGCCGAAGAACGCCGTTTGGCGAGGTTAGCAGCTCACGAGCTGATCAGGGTGCTTAAACGACAAGAGCACGATGTTCGAGAACGCGATGGACAGGGATTCCGCCGTGAAGGCGGCGAAGTTGATACAGGCCTTGGAAATGGGGACATATACTTTTGGGATGGTAGTTCGGGAACTTATGATTCAGAAGACTGTGATTACACATTCTAGTGGAATGAAAGTTGGTATCTGTGACATGTGGTACGAGCACCTAACCCTGAAGGAGGCATCTTTTCCGTGGCTACGGACGGACTTCTTTCCCCTGTCTAGCGATACCATGATGGTTTTTGGTATCTCGGAAGAGTGGAAAGCAGCTTCCAATGAACCAACGCGACAGGTGGTCTTCATGCTTGCTAAAGACCAGTCGGTCGTTGCGTATGATCGCGGCGTTATGTTCTTTATGTCGCCAACCTTTCAGGACTTTTGGACCGCTTGCATATTGTTTGAATATGACAATGCCGTGTTTCCGAGCGCCGTGAGGAAACATGTACGGCAGATGTACTGTGATTTACCGGGATTCATATCTTTCTACAACAAGCTGAGATTGCAGCGTGTGATCATGGAGTCAAAGGAAAATCGGCGCAGATCGGGGCGAACTTTGCCGCTGAAGAGGAATCGCTTGATGAGGATGCTGTTTACCGCAGCTATTGCTATAGCGCATGGAGATATTCCGCCCCTGTTCTCTGACAGAACGATACTTCATAATAATGTAGATCGAGATTTTCTGGAGATCTACTGGAGGAAACGCCGCGCCGCGGGGAGGTCTCCGGAGACTTCTATCGAGAATGATCTCAGCTGTGCGGAGGACCTTGGATCGTTTCAGCAGTCGTCGTCCGCCGTCGACGCTGTGGGCGATTTGCGAGCGTCTTCGGAAACGGGTCCAGTCGTTACCATTCCGGGTGGGGACGAGTCACAGGTTGTCCAGTCTCCGGATTTTCAGGTATCTTCTACACACACGACATCCCCACAATCCTTTCCATCGCTTGTAAATGTGTTGCCGCCTGCGTTAGCTTCTTTGACCTATTTTCTAGCATCTTCACCGTCATCGTCGCCTCCGTTACCTGAAATTTTTACATCTTCACGTTCGAGGTCTCTGGGACCACGATCGTCTTGTTCGGTGTGTCGAGAGTCGTCAGATTCTCCGGCCCTTTCCCACATTCCGTACGCCGCTTCTCCGGCGTACGGAGTTCCTTACGTGTATGCACCTTCGTCGCATGCTGTTTCTCCGGTGTATGCGCCCTCTCCCGTATATGCTACATCGTCTACATGCGTGTCTGCAACACAACCCCAGTCGGTGGTCCAGACGTGTTCTTTGCAAGAAGTCTCTTGCAGTTCAAGCGCTTCGCAGACCCCTGTTTATAATAGGTCCCCGGATATGGAAGCTTCATCGTTTGGAGAATTTGGTTTTGATTCTTTGCCGATCACCGAGGCTCCGTTTTCACTTTCTTCACAGTGGTCTTCGAGATCTCCGGTGAGGCCGCCAAAAACGCCGAGGATGTCGTGGTCTCCCAGGCTATTCCAAGCAGAGCAACCTCAATCTCCAAAAAGGTCACCATCAGATCAGTCTACGCTGTAGAGTCCCAGACCTTTATCGATCTAGTTTGTTGCTTAATGCATGTGGGTGATGTACCATCGAAACCTAAAGGGGGTGTACGTCCGCACGACATGGAATCGATTCAAGACTCTGAGACTTGTGTGGACATCTGTGGGGGAGTCTAACGTGCAAGGAGATGGAAGACGTAAAATTTATTAATATAGACAATGTATATTGGTAGAATAAAGATTTTATTTTGCAACAAAGACTTGTCCTTACCTTGTTGGAAATATTGATATCGTGGGAAGGTCGTTGGGCGGAAAGTAGGGTGTCATCGCGACGACCCGTTAGAAAAATTGGGGCGATGGAAAGGGCTCATGTTTACGATCGTTGTAGTCATCGTGTGATGCACTATGATTATCGTAAAATCACAGATGTGTTACCGTAATCGTTGTTGCGTGATATATCTTATGTTACTACAGGCATCGATGTCGTCGAATGTGCCAGAAAAACTGACATTTGAGTGTTCTTATGACGTCTGCTTGGTTCACCGTAAGGACGGACGGGTTAACATCGGTTGTGTCGTGACCTGTACATACGGTCTCGATGTAGTTTTTTCTGGAAGGTGCAACGAAGGATTCAATCTCGTGAGCAACTGGTTCGTTAAGATACATCGTCGGCTTGAAGTACGTAACCTTCAGATTCTGAAGATTGGTATCGCATATTATTTTGCCGGTTACGTTCTTCGACCTCTGAGTTTGTGGCCCGATCTGATCACACACAGTCATGGGAAGACGTCTATGGGTGGAGTCGCGCGATGTTGGGTACGAGGAGCGGAATCTGGTGGGTCGGTGGAACTGAAGACACATACTCAAGGTGCCTACAAATTGGACGTGGAACCGGGTTTGCGGAATATAACGTGGACGGCTGAGGATACGAATCATGCAAACATGTTGGAATTCCTACAGAGCAATCTGAGTGAAGATGTGTACATATTCAACTCCTGTCCCAAGATGTTATACGCCGTCTCGATAGGGCACCATTCTGATGGTTCGCCGGATCTCATGAAGAGGACAGCGATAATACGGAGGGATGCGTGTGCTGGCGGGTTTGTGTCTGATAGATGGGCCGATATATGGAAAAATTGGACAAAATATTGCGAGTTTTATGAGGACACTCAAAGGGATCCAGCTTTTTCTATCACGATTAAAAACAGTAAATTGAACAACGGGACTCCTAATCTGATTGGGATGTTCGTCGTGGTGTTTGGCGCCTTTGCCATGCTCGCTCTATTCTGTGCCATGACTATCAAACAGAGGAAGTCCATTTTTAAGGATTTTAGGGGGGAGTCTTCCTTGCGAATAAAAGATGGTGGGGTCGTGAGAGAGGATGCGTTATAACAGTTTGTATTGAATAAATTTTTTGCTTCCGCTGAATAGCGTCCACGGTTCTTTTTTTCCGTATGCGTCATGAACGCTATAAGTTTATGAGTCTCGGGTGTGTGGGTATCATTTAAGAGTGGAGATTGAGGTGGATCCGTATCATATAATGGATATTAGAAGGTCGTACTGCTGGTTGGAAGAGATTGGGTTTGATCCGGAGAAGATACGTGTTTACGTGTTTGAAAATACTGGGCTGTTGTTGCCTTTGTCTTGGCCCGAAGGAGTTTCTGTGCGTGTGGCATCTGTGGATAATTTCTTTTTACGGAAATGGGGTCCGGTCTGCGAAGAAGGTAAGTGATCTGTGTACGTGACGATTATTCTTTCTGGATACGTTTTGGATGTAAGTAAACTTTTATTTCTCCGTTAGGAAAGTATGTGTGTTGTGGAGAAAAGATGACGCCTTTCGGGAAACTCTACGGAGAGAAGATAGAGAAGATTAGATTTGTTATGATGGTGGGTTCTTCCGGGGGAATATACTGCTACGACAGTGGCGAAGATGCCGTCTTCCAACTGGGTGATAGTCTAAGTTCATTCTGTGATGACGGTCTTCGGAGGTTGGATTCAATCTACAACACGGCGTATGTCCCGCCTAAGATCTTGGTCGATGGTATTATCGCCAGTCTCGCTGAAGCGGAAAGTGTAACTACGTTTTCCGCTATCGTGGCCGCTAACCAGGGCGCTCTCTATGACGTATCGGATACGCTGGCCGGTATTGACAGTCAACTCATGCTGTACAAAGGAGATTACGGCACGGTGTCATCGTGCAGCTTAGGCACGTCTATAAATATGACAATGTTGATGTGTGCGGTCGTCCGTCGCATGTCTTGCACATTTGATATATTTGCCGTAATCGGATATAAGGCTGGTTTGACTATGTTCCGTCCTAGACTGATTGTTATGATGGATCCGTTTGGTGCCATATACGGCTACGATAACTGCCTCAATAAGATAAGCAGACTGGCTGATAATTTTATGATGTTTCTGCGTATCGTGACGCAGAAAAGCCTTTTTAATTTCAGACACGATCGGGGATTGAGGGGGGTGAGTAGGTTGGAAAAGGCACCGTATTGTCCTCATGTCGGAAATGTTACTGAAATAGTTATGGATCCCGATGCCGATATTAACGTGGAACCTCAGTATATCACCAGGGATCCTAGTGAGTCATTTACGTTGACGAAACTCTGTAGCTTTGGGGAGCCTATCGGACACAGAACCTTCATGGGTAGGAAAAATAGATTTTTCGATGTTGACAGAATTAACAAAAACCAGAGCATGGACGGATTCGTCACAGACATATTTTGTCACTACGACGCCGCATACACGATGAAAGCGGCTTATTATGGGTTCAAACATATAACCGACCGGTTATGGCCGGAGGAGATAGAGGGGCTGTTGTTGGGACATCCATCGTGTCTCCCGATGGCTTATGATGTGGTTGTGAAGGCGGCTTTTGATCGCATGCGATTTATCAGATCTATGGACGACGATCCGGATGAGAGTGATTCCGATACGGTGTCTACGGCTATAAACGATCCGCCATGTCGACGGTGTGTGGAAAGACGACGTGCAAGAATTTTTAAACGAGTGAGAGGGTTGGAGAGTAAATAAAGTATAGTAAACAAACTTTGGGTGAACGTTTTTATTAAATAAACAATCTTATACTATTGTCTCTTCGTTCTCGCGTCGTCTATGCGGTCTCGTGTGTGAATATGGCTTGGCACCTCTCAGATTTACAAAATTTTGTCTGACGTGTGTTGGCTGGGGTCTTTCTGTGGCGGTATCCGCGAACAGGTTGTTCTGGTCCGGCGCGGTCACGTCTGCAGACGTGTTAACGGTGTCTAGATAATGGTCGAGTTGCGCTGGTGTGATGTGTAGGAATTTTGCGGTGGCTTCTAGTACCATATCTTTGACTTTATCCATCTCAAAAACATCAAAGACCACTTCATCGGGTGTTAGATTTATCATCATTTCTTGAGTTACTTTTTTGGCTAACATAAAGTCACCGACGTTCGCGGCGACGTTTTTGGGACATTTGAATATGTTTTCGTCGATATATGGATTGGTGACGTGAAATGCCAATTTATAAGGGCCCGTCGTATCAATTTCCACATCCAGGTCGTTTTCGTAACCGACGGTGTCGTTTTGGATTCCATGCACCCTTGATGTTAGTGCGAATATTTTGTGAGATACGTATTCTGGGTTTGCGAAGATTCCGGTGTCCATAACCTCTCGTGTAAATTTCAGCAGTAGTGAGCAAACGATGTCAAAGCTCGGTTCTTCGTTGCTTGACGCCGTGATCAGCGAATGCGATTCTCGAACTATTTCAAAATATGTTAGCTTGAGCTCTGGGATTTGTGTGTAAACCAGATAAAGAGTGGAACATAAGGTATTGAGTCTCATCATCATTATTTTTTTGAGATCTTTCAGAGAGTTATGTTGTGCGACGATCGCGTTTCCTAGCGCTAAGGAGAACATGATATCGTTCAGGACGTCAGAGGCATCTTTGCTGCGTTTCGAAGCCGTTAAGGAGATTAGAGGGTCGTTTGATCTTTTTGTGATGTTTGACAGGTTACTGGCATATAGAGATATGGCTTCCTGTGATGTAAATTTAGGTGGTTTGAATAAGTAGTTAAAAGTCTCCAGACTCGTGTAGTTCAATTGGGACGTGCCTTCTCCTCTTGGAATGACTTTCTTCATAAGGGCATATACCTTTTCTAAATATCCTTTGTATATACCGTCTGGAAGGTCCAATTCCGTAACAGCCTGGATGAGATCGTATGGATTTCCTGGGTCGTGTGTTGCTCGATATATTCTACGTAATCCGTCGTCTAGTCTATTGAGATCTACGTCTCTAAACATTCTCGATCTTTTTTCCATAGATTCGTGTAGTATCCTACCACCGTTGTAGTAATGCGAAGCAGTCACGATCAACGATATTATGGGTTCAAGAATGAGCCTTACCTTAGCGTAGCTATGGCGAGTTCTTAAAGCGAGAAGCGCGTCCATCATGTACGGAGACATCGGAAGACCAGAATTTATTGCCGCCACCAATCCTCTATCACCGTCGCGTAACGCGTCTAATATAAATTGCACGTCTCTGTCATTGACGACCCTAGGTGGGAAATTTAGTCTAGAATCTATATATAAACTTGTTTCGTGATTTGGTGAATCCATTATTATTGATGTATCGGTGTCGCCTTGATGTTGTGTAAAATGAGATATATATTTTTGAGGTAAATTAAATAATCTTAATGTTGCATACAACTAACGTGATGATGTCAAAAATTTTATTGAAACAACACAAATAAAAATATATACAAAAATGTCTGTTTATATACATTCTCGATTATTTTCGAGTAAAATAATACATTCTGGGTGGGGTTGTGTTGGTGGTGTAGAACGTCCAACGTGTACCGAGATGAAATTGCCGGGGGAGTCGCGGCTCCATTCGTATGTATTTCCACGGGTGTGTTTTATGGGGCACTCGGGAGACATGCTACCGTCAGACGGGTGTCTCGGACACGGTGAGAAGGTCAATGACGGCGTGCGGGGGAATGTTGACGACGATTTAGAAGAATTAGATGACGAAGAAGAACTACACGAGGTGCTCGGTGAATGCGATCTCGGTGACCGAGAAGGTGGAGTCATCGGTGTCGCTGATCTGGGTACAGGCGATTTTGACATCGGTGACGTCTGACGGTGGGATTCTGAGTCCGAGTCATCTAGGGTTCTCGATCCTTCGCTCGAATCCGTGTCACTAGTGTCAGAGTCTGTATCGTCGTCTCTGGGCGAACTGGTGTTGGAAGATGCGTTCGACTGGCATTCTGATTTCTGGTAGTACGGGGCATGAATGTCCGGTCTTGGAATCGGAGTCTTTGGTGGAGAACAAGTAACGAATCTGTCGTATACATCTTGGTTTTGAGGAATGCTATCGTTTTGTCGTTGACGTATCATATCTGCTACGGTATTGACGGTATCGTTCAGTGCAAATGCAGAGTTTGTATATTGTTTTACCTGAGATAATAGCTTCTGTGCCGTAGGATGGTATTGCATGTCAAAGACTTCTCTGATGTCAATCTTCTCCTCCATGAGCATCTTCATCAGGACGTTCTGATAGAATATCTTTAGTCTTAAGAGCAGACGGATAGAGCGAGCCCACATGTGCGGGGTCTGGTTAAGCATCCCCACGAAGACCAGACACAGGTCTTTGTTCTTTTCAAGGTTGACAGCAGAAATGAAACGGCGAATACCGAAGTTGAGGCGGGATCCTTCGCTGCAGCGTTTGGTCAGCTGGTCCCGGAGGTAGTTCGATAGCCTAGAGTCTTTGTCGCAGTAATGTTTTACACGCGCCACGTAGGTTATTCTGTTGAACGCAATCGAGATGATCCGTATGGCGCGTATCATGGATGTCTGTTGTTCGGTGAAAACGGAGGGCGACGGTCTCTTTCTGATTCTACAGCCTACCCGGTGGATAGCTCTATCCAGACGGCTAAAATCCGTGATGTGCTTCTGGTGGCGTCGCATAGACGCGACCTCGGATTCCAGGAGGTCGCCGTCTGCGGATGTGCAGAACATGAACGGATTTGCGATACATTTGGATTTGATGCACGACGGTAGTTGGTTTGATAGGATTCTTTTCCTATCTTCCGCTCGGTTCATCATTTTATATGTCCCCGATACCGATCTTATAAAGCTCTCTGCTAAAAGCGTCCTGTGGTTATCGTCGTTCGTGGTGCGCGAGCCGTGTCTCTGCGGTGAATCTCTGTGGGTATATTTGTTCACCGGACGCGTGTCTGGCACGCGTCCGTGGTGCTTCTTGGCATGTCTTTCCGATTCAGATTTGCGTCGTTCGTGGTGCCGGGGGGTGACGGGCGTATCGCAGCATTCTCGTCTCTGGTGACGGTAATACGTAGATTCCGACGAATGTCTGGGGTGGTTGTGTTGAGAGGTATGCGGCCTCGGACAGCGTGAATATTTGGATGGTAGAGAATCTTCCTCGGAATGTGTTCTCTTTCGCTTGAATCTGTATTTAGTTTCACGCGGCTCATCCGAGAGGCTGCTTTTCTGGATACGGCTGGTGAACGGGTGATCTGCTCGCATGCTTGTTGACTCGCTGCTTCCGATGAAACGAGGAGTGGACGTTGTTTCCATCAAACTTGATGAAGTGTTAACAGCGATATACCGTTATCTGAATGGATTCGTAGCGCTACTGGGTTTTTAGACCGTCCGCCACTCCTACACGGTATTTTCAGGTAGATTGATTGGTCTAGATGGGTTTTTACGCGGTGGTGGTAAGGTTCTATCGGAAGTGAGTGGCGTAATGCGTATGTAGTTTCCCGGAATGTTGAATCTTTTCCGATAAGGTAACACCTTCGCCGTTACTCGATTTCAACTTCTGTTTCGCTAGTTTGCACGTCTTCGCAATTAGTTTCGTCCAGATTTTCAGCGTCCGAATGTCGTTCCGGGGTATGTTCTTTTTCATCTGGACTTTCTGTCTGCGCAGCCTGCGATCGTTGTGGGTTATTCTCTGGTTTGCTTGCTGACCCTGTTACCTTGGTTGTGACATGCGCTCTTTCACACAGCGTGGCTATGCTATGTTCATCCTCAGCGTGTGGACCACTGTGCGTGTGTTCTTTCGTTCTGCGTGTCAATGTTCCAAATTTTCCTGCCAATCTTGGAGAGTGGGAGATGACCGCCACTTTGACCCCGGCACGCTCTCGGAGCATGCGGCGGCGACTGAATAGTTTGCCAGATATGCATTGCATGAAGCGTTTGGTGAAGTCCCGCCCGAGGAAGGCGTATAACACGGGGTTAATCATGCAATGAAAATTAGGCACTACCCGCGCGAGTGTGGCTACCGCGTCTCTGCTATTGATTGAGTCGCACGACACGTCCCATGCCATCACGGCGTAGCTGTCGAATAACAGTATGCCAACGAACGGGGTCTGTATGATAAGGAACGATAGGATGAGTGTCGAGACAAAAGCTAGTGTCTGGCTGCGTCTTCGATACGACGTCAGCTTCAATCTTTTGTAGAAAAAAATATAAAACCATGTCATCATTGTTACTGGCATGATACCCCAAATCATTGCGATCAGTATCTTAAATGTACCTAAGCTGCTTTTTACTTGATCGTATGAAAAAAAGATGATACATGTTTCGTGTGGGGCGATGGGATCATTATCGTGTGAGAGGACCGTGGTGTAGATCGGGGCAGGAGAGGCCAGCATGATAGAGGTGAGCCAGACGATGGCTAAAATGATGTATGCTTGTTTTCGCGAACCCGCACCGTTTCGCGTTCGTTGATGAACCACGCGGTATCTATTTATGGATATCAGAGCGAGTGTGGCGAAACCTGCAGAACACGATGAATAGTACATGGCTGACGCTAATTTACATCCACCGACCGTGCTGCTCACGAGTCCTTTGTTGCTTAGCATCAAGAAAGGTATCATGAGAACCGTCAGTAGGTTAGATAAGTATAAATTCGTCATGTACAGGGTTGGTGTTGAAGTGCGGTAAATCCTGTTCGATAATATCTGCGTTGCCATCACTATAAAATTCATGGGTCCGCCTATTAAAATTATCACAACATTTATGGCGGTTTCGGCATCCCTAGCGACGGTTAATCCCACAGAAGGTGGACATGTGTAATTGATATGTAGACAATCTTGCTCATCCTGTAGTCGTCGGAATAGAAAAAAATTATTTTTGTTGCATATTAATCATGTGTATGTATAGAAAAATCAAATATCATCTTACCGCGTATTCATCTCTTCCTAGAAGGATGTCCATTGTGCGGTGGTCGTAACGCGAAGATACGTTCTATACTATATTTAAGATTTGTACCGTGTCCTCTGGAGAGAAGACGTTTTTTAAATGGGTACCCTCGGGTTCATTCGGTTGTCCAGAAGGGCGGTCAGAAGGATAAAACGTTTTCTCGACAATTTCGACAATGCTCAAACTCTTAATTTATGTAGTCACGACGATATTCTCACCGAAGCGCGTGGACATGATCTATCCACGGAGACGGAGTGTTACAATGAACTGATTCTATGGCTACGATATCTCGAGGCTCTTTTGTCGAAAAGACCCACTCATCTTACTCTCCTGACAAATATAAGACAAGAATATGCAAAATTGTTCACGTTTGTACTGGCTCAGAACGAACTTGTGGCATTTCACGGGCTTTCCGATATCGATGTCTTGGGTTCCGCGATATACGCGGAGGATTATCTCCCGAGGATAGATATTTTTTTGGATGGTTTACACAGTTTGTGTCAGTTCTTGTCGTCGAAACGTTTCGGTAGATCCGATAATATGGGTTTCGTCGGCCTGCGTCCTGAAGAGGTCAACCGATTGATGCGGAACGTGAAGGCGGCTTCGGAAAATCTCATAAACTATGAACTTTTAGAAGTCAGGGACGTTCATAACGAAGATCCTCATATCATATGTCTCAATAGGCTCGTCTACCTGTGTCGCTTGGCGTACGCGATGACGAGATCGTGGAAAGATTTATGTGATATGTGCGTTAATCGCATCAACATGTTACGCAGGAGACTCGTCGTGTCCTTACAGGACGTACCTACGTTCTCTAGGGTATACTTTCGCAATGCGTTGGAAAATCCCGTTGATCACGAGACGGCTCACAGTCTTTTAAGAAGGGTAGAAGAGGACTTTCTACTGATTAAAAACGCTCTCAGGTGGGGGGATCCTAATTGGAATGCCGATTCTGACGCGGAATCATCCGATAGCGAAAGTGTTCCTGGTATCGGAGCAGAGTACGAAATCGGAGAAGGTGACGTAGACAAAGATAGGAACGGAGGTGGTGCCGGTATTGGAAACGATAGCGAAGAGTATAAAAAATTCATCAACCGTTGTAAATTGGAGGATAAATTTTACGGGCCCATACGCCTTCCGAAATATTCAGGTGAAAATGTACGTGAATCGGATAGCGATAAGCCCTCTAGACAGAGCTCACCGCTTAGATCTCCTGTTAATACGGGCCAATCGTCTCCTGGATTTGACGCGGCGTCTCTTAAGTCTGATCAACCGTATCACAAATCGGGCTCATCGTCTCCGACAAAGAGTCCATCGTCTCCGAGATCACTCAAGGGGATAAGTTTTGAAGATGAAATGCGACGTGAAGAAGAGGCGAGAAGGCAATTGGAGGCCGAGAGGGCAGAATGGGAAGCGCAGGAGAAATTCAAAAAGGAGCTAAATGCGAAGATGGAGAAAGTTGCTTCTGTTAAAGAAAATCATGGCGATGATTCGTTTAACGTGACTGGTGATTATGTGACTCTACCCTCTAGTCTGAGTTCACTGAACGCGAAAAAAACGGGCCGAAAATCTGGAGGGGTGTCTTTGGGAAAGGTGCCAAAAATAAAACATTCGGACAAGGTTAAGGCTACATATAAGAGCAGACCGCTAAAACCTCCCGATGACGAATATTATTGGGACGACATTGAACCTTTTATGACAAAAAATGTATCTCCATTACACGTTGAAGATTTTGAAGGGCTTCGTCTGGGATTGGAAGGGCTGAATCTGGATAAGTCTGGACCCGCTGAAAAGGAAGAGACGAAATTTAAGCCTGTACATGTGAAAAAGCTTGCGGAGTCACCTTTTGTGTTGGACGAGACTTCAGACAGCTCTGGGATTACTGTGATACAAAATGAAGAACCAGAAACCAGCGAGAAAGAGGATAATGATGTCACTTTAATTCAATAAAACATTGATTGTAAATGACATTTTGTGTAATTTAATTAGATATCATCATACATCACAAAGTTTTCTTTGGGGAGGTGTAGATCTCCAATAGAAAGGACGGAATGCTGTCCGGTTTTTATTAGTTTAAGAGCGGTATAATCGTTGTGTTGGTGTATGTCCCCTTCTGTACTGTGTATGAGGTAGATGTTGGCTATGGGGGTGCCCCGGTGCACGTGAAGATCTGACACGGGAGAGATCATTGTGAATCTCAGGGGTGAGTTCGGACGCCACAGGGTCATTGAAACGTGGAACCTGAACTCGTTAGGGTAACTAGAGACTAGAAAACAGCGGTCATTAGGTCCAGAGTATCTGAGATCCAGGTAGAATGTGTGTTTCCCATCTTTGAAAATGATGTCATATGATGCATAGACGGCAGCGGGGATATCCGTTTCTTCGGACGGCCAGCTGAGATGAGCTATTGGGTTTGTTGTGAAAAACAGCTGCGGTTCTTTGTATTGGTTTCCATAGAGCTCGTATCTGAGCACGAGCATGCTGGGCATGGAGTCTGCTGTGAGTGCTTGGGAAGTAAAACTGTCGCTGTAGACCACGAGCGTCCCCAACAGTTTTTTCCCACCATCTACCGTATACAAATTTTCTATCCCGAAGCTTATCTCATGGTCCATACATTCGTAGACTGCCCTGGGTCCTGGTTTCCAGAATCTGCACAAAGTGTAACAGTTTTCCTGTGTACATTCAAACCAGGCCACGAACGTTATCATGACCTGTCCGGTTTCGCCTATGACGGTCCGTGTCGTCCATGTCAAACCGGAGAATATGCCTATAGTACTGTGTGAGAATCTACGCACCGGTGTCATGATCCCAAATTTGATCCCGTTGGCTCTGAATATGTCATCTACCGCATGCACGGTGATGCCGTACTCTGGGGTTTTGTATGGAACGAACAACAATCCCAACAGATCCAGTTTAATCATCTTGTTGTTGGGGGGGACGTGTGTGGTTGCGTATGTGACGAGCGTCGTCTGCGTTCCTCCGCGGGTCACCGTCGGTTGGCATACAGCCACGTTTCCTTTCAACGAGGTCAGTATCAAAAAAGCTCCTCGGATGTTGGTCAGTCTGGGTGATAGCAACGTCGCCCAGCTGGAGGCTGTTCCGTCGGACATCTTGAATGGATTTCCGAGGATAGTTGTGGCAAAGTGCAACGCTCCTTTGTGATATTTCGCGTGTAGCTGGTTAGGAACGATGTTGTTGTAGGCATTGGCGACGAGGTTCATTCTATAACGATAGTGTGACACGTTTCGCCTCGTCGAAGGCTCAGTTTGGAATTTAGTTTCGGAACACGAGAAGTCGATGGAGTTTGTGTACGTGGTCAAAGTATCGCATATGTCTCTCGTCGAGGTCGACGATGTCTCGAGGACGGTTGCTTGGGATCCGTAGAGGACGACGACGGGTGTATGAAAGTCACCGCCGTCAATGGCGATGGAGGCGCTGGGTGCACCGACAATTATGGACGGTTGTTGATTACCCAGGTCCACCGCTTGCTTCACCGTTGCTGTGTGGTCATAACAGCCCAGTGGGTGTGCCTCTGTGTGATCTTCTATGATGATAGTTTCTGACGGCTGTTGCGGTCGTGCGTTCGTTTCAGATTCAATGCATTGTGTCTGTTTTTCTTCGCGTTTCTTTTCCACGTTGGTTTTGGATGGTGTCTTGTACGGTGGTGTCGAAGTCTCTTTGGTCCTCGGCGATGGTGTGGGAGTCGGATATCTTTGATACGGTTCTCGTCTGTGGCGTTTTAGGTCTAGCGGTTCGCATCTGACATCTCTTGGTGTTTCCGATTCCTTCCTGGAAACTTTGTTGTTATTGTTGTGTGAGTGTCTATCCCGATCCATCGTCCTTGGTGTCGGAGTGTACCTGGTTTTTTCACGGTATCTGGATCGCGATGGTGAACGAGAACGAGAACGACATCGTTGTATATCCATCGATGCACTGCGCCTCATCGGTGACGATGTATGCTCGGGTCGATTCGTTTCCATATTAACGCGTATACGCGGTTAATGTGTTGGGGGTTGGTTAGTTCTGTCGTTGATCGAGAAAGGTTTCCGGGTACATGCAAGTTCTATATAAAGCGGTGTCTGAGTTGACTGAGAAGCAGAATAATATCTAACAACGTTTTCGGTTGTCTATATATACGCTCGTTTTTTGCCGGGCTGTGTGGGCGTGTGTAATTCGGGTTAGTGATAATGGATGATAAAGGGGAACTTTGGGAAGTCTGTTTTGAGATTATGGCATCGTATGCCGGTCGTATGGCTGTAAAAGATATGAAAAAGGTCGTTAAATTCTATGATGGGCTCACTCCAGAAGAGCAAAACCGTTTTGACGAAGAAGTCGCTGCCGAACGTAAGAGACGTTTTCACTATGTTATGGGTGAAGATAGCGACGACTCTGATTCGGACGATGGAGACGATGAAGAACAACACATCACCACATTTGATGACATAGACCGCATGAATAAAATGATGAATGAGGCTTTAGATAAACAAATACTTGGTAAATCGTCATCAGACGAAGATAAAGTATCCACAGAAGATAAGTCGTCTAAACCGTCTACACGCGGAAAGGGCAAAAGTAAAGGCGTTTGTAAAGAGAAATAAACTACCGGCAACTACGAAAGTCGTGTGTAAAAAATGATTTGACGACGAATGTCGTTCATTGTGATTTATTAAGAGTTTTATTATCGCTTTGTGTGGGCGGATCTTGTGCTGATTATAAGTATAAAAGAAAAAATTTTCTTTTGCTTTTAGAGTTGTGTGTCTTGTCTTCTTACTGTGTCGTAGTTACGGTCTGTTGAGATGAGCGGGGTGAAGAGAAGCTCCTCTGACGATTGGGATGATGTTTTTTTGCGTGAATTGGAGGTGCAATCGACAGATGGTTATGAAGGTGCGAGTTCGTCAAGTGATCTTCACGTGGTCACCGGTACGGCTAAACGTCTCCTTCTAGACGATGATACAGATCCGGCTGTGGAGAACATGCTGTTAAAAACAGAACTCTTAAAGAAAGCGAGGCTCACTAATCGCACATCGTTTATTGATGTAAAGAGTTTTGTAAAAAAACACGCAGGTCGACGGTTTAGTCTAGACATGAGACCGGAAGTTGCTCTGATCATCGGAGACGAGAATGAAACAAAGACGAAATTTGACCTGGGTAGACTTGGAGGTTATCCGTGTGCGCTTCGTTCAGTGAAAGTGACTTTTATAGGACAAATAGTGTTTGGGGAAGGAAACCACGGAATGTTCACGGTTATGTATACGGGCGGAGACCGTTGTTATGTACACAGCGAGGATACCGATTTGCTCTATATCGTCTCAGAACGTGGGTTGACAGAGTTGTTGTTGAACTATGGATATCGAAACATATACGAGATGTTCGATGGTCCCGTGAGCGGGAGTGAGGAAAGTGGAATTCCCCTGGGTATGATCCCGCTGGCCACGTTCGACAAAGCTGAAGACGTAAAGGTGTTCGTCAGGGATCGCGCTTGTCTATCTACCTTTAGGCAGACCGCGCAGCTCCGACCCACCGACCAGATATACGGTTACTTCATGATAGGAGACGAGAAAGGACTTCATCTTGGTCAATTATTTCCCGATCGTGTATTTACATGTCTTCAGGAAGCGGGGTATAACGTTTTGGGTCGCGGGGAGCTTGAACTTGTTCTGCTGTATAACGAGAAACTAGAGGTGTTTGCCCTATTAGATCGTGGTCGCCTTCTTAAGGTGGCGAACACCATAGCGGGTTTTCTCAGAGATCGTCTCAGAAACAACCTGCAGCCGTATAGGCGGTGTTTTAAATTCAGAGATGATGATCCCCGTGTGTGTGTTGGTCAGATAGTAAAGTTTCAGTGTGATGTCGATTATGTAGTGCAGGGGGGGAACGAATTTATGAGATGGCTGACGGCCGAAGATTATCCTATGCTCATAGAACACTGTATCCCCACTATGTGAATCTCGTGCAACCCTTAACCTGTTTGAATGTGACTTTCGTTATCGGGTATATAATTTCTGGGCGTGGCGTTATCAACACAATAAAAAGTCTATAGAAAAAATGGTCTCTTCATTCGGTGGTACGTGGTGCGGAGGTTCTCTCATTGTTGGGTGATCGGATTTGCTGGGCTTAATTCGACATGGATCTCAGAGACCGCCAGTGCGAGTCGGACCGAAACGAAGATAATGGTGAGACGGAACGGCAGGCGATTAAAGAAAGGCCAAATGCTATGAAGATCGTCTTTGAACTGATTAAAGACGAGACCGCCGATCCGTTTTGTCGAAAATTCATATTAGATAACCTGGTGCAGCTTAAGGATATTGAACAGGCAGCTAGATTCGGGTTTGCCATAGAACCGGGGAGTGAAGACTATAATCGCGGGGTTCGGTCCTTCATACGTTTGAAGGAACCATATAACCACGTGGAGCTGAAGATGAGTTATCTGAAAAACGCGAGATTTGCTACAGCGAACGGCGCGTACGGGATTCGGGGATTGACTCCTGCCTGGGATTCCGCAATATGGGGTCTTTTGAGGGAAGTTGAAGCGGTTCCATATTCTAACCCGTTTACGTTTCCGACTTGCGAGCGTCTAGAGGGAATCCTTAACCGCTTAGAGTACAGACCCGAGGCGACCGATGCCTGCAGAACGCTATGTCGCGCTACCGTTGCCGTACAATACGCAATTTCTATACTGTACGGGTATGACCGGAGCGCATCTGTGCCTAGATATCTTAGGAGACTCATCGATGAGTATATAGACCTGCAAGATCGTATACGGAGGCTCGGTATAGTACCCGTATTGAAGATATCCGGTAAAGACATGAATATCGTTCAGAACGTGCTTCCGGAACGCGTATGTGCGCAGATTGGTATACCGTTTACATATGAGGCCTGCCTATTGGATGAGTATTACGACTGTATAGAGTCGAATATAGAGCAAATGTACGATTTGTTGTGCATGTGTAAAGAATGTGGAATGCGCAGAATGGAGAGATTCGAACGAGTCAGATACAATACTATCGGTGAACGGTATCCTAAGAAAAAGAGAGATCGAGAAAGATTTTTTGAGGAGAACTACGTTATTATACATTCACACCCAGATCTCGGCGTTTTGAAGCTTCCGAAGATACGACATCTGAATCCTCTACAACAGCTCATGATGTGCAGATATTTGTCAAAGGATTTGCTGTATGATACACAATTCGGACCAAGCAATGCATTTTCTAGAGCACAGGGTGTGCCGTTACCGTTTTCTGCTGTACAGGAGACGGACATGAATATAGCGTATGCTTTATATTTGGCTTCCAACTCGTATTTTATGTGTTTTTTACTAAGATGTGTTCGAGACGTGCTTAGACATGAAGAAGAGGCCTTCAGGAAGCTGATACTACGGCTCGTTAACGAAGCCGTTGAGATTATTAGGGATGATGTTAATTCTAGGGTGTGGGCCGGTGCAGACTCTCCGGTGTTTGTCTGCGTGGACCCAAGAGAATCTGGAATAAGCGCGGAAGAGCGGGATCTGGCTATTGCGAGATCCTTAGAAGAGCTAACGTTCTCGAACGAGTTGGTGGAGGGTTCGCATTTTGGTGGTTTCTGTCGTGACGCAGCTAGGTTCTTAGACCTGATCGATGCCTTCCACTTTCCCAAAGCGCTGCGCGAACACCGTGCGAGGGAAGATCTTCTGCTACATACGTTCAAGATCGAAAAGATGTACGACAACAGGCCCCTTTCCGCATATTATGGGGACAGGTTAGTGCCTTACCACGTTCTAATGGGAGGGCATCGAAGACGAGATGGGGCTGTCGTACGTACTGGGGGCGTGAACCTGACCGACAATGAGATCGTCCGAGGGCACTGGCGAGCAGATGACATGATGAACGCGAGACTCAGGTATTTCGACTCGATCGATAGTATAGAGATGATCAGGAACGTTTCCATCAGACAAGAGACGCTGATGTTTGATCTGGATCGTATGTACATATCTAGATCCGAACTGGAGTCGTTGGAATCTGATGTGGAATCCGACAATGAGAGCGAAGTCCTGGCCGGTGGGGCGTGCGCTTTACCGGATCGACAGAGTTCGTCAGAAGTCGATTCGATGTGCGACTGAACAAACGAATGGGTTTAATGTGCTGATGTTTTAAAAACGTTTTGTGTATAAAAATTGACACAAACAACGTTTTGCACTTCAGTCCGCATTTGAGATGGATACAGACATTATGGAGAAAACCGTGTCCGATAAGAAAAGGGGAGTCGTTTCCGTCCCTTCGGGGTATGAGTCCCCGTATAGCGCTTCGTGTGCTGATGTTTGTGAACTTCTCGTAGCTAGTTTGTTTGGACCTGGTATTATGAAAGACTGTGTGAACCGTATGCGTGGACTTGAAATCGCTTTACCGTTTCCAGCGGGATATGTGTATTACGTCGGTTGCGACGAAGATACCATATTAACCGAGCGCGATCTCGATTACTGGAGGGTACACCCTTTGATGCTCGGCGAGTTCTGCGTCATAGGAGCTATCGGACACAAACGGACTCTTGCATGGGATAGGCGCGCGTTGGCGGTCAATGCCGCTGGACACATATACATGTATGAGATGTATCTTTCATCTTTCATAGTTAAGATTGCAGAAAGCCTGGCTGAGTTCATATCCGAAGGACTGAGTAAAAATTACGTACAGCTACAAAGGAGTATTTTCGGGGGGTTACTACCGCGTGCGGTTGAGGTGTGTGGCGGTGCGTCACCCCGTTCACCCTGGTTACCCCCGGATTGTAAAGAATGGTTGCCTATTGAGGTCGGAGGCGTGCTGTGTGCTAAGATTCCGTCAGAAAAGATCATTCGGGGATCCAGGTTACGTGCAGAGGACTTTCCCGAGTGGTTTTTTAAAAATAACAACAAATCGACAACGACGGTGACTTTCCACACAGGTTCGGGAGATGGAAGATGAGAACAGAGGCACTGTCGTGGACATGGCGAATAGCGGTGGCCTCTCCGGGGTGATTATGGACGAAAATCAGGATGAACAGGAGTTAGTCATGAAGAGAGCATTTGCAGTGAATAGACTTCTATCTCTGGGACGGGCGGTACGTAATGGAACGCTCATGGACTTTTTGAAAACGTATCGCGGTGAGAGAATTATATTGAATTTTCCGGATAGCAGACTTGTATATATGGTTCTTTGTCTGCCCGAGGAGATCTGTATATCTGAATGTGATGTAAATGCTTTGTGTACGTTGAACACTCAACTGGGACAGCTCAGTATAGTCGGCTATCTGGATGGATTTCACGATGACCCGAGTAGACAGATCACCGGGAAACGTGTTTTCATGATGACGCAGACGGCGGCTGTGTATATATATGATGCTTCACCATATGGGGGATTATACAGGCTTTCACGCAGCATACTTGGCTTTGCTAGGAGAGGATTGTTCAGATATGACTGTATATACAACTATCCTTATATGCCTAACCTCTTTTGTGTGAAGAACGGGCAAGGATCTCTTCCTATGACAATCAGAGACCTAAAAAAATGCGTAGGTCTGGCGTGTTCACTGCTGTGTCCGGAGGGATTCAATTTTATCTTCGGGTTTCCGGACGAAGGGGCAGACGATACAGCATTGCTAAGCGAAGAGCAAAGTTCCTTCTGCAGCCACGCGCAGCTTTTGGTCTTCGGACACTTCGGCCTGGAAAATGGAGATGCGTCCACACGGGTAGCGGTGTTTGTGGGGGAGAGCACTTCCGTCTACGCATTCCATCGAAACAGCCTACGGTTGTTAAGGCTCGCCGAGTCCCTACCTATGTTCTACAGGATAGGGATTCGTCGATACTTCTCGAACTACCGTGCCGTAGGGAGTCGACTGGGAGACAATTGCCTGTTTCTGGATCCTATCTGAATTCGACAGGTACGAGATTTTACAGGGCCATGACGAAAATTCGGCGTATGTTGGAACTTGATGAAGTTATCTACGCAACACAGAATCTGGAAAGGTGTCGGGATTTCGTGAAACAGATGAGGGGTTGCCGACTGCAGATCTCTTGGCCTAAAGACTACATACTGTCCATACAGTCTGAGAATGATCTCAAGTTGCCTGTTAGTGAACTGAATAGACTTTCGCAGTGTTATCTCTGCTGCGACGAAGAACTTGCGGTGTTGGGGTGTGTGCACCGAGCGGACTCTAGTGACAAAGACACGTATCTCGGGGTTATTGTTGTCGGAGAACGTTCGAGAATATATATGTATGCCCCCGATGTCGACGATGCCATGTATCTCCTGGGGGATGATGTGATCGGTTTCCTCAAGAGGGGATTAAAAAGATTTTATCCCATGTACGGACATCTGGGGTTGAGTGGTTACGGTCTGGGGTTTGTGGATCGTGTGAAGCCGATTGGAGCGATGAGCGTCGCGCAATTTGCGCTCACGTTTCCCGGGCTGATGTTTGCATTACCCTGGCCCAGAGACTCTTTTCTCAAGACTATTATCCCCAGAAAACAGAAAATACAGAGTGGTAACAAAAGTTACAGCTTGATTTACTTCGGAACTATCTCCGGTAACATGTTGCATCCAGCTCTCAGGGAGGTCATCTTTGCCGTGAACGACAGAGATGAAGTGTTTGCGTACAATCCCTGGGATGATAACATCATCAGACTGTGTGGGGGGATATCTGAATTTTTCTCCATAGGACCTCGTATGGTGGTGAAATCATACCGTTTTAGGTCAAGTTTTAAGCCGAAATTCGGTGACAGAGTTTCTCAATGTCCGCATATAGAACCCATCTCCCTACCCGGCGAGATACGTGGAGAAGACCATGCGATGCGTGGTCTCTGTCGTAATCTCAATATTTTCTTAGGTAGTATTGCTTGTGTAGGAATGAAAAAGAACGCAGAGGAAACGTAACCCAATACTCAACCCTTTTCTGTACATATGGTTTTTAATATGAATGGGTCAATAAAAATGAGTCTAAATAATTATCAGATGTGAGAATTTTTATTTCGTCTTATATATTTTTATAAAAAGGTGCTGTGTCTATGGGCTTGTGGCGATTCTTGGGGAGGTGCTGGGGGTGGAGGCCTTAAGGGCGTCATGAACCGTGTTGCTTGTATGAACATGTCGTACGAAGCGTGGGTCGGAATGTGTGTGGTGGGTATCCGACGATTGTTTGGTACAGGCTGTTCCAGCACGGTGAAGTGGAGCGTGCGTCTCAAGAGTTTTCTGGCAGCAGCTTCGTTATTGATAGGATTGAAAAGTTCCGGATTAGCGAACGCTCTTGCAGACTTTTCGGAAGAGAAACCGGAGTATCCGGCCTCTTCCAGGGCTCCGCAACGCACTAGGTATTTTATGTAGGTTGGTGAGAAGAATAGTGGCGTTTCAAAGCATCTTCGCGCAAATGCGATTAAACGTCGCGACACAGAGGCCAGACCTTGTGCTTCTGTGCGGTTCGAGGTTACCTCGGATGCCATTTCGTGAGATAAAACCATGTAATCATCTTTCATGCGAGGGTGTTGGAGATATGCAAAATATAGGAATTCTGATAAATTCTCGAGTTCCATATGAATAAGCCCTCTCAGTTGTTCGAGAGTTTGCTCGTACGAGTATATGGCGTTTCCGAGAGAAATGCAAAACATGGCGTCGTTGATTATAGCATCTCTCGTTGGGTGTGTCTGTGTAGTGATCATTAGTTTCAACTCTTCGTCTTCATCGCCCTCGTCCTTGTTCATGATATCCAAATTTGCGAGGTACATTCTTTTCGCCGCGTCTAACGTGAACCGGGGTGCCAGAAAAAGCAGATTGCGACCCCTGAAATTTGTAGCACATTCCATTCTCTGTAAGCGGCGCTCGGGATCTCGTTTGGGTTTGAGGAGTCTGTCGAGCGTTTCGCAGCAGACTTTCTGTTGTGAATTTGAAACGTTAAGTCGACCGAGAGCGCGGAGACACGGAGAAGGTGCCGGTGCGGTGTTCTGTGGGAGGAAAGGTTCGAGTTTTCGTTTCAGGCTCTCCATCGTGGGTGGAGACATAAGATTTAGCGCTAATGCACGGGCGCGAGCCGAACGGTGAATACCCACGTAATAATAATTGATTAATATGACCACTCTTATTATCGGTTTGATTAAACCGGCACATCGGACGGCACGTTTAGCGATGACAGGATCAACTAGAGAATCCAAGACGTATGCAGGCATAGGGAAACATGTGTTTATAGTCTTTACCTGCCCGTGAAAGGCATCGTTCAAACACTCTTGTATGAATCTGGCGTCCGACGAACCTACGACAACAGGAGAAAAGCCCAACGGTCGATATAGTCTGGGCGATCCGGGAACTCGGTGAGATGGGCTTGTGTTTTGACGATTAGATCTGGGAGCCTCGCTCGCGTCGGCCGGTGTGCTTCGTGACGGTGTCGGAGCTTCGTATAGCGCGTTATCCATGATTTCACGTTCACCTCTGCTGTCTCGGTCGGGATTTGGTGATGGTTGATGTGTAGGTGATGGTTGTTGTATCGTTTGCTGAGGTAGTGGGGGTAGTGGTCTGTTTGACATTGAAATTGTTGTAGATTGAGTTCTAGGGGTGGGCTGTCTATCGGGCTGCGCGTTGCGGCGGCGTTGTAGTAATTTAATGGACGATCGGATTTTTGATGCTGAGATCGGTTGAGATACGGGTCTTCGGTTTGCTTGTTTTCGGGGAATTTTGGGAGGTGTCGACGGTCCATCGAAGGTGGTGTATCCCAGATCGGCGTCGTTGACGGGGGGATCGGGGATAAGTGCATATCCGTCATCATCGAAAAGGGTATGATCTACCTGTTGTCGGGTTCTGGTTATTGTTTCTGTGGCGTCTTCTGATGTAGGACGTACATCTCGTTCGCCGGGCGCTGGCATATAAGACGCCGACGGGTTGGTATACAGACTCTCTGTGCTTCCTCCGCAGGCCCCCTGAGGGTCTTCATCTAATTCATCATCGTCATCAATCTGTATCTCATACCCTTCATCTTCGTCCTCGTCATTTTCCGTTTGTTCGTCCTCCCCGGAGCGGTTATCCGCGTCTGAGATTTCGTCGTCGGTGACGAAGAGTTGTCTGTCCTTCGAACTTTTGTGGTTTGGCGCGTCCGCCATGGTTGGGTGTGGCTAAGTCACGGAGCGTTGGTCGAACGCTGGACGTGCGTACGACAGCCTCGCCCGACGGACGGCGTCTGAAAGGTGCATCTCGTGTCGTTTTATATAGTTTTTAGAATTTTTACTTTCACCCTGGCGTTCCTGTGTACGATGGCGGTTTCGAAATGCATCATAGACAGCTCGAGCAGCGAGAACGAAGAGAGCGATAGTGAGAAAGAGAGGTTGATCGTGGATGTCCTCCGAGACATCGCCAATGCCGCCACGAAGAGCACTGAGCACATTAAACGCAAAGTTTTAGAGCTCGCCGGCACTGTCCACCGTATACCTTGGCCCGCCGGGGCGACGCTCACTATTGTTCCCCACATCGAGGGTTGGGAGAACAAGCCTGGCTATCGTAGTAGAATTCTGATGTACTCTTGTTGCGAGGTCAACGTGTATCCCATCGGTTACGTCAAGGGTATTAGGAACGCTGGGGATTTGGTGTTCTTGGTCGATGTCCTCGGCAGGTTCTATTGTTATTCTGATCCCCCGGACGACGCTGTGTATTTGCTCTCCGGTTCGGCAGAGGAGTTTTTTGTATTGGGGTTCAGGTACTTCTATCCTATCCACTGTACCGCCGGACCTATCGATGTCGGGATGGTGCTCAGTCGGTTGTGGGTTACCATCCGTCACGGTGGAGATTCGCAGACCATATTCAGATTTGTCGTCCGGGGTCACGGTGAGACGGTCTCGGTCGGGCGTCGGATGCTCGGTAGCAGAGAAAAGTTGAGAATCTGTTCCCTCGGTTGTCTCCGCTGGCACAGAAAGGGCGGAGACGGGAGAAAACTCATGGATGCCCCGTGTCCCAGCTGCGAGGATGCCATCGTACCGCTCGGTCGAGTGAGACATAGGCCCGACGATAAGTTTGGTGTGCCGGTGTTCGTCGGAGTCCCTACGGGTCGTGTGTACGCCGGGGATCTGGAGCTTGGTGTTTACGTTCTCGTCGCTAAGTCTGTGCCCGGGTTTGCTTGTCTCGGTCTGAGCAGGTTTTTTACCAACAAGCGCTTCGGCAGGAGAGAGGGTAACGAAAGAAAGGAACCGCCCGAGAAGTGCCCGCCGTGCCTCGCGGAGTTATAAAAAAATAAGTGTCACATTTGTCGGGTGGGATGTAGAAAATAGATTTAGGGTGGGTCACGGTGACGTGGTAACCCGAGGGTCGTCTAAAAAGCCGAGACTGGGATGATTCCGTCCGGATTTCAGACTCATCATGGCTCCTCCCGAAGCGTTGCTCGACATACTCGTGGATTTTTCATCTATCGAAGCGAGTGTAGCCGCTAACATCAATCGCAGGGTGCGTCTTCAGTATCCAAAGGGCGTAATTTTGTGCATTGGGCGGCGGACGAGAACCATTCTTCCGGATGCTGATGGCAGGCCCGTCGACGAGTGCGCCAGGGTGGCGGCGTTCGTCTGTTGCTCGGAAACTTTTAAGTTTGTGGGCAGCATCATTCCGGCCGACAGCGAACTCACTCCGAAGGATAGACGTCGTACCAGATTGATCCGTTGGGTGAACAGGCGTAACGAGGACCAGGATAGCAGTTCCGACGAGTCTAGCACCGTCAGGGATGTCGATAATGGGGTCGTCGGGGCGGCTTGTATCGCGGCCGCCGCGGTCCTGGGTCCCGTTATCGGGATGGGAAATCTAAACGCGGTATACGCCGACGGTGCAGATATCGCCTACCAGCAGGCCCCTGAGGTCTACGTTAGCGTTCGGGGCAAGATTTTTATCTACATGCGCGTATCCCGTAGCGAAGTTGTGGGCTGTGTGGCGAAAGATGTTGAAGCCTTAGTGAAAGATGGTATATGCGGCGTCTACCTACCGGTTCGCCGGCCGATCGTCTGTCGCTCACAAGCATCCAGAGAGCTAACCGAATGTAAATGTATCGAGGATACGATACAGTGGCGGGAACGCAACCTGACAAAACGCATCGTGCTTGGGGACAAATCGGAGCTCAGTGCGTGTGATCAGTACTTCGTTGGCTTCGATGTCGCCATGATGGACAGGTGGGCCGTGGAGGCGGACACGAATGCCATGGATGTGATGGGACTCATTAGCGAGCCTCTCGTCATACCCCCGTACGTTATACTCACCGATGACCTGAGTCGCGTTTACTTGGTTCAGGGAGGCTCGTCCTTGGTGATGATAGCAGATGATTATTTTGAATTCGTCGAGCATGGACTAAGGAGGTTTCATGAAAACTGTTTATTCTTCGACGATCCTATAGAGGCGTCGTTGGTAAAAAAACCGGCTTGTCCCAACGGTATGGTACATAACGCGGCGACCAACGGGGTTCCCCCGGGCAGTGAATCGTGGGCAAAGAAACGACGTAGACAGAGAATGAGAATTGTCATACAAAGGTTTCTTAAGAACTTTAAGAAGTAAGGTTCTCGTGTGTGATGTTTGTCGAATTTACGTGAAACTGTAGGATCTCGACAGGGACGGTACCGAATGTGTAGATATACGGGACCCGTCCCTGTCGAGATCAGACAGTGAGACGTATATATCCATACGGGTGAACCTGTGGATGTAACGAGAAGTGTGGTGAAAAATGTAAGCCGTTAACGATAACGCATCTGGACTTGTTTGGACACGAGAGTAAGAACCGAAACAGCGCTTTTTGGAAAATACCGTGTGGGTTGGGGAATTAGTCTGTCTCGTAGGGGGGCGGGTACATATCCTTTGAACGGTTATTAAAACCCGATGAACCTTTCTATACGGAAAACGGAGAGTGCTTTCTGGTTTTTTGGTGCGAGAGCGCAGTGTGTGAATGGATGTTTTTGTTTGACATGCCTTGTGGTTGTGAATAACAAGGGATCTGATCGTACTACCAAGGGATACTGTACCGGGTGTGATACGTAGCGTCACACAGAATTGTGTCCGATTACCATGGGTCCCGTGTGTTGGATGCTCGTAAGCCTGGTCTTGGGTCTTTGGACTCTCCGGTGCGTGTCTGGTATATCTACGTCTTACGATTATACAGTTCCATGGTCCGGTGAAAGTTTTTCGGCCGAGAAAAACAGCTCAACGCCGCAGAATCAAGTCCTAGGTACGTACACCAATACAACGGGTATGGCTACGGCGATAACCGGCGTTGACGGAAGCCTCATTTTGTTATGTGAATGTGACGTGAAGGCAGAAACGTACGATAACTTGACAACGTATCCAGATGTCGGTATTACGTGGATGATATTCTTTAACAATAAGTCATATGTTTCCGAAAGACTGCTTTGGGTGGATGGGGTATACAATGTCAGTATCAATAATTTTACCTGGTATAGTCGTATCAAGGAAGGATGGGGTGATTTTCATACGGGCGTGAAAAGGACGGAAAACGTAACCACCAAATACCTTACCATACTGAAGACGAACACGACCGTCAGTAAAGAGTATCTGGGTGGTAGTCAGACGGTTTCGTGTGAGTTTGTCGCAAGACCCAGGAACAGAACATTTTACGATGATATGCAAGCGACGTTTAGCGTAACCACCCACAGTAACGGCAGTATTGAGGTTAAAGATTATATTTTTTGGGTGATGATCCCGCGTGCTAATTATAAGCGTTCTTCGTGGAGGAGGCCAGATGTGGACAAAAACATAGTAGCCTATGTCGAGACCTTGGTCGTCATCACAGGTTCTTTGCTACTCTTCGCGGTGGTCTGGAGGATTGCCTCGATATTTTGGAACGAATGGAGACAGAGGAGATGGCGAAGACGTCTTCAGGAGTTTGACGATGAGGATGTTGGTCTCCTCGGTGGATTTCCTATCGGATTCAGGCTACTGCTGGACGCTCAGGCTGACAGAGGTGCAGATCGACACGGAAGGCGCGGTGTGGTCGGAGGAGTTGCCGGAATGGTGCCCGCGTTCATGGCGGCCGGTGTGGCCGTGGCGGCGTTGATGTGCATTCCCGGCTGTTACAGTCTATCCCCCAAAGAAATGTGGAGCGGGAGATCATCGTCTGGTGTAGATTCGTTCATCGACGATGCAGAATCGTGTCCCGCGGCAGAGAGGCGTATACACCATCTGAATTTGGCAAGAAAAGCGCTGAAAAACGGCAGTAAGATGGAGAGTGTCCTCGAATTCGACTGCAAAGGGCTCGGGGAGAATTGTGATGTCGTGTGCCACTTTTACGGCAGCGGGCAGTTCATGGATGCGGGTCTCAACTGGGCCGCTAGTGTGAGTCCAACCGGTGAGCTGACTAAGCGCCGGCGGTGGTACGATCATGACTGTGATATACAGCGGGTATGCGACGTCGGTATATACCCAAATCCGGAGACTGGGGAGAAGGAGGTCATGAATGTCTGTGGCTATAGCGGGACCTGTCGCTGGAAGTTCGGTAACAGGGCGAACGACATGGCCGGGCCCTACCGCTGTTCCATCTATTACTCGCCCGTTGTTATGGACATCCCCGAGAGTGGCAGTGTGGTGGGATCCGTAACGGTGGATCTGGGTAATCCCAGAGAACTGACCCTCCTAGCGACTGTGGCACAATCCAACGTGTACGGGTGCTTTCGGAAGGGAGACCTTCCCCAGGTTGAATCCCTGCTGGTTTTTCCCATCGAACATTACATAGAGGGGTATTTCAACTGGACCGTCGACGGTCCGATCGGAGATGATGGGATGCCGGCATCCATAGCCGCGGGAGCCATCAAATTCAATCGTACACACATCTTCTACGATGTGGGGATTGAGGGAAAGGAACGTAGTTACGTGAAACAGATGGTGGATACGGTGACCGGCGAATCCGGAGGCACTTTAACCTTCTATTTCATCGCTAAGAAGCCCGGGAACTATCACGGTCTTTTGGTGTTGGACAGTATCAGAAGGTTTTCGTGTGTTGTCACCGTACCCGATGATCCCTGTGCCACGGCTAGAGCGGAACGTGGGGGATCTTTCCACAGTGTGGCCGCGGCGGCTCTGACTACCTCGTACGTGAATGTGTCCCAGAACGATCCTGCCACAAATTCCTCCTCACAGACTACCAAGCGATCGGATGCGTGGGACTATATCTATATCTACGGTATCTGTGTGCTTGGCGTCTCCAGTATTTTTATTACCGTAATCATCGTTGCTACCATCTGTATCATGAAACGGGTTAAGCCCGTCGATGGTATTGAGATTGCTTCGATCGGAGGGCATAGCGCAGATACCACTATGGAATATTTTGAGGAGGAAGAAGACAGCACCGACGTCGATGATCGGCGACTGGTTGTGTGAGGCTGTAAATATGACAGTGTCCGCTTTTCTCGTTTTATGCCTGATGCGGAACCTCAACTGTGAAACTTGAAGCGTTTTTATATTTCTGTCTGATGTATGAAATAAAAACAGCGTGTAAGAAAAAATCTACGAATCTTTGTATTTGTTCGATCGCGGAAGGGAACCTGACACTATTGGTGGATGTCATCGTTCCCCTCAAAGGTGTGAGAGGACGTGGGGCGGTGATATAAAATAGCTTTGACAGAGGGAATGTGACGCATTTGACCGTTTCTGACAGCTCGGATATAACACGCGGACTCGGGTATAGAAAATTAACGAAAGTTTTATTTTCTGTTAGAGGAAGATTGGTTGTGTGGCTGTGGTGTTAGTCAAACGCGAGCGGTTTAGCTGCGAGAAGCTGAGTAGTCATGGCTGATTCTCGGCAACCCGACGGGACCGGGTACGCGTTGATGCACCACGAGCAGCCCACTAGGTTGGCTGTAGTGGAGACGGGTTCTTGGCTCAGAGTTGCAGGCACGCCACCGGTCACCGGTGTGATACCCGTGGCCACTTACGACCCGGCATCTTCGCCTGTCGTACCTTACGGACAGCCGTGTCCGCAGGGTCGTTTCCAGCAGGTGGTCGGTGTGATGGCTCAGTCGCCGGCTCAGTGGATGGTACAGAGGGCGCCGGCGCCCTCGGTCGTTGTTGGGTATCCCACACAGCAGCACTATTCACAGCAGCAGTGGGCACAGACCGCCTTTCATTCGTTGCCGTTTTCGTTGGTTGCTCCCGGGTATCCTCCTCCACCACCTCCGGTCACCGGTGTGATCTCGATGGAGACCGTGAATACCGACCACGGATCCCTGTATTTTCCCATGGGTGTCGTTCCTCAAGCTGCTGTGTCCGCGCAGCCCGTCGCTGCCGCTCCGGTGATTCGTCCGGTCGTGTCCGGGGCTTCGGCGGTCGCCGCGGCGCCTATGCAACCCGCGGCCGCTATCCTGCCCGTTTCTGCTCCGACGATCGTTCCTGCTCTGGTGATAGGCGGATGGAACGGACCTCAGACGCAGGGGCCCGTTGCTAGTTCCGTCATCGGTGGCGGGTCCGGTGCCACGCAGCAGATTTCTGATACGGGGAGTTCGAATCAGACCGCGGCACAGTCCGGTGGTGAGGGCGAACGGGTCCCTTCGCGGGGTCCACGGGCGTCGGTTGGTTTGTCGCATAGCGGTGGGCGCAATAGTGCTGTCGATAAGCGCGGTGAGAGGTCGGGGAGAACGAGATCGCCCGTCAACGATGGGGCGAGGGGCAGAAACTCATCTCGAAGAAACGCGACACCCTCCGTCGCGGCTGCGGCGGACTCGGGGACTGGTGGGGGGGCTTTGGATCTCTCCGACGTGAAGCGCGGGGGACACGTCAAGGGCAGTAGAAGTAAGCGAGGCGGCAGGAGCGGCGGCGGTAACGGTAGCGGCGGCAACGGCGGCGGTGATGGTGATGTCGTCTCGTCTGTTGCCGATGATGTCTCCGAAGAGAAGGTCGCCGTCGGGGCTGTCAAGGCTTCGGTTTCCCCGTCTTCCTCTGATACGGTGCCAATGGATCACCAACCTTCTACCGGACACCAACAACAGAGACACCACCAGCAGAACGAGGTGACGCAGCAACAGCACGAGATGAAGCGCCAGCAACAGAGGCGACATGAACCACGCACGGAGAGATCCAGCTCCGATTCCGTATTGCCAGGGTCGCGAGGCGCTTCCGTGCCATTCTTGAGAGGCGCGGAGGATTCCTCCGAGACTCCCGCCGGGGTCTCTTGCAATTCGACTGCCGAGAGAGGGACTTTGCCAGGTGGGGACGGGACCTTCGCTGTTAGTGGGTCCGGAGGAGCCAACAATCGGGTCTCTTCGCCTTCTCTCTCGTCGGTCGTGTCTGGCCTTCGCTCTAGGGGGTCGGTCGTCGGAAGTCTCGGGGCTCGGCCCGGCGTGTCTTCGGCGTTTGGGGGCGGTGATACCGTCGCTGCCCCCGCTGTCGCCGCGGTTTCTCCTACCGACTTCGGTGCCGGTGACGGTTGCGATAGCGGAGGAGTTAGCGGGGCTGGGCGTGGGGAGGAGGATCGGTTTGGTAGAGGTGGTGTGGACGGCGGGCTCTCCGGAGGAGGGGGTGGTGGAGGCGGAAGTGGGAACGGGGTATGGGGACGCTGTACTCGCGCTTCCGCACGACTTTCCGTGGAGGGTCTCGCGACCAGAGGGATGTCGACGCGTGCCGCCTGTCTTCTTTCCGCCGGCGGAGCGGAGGATCTTGTGAGCAAACCCAAGCCAGCGACGCCGCGGGGGCAGGTGGGCAGCGGAGGAGCCGGTGGTGGAGGAGGTGGTGGCGGTGGAGAGCTGGTCGCGCTCCCGGGACTCGCGGTGGACATCGTCGTTCCCTCCCGGGGACGAGCTGGAAGAGTCGCGGCTGGTGGACGATGTCGGAACAGGAGTTGCGATTCCGCCGCTGCCGCCGCCGGCGGACGACCCGCGGCGAATCAGGTTGGAAAGGCGGTGACGCGCTCCCAGGGTCAGACCGTGCGGGAGGACGCGGGGCCCTCCGTCGCTATCAGAAAGAACGTGTCGTCCACCGGTGCCCGGGATGCCCGGGACGGGGTTGTCGACGCAGGGCGCTCAGAAGGCTCTACAAGGAAGACCAATGGCAAGCGCGCCAGCTCCAGACCCTCTAGAGCTTGCAAGTCTGTCCCTCCAAAGAAAGCTTCACCAGATCAGACAGCTACTTATAATGTAGGTGACGAAGATGATCCGGATAACGACGAAAGCGGGGACGATTCGGACGGCCCTGAAGACGGGGAGACTGGTGTGGGGCTCGGAAATGGCAAGCGGCGGGCGAGTCGGGACTCCGATACGCTCGAACCTGTGAAAGAACGCGGTCCGCGAGGAGGACTGTGGCCGAAGAGCTACAAAGGACTGAGAGGGGCGCGGATGCGGAGGAACGAGGCCAGCGATGCGGAGACGGGCGGGGATCTTGAGGTCGTCGAGCGCAATAGCGCTTCGGGTGAACACGAAGGAGATGCAGAGGAGGACCCCGACGGTCAGAGCAATAGCGAGACGGCGAGTAGAAAATCTTCTTCGTCGCCATCGTTGTCTTCGTCCGCTGCCGTCGCGTCCGAGCCCAAGAGAGTGATCGCCACGCGCAACTGGACCGCTAGGATGAGGAGAGAGGCCGCCGAAGCTGCGGCGGCCGTGGCCGCCGTCGCCGAACATACCGCCAGGGAAGAAGAAGCTGCCAGGCGCGCGGCGGAGGCGGCCATAGCCGCCGCGGCCACCACGGCGAAGGCCATGACGGCCGCGGCGAGTGCGAATATCGAGTCTTCTGTGATGGAGACGGGAGGAGACGGGGATGGCGGAGATGTGAATGGAAACCGCCCGGATCCCCCTGAGGGGAGAATAGGAGTCTCGGAGGTGGATGCCGCCATCGCCGCCGCGCTCGCCGAAGCCCAGAGGAGAGGAGTCTGTGCCGGATCTCCGGAGGCCGCCGAGGCCCTCGCTGTGGCGTTGTCCAGGGTCGGCACCACGAGTCCTCCCGAATCGAGAGGCTGTCCGAGGTCACTGGGTGAGATGGAATGCGTCTCGACGCAGCCACACCCACCACAATGCGCCACGACGATAACCTTGCCGACGCAACTGCCTACCCCCGGGAGCATGCATCTGCCGTATCAGGTTGGGACGACCCAGTTCTGTAACCCCAGCCACCGGGAGCCTCAGATGTCGGGAACGGACAGCCCTCTTACGACATTTGCCGCGACATCCTCGGCCGCCACCGCCTCCACATCCACCGTCACAGCCACGCAGCCTCCTTTTGCCCTTCAGCAGAGCAACAGCGGCATAGTCGTTAGAGCAAACGTGGCGGACGTTCCCGTCGAGGTGCGTATCTCGGAGGAAGCCGAGTTGGACGGTGCCGTATCTCCAGATGATGCGAGGGTTCCAGAAATCGACCTGTACCCTCCGGAACCCTCTGACGGGGACGCCGTGGTACCGGACGAGATAAAAAACATGCGCCCCTACTGGCTAGACAATCTAGATGTGACAGAATTCGAGAGACTCAGACAGTGGTGGGGAGATTGAGGATCTGCGAACGCAATTCGCCACCTCCGGTGGAATGAACTTTATTTAGTAGTTATAATAAAATTAATTTTTACTTCATTTTACCGCATAATAAAGACTCATTCATACTCGTTGATTGTGTGAGTAAGGCTTTATTCAGATAATAAAAGCATCGAGTAAGAATAAAAGCAAAGTGGGATAAAAAAATTGATTGATAATTGTGAGAAACGTAGAATCCACACAAGTATAACGGTGCGACGGGAGCTGTAGCGCCGAAATGGCGACCGCGTACGTTTGTCTCAGCTCGTCTGTGACCGTCTCCGGATAACGATGCGTATTATCAGGCGCCGACGGGGGGAGCGCGGCGGTTGTGACGGCGGGGTTCTGGAATGGTGCTGACGGTCGCGGGGCAAAAACGGTCGCGATGCATCGGAGACGGTTATCTCTGCGGGAAAAATAGGCATCGCCCTCAGGAATGAGCAGAACTTTCGCACGTCGTTCATGGAGGCGATGCCTGTCCCTCCCGGTGACGGTTTAACACGGACACGGATCGTGAGAGGTGTAGTCGACGGCATGTGACACCGGTCGTATAGACGATATGGGGACACGATTTCGGGGTACCAGGTATTTTATTGACACGGTCACACTTCATCATCTCACGCAGTATGTTTTTACTATATGCGGGGTCCTTTTCAATCATGATACGTGTAGTTAGCAGGATTGAAAAGGACCCTACCCATAGTAAAAAATTAGCACCGGGATACGTCAACAAACATTGGGCAGTTTCTTCGACGATCATATTTGAAAAGGGAGCTATGTAGAACAAAGCTGGCAACGGAGGGAATCTGTAGACTTGCTGCAGGACCACCTTTTGTCCGCGTAAACCCTGGCGCTACTGATTCCGAGGTCGTTTAGGTAGGCGTATTTCTCTACACCCCGGATAGAAAGCCTGGATGATAAAGAGTACAAAAAGGTAACTGATAAAAAAGATAACATATATAGATATTATTTTATGAAAATATTCAGACTTACGAGTAGTTGTATGTGGTATTATCCGCCCATTTCCACGGATGTTCTGATGATTCTCTGTGTATGCCGATCCAGTAATCGAAATTTCCTTTGTATCTGCTTAAGAAATTCTATAAATAGAAGACGTGTTAAAGATACGATCATTCATAATCTAACAGAGTAACAATGTAATGGCATCTCCTTACGTATTGTTCTTCGGTATTGAAGTGAGCCAGGTTGGAATTGTTTCCTTTGCATAGGGTTTGGGCGAACGTCCAGTTAGTTGTAGAATTGGAGAAATAGTAACACGTATCTGTGAGGCCGATCCAATCTTTTGGACAAATGGCATAGTTATGAACAATCGGCGGATCTATCGATCGTTGAGCTGTTGGATGTATAGAACACATGAGGTACATATATCACAGCAAACTCGCGAGTCATATATAAAATAAGGAACTCACCAGAAAGGATGGTGGAAAGGGTGATGATAACTACGGTAAGGAGAAAGATCACGACATAACAGCAATAAAGCTTAGTGTTGGAGTCTACCGAAGCAAATCTGATGTAATCCTCATGGGCCAGCTTGCCTGAAAAAAAAAATGGATTAGAATACCGAAAATCCGTTTAGAAAACGCAGTTGTAATGTGCACAGCATATGATAGTCACCCATCGTAGGTAGTTTTTTATAGAAATTAGAGCGTTCTAGCTCATGGGAGGCCGAGTGAAGGATGCGTCAACTCCTCCGATCACCGAAGTAGATGGCTGGCGGCCGATGAAGACAAAGAATCACGCCGGAGGCAAAACGGCAACTAAAAAAATCCGTATACATCCTTATGCTATTAAGATAATGATGGTGATCGGTGAGAAAAAAATAGTATCAAGCGGGGAGGGGTGGATACTGAGTGGGGGGGGGGTACGGAATATATGAAATAAGAGCCATCGGTGAGGTGGTCGAAACGCGATAGGGGTCAGGTTGCGGAGCGTTATCGCGCAAAACGGCGATGTTGGGAGCTGAGATGGAGAGAGGAGAGGGCCGAGGGTCGAAAGACGGTAACGTGTGGATCGTCCGCTCGATGACTCTCCCCTCACCGTCCCTTCCTCATCGTCGTCGTGAACGCTCTCCCTGTCACGTAATCGGGTTGCGGATGATTTTTTTCTCATCTCACGTCCCATACCACGTTTCTCCGTTTTTTAACGGTTATTCTATCTAGAGCTTTCGTCCGTTTATCAACCTTGTTGTTTTTCCTTACGTACCGTTTATCCATATGTCGGTTCCGACGGTCGTTCGGGCCTACCGCTGATTATCCCCACCCCTCTCCGCGCGGCGATCTTCCTCCGGGGCGGTTTGTCGCCTGCCGTGGGGGGAACGCCGTTGCTGATGATGAGCACAGGCGTTCCCCACGTGGCACGGAGACTCGGTGAGACGGGGGGGGGGGTTGATGTCATCGTGTAAAGTGGGAGGAGGGGGTGAACTGAAAACGGAGATGAGAGGTGAAGGGAGAGATCGGGCGGGAAGTCGATGTGACTGACGGCCGTTTAGCCGCCGCACCTCACGATCGAGACGGTGAGTAACGGAAAAATTAATCCGATCCGTTATTCCCCTGCTCGATCGTGTGGTGCGGTTGGCTGGATCGCGCCATCGGCGACTTCTGCGCGTTCCTCGTCGGCGGCTTGGCGCGCTTCTGTCGAGCGCGCTCTGCTCGCGCGGGCTTTTTCGGGGCCGCCTTCTCGCGTTCCCGCCGTTTTCGTTTCTCTTTTGCGCTTTTATCTGCCCGGGCGCGCTTTCTGCTGCCTTGGGGGCGGGAACTCCGCCCACGCCTGGGTTCCTCGCCTGGGGGAGGAGAGATCGCGAGCGCCGTCTCGCTCGACGCCGGCGAAGGGCGCTCGCGATCTCACCTCGCGCCGCCCTCTCGAGAGCCCTTTCGTCGTCCTCGCTCACGAGGTACCCGCTAGAGGACGCCGTGGCCGGCGGAGAGACACATCGGCCGTGTTTTCGGGGTTGCATGTCTATATACCGATCGCTAGATGGCGCTGTACCTAGTTGTTCGGTGAGGGGGTCGCCGATGTCCATGATCCGAGGACGTCATATATATAGATATAGAGTTATAGATACAGCCGCGCGGTCGCCGCCGCTAGGCGCTGTCTCCGTTCGCGTCTCGGTCGCGCGGGGGCGTCGGGTGACTACGACCTGGGCTCCGGACGCCGACGGCGACCGAGGGGCGAACGGCGCGCTCCTTCGTCTCCTTTCCCCCTCATCATTTTTCCCTCTCTTCTCGGCCTCTCGCTTCTCCGCCTCTTCTCGGGGGCGACGGGCCGCGGCCTGTCGTTATCACAGTCACCGACGGCGGGCGCTCGTGGGTATTCTACCGACCGGGAGGCCGTGAACGACGCCGCCGATGGGGAGCGCTCTCGGCGCCGTCGACACCGCCTCGCATGCGGTTACGTGGAGCGCCGATAGGGGGCGCTCCGTCAGTCTCACATCGCTGACGGCCGTTGGCGCGGCGCCAGACTCGCGCGCGCGATGCCGCCCGGTGACATGCGCGCGCTCCACGCGGACACCCTGCCGGCGGCCCGCGGCCGCGCCCGAGGACACGTGCGCGTGCACCCGGAGTGGGAGACGTGGGTTGGGGGCTCACGGGGAACGGCACGCCCTGCCAACCCACCCTCCCGCTAGGGGGGACAGCGCGGAGCCAAAGGAAAACGGCGCCGGCCAACCGCCAGAGCGGAACGCTAGGCAAAAACCACGCCCCCCCCCCTAATTCATCCCCCCCGGGGCAATGCGCGCACC